CTATCGAAGTATGTCGCAAGTTGAGAAACTAACTTGGAAGGAATGTCCCTCCTGTCAGCAAAATACTGAGAAAACAGGTGGATGCGCTACTATGAAATGTCCCTGTGGAATTAAATGGTGCTGGAATTGCGGTCAGCGAAAGGTGAACAAGCGGTATCGTGTCCTGAACGGAGTCTACTGCGAGTGTAAGTAAACGCCTCTCGCATTCCAGATTCGGGTACCGCACAAATTGAAAAAATAAATCTTTATCTATTTATTTTTGTAATGCAGAAAGAAGATGGAACGTATATTAAGAGCCGAGACATTGTTTGGCATCCGGATATTGAGTATTCCGACTGCCTACGAGTGTTCGTGGACAAATCTACAGGATGGGCTTACGAGGTGGATGCCAAGGACGAGACGAAAGCTCACGTTTCTCACTACCTCATGAGCTACAACATGTACGAGAAGACTTGTTGGCTCTGTAAGAAAGAGAAATGCGAAAATGATGGTCAAGACAAGCGTCAAGACAAGCGTCAAGACAAGCCGAAGCCTCCTCACAATGGGAGATGCTTCTTTTGCGCTAACTGTTGCACCCTGAAGGAACATCCGAATCCACATCTGTAAGGAAAATAATTGAAAATAAATAAAACCGTATTTATTTTTTTGAAGATGGATTCTGCTCTTTACAAGTTTGTTGAAGACGAGAAGAACTACTATCGGGCGATTCGCGCGAAAGACGGCTCCCCCTTCCGTATTACTATTCCACAGTACTACACTCTTGATTTCTACGGCACTAGGAAGACAACTCACAACGATATCGTGAAAGTTGTTCGGATTCTGAGCATTGACGTTAAGAACGCCCCGAAAGGGCTGTTCAGTATTGGGGAATTCAGCACCGTCACTCTTGAAGCTGTCTCATTCTTCAAGAAAGTGAGTGATGGGTACACAGAACGGGAAGAACTCGTTTCTCACGAGCCCTTTCCGTGCAAGTTCTACAACGTGAGCGGTGAGGAAATTGAGGAAGTCGAGATGAAGAAGAAATTCGGATACGTTCTGGTCGGTCTTCTCGTGCGGGGGCTGAGATGTACGGACGGGGTAAAATCGTACGATGTGATTCCTGAGAAGGTTGTGTTCCTTCCGACTGAGCGCGATACGAAAGTGACACTGAAATTCCCTATAGAAAACACCAGTAAAGTCCCTGCTCACATGCTGTCGATGTTCAAGAAGCTTCCGAAGGAGGAGAAAACATGCCCAATCTGTCATGAAGAAATCGAAGTGAATCTCGCAATGACCCCGTGTTTTCACTTCTTTCACGATTCCTGTCTGGCGATGTACCGAAATACGTGTAAGAACGCAAAGTCTTCCAAGTGTCCCCTTTGTCGCGAGAGCTGTAAGGAATAGTTATTTATTAAAAAATAACTGAATAAATGGATATCCTATGTTTGTTCTGTTATCTCCAAGCCGGTGATTCGGTTAAGTACATGTACCGGGACAAATACAAAATGACAGGTGATTTTGAATATAAAATAGATGGAAAAAAGGAATTTCTCCCCAAAATTAGAATGGAAATAATTGGGAAACGTACGCGTATATCTGAACTGATTATAGAATTCGGTGGGAAGGTCTACGATTTTACAAATTCGTCCGATCCTAAAAAATTAGGGGAAAAATTTGCCAAAAATATAGCCAAGTTATATACATCAAAACCCTCCTACAGAAAATATGTCGATGAAAGATTAAAAAAAATACAGGATTACGACTTTGCTGGTAGAAAAATAGAAGTTATCAATTCTATCGGTTCTTGGCAAGTGAAGGAATATTTATCAACCGGATTGTTCGGGGCTACATATGTCGTGACCAAGAAGGGGGATAAGAAAGAATATATTCTAAAAACTTTCCACACAGAAAAAGGTTCTCGCTCTCCAAAGGCTGTAGATAAAGAATGTGAAATAGCAAGAAAAGCGGGAGAAATCGGAGCAGGGCCGAAAGTGATCGACTGTAATTCTGATCCCAAGAAATCCAAACAATATATCGTAATGCAGAAACTAAGTGGTCCCCTTTTAGGAAAGTACATGGCTGACGATGATGCTGTATTAGATGAAAAGTATTTGAAAAGCTTTAAAAAAGCATTGAAACTTCTAAATGAAAACCATATTCGTCATAACGATCTTCACCCTGATAATGTTATGATTGACGGAAACAGAATTTATATAATAGATTATGGCAGATCAAATATAGTGAAAGGAAAGGTCGCAAATATCGGTGACTACTTTAGCAAACAACATGGAGACACTATAATAATAAATAGATTCTCATCATCCCTATTAGATCTATACATTAAATTATCTTATGAAAAGTTGTGATACTGCCCACTTGACCTGATCTTGCGCAAAAGTTCGGGAAAAGATCAGGAAAAAATTGTAGCGAAAATCGTGTAAGCATTTATCCTTGCTAGCTTCTTATTCGCGATATTTACACCTTCATTTACAGCTTGAAAATTCTATTTCGCGGAACGGAATAAAATGAAATTTTTCCGGTTTTAATCAGAAAAAATCGAATGTCCGGAAACAAAGTTGAAGCGACTTCCCGCGTGTCTGCGGAAGATGTGAAGCGAGTTCTTCTCGAAATTACGAAAACGTACCCCGAGGTCGTTGCGAACGCTATGACTACTTTGAATATGTACGATGTGTCTCTTCACGATATGATTACAGAGCTGAAGAAGGTGGCGAACGGGCTGGATGAACCTGATAGGTGGCGTTGCGACTGTTCCGAAGAAGAGGGGTGTGGATCTATTCATCCTAACAGTCTGGCGAAGTGTTGCTTCTGCGGAAAGTCGAATCCGTTGTGGCTCCAATATAACTTGTGCGAGGAAGATTTTTTCCCTCCCGGTCTCTCTTACTATCTGGATTGCGATCTCGGCACTATTGCAAAGAAGTTAGGAATCACAGGGTGTGTAAACCCAAAAGAGGAGCTTCCTGGCGATTCGCTCCCTTGGGTATGCCAATGGACAGACGCTGAAAAGAAGAAGCTACTTGACGAGGAGCTCGATCAGATGGTGGAAGAGCGATCAAAAGTTCCGTGTCTCGAGAATAGCTACACGCTCCAACACATCGACCTTCTTCCGGGTCCACGGCTGGAGTTGATGGCAGATACTTGCGATTACGAAGATGCTGTGGATCGCATTCTCGATTTCTCGAAGAGGAAGTTCCAGATTGAACTGAATCCGAATTCTGTACGAAAAGCTCTGAAGAACTTCGGGACATCTGCCCGTGTGGTATTTTTTCGGGATGGAGAGGAGCTCTATCTGAGTCTGCTGTCTTCATAAAAAATAAAATGAAAAATAAATAATCCTATTTATTTTTTGTATGGGACGTTACCTTGTTCAAAATATTTGCCGAAATTTTGCAGGATACAGGATCGAAACGGAGACTTTCGACTCTTGGGAAGAGATTGAGGAATACGTTTGCAAAGTTGGAGCGGTACGGGAAGAGGGAGTTAAAGAGGTGATTAAGAAGTGTCTGGAAAAGGTGAAGGGGGAAGTTAAAGATGTCGGAACAGGAGCGTGGGAGACCCACGATGTCGCGTGGATTTGCGATCACTGTATCGTAGTCACAGATCTGAGACACGCAAAGATGCAATTTTAAATTGAAAAATGAGTGATAAAATAAAATTTTTCAAATGTCTTCTTTCAAAAAATACGTGAAGAGACTGTCACATTCCTATGCTATGCGTGGACAAAATTCCGTATTCGAGATACATCAGCTTCCAGATGTAACAGATGAGAAATTTGCAGAAGTTATTTGTAAATACGGAATGAAAGACACAAATAATAAGATGGAAGGTGTTCCTGAGGTACATTTTGTATTGTGGAACACAGATAGCGAGTACTATCAGAAAGTGCTTGAATCTCTGGTGAATCAAGCTCAAGAAGAGAAAACGAAGAAACTCAAAGAATATCTTGCCTCCAGAAAGAAAAATTGAAAAGAGAACATAATAATAATAAATTAAAATGAAAATAAATAGGAATTATATTTATTTTCCAAATGAAGTACTTCGGATGCGGTTGTTTTACGATTGTGTGCGCTCTGGTTATTTTTCTGCCCACGTATCTCATCACCTACACGGATGAACAGAACTACGTGAAAAATTTTGAAAAGGCGACTTGCGACACTCTTCAACTCACTCTAGCTTATGTTGAAGAGTGTGATGGGGTCAATTGCGAATGTTCTGCGAGTTGTATCGTTGGAAGATGTGGGGACGTCACAGCGAGCGAGAGCTCCTGTTGCGGGTGGATATGCTGTTTCCACACGCACGAGGAATGTAACACAGTCTGTCAGTGGGATACTAATCTCCAGATGATGAGATGTCAGAATGTATGTGAGGATGTGTGCGATACCGACGGGGTAGATGTGTGTAAGAATGAATGTGGTAATTCCACAGTAGGCGTTCGAGCTCTATGGGTGCGGGAGCTGAAGCGGACTATGTATATAAAGGAATACTGCCGATACGATCAGCTGGAATGTGTTAAATCGCTCCAAGATGATGCGTTTAGACTTGTACAAGGGATTGAATGCTACTATCGGTCAGATCTCGATACTATCCAGCTGAACAAGCCTCGTGAGAATTTGAGCTACTGGGCAGGGTTTGCATTCGCTCTTCTGTTCACTATAGTAGGACTGCTATGTTTCTGTTGTGAGTGTATTATGCGATCAAATAAGGTGGAAAATAAATGAAAAATAATTTTCAATGAATTACGTTGAGTATCCTTGTACATGTATCAAAATTGCAGGAGTGGGATGTGTATGTCCTCCAAAACCGGATCCGCTATCTTATCATATTAAGATTCCTTCACAATTATTCCAACGAATCCCTTACAATTTGAATACAACATGTGCAGTTACAACTCGCGAAGAAGATTGTGAAGAAGATCGCGAAGAGGATCGCGAAGAGGATCGCGAAGAGGATCGCGAAGAGAATCGCGAAGAGAATCGCGAAGAGGATCGCGAAGAGGATCGCGAAGAGGATCGCGAAGAGGATCGCGAAGAGGATCGCGAAGAGGATCGCGAAGAGGATCGCGAAGAAGATCGTGAAGAAGATCGTTGACAGCTCTAATAAAAAATGAAAAAATTTTTTATTTTGAATTGAGAGAAAATGTACGCGCTGACTGCTTATTCTATTTACGACATTACTCCGCTGTCTGAGGTATCACCTAAGGATTGGAAGTACCTGAACATCGCAGCTGAGGTAGCGGAGAGGAGCAAGTTTGATTCTGCGCTTCGTCTTGGAGCCTGCCTTGAAGGGAAAGGGCGCTGTGATCTATGTCGGTGAGAATCAGCATCGAGAAATGACAGGGAGAATGTACCATAAATCTCTTCATGCAGAGATGAATGCTCTTTTTAAGAGCATTAAGGGGATGGATAAGAAGAATCGAATAAGTCGAAAGGTTAAGTATTACAGACCTCCAATGACTATGTATGTAGTGCGACTGAGTAGGGGTCCGAATAAGAAGAGAGAAGAGCCATGTGAATATATGTTCGGAAGTTGTAGACCGTGTGTGAACTGCCAGAAGTATCTCGCTTCTTACAATGTGACGAAGATAAAGTATACAGACATTATAGATGGTGTGAGCGTAATGGGAGAGTTACGGTTAAAATAAAAAAAAATGAAAAAAAAATTTTTTTACGAAAGAGCAACAATGAGCACATTTAAACAAAAAATTCAGGACATTCATGGCAGTGAGAATGGTTTTTGTGAAAGAGGATTTGAACTCAAATTTCTCGATATCAACCTTGACCCTCGAATTCTATTTGGACAAGATTACATCGATTCTCAGAAGTGGATGCCCAAAGAGGCGCGAGATGCCCTTCTTGCTCGTATTCTTCACCTTCGCGAAGAGAGAGGAGCTCCCGTTGTGTCTGTGACGATGGATAGTCGTGTGGAATGTACTTATCCGAAGGGGTGGACAACTCAGTTTATGATTGATCTGATTCACAACAAGATTTTCGTCCGAAGTGATGGTCAAGAATTCTCGAAGTTCAATATGCTACATTCTGCTCTTCACAAATTGACCAAAAAAGAAGTGATGGAACTCATTTCAAACTGAAAATAAAATGAATTTTATTTTATTTTTCTATAAGAGTTCGATGGGTTGTTCAACAAGTGTTAATGTTATTTCCGAGCGAGACGTAAAAGACGAGCTCAAACTATACGAAGCCAATAACGAAGCGCTTCTTATTCAGCTTCTTACAGAGGTTAATCGGCGAGGAGAAATTTACAAGTGTTCGAAAAACCAAACGTCGGTAAATCTGAGCGGATATAGTGTGGCAGATCTTCAAGATGTGTTGAAAGATGAACATATATGGCTGTTCTCCAGTATGGATAAGAATTTTTCTCAGAAGAAGGATATCGGAATCCTTAAGAAAGGTGGAATGTACTACGTTACAGGGCATTTCGACAAGTACCATCCGGATCTTTTTCACGGGGAACTCACCGCGGAAGTTCTGGATGCGCTCAACGACTGTATAAAGCTATGTAAGGATGACTGTAAAGGAGAGTGTGGAAACGTGGGGGATGCGATACTCGATTTTCCGAACGCTACGTTCGAATGCAAACGGTGTTTGTGGTATTACAGTTCCCCGATCGTTAAGGAAAACAAGCTGTTTTACATGTGTACATGTAAATAAAATGAAATTTTAACTCTAATTAGAGTTAAAAAACGAAATGTGTATCTTTTGTAGTACTGTGAAAGCGCTCCGCACGGCGTCGCAAGAAGAGCATGAAGCCGATAGTGTGGATTGTTCATGGTGTGCAACTATTACTGTGATTCCACAGATAACTAATCTCAGACAGCTAATCTGTCGCGATTGCGATTCTCTTAAGGAGATTCCTACAATTCCTACTTTAGAATTTTTGGATTGTAGATATTCTGTGAATCTAACGGTGATTTCCGCGCAACCCAGCTTGAAGATTCTAGATTGTAGTAATTGTACAGGTCTCGCGGAGATAGGTGTGTTGGAAAAGGTGGAAGAGCTAGATTGCTCACGGTGTAGGAACCTGGAAAAACTACCAGAATCCGATACGTTAACAATGTTAACCTGTACACAGTGTAACTTTCAAACATTGCCAAGTTTTCCTAACCTGAAATATCTAAACTGTAGAAAATCTCCTTTTCTTACTTCTATAAAGGGGTATCCAAAATTAAAAAGGCTGTTTTGTAGCAGTTGTAGAGAGCTTTCCGAAATATGCTCTCTTCCTAATTTAGAAAAGCTGGAGTGTGAATATTGCTACCTGCTGAAAAAAATTGTCGGAGTGCCAAAGTTGACTGAGCTGACTTGTGTGAGATGTCCTATGCTCACAGATCTAGAGAGTGAGGTAGATTATGTGAATTGTAGAGGGTGTACTTGGCTCTACAAAAACGCGAGATTTTTGGAGAATATTCAAGTACTTCGTACATGTCAAGCTATGTGGAAACGGAAGTGTGTATCAAAAAGACTGATGAGAGCGATTCCGGAGATAGTTGCTATCTATTACTCGCCAGGATGTAAAGGGGCTTATATCGCGTTTCGCGAGTTCTCTGTACATCGCGAAAAGTTCTTGTAGTGGGAGAAAATCTACTTTTCGCTAATAAAAATGATTTTTATATCCTATCGGAATATAAAATTTGATGTGTATTGTATGTAACTGGAATTCTGGGGAGGAGAAGATCGATTTGAATATAGAAAAGCTAGATTGTAGAGGTTGTAAAAAAGTTACAGCTATACCTAAACTTCCTAATTTGAAAGAGTTAAATTGTAGTTGTTGTACAGCTCTTACAAACATACCTTTTATGAGGGAACTAAAAATACTGATCTGTGAATTTTGTACAGCTCTCACAAATATTCCTGTATTGCCAAAGTTGAAAAAGCTATATTGTGGATGGTGCACAAATTTTACAAGTATACCTAAATTTTCTAATTTAGAAGAACTACATTGCTCATATACAATTGTTACAAGTATACCTGTATTGCCAAAGTTGGAAAATCTAAATTGTAGATATTGTACTAATCTTACAGCTATACCTCTACTTCCTTCTTTGAGAAAACTATTTTGTTGGGGTTGTACAAGTCTTACAAGCATACCTGTTATGGGAGAACAGATAAACATATCTTGTCTAGGTTGTAAGTGGTTTCCAGAATGTGCCAATTTCGAGTCTAATATTAAATCACTTTATAGATGCCAAGCTATCTTCAAGAGGAAGCTAGTCGCCAAGAAGCTGGAAAGAGCAATCCCTGCCATAACCGAGATCTATTATTCTCCAGGATGTAAAGGGGCTTATCTCGCAGAGAAGAGTTTTGTTGTGAAGTTGAAATAAAATAAAATGAAATTTATTTTATCTGCTAATGTTTTGCAACATGGAAACCGATCGTACAATCGCTTGGAACATTCTTGAGGCTTTGTGTGAGTCATCTATCAAAGATGAATTTCTTCACTATTCTTCAGTCGTTCAAGCAGACCTAAAACTATCTGACGAACAGATGGGGCGTCTTTACAATATGCGTACCATCTCCCGATTGCTTCAACCTACTCCGGTACCTCTTCGTTACTACCGAGGTGTTCTCGTTCAGGGGAGCGAATATGAGAAGAAAGCGGTACCGGAAGTGCCTTCCAACGTAGTCCCTTCCGATGTCGTGCCGACAGCTCAGCAACTCTCCGAAAAACTCGTTGAAACCTTCACGAAGCATCGCGAAGATGACGTGAAAAATGTTGAACAAATCATTGGTATGTTTACGAAGCCTTGCGAGGCTTCTCCGAAGGATTCTCAACGAGAAGAGGTGTCTCGTCCTATCGGTGCCCAACAATTGGAAGAACGCATTGAAAAACACCTTGCTACAAGACACCCAATAGTAGATCAAAAAGATCTACCTGTATATGGCGTAGAATCTACTCTTCCTGTAGACCTCCGTACACCAGCTGAGATTACTGAAGCGATGTCTCGTCCTTTCGGTGAAAAATCCGACAGACCTCTTCCGGATTTCCTGACGCAACAACCCTCGTCAGAGCAACCCGCTGACGCGCATCTCGTTATCGACGTCCCTGCAGAGGTTCAGCCCACTCCTGTCAAGAACATGCATCCTGCAGCGAAGGCACTGCGAAAGATGTTGCGAGCACTAGGGATTAAGATTACTGCCGATGTTGTGATCGATACGGACAAGTACTTCAATGCTGTGATTCTGACTGGTGTGAGCAAGGAAGAAGATCTCACCCAAATCGGTGGAAAGTACAATGAGAAAGGGTTTTGGCGGTTCACTAAGCGTCAACTAGAGAATGCTCTTCGTTCGGCTACCGAACCGACAGATAGTTCGGCGTGAGTATAAATTTAAGTTGAAGTAAAATAGCCATAAGGGCATCTTTGTCCGCATCGTAGGTAGTCATCAAAGTAAGCAGATTTTCTAAAACAATCTTCCCAACATTTATTATTACAAGGAGCTTGACAGTCGCTCATGCATTGGTCATCCGCATTTGTGCTTTGAGATTTGCATGTTCTGATACAGTTAGGATCGTAACTTGCTGTAAAGTTCTCTTTTTCGGAAATTTTTACAAGAGCGAAGGTAAGAATAGCTACTGTTACTATTAGAGCGAGTAGTTGGAGTATCACAACATTGTTATACATTTATTATAAATAATATTTTTCGACAAAATGAATTTTGTATTGTGTACAATATAAAATTTGATGTGTATCGTTTGTAAATGGAACTCTGGAGAGGAGAAGCTGAATCGGAATATTAAAAAGCTAAATTGTTCAGGTTGTATAAAAATTACAAGTATACCTGTATTACCACAATTGAAAAAATTAATTTGTTGGTATTGTACAGCTCTTACAAATATACCTGTATTAGAAAAGTTGGAAGAACTAGATTGTTGGGATTGTACAGCTCTTACAAATATACCTACATTGCCAAATCTGAAAACATTAAATTGTAGATATACGAATCTTACAAATCTACCGCTGCTGCCTGAACTCAAAGAGCTATATTGTAATGATTGTACAAGTCTTACAGCTATACCTGAATTTCCTAAACTGGAACACCTATCTTGTGGCAGGTGTACGCGACTTACAAAAATACCTGAAGTGACAAAACTAAAAGAGCTGTTTTGTAATGGTTGTACAGCTCTTACAAGTATACCCGAACTTCTTGTTTTGGAAGCCTTATACTGTGAAGGATGTACAAGTCTTACAGCTATTCCTGAACTGCCAGAATTGAGAATATTAGATTGTTTTGGCTGTAAATGGATAGAAAAGTGTAAAGATTTCGAGGATAATCTTCGAGCTCTTCGCTCTTGTCAAGCTATCTTCAAGAGGAAGCTAACTGTGAAGAAGCTGGAGAAGGTGATACCAGAGATACTTGAGATTTATTATTCTCCAGGGTGTAAAGGGGAATATATCGCGTCCCGCGCCTTCTCTGCGAAGCTATCGTTTTCTAGGCGTCTTGCTCACATCTCATGAGTTATTTTCCCACATATTGCGTAACTGAAAAATGAAATTTAAATAAAATTATTGAGAAGATAAATGGCTAAATACATAATTTTTTTGGATGGAGAGATGAAAGGTTATCTTGCAGACGAGAACTCCACCAAAAGAGCGGTATCGGATCTCGCGGATACTCTTGTTGACAGATTAAGAGGAGCTACAGAGGGCGATCTACCTGTTCGTGTATATAGGTCTAATATAGATTGTGGAATAGAAATATATTCTCAGACTTTGGGAAATTATATAAATGGAAGTGTTTTGCTGAAACACACTATTAAATGGCAATCTATTCTTGAGTATAAACCGTAGTTTTATGATATTGAATAATATCATAAAGATAATTAAAATTATTATAATAAATAAATGTCTGACAAAAACGCCCAGCTGAAAGCTAAGCTATTAAAACAAAAAGGTCAAAGTTCGAAGAAAACAAAGATCGTTAAGAAGACAAAAGCGCCCGCAAAAACCAAATCTACCTCTCCAAAAAAGAAAGAAATTCCTAAAGCTGTTCCTACTCTTTCCCGTCTAGAAAAATCGGGAAAAGAGGAGGAGAAATTTAGGAAAGATTTGGACGCTATCATAAAAGATAGCTACGATGACAGCAAAGCGTACGCCATTTTCCTCAAGAAAGTCAGTGAACCGCTAAGTGTAGAGTATCCGGAGGAAGAAGATATTACTCCATACGCTGAAGAACTGTGGAGCAACTTAGAAAAGGGGGAAAAACGGGAATATGCTCTACAGACCTTGATTTCTAAAAAAGAGATGTGGGGAATCTCCTCGATGGTGAACAAGATTCTTTCACTTTCTCCAAGTCTACAGAAAAATTTTATAAAAAAATATATTGTACAACCTAAGAAGTTTGAGGATTTCTTCGCTGTATGGTCTGAAGATCCCAAAATAGCCGGAAAAATCAAAGAATATAACGATAAGAAAGAACAAGGTGAAAATGTCCAGATTGAAAGTAGCGAAATCGAAAAGATGAGAGAAGAACTGAAAACTAAAGCTTTAGAATACGCTAGAGAAAAGGGGAAAACTATAACAGGAAGCTCGTACAACGATATTTTATCTCAGGCTAGTTCGAATCCGGCGAAGCTACACAAAAAAATAGCGAAAGACTATATATTTCTTGCGACTTCTCTAGGGTTGAAAAATGCAGATTCGGCAAATATAGCAGATCTCCTATCTTTCATAGTTTCTGAGAAAAAGAAGTTAATAGAGAGAGTTCCACCAGAAATTGTGGAACGAGTTGATGAGATGTCTACTCGAGATCTGAAGAAGGAGATGGGAATATCGAAGGACATGTATATGCCTAGCGAGGTTCTACGAGTTCTTATACTACAGAAAAATGCGAAAGTCCCCAAAGAAGAGATAGACGATAGTAATATTGTTGAAGAAGCTATGAAATTAGGGATAGAAGACCCTGAGAGCTACATAAGAGAAGGGCGGTTACTAGATCTGAGGGCTCGGATAGGAAGTATCAGAGACAAAAGGAGAAAAGAATCGAGACGTTCAAAATCACTTCCTAATAAAGAGCTACTTGCAGAAAAACTTGCTAGAATAACTGGCAAGAGTAAGGAATATTACTCTGGATGGTCTGAGGACGATTTACAACAGCGGTATAGTGCTATGGAAGATGGGATAGAATTCTGGGAGGAATACGAACGCGATATGGTTATAGATTCTCTTGTGAAAATTACTAATAATTCTAGGGAGTCTTATAAAGATCAAGATACAGAAAGTTTAATTCAAGAACTAGAAATGCTATCGGAAAAACAGGTGAGAAGCCAAAAAATACGAGCCGATACAGAATATGCAAAAAAATGTGTTTCCGAATTCAGAAATTACGGTTGGATAGATGGTAGAGTAAGTGGAATATGGATAAAGGCTTCAAACGTCGTGCTTAGAGAATACGCTACAAAAGGGTATATATCGGTAGCTGGAAAAGGAAAGTTTTTTCAGGTGAATAAGCGGTACTATAATCTTCAATGTAATCAGTTCTCTAAGAAACGGACACAAGAAGGAGCAGTATTCACTTGTTTCGATTCTGATAATCGACCTGTAAAGATGACAGTGGGATATTCGGTTGCGGGGCTAAAAGATCAATCTAGTAAAACTCACGCATTCCCTATCCTTGTTGCTGTGGATTCTAATGGGAAAAGTATCAACAAGCGGAGCGAAAAACTTCTTATACAAAGCGAATCGCTATTTGAAAGCGAGAAACGGTTTATGTCCGAACAGAAACTTATTTTCAATAAGAAAAAAGAGGCTCTATTACAAAAGCAGATAGATGCCGAATCTATAAGCGTTGCGAAACGAATTCTTTCAAAGGCTTTATTAAGCATATCGCCGAAAAATCGGGATTATGAGATTAATTCTCCTTATATTAACATCGCAGTTGATTCCGTAATAAAGAAAGATCAGACTAATGCGGATTTGTTTACAATAATAGCAGAGCTAATAATATATTTACAGTTACAAAAAGCGGAGATTTTCCACAAGCGGGTAAAAGCCGAATATTATCTTCCTGAGATGTTGCTAAGGCTGTCGCCAGAAGATAAGTTACCGGAAGTCTTCGGTGCAGAAAGTCATGTAGCTGAGAAGAGTATACAAACGTTCAGTTCTTACATACATAATAAGGTATCTGATATAGTTGCGGAGATGAGTGAGAATATGCTGAATAATGATCCTACAGCGAGAAGGGAGATGAAACAGAAGATAATGTTTGATCAGGTGTTCGAGATAGAGTATGATAAAGGAATTTGTGTGAATTCTGATCATAAAATTCCTACGGATAAACTAGTATACTATAAAGATCCTGAAGATGACCAGATATATTGTCTAAACATAGACGATTTACTTGTGGAATTCAAACAGCGGAATTTTATTAATCCACACACTCAGAAGCCGTTCGACAAGAATTTTGTAAGAAAGTACACAGTATCTTATTACGATACAAATACAAGAAAAGTTTATATTTTCCCTTTTACAAAACTTTACAAGAGGTTGAAGGAAGGAAATTTCGTAAATCCGGAAAGTGGAGCGGTATTCGACAAGCGATTTATAAAATCGGTTCTTAAAGGTGGAACGAAGGAACGTTCGTCAGCGATAAGAAGTCACCATTTCAAGAATATGGACAAGCGGATAGCTCTATGTAGAAATAGTAAGGATATGGAAAATGAGCCTGTGGAGAACGTTATTTACTATAAAGATCCTGATGATAGTAGTTTGTATTGTTTTACTATAGAAAAATTGTCAGATATAATAAGGGATCAGGAAGGGATAAATCCTTACACAAATAAAAAGTTTTCGAGTGCTTTTATTTCCAGGTTCAAGAAGATGTTTAGTATATCGCTTCATAATGGAGGGATAAATCAGCCTGAATTTAGAGAACTATACGGAGAAGAGGTTTTCAAGGATCTTCCGTTACCAAAGAGCGAGGAGAAAGGAGAAGAGAAAGAAGAGAAAATAGATGTCGAATTCGTGATACCCGACTTGTGGAATTTGATTTCTTCTTCTATAGAACCGGATAAATCGAGTTCTGAGTTCGGTATGAAACGGAAACAGGAGTTTGACGATGAAAAAGAGACGAGTTCTGAAGGGACAGAAAGTAGTGAAGAAAGTAGCGAAGGAAGTAGTGAAGAAAGTAGTGAAGAAAGTAGTGAAGAAAGTACAGAAAGCGATAAGGGGGAAGTTAAAGAAGAATTGAAGGAAGAATTGAAGGAAAAACCTAAGGAAGAATCTCCTCAACCTTCTCCCTCCGGGGTTACATGTACGAACTGCGGAAAACCGTGTACAACTGTATTCAAATCAATGATGGTTGACAAGGGGGATGTGAAACCTTGTCAATTCTGTTGCTTAAAGTGTATGGAGAAGTTCCGCTTCCCCAGTTTCAAGAGAAAGCGAAAAAGAAGCGTCTGAGGCATCCGAAGCGTCTGAGGCATCCGAAGCGGATAAACACAAATATTTAAAGCAATTTGGACATAACTAAAATGTCCAAATACCGACTGGAAAAATATAATCTCACAGAGTTGAGAAATATGGCATCTCGGATGGATCTTCAACCAAGGAGAAGTAAGGCAGAAATGATAAGTGATATTTCTAAAGCTTTTTCAGAATATGAAGAATATAAAAGCGAAAAAGTCGATAAATATACACGATGCGAACAACTTGGAGAAAAAGGGAAAGAAGGGACAACATATCTTGTAAAAGATGGGAATGGAAAAACATATGCAATGAAGACTTTTAGAAAGGGAAAATCATCTTCCACCCTATACAAAGAATATTCTCTACAGAAAAAAGCTTCTAAAGCAGGAGTAGCTCCACATGTATATGAATACGATACTGTAGCGAAGTGGATACTGATGGAGAAGATGGATTCGCATCTTTACGATCATATGGTGAAACGGAAGGGGGTGTTATCAAAAAAACATCAGGAACGGCTCATTGAAATATTTCAGAAGCTGGATGAAGTTAAAGTATTCCACAATGACGCAAACATATGTAATTATATGCTTAAAGATGGTCAAATATATCTTATCGATTACGGCTTCTCAAAAGAGATAGATTCCAAACTGTTAAAAAAATTAAAAACAGATTGTCCGAATTCTAAATTAATGTTGATAGGATTGATAATGAAATTGAAGGAGATGAAGGTTCCGGAAAAATCGTATAAATATCTGAAACGGAAAGTTGATAAAGAAGACCTTGACAGATTTCAACTTTAAGAAATGTAAGCGTATGTATATATGCCTTACTGGTGGGATAAAAAATACGGAAAAGAATCTGTATGTGCTATAACGAAAACGCGATTGCGATCGGGGAAAAATAGTGAAGGGCTATCGCATTGTGTGTTTCTAGATTGTAAGCATGGTTTTTATAGGAACTCGCTGGCGAATTGGGTGATATCGAATTATCCGAACGTAACATGCCCGTTGTGCAGACGCAATTTTGATCCAATAACGGTATTCAGTGCGTAAGCGTGATACGTTATCTAATCTTGAAATTCTAGATTTCAAGATAATTTCTATAATAAATGTACTGTGGAAATAATAGAAGACATCCGAAAGTCCGTTCTGGCGAGCAAGTTATTGGAACTCGGTACCGTTGTCTAAAGAAGGGGATAGGGGTGGGAATGTCTCTTCCTTACGACCCCGACTATACTAACAGATATGTACCCATAGACAGTAGAAAAATTTACTGTGGAGAGGCTAGAGCGCTACCAGCAGGATACGACCTTATGGGAAGTAACTCTATGTGTTATACGAAGGGGGTAGGGGTGGGGAAAACGCTGAAAGCGAAGAAGCAACGAGCTGGAAAAAAGAAAAAATGAAAAATGGAAATTACACATAACTCTAATAAAATGTCGATATCACTTTTTACAACACCAGAAGTAGCAAATAAATGTTACTATTGGCTCGGTATTCTCAGAAATGAGATGTTAGAATTTTTTACACATGAGACCCCAGAGTCGAGAGCAACATTATTTTTGATTTCTCACATGTTATCAATCTACATTATCTTGTATCTATTTTTCTCGCTGAGAACCGAACGGAAGAACGTGAAATTCTGGGAGCAATTATATAGAGATGAAGTTGCTGTCTCCGAGTACTACGAAAAATATAAGTATCTATACAAATCGCTGAAGAAGACTCACAAGTTCATCAAGAATAGTGAACATAATAAAGTAGCCCGGGATATTGCAGATGTGATTAGTGATCTCTTTCTTGACCTTGATAAGAATGAAAATATGATTAACCGGTTAATCGAGATTGCCAAGAAGATGAATATCAATCTTCTCATTCGCGAGGAGAAAATGAATGATGAACTCTTCCGTGAACGACCGGGACGGAAGCGATCTGCATCTGATTTTCATGAGAAGAAGGAGAAACGAACTCGGACACAGTCGGAGCTACCATCTGGTGGATTAGAGCGATCTTCGAGTCCCACAGGGCGATTTTTGAAGAATGTTCCTTCGAAGAACCTCCCAACGAGGGTACAACCCAAGAGACGAGTAGCTCCTGTGAAATTTCACTTTTCCGACGACGAGATTGATGAGGGAGAGGGGAAAAAGGAAGTTGCCGAAGATCCCACTTATAGGGCATAAGTTATGTCAGGATACATTTAGTTTAAAGATATCTAAACTAAATAGAAATGTCGAGTGAAAACAAAAACGAATCTGGAACTACTCCAGTGAACACACACCCTTTATTTAATTCTGAAGTTGGTGATATGCTTAAAACTCTCTTCTCTCAGTTGAATCAGCCTGAAGAACCACGTAGAGTTCGTATTCGCGAAGATGGACTTCCTCCTCCTGTTAGAGGAGATTCGGTGGAGGACGATTTATCTTCAGAATCGACCGAAAATAGTGAAGATCTAACACACCATCGAAAAATGAGAATTTTCGCTGATTTGGCATTTGCGCACCAAGAACTGTGTAAAACTTTTTCACGGCTATGCGAAGAGGAGGATGAATCCTCATCAGATGAGGAGGATGAGGAGGAGGATGAATAAAATTTTTTTATAATTACACAAAAATAATTATAATTACTTAAATTAAAATGGCATTCAGCATTTCAAACACCACAATCGATAATTACAAACTCATTCAGAGTTTAGTAGTACCTTCTTTTGCAGGGCCAACAGCTCCTCTGGTTTACGATGCGCAAAACGCGACTGGGTATATATCAGCCGATGAATTATCTGCTTCAAAAATTATCAAAATCACCAATTCCGAAGGTTCAGTTATCGTCTTTCCCGGAAACGAAGACCTAGTCCGACTATACACAAACCCTACTTCCGGCTCGTTAGTAGACTGGACTTTAGTAGTTGACAGTAACGCTGACACCTTTTCGGTAGTGTGCGATGACGATAGCGTGAATCTCTCAGGTTCCACATGCTATAACTTACTTTTGGAAATGGCTACCGGACCTGCAGACTTTTCGGGTACCGGAGTAGGATTTAACATGCATTACAGTATATTTAACAGTAGTATAATTATGCCTGTACCCTTAGTTCAGACAATTAACACTTCTGCGACTGGTACCCTTTCGTGGACTTATCTTAACGCTGGTGCGGGATACCCTCCTTCGTTGATGATACAAGGTGCTGCAGGAGCTACCGGTGCGTTGACTTTGGATAGTGGTCTGAATTTGTGGAATAAACTTTTCGGGTCTGCATCGATGCCTACTGCTGGAGCATTGTATTACGGAGATATTGCAATTATAAATAATAACAGTTCTCCTTTCACAGTGGATAGTACTTTGAGTCCTAGTCCATCAGGAAATGCGGTAACGCTATTAGGTTCTCCACCCATAGCGCTCCCTTCTAAAGCTGTTATGTTGCTAAAAATTAAATTCACTGCTAAATCAGCTACATTAGCAACAGCGGAAGCATCTTCAACTGTAATATCTTATACGGCTTAAATTTATTTTTAATACTATACAAAGTAGTATTAAAAAAGAAAGAGAAAATTTAATTGCAGAATTGTCTCGCATTGGCGCAAGACGAATCGCATTGTTTGTTCATTTGTTTAGACGCGCAACAAGCAGTTCGCTGATCCGGTGGAAGCGAACCACAGCTACTGCCTAGGGGGGGCTCTCCCTCCGCAAAGAGAGGTCTTGTAGGTAGTTTGGCAGTTGCCAGCATCAGAACCGTACGCAGAGTTGATATCGAAGTAACCAGAGCAGTTAGGAACCTTGTTTACGAGAGCGTCATGTCCAATAGCGCCCCAGGTGGGTACAATGTAAGCTCCGGATGTAACCTTTCCTTGGAAGGGGACACCCATGGAATAGTCTCCAGTGTACTGTGCGAGAGGTGCATAACTGCAAGCTGAACTTCCAGCAGAATAATTATTATAGTCCGAAGAAACAGTTGACATTTTTATTCAAAACAAGATAATTAAAAAATATTTTTTCTTGTTTTATTATCGTTTTACTTCCACCCGTCCACTTTTTGCATACTTATCAACAAGCTCGTTGTATTCATCTCCCGTGTGTCCTCGTACCCATTCAAATACTATGTCCCTACCTTTTGCGTACTTATCGTATTCACGCCATAGCTCCGTGTTCTTATTCCGTTTCCACAGGTTCTGAGCGCAGTTAATCACATACTTACTGTCCGATATGATTCGAAGGCAAGTTAGGTGCTCAAAATCTTTGAGAAAATTTATTACTGAACTCATCTCCATAACGTTATTTGTTGTGTATCGCTCTCCACCGTTTCCCCATATCTCACAATCTGGTAGCAGAACGATATACGCCCACCCGCCTTTCCCCGGATTAGGTGAGCAAGATCCATCTGTGTATACTGTTACACGTCGATTCATTATATTTTATACTGTAAATTAGTATAAAATTCATTTTATTGTTTCTTCCAGGTCAAAACCACATCGTCGCGAATATCAAGTGTAAGAGCTGTACAATACGCGTTTCGAATTTCTTCGTATTTTTCCAGTTTCTTTTTCAGTTGGCGATTCTCTTCTTTCAGACGTACCAATTCAGACTCAAATAGACTTAGTTTTTCAAAAACTGTGATTTCACACCCTTTTGTGTATGCGTAGAAATCGTTTACAACATTGATGTCAGTCATCTTGCTTTTATCTGTGAAGAAAAAAAAATTTCATTTTATTTCAAGGGCTATTTTTGTCGAAAACGCACGTTGTGCAAGATAAGCCCCCTTGCATCCTGGAGAGTAGTAGATCTCTGTGATTGCAGGAATTAGCTTCTCTAGTTTCTTGGCGCTTAATTTTCGCTTAACGATACACTGAGCTTTCTTCAAAATGACCATATTCGCGAGAAATTTTTCCTTGTTTTGAGAAAGCCATCGACACTCAGCGTAGTATAATTTTTTCGCATTAGGAACAGCTGTTACACAAGTGCCACGACAGTCTAGTAGATATAGACTAGGTAGATTAGGTAGCGATGTGAGTTTATAACATTCGTTACAATGAAGATACTTAAGAGTATGTATTTCGGGTATTTCCGATATCTTTGTATAACAACAGTCTAAGTAAGTTAGGGCTGGTAGGTATGGAATTTTCGCAACCTTTGTACACCCGAAACTCAAATATTTTAGACTAAGTGAAGTAGAAATATTTTCCAAACGTCTACAACCGAAACAACATAGAGTTTCCAGATTGGGAAGATCCGGCATAGAAGCAAACTGACAATTTTGACAATATAGAGTTTCCAAGCCTGAAATTTCCGGTATCGATTCGAGGTCGTAACATCCGTTACAAGATAGGTGTTTCAAGGTAGGTATAACCTCTATTGTTTTCAAATTATAACAATCGGAACAGTTCAATTCTTTCAGACAGGGAATATTAGGAATGTGTGTAATCTCCTTACACCCGTCACAATTCAGTATAATTACCCCCTCTTTATATTCACCAGTACATATGATACACATCGAAATTTATATTGTGTTTCAATATAAAAATCATTTTTTTGACTTTTCTACACATCGTAATCTAGAAGAAAATGCTTGTTCTGCCAAAAATTCCCCCTTGCATCCTGGAGAGTAGTAGATACCAATTATCTCTGGAATTAGCTTCTCAAGTTTTCTCGCTGTTAGCTTCCTCCTAAAAATAGCTTGTAGTTTCTCAACCATATTTAGATTCTCGCTAAAAGCTTCGTTATTGTGGTCTAACCAACGGCATTCAGAACACACAAGGAATTCTGCATTGGGGAGCGATGTAATAGCAGTATTCATGCAATTTAGGGTGATAAAGCGATTTTCCTGTGGAATTACAAGTAGAGATGTACAATCTCTACAATGTAGTGTTTTCAATTTTTCCATATGCGGTATAGCAGTAAGGCGCCAACATCCGATACAAAATAATCTTTTCAGTTTAGGAAAAGAGGGGAGGCATGTGAGTTTGTTAGAAAATGAGCAGTCCAAATCCGATAGGTGAGGAAGTTCCGGAATAGCTGTAAAATCCGAATTTCTACAGACCAACATTTTTAGATTATGAGCTTCTGGGAATGAAGATAATTTACAGTTGTGAAACACTAATTTTATTAGACTGTTCATAGTCGGAAGAAATGTGAGTAGATCGCACGCGGAACAGTTCATCTCTGCTATATTTTCAGATAATATAGAACTGAGAACACGACAATTAGAGCATTTCAGAACAGTAAGATTCGGCAAGTTGGGAATGTATTTGATATGTGAACAAAAGCAACAATCAAGATATTCTAAAGTGCTGTTTTCAGGAATATTTTTAATAGCTGTATCGTTGCATATTAATTTTTTTAGAATAGTTCCTGATACTGTAATTAACGATCTACATTTGCTACAATCTAGTTTTTCTAGTTTCGGAAGGTTGGAAATAGTTGTAATTTGATGGCAGAAAGAGCAATCCAGAGATACGAGTTCTGGAAAAGCGGGTAGCTCCGTAATGTACAAACAATTTGTACAAATAAGTTCTGTGAGTGTGGGTATAGCAGGAATGTTTGAAATATTAGTACAATAAGAACAATCTAGGTATGTTAATATAGGAAAAGCGGGTAGCTCCGAAATAGAGATACAAGAGCTACAATGTAGCGAAGTTAGCGTGGGGATAGCGGGAATATTGGTAATATTGCTGGAAAAAGAACAATCTAGAATCTGTAAGTTAGGAAGAGTAGGAATTTTTGAAAATCCGATATTTTTACAAACAAGTTCTTTCAAACCAGAAATAAGCGGAATTTTTGAGAGGACATAGCAGTTTGAACAATTTAGTTTCTGCAGAGTAGGAATAGGTGGAATTGATTTGAGAGCTGGGCATTGTTGGCAATCGAGTTCCACGAGAGCTGTGAGCTCATCAGGAATATGTATAAGACCTGGACAGTAAGAGCATACCAATTTCTTCAGATTTGGTAGTAGCGGTATTCTTGTAAGATTGCTACAATTTGAACAATCTAAAGTGTCTATATTTTCGGCTACTTTTTTTTCGCATACGATACACATATTTTCTATTGTAATTAGAATAGAAAATTCATTTTTTCATACTTCCGTTTCTGTATCTTGTTTACGTGCTTTTTCCGAGAAGTCGCGATGCGCTATAAATTCTCCTTTACATCCTGGAGAATAATAGATAGCAGTAACAACCGGAATTAGCTTGTCCAATTTCTTAGCGGTTAACTTCCGCTTGAAGATAGCTTGACAAGAGCGAAGTGTTCGAATGTTATTCTCGTAACCGTTACATTCGCTTATCCATTTACAACCTCTATAATCTATATAATACAGATCTGGTTTAACGTGTATACTTGTGAGACTTGTACATCCTGTACAAACTAATTCTTGTATATTCGGGAGATTAGCTATACTTGTAAGATTTGGACAATTCGAACAATAGAGCTCTTTCAGTTTAGAAAATTCGGGTATACTTGTAAGATTTGGACAATTTTGACAATATAAATATTTTAAAACAGGTAGTAGAGGTATAGTTGTAAGTCGTATACAACTCCAACAATTTAGACGTATCAAATTCGGAAGTAGTGGTATATTTGTAAGTGCTGTACATCCTGGACAAAATAGATCTGTCAGTTCTAGCAATACAGGTATATTTGTAAGAGCTGTACAATGTACACAGTCTATTGATTTCAAGTTAGGAAGTAGTGGTATATCTGTAACAGCTGTGCAGTCCGAACAATCTAGTTTTTCTATATTCAAATCCAGTTTCTCCTCCCCGGAGTTCCACTTACATACGATACACATATTTTCTATTTTAATCAGAATAGAAAATTCATTTTTTGTTAAGATATTTGAGAAGACTTTGGAAGCTTTTCAGAGAACGCACGAAGTGCTAAATATTCTCCTTTACATCCTGGAGAGTAATAAAGCTCTGTAACAGCAGGAATCAAGGATACCAGCTTCTTGTAAAGGAACCGTTTCTTAAGAAACTTCTGAAGAGTCTTGATTTTCGTCATATAGCGACATACGCAACGATAAGGGTGAAAGCCTTCTCCGTATCGATATTCATCCATATAATGTTTTTTGTATTGTCCACATTCTTTACAAAAATCGTATTCATCGTGATTATAATTACGAATCTGATGAAGAGGCTGAATCCATACGGAATTTTCATCGGCAATCAGAGCTTCCGTGAACCAGTTCTCAACCTTGTTAAAAGCAGGATCTTCTAGTCTCGTCACTTCGGTTCGTAAAAATTCAGAATCGTCATGAGCAATTCTCGGGTCGGCAATATTCACAAGAATATAGCTATCTGCGCTATTAGATTTTTCAAGAAGCTTCTTTTCAATATTCTTTTTCTCTTCTTCATCTCTGATAGTAAAAATGTTATAATCTTCACGATGATGGTGCATGAAATAAATCCAGCCTTTTCCATCTTCGAAAGAACTTTGAAAATCAACCATTCAAAAATAATTTTTTTGTAGAAATTATTTTCAATTTAGTAGAAGCGGAACCCCCATTTCTTGTAGTTTCCACCTCTTCTCATCCCCATAGAGGCGGTGGAAGAGGCGTTCGCCTTGTTCGCACGAAGCCAAAGGAAGATTCCTACCAGGACTACGACCACAACGATAGCCACAATAATCCACAGCCACATCTTCGATTTGGAGCTAGAAGAAGAGTCTGAGGCGCCACTCTTGTAGTTTTCTCTTATCATGTTCATCTTTGCGGAACTCATAGGTACTTTTTGACCATTTGCGTTGTACTGATACATTTATTCGTAAAAAGATTATTTTTTTCAACAGAAGTCTTTAAGATGAGCAAAATTTTTCACAATCCGATCGAACATTACCGTATTATCAAATACTATCTTATCTATATTTAAGATAGCATTCTCACGCTTGGATCTCAACGTTAAAATATTTTTACTTATCGAAGCTCGAATACTATTGATTTTATCCAGTTCTTTTTCTATTCGCGCCTTGTGGTGAACGCGATTAATATCGTTCTCTAAGCCTTGAGTATTAGCACCATCAATCTCGTAAAGTTCATCGAGATATTTCTTCTCAGATTCCGACATTTTCTGAAGCATCGTTTCAAGCTGTTTTAACATGGTTTCGTATTTCTCCTTTTTTCGTTCTGCGAGTTGAGGTATTACCAGTATATCTTTTTTATTTTCTATTATTCGCTCTATAATTTTCCCGTGATTGGTCTGATTCCGTTCTATTACCTTGTATATACTTTCTCGTACCACTTGTATATCCTCCAGAAGTTTATCCTCCTTCTCGTAAAGAGTCTCGAGATCCACAATGACTAGTAGCTGTTTTACAGGATCTCTAGGATAATTCTTTATCATGATACAATCTATACTATCATCTCGTCTTATCGCGCATATATAGTTTTTATAAGTTATAGCCAGTTTGTATTTCAGATTTTGTACACAGAATTTGAGACGTTTAAGTTGACGATAAATAGCCTTAATATCGGTTATGTCATCGTTAGAAATTTCATCTAGGGATATAGCTTGTTTATAGTTATTCTCAAGGTGTTCTTCCATCTCATCTTTATCAGGAGAAAGCTGTACTTGCATATCCCCATATGTGTTTACTATATCGTTATTTCCTTGTTTTCCAGCATATTCATCAGCTAGATTTCCTGAGCTTGCCATATCTATGTATTTCATCTTAAAAGGGTTGTTGCTTTTCGAGAGATTGATTTCGTATTTGGAAGGGATATATAGGAGGAATATGTCAGATGTTTTTAAACAGAAGAGTTCTACAAAGAAGCAGGTACCGTCCATTGTGAAGAATTTGTTGGGGATAAATCCTTTTGAAGAGAGTAGCTCCTGTAATTTATCAATACTAAGGGGCATTTATTATATGTATATGTTACTTAAAATGATATTTTTCAGAGAGAAATGTCGCAACCTGATAATAATTCAGATAATATAGATGCTTTACCTGTAGACCAAAATAGTCCTTCTCATACGGACATACAGATAGTAGACTCGCTGTTTAAACAGAAACATAGCACGATTCAGAAAATGTTAGCAGGAACACAAGATATATTGATTGTCGGATTTATTTTTCTTTTATTCTCTATTCCACAATCTGACGAGTTGTTAAAGAAAGTGTTACCAGTAACAGAAAAATCGCCTTATATTCTGCTAGGTGTGAAGATGCTGATTTTTATGTTTGTCTATTTTGTTGTGAAGAACTTGTATTTGGTGCGGAAAAAATAATCTTATAAATTTAATAATAAATATGCCGATTCTAAAATTTTACACGAAAGAAGGAGATATTATTCTAGAGAATCTCCGCATAGAAGATATTACCTCCGACAAAAGAACTTGCCTCCTGAACAAGAAGAGCTTTCTAAAAGATGAATATAAAATAGATAAGAATACTTACCTAGCTCTGAATGATCTGTTCTTCAAAATGTCGAAAATTTTTAACAAGTCGCAAACGCCTATAAACGCAATGCTTCTTAAAGAAGATAGTAATCGCATAATAATTGTACCTTCCAGAAGCTATGTATTCTGGAATGGAAAATCGGTAGACCCTGTGGAATATAAATTAATACAAAACGAATCCGATATTGTAAAGATGCTAATTGGCTAACTTATAATTGTACCCAAAAACTCCTAACATTAATGTAAAGGAAATTAGTATCCAATATATAAAAACTTTTTTGAAAGACAATCTCTTCTTATTTTCGTTTGTTTGATAATATAGAAAAGATGGTCTAAATAGCAAGAGAATTAATAGTATCACTGCTGGTATTGCTATATATAGTTTTTTGGAGGACAGGAGCTCCTTTGCCGAGAACGACATGTAACTTCTTTTACCAGAATAGCTTGAGACCTGATTCTGTAGTCCATTGACTTGATTCTGTAATTGTGGAGTATCCATTTATTCTTGAATAATTTCTTGAATAATTTCTTGAATAATTTTCTTGAAAAATATATAGAAATTTCTATATATTTTATCTTATCTCTTCCTACTCGTCGTCACTGTCAAGCTCTTCCTCCAGCTCTTCTTCCAGCTCTTCTTCCAGCTCTTCTACCTCCTCATCCCCATCATCCACCCCCAGAGCCTTCTTCACAACTTTTTCAGCTACGTCATCACCATCTTCGTCGAGTGATTCAAGAAGCTCCTCTGTGTCTTTGGACTTTTTTGCCTTGGACGTTGTGTCTTTGGACTTTACGTCTTTGGACTTTACGTCTTTGGACTTTACGTCTTTGGACTTTACGTCTTTGGACTTTACGTCTTTGGACGTCGTGTCTTTGGACTTTACGGGTTTCGGGATATCCTCATCTTCCGAATCTGAATCAACGACTTTCTTCTTCTCAACCTTCTTCTCAACCTTCTTCTCAACCTTCTTCTCAACCTTCTTCTCAACCTTTTCGTCGTCTGAATCGACATCAACTTTCTTCACTTTCTTTTCAGGCTTCTTTTCAACTTTCTCTTCTGTCTCTCCGTCAGAGTCCAGATCTACCTTATTCTCAGTGGGTTTTTCTACGGACGATTCCTTAAACCGGAATCCCCATTGTTTGCATACTTCCACATCTTCGGCAGTAAGTGGAACGACCTTGTTATCTACAATTTTCCCTGTAACGATATGGTCTTTACCGGAATCGATAACAAAATCGGTTTCGGCGTGAAACAGGACTCCTTGAAGAACCTTGTGCTTACGGAAAATACGCTTTACATCCTTATCTGGAATGGAAGATTGTGCCGATGAGCTCTTTCCTCGCTTGGGCTCAGGAAGCACCTTCTTTTCCTTGGGTTCTTGTCCTTCATATTTCTTGTGAGTGGAGCAATAAAGACCAGATTTAGGTTTTGTCCCACATCGCTGTCCTTTATTCTTCCCCTTTGAAGAAGCATAGGGACAACCTCCACCATCGTCGGTAGGAGTATGTTTTGATTCTTTGGAAGTCTCCTTGGGTTTAACATCTTTTGGCTTAGATTCCTTCGGCTTAGATTCTTTGCCAGATGTGTTTTCCCACAACTCCATAAGCTCCGATTCGTCAAGTTTGAATTTTTTCGCCACAACAGCTACATACTTTTTGAGGGCGGACGATACCGCATTCTCAAGATTTTGCATTAGAGTCTCCATATGGTTGCGATATTTTGCGAACAAATTTATTTTTTCAATTTTTATTTAGAGATTGATTTTTATGTTAAAAATGACAGAATCGGCTATACGCGATTTTTTACTCACAGGAACAGCCTCGGATGCTATGAGAATTCTCGATAGCTGTATTGAAGAAAAAATACCTCATGTGGGTCTTGAACTTGGTAATTTTTTTCAATCTATCTTTCCAGATAATGTTAACATTCTTTTAAAAATAGGAAACTGTGCTTTCTTTTGCGAAAAATACGATTTATGCTACGATCTAATTACAAGAATAAAGGCAATGACCATACAAAGCAATTTTTTACAACTATTATCACATAACCAATTTCTGTGTATTCCTCACGTGAAAAATCGGTACATACATTACAATAATGATATAGTGAATAAAATTCTTAATAGACCTGCTTCAAAGTATCCTATTATTACGTTCACTATCACAACCTGTAAGAGATATGACTTATTCGAGAAAACTATGAATTCGTTTTTAAACTGTTGCACGGACTTGGATCGTATCGATAGCTGGTTTTGTGTGGATGATAATTCATCTGAGGAAGACCGGGTCAAGATGAAAGAAAAATATCCTTTTTTCGAGTTTTACTTCAAAACTCCCCAGGAGAAAGGACATCCACGTAGTATGAACATAATTAGAGATAAGGTAAAAACTCCTTATATCTTTCATATGGAAGACGATTGGCAGTTCATATCGAAGCGAAAATATATATCTGAATGTATGGATGTCCTTTCCCAGTCTGATAAATTTGGGCAGTGTCTTGTAAACCGGAATTATGCAGAGACAGAACGCGATTTCAAAATTCTTGGTGGAATAGAAAATAAAACTAATGCAGGTACTCGATTCTTCATACATGAGTACTGTGCTACCGAAGAAGAGCTGAATAATTTCAACATCAAATATGGAAACAGCCCTAATTGTGCTTATTGGAAACATTTTTCGTTCAGACCTTCTCTACTAATAAAACATATTCTTACTAATCTTGGAGCTTTCGACGAGAAAGTTTCACATTTCGAGATGGAATATAGTAGCAGATACAGCCAAGCAGGTTATCTTTCCACATTTCTAGATGACATTTACTGCTTACATATCGGGCGGTTAACATCGGAACGATTCGATCCTGAGAAGACTAATGCATATGTGCTTAATGATGAGAAACAGCTTTTCGGAAAAGAAGAACCACAACCTTCTTTCAAAACCTACGTTCTGAATCTTGACAGGCGTCCTGATCGAATGGAGTCTTTTAGAAAGAGTATTGAAGGTATTGATCTTCAGTATGAGCGATTTTCTGCTATTGATGGTTCCAAGTTGACCCCGAATAAACAGTTACAGAGAATATTTGAAGGAAATGACTATAATATGCGAGAAGGGATGGTAGGTTGTGCAATGTCTCACGTTAAGATGTATATAGAACTAATAAATTCAAAATACGACTTTTTCTGTATTCTCGAAGACGATGTAACCTTTGTTCCAGATTTTCTACAAAAATTTAAATATACCTGTGACAATCTTCCAAAAGAATGGGATATTTGCTATTTAGGACACCATCTTTGGAAAAAATTTAAGACTGCTGATTACTACGATAAAGAGGCGTACCCTATTTTTGAAAAGTGGTCAACAAAACAATCGTTGAAATATTCGATGGGTGGAACTGGAGGATACCTCATATCTAAGAATGGGGCGAGAAAGTTCCTCGAAATCTTGAACAAGGTAGGGATGTTAAATGGTATAGACACTATGCAACAGAAATCGGCAGACCTTATGAATATCTATTATTGTAAGCCTCATCTAATATATAGCGATTGCTGTACTCCAGAGAAAACTTCTGATACCGACATTCAGTATAATTATAAATCTCTAGATATGCTGAAGATAGTTAGCGTTCTTGAGTATCCTGAACGGCTAAAAAAGAACGGGATATACGATATTCGAGAAGCGATAGCTGGCTCGGACGCAAAAATTATCGCAAAGACCAGAGAACCGCTCGTGAAACCGCCTACAGATAGTCTACAAGTTGCGGAGGCTAAACGCGAAGGCGCTAACGCTAAGGTCGTATACCTGTTCCCCTGTAGTGAGACCACTCACACGTACGAGGCTGTCAAGGAGCTTCACGGAATGTCGAATTTCTCTATTCTCGATTTGCCTTTCAACAGTACTGATGGTGGAACTATGGAGAACTTTGCGGAGGTTATTAAGGAAATAATAAGCTGTACCGATTTCGATACCTGCTCGCAGAAATTCGTGAACAATTCGTACGGAATAATATTTCCACACGATAAGGGAGATTTGTGCTCTCTATATTCTACAAAATTAGCGAATCTGAAAAAGATTTTAACGAGTTCCGATCCGGTATTTCTCATTCACGTTTCGAGGTGGAGAAAAGTAGATGTGAAAGTGTTTGAAGAACTCTTATCTCTGTGTAAAAATTTAAGAATAATTACTGTGAACGGATTGCCAACGTCTACAGTCTCCACACACAGACTTATTTCTAGACAGTTGGAATTTCCTGAAAAGTGGGCTAACGATGATTGGAGCAATCAGTATAAAATCGCTTACGACCAGACAGTATTCCGTGTGAGGGTAGGGGAGATTATTAACGAGGTAATTACAAAATAAATTATATGGATTCTTGGCTTGAAAATGCTAACAGTACTTTCTCCTTGTTCAAATATGAGTAATTCAGTATAATCTGACTCCAGGAGTAAAAATAGATTGGATATCAATATCGGAAGAAAACAGAATAGTATTAGGATATTTTAAATACGAATTAAAAATATATTTTCTGAAATAAATGTCTAAAATTCTAGTCGGAATACCATATTTAGAAGATACCGATATCAATCCTGATGGATCCTTGAAACCGCATGTAGGGAATGGAAAGCCTGTTATACTAATGGTTCAGGGAGATTTTTGTGGATATTGTACAAAGGCTAAACCAGATTTTCAAAAATTCGCAAAGTCCTCAAACGTAGTTGCTGTCACTATTCAGACCGATGGGGGTGAAAGTGACAGAAAAGCTTCTAAAGCCATAGCTGTGGTAAATAAGAGTCCTGGAGTGCCGGCTTTCTTAGGCTTCGATAAGAATGGAAAGTATGTGAAAACACATCAGGGGAATCGTGATTTCGCCTCTCTAGAACAGTTCAGTGCATCGTTGTAGTGTTTGCGATATAAATTCTGAATTTAATATCATAAAGATATTAAATAAATGGTTCTCGTAAACAATGAAGAAATTAGTATCTACAAGTTAGACTCGGAAAACAGTTTGAAAATACGCATCTCAGATCACATGAGAACTCTTCCAAAGTACCTAAGTGGAATAGATGGTGTAGATTTAACTAATCTTCCCAAAAAATTCAAAGTTGTAGATATCCTCCAACTCATAAAAAGCGACGCAGAAAAAAATACCGATTTCGCGACTTTTTTAGGCAAACTACCTGATATGCCTTCCCTCAACGTAAAAAACGATATCCTTCTCCCTTGGTTAGTCTACAACAAGGAGATAGCTACTCTAAGCGAATACAGCCCTATCGTCCTGGACAGTTTCGCTTCCACGTTCACGGAAAGCGGTTATTTCCCTTCCGAGAGCGACTTTCTTCAATTTTGGAAAACTGGAAAGGACTCTGTAAAAAAAGATATTGAAATCAAGATCAAACAAATAGCTTCCGAAAATAAAAAATATACTGAACTCTATAAAATATTTGAAGATATCGAAGATGGTCTCGGATACACTGAATTCAAAACGGAACGAGTTATGCTTAACATGAGCTTAGATCTTAAAAGTATAACTCCACTGGAAATTTTCAACTATATAGTTCTCACCGAATCGATACCTTTTGCAGTTTGTAAAAAATATTATAAAATTTTGAAAGATTTTATCCCATCGGAAGAATGGGCGATAAGAGATGAAAATACCGACGATATTCTCCTCAAGATGAACGAGAAACCTATCGTAGATACCACAAAATTCAAGGACTACACCGATGTGAAAATAAGTGTTTCAGGAGATATTGGTTCCGAAAATGTAGAAGTCTTTATGAAGCTGATAACAGAACGAGGATATCTTTCTAGAGATCAATTTATTGATAGGTTCTTCACAAGTTTCAAAACTAAAATCAATTACACAAATATTGACGAGACTGAGGTGCTGGGAATTTTCTATTTTCCGCAAGAACGCATCAATACATACGTGTTCTCAGACCTGGTAATGAACAATATTCTCTTCTCTTCTCTGATAAATATTGACGAAAGTAGCAAATCCACAAAAAAGAAATCAGAAGGTTCACAGCCTTGGATTTACATACATTTTAATCATCCTTCTACAGGTCACGTTACGGCTTCGATAACTCAGAAACTTGTTAACCGTTCTGAACCTATAATGAGAGAGGAAGATCCGGATATTTTTCCACATGGTCAGCCATATATAAGAGTAAGAGCGAAAGGGCGAGATATGAAATCAATTCAGTTTTTTCAAGAAATGTTTTCGAAGCTATTAGTCATGTATAATCAGAAACACAATGAGATTGTGGAAATTTATGAACAATTCATTCCCGATTTTGGAGTGGTGGAAGAATTTGATGTTCCTGATCTCAAACAATCCGATATGGCTCCAGATATCTTTGTCAGCAATTTCTCGCGCTACTGTTCGGAGATGAGATACCCTACTATAGTCACAGATAAGAAAGCGAAGAAATACAAGACGCAAGGAAAGGAAGTTATGGTTTTCCCCAGAGGAATTGAAGGGAACGAGAAATCTCCCATTCCCAGCGATGGGAAAAATCAGCACAATTTCGTGTGCTTAAATCCCGAATATCCGTATCCAGGTCTTCAGATAAATAACAAGCTATCTAATGCGGATGAATATCCGTATCTCCCTTGCTGTTTTAAGAATGAACAGAGTAGTAAACCCGGAGGAATATATAGGCATTATTATTTTGGAGAAGATCTTGAGGTAAAAGATAAAAAACAGCAAGACCTCATCACTACAGATAAAATATTAGGAAATGATAAGTATGGTACTCTTCCCGATGACTTACAAAAATTATTCGAAGTACTCGATACGGACACAAAATACAAGTATATTAGGATGGGGGTACATAGAAACTATTCTAGCCTTCTAAACGCAGTTATGGTGGCTCTAAATGAACAGACCAGTATTTTGGATATTCCTGAAGAGTCTAAAAGAGCTAGAAGACTTAAAGAAGTGCGAAAAGAGCTTGCTTCAATAGAGAACTCTGTGATGGCTAGACAATGCTGTTACGATGTGAGTCAATCTCAGATTTCTGACAATTTGAAAAATACTGACGTGTATATGGATCCGAAACTATACTCTCAATTACTTGAAGGGTATTTTAACTGTAATATTTTTATTTTCAACAGAGAGAAAATGATAATGCCCAGATTCGCACAAAGCTATTATAAAAATAGAAGGGAATCTCCTTGTATCTTTATATACGAACACTGGGGGAGCAAATCCGATAACACAAAATATCCACAATGCGAAATAATAGTACGGTGGAATGTAAACAAGAAAGAAGATATTGAATATAGTTTTCCTTACGATAGCAAGATAAGTAGAAGCATTAACAAGGTGTTTAGACTACTGAACGAATCGTATGTGCTAGACAAGAAAATACAGGAAATAGTATTCCCTATAGTTGACCAGGATATCAAAATAATTTCTCAGACTATTGATAGCTACGGAAAAACTCGATGTATAAATATAGATTTCAAGGGAGAGAGACTATCTCTTTTAACTACTCCTATTCCACCTTTACCTATAAGAGAGTCTAGAGACGGAGAGAGTGAAATTATGAAAGTGTCGAGAAAAACTGCGTTGTCGTTCTTCAAGAAAATAGGGGTTGCTCCTATTTCTCAAAATCTCGATAGCCTACGAGTAGTTCAGGTGAATTCTGTCTTTGGAAACGTAAATATCTCCATTCCTGTAATAGAAGACGATCCCGTACCAGAACTACACTCGCTTTTCGGTGTCTCATATCCTCAAGATAACGTATCATATCTATCTATTTTCAACAAAAATAAGAAGATAGCTAGATACGTGACAGAATATCTATTCTGGTGTTTCTCCCGTTACATACAAAGTAACAATGTAGAAACAGTAACAGATAAGGTACTAGCAAAGTTCGCAAAAGAATCTTTCACAATTAATCCTAAACACGAGTACGATAACGTACCGAAGAATTTCAGTTTGAATAACACTATTATGGATAACGGAAAAATAATAGTGAAAAGTGAAGAAACGATGAAGAGGCTTATGTATGTTCTGAAGCTGTATTCTGTACGTGATATCAAAACCCTAAGATCTTACCATATGCGAACTTCTATTACCCATTATTATGTTGACATTACAGATTTCGACTACTATCCAGGACAGGTAATACTACAAGGAGACGACTCAATTGATAAGTGGATACAAGAAAGCAAATTTAGCCTAACTCTACACAGTGATATTGTAATAGGTCAATATACACCTTATTTCTTCAAGAATACTATTATAGATGAGAATAAAGTGTTCTTAGCGCAAAATACGAATTCGCTGGAGATGGCTATGGCTATCGGAGTTAGTTGGCAGAAGCAGAAATATAATAGTGGTCTGGATACTGATGTGGTTGCGAAGAAACAAGAATTCAAACTGTATTCCTATGTGAATTCTGAAAATATAGTACCGTACGAGGTGAGTGGAAAACCTGTAGAAAAACAGATAAAGATAGTTGGGTATAAACTTGGTGATTCCGCTTTTTATACGGTATTGTTAGAACTGGAGTAAAAATATTTTTATTTCTATAATAAATGTCGTTACTTGATCTTAACGGAATAAAAGCCCTATTCGCGAAAGGGCTCGATCACGCCAAGCAGACTTTCCCCGAGGGGCTATTTAGTGTGGATCACGACCTATGCGACTATCAACTCTCTCTTGTAAATAAGGCGCAAGATCTTACGACTCTTATGAATGCTATTGCTATACGCAATGTTACTCTCTCTACAGCATACGATGGTCCGAAACCTGTATGCTCTGGATGCGAAATACAGTATAATCCTGTACAATTCGGAGTAGGAAACAGCGGATGGTATTTCAACTACGGAGTAGCTGGTAATTTATCTTTTGTTTTCAGCTTGGGGAGAATTGAAATAGCCCCTCCGAAAGTTGTACGAGAACAAGGACTTCCACCAAGTGAAGCTGTTCGGTGGGGACTCGGAGGTGGAATAGGAATAGGAGATACGTGGTATAATTTTCCTGCGGAGATTATTTATATGAACTATGCACAACCTAGCTATTCTACTTTCTCTCTTGTAGGTTCCGGAAATACTCTTAAGAATGTTACGCTACAAAATGCTCAAGCAAATTCTCTATTGCCTACAGCGAATCCACTTCAGTTTTCTATGTCAGCTACTTTCACGTCTCCAACTGATAACAAGGAACACAGTATGTCTGTAACCATGATTTCCAATACTCCTCCCGTACCGAATGTTCCGAACTCGTGTGGAGGATGTAGCGATAACCTAGGATCTCTGTACTATTCGTACACCGATATGGATATTATATTGACTATAGACGGGGCTGTCCAAACTGGAAAAGGTTGGATTGATCATCAGCTTCTAAAAACAGGTGTTCCTAGAGGTCTTATGGCTCAGGCTCAAGCGTCCGTAATTAATACGCTGTTGAGACCTGTATCTGGTGGATGGCTTTGGTTTGCTATTCAAGATTACGAATCCGATACTCAGTATATGTTATGTCACTTTTTCGCTTCGAAGTTTTACAAAGATGACATAAAGATGAATGAAGATATTCCAATGCAACTTGTAAATGTCTATAAAAAAGGAGTAACTCATTTCAAGCCTACGAGAACCGATATGTCGGTCTCAGATTTGAAGGTTAAAATGGTGAAAACTATAAACGTGAATGGACTTGCGCTACCTGCCACCTATAATATTACTCTTCCTGGTGGAAAGAATGTTGTTCTTACATTGGCATCTTCTCCAGATCAGTATCTTACACCGTACGGATCGTATGAGAATCCTGCACTTCTGTACGGAGCAGATGATTTAACAAAACCTATAGGAATTGGAATCATAGAGGCTAATGGGTACTTTACGAATGATGAGTATGCTCAGCGGTATATTAGCTCTGCTGGAGGGGATGCTAACGATAGTAGAGCGTTGGCTTTAGTATCGCGTTCAGTATCTCCTAATATTCACCAGACCGGATGGCAGAGATTCTTGTCTTTTATGGTATTTTTAATTCCACTGTGGATACTGATAATGGTACTAATATACGTGTTGTATTCTAGAAGTAATAGGAATGCGCGTTTTATGGTGATGGTAGCTGTTCTGTTGCTGTTCTATGGGTTGTATTATTGAGGGGTGTAGTTATTTTCATATCTGTGATGATATAAAAATATTTTTACCATATTTTACCATATTTTACCATATTTTACCATATCGAAAAGCGAATTCAGTATAGAATTTTATCATTTCTCACCATATTCCATCATATTTCTACGCGGGAAAATATATCCGTTCCATTGCCGTTCTTCATTTTTGCGATCATTTTGCGATTTTTTGGAAGTTTTGAGAGAATATACTGAATACAGTTTTCGAAATCTACTTTCCACATCATAGATTTTCAAATTCTTTCAAATCCAGAAACGAGATTGTAAACACCTTTTTATTTTGCGGGTCATGTGGAAATCGGCGATCGCCAACTTGGCGCCATTTTTTCCTTTTTTCTAAATTCTAAAATTTTAGAAAATTATTTTTTATAGAATCTTGAAAAATCTGAAAATCCAAAATGGCGATCGCCAACTTGGCAAGAAAAAATTTTCAAAAATCCCTCCCACATAAAATTCCACGACACACATTTTTTTGTGTGTTGATATGGAAAATTTTTAAAATTTCCCGAAAAAGAAAAAGAAGGCGTTCACAATTTCCTTTTTCCCAAAAATTTGAGATCAGGAAATTTTTTCTGATCTTTTTTCCAAAAATTACGCAAATCCACGCAAAAATTTTTGACCGAAATGTGTATTTCAGAGACTGTATTTACCTTATAATATTGACCACGCAAAATTACGCAAAATTACGCAAAATGATTTAAATAAATTTTTCCATAATAAAATGAATGAATGTGAATTTTGCCATTCTAAATTTAGAAATCGTTACTCACTACGTGAACATCAGAAGAATGCGAAATATTGTCTGAAAATAAGAGGTAAGGAAAATGATTATAAATGTGAGGTATGTGATGTTGAATTATTGGGGAAAAGAAATTATTTGAACCATATATCTACTTGTCTTACGATAGAAAAATATAAAGCCCTTAAGGTTCAAATTTCTGAACTTAAAATCCAAATTTCTGAACTTCAGAAAAAGCCTACTACTGTAAATTTTATTAATAACCTTCAACACCTTGATGGCGATTGGTTAACAGAACAAGCTGACCTAATAACTGAAGAAGATTTCGAACAAGGAATACATGGTCTGGCGAAGTTCGCTATAAATAATTCTTTGAAGAATAGAGTAGTATGTACAGATATCTCGAGAAAGAGTTTAAAGTACAAAGAGCTCAGTGGAAAAATAGTGAGAGATCCGAAAGGGAAAAATATTGCAAAGATGTTTTTTAATAGCATTGAATCAAAGGCAGACGATTTTCTCCCTGGTATTATCGAGAGAGTAGATATAGAACTCAGGAATTCTCAGCATTCTGAATATGTTGTAAATATGATACTCGAGAAGATGAAAGAAATTAACGAAGTCAGTTGCGGTATAAAACAGATTACGAAAGGACAGGAACACGAGCTCAAAGAGAAGTTCACTAAACAACTTTGCGATCTTCTTCCGAATCCGTAAATACATTCTCAGACTACTTATAGTCTGAGAATATAAAAATAGTTTTAACCTCATTCTTAACTTGGAAAATAAAAAATCAAAATGAATTTAAAAACTTGTTTTCAGACTGAAATAAATGTCGAAAAACGGGAAGCCAACATATACGAAAAAAGATCCGATAAGTCATATTTTGGATAGACCAGATATGTACGTAGGGTCTGTAAGACCGAGAGACGTTGAAGAATATGTGGTTGTTGACGACAAGTATAATATAAGGAAAAAGTCCGTTAATATCTCTCCAGCAGTTCTGCGGATCTTTGTAGAACCGCTATCAAATATTATCGATAACGTAACTAGAAGTAGACAAGCAAACATTAAAGTAACAAAGATTTCTATAGGAATTAACGAGGACTCCGGCGAAATTTCAATGTGGAACGATGGAGAGGTTATCCCCATTGAACTACACCCTGAAGAGAAATGTTATAATCACAGCTTGATTTTCGGTCAACTTCTAACATCATCTAACTATGACGATGAAGAGGATAGAGAAGATATTTCGGGCAAGAATGGGTTGGGTGGAAAAGTATCGAATATTTTCTCCACTAAATTCACTGTAGAAGGACTAGATCCTTCCAATAAAAAGAAATTCAAACAAACTTGGACGAATAACATGAAAACTAGTACTGACCCACAAATTTCACCAGCGAAAACCGCAAAAGGTTACACTAAAGTCTCATTTCAACCTGATTATCCTCGCTTCGGTGTTGAAAAGCTGACCTCAGATATTCTTTCATTGTACAAGCGCTACATTGTAGATATGGCTATGATCACAAAAGTTCCCGTATTCTACAACGACGAACAAATCCCCGTTTCCACCCTGTCCGACTACGCAAAACTATACGGGGATTCTGAAGAAACCCTAACAATTAAAACGAAAGATTGTGAAGTCGTAATCACCCCATCCGATTCTGATTTCCAAGTAGTATCTTTCGCCAATGGTGTTTGTACACCACTAGGAGGTACTCACGTGAATGCCTGGTCTGAAGCTATCTTTCGACCCCTTGTAGATAAATTTAACAAGCCGAAGAAACCTCAAATTAATATTTCTGATGTGAAGAAATTCTTCAGACTATTCGTCGTCGCTACAGTGAAACGACCGGAATTTGACAGTCAATCTAAACTTAAATTGGAAGCTCCTGAAGTTCAAGCGGAAGTCAAGAAAACTCACATTACTGCTATCTCGAAATGGAGTGTTATGAATATGATTGAAGATATTATTAGAGCAAAAGAACTTGTGGTTCTTAAGAAATCTGAACGAAAAAAGAGAGGTTATGAACATGTTGAAGGACTTGACCCCGCAAATAACGAAGGAACCTCAAAATCCACAGATTGTACTCTCATCCTTGTAGAAGGACTTTCTGCAAAGACGTACGCTTCATGGGGAATTCAGAAAGGTGCTTTCGGAAAACAGGGACGCGATTGGTTTGGAATCTACCCTCTAAGAGGTAAAATTCTAAATTGTAGAAATTCTAGTCCTGTTATGATTGCCAAAAATTTTATCGTTGGAGATGTGATAAAATCCCTAGGAATTCAGTACGGAGTTGACTACTCGCTAGACGAGAACTATAAAAAACTCCGTTACGGACGAGTAATGATTATTACCGATGCGGATACAGACGGTCTTCATATTTCCGCTCTAATACAAAATATGTTTCACTGCCTTTTCCCTACTCTTCTCAACAGAGAGAAGCCTTTCATTACATCTATGCAGACCCCTATCGTTCGAGTATATCAGGGGAAGAGCGATATTCTCTTCTACGATGAGCAGGAATACAGAAGATACGTAAAAGAACATTCTGATGAGAAAATAAATAAAAAATACTACAAGGGGTTGGGTTCCTCAAATGAAGAGGATGTCGGGGAGACATTTGGTGAAAAGCTAGTGGAATACTATCAGGACGAATCCACAATGGATACCATGTCGAAAGCTTTTCACAAAAACTTTTCTGATGTGAGAAAGACCTGGATCGCCAACTACGATCCTAGTAAGACAGTTCTGAAATGGCAAGGAAATAAACAAGAAGTGAAAAGAATTTCCTTTACAGATTATATTGACACAGAACTTATCAAATTCTCTATAGACGATTGTAAAAGAAGTATTCCTAACGTTATGGATGGACTGAAAGAAGGTCATCGGAAAATCCTTTACGTTACCCTTCTACGAAAACTGAAATACACAGGAAAGACTATCAAAGTGGCTCAGTTGGCAGGTTCAGTTTCTGAGCGGTCTGCGTATCATCATGGAGAACAGAATCTCTCCACGACGATTACCACTATGGCGAATTCTTACGTGGGGAGCAACAATATTCCGCTACTATTCAGAGACGGACAATACGGGTCTCGAGCAGAAGGAGGAGCGGATGCGGCAGCTGGTCGTTACATCTTCACGAAGTTGGACGCCATGACTCGGTTAATTTTCAGAGAAGAAGATGATTGCCTTCTAGAACATATCGAGGATGATGGAGAAAAAGTGGAACCGAAATATTATGTTCCGATTATCCCCATGGTGCTAGTGAACGGCTGTAAGGCAGGTATTGGAACAGGATGGGCTTCAGCAATCCCCTGCTACAATCCGCTAGATCTAATTGAATGCATCAAGGCTTGGCTAGAAAACGGAAATAAAGCCTTCGATACTGATGAAGATAGTGGAATAACAGTTTCGCTATTGCCAGAAATCAAACCATGGTATAGGGGACATAAAGGTAGACTAGAACAACTAGGAGAAGGAAGTTATATGTCTTGGGGCGTGATGGATAAGGATGATAAAGGGAAGATTCACGTGACAGAGCTTCCTGTAGGAATGTGGACAAGCGAGTTCACGAAGCGACTTGAAAGTCTGAAAGAAGAGAAGAAGATTGCAAACTATAAGAATCATTCCACGCCCAAAGAAATTAACTTTATCATTACAGAAACGAAGGATGGAACTGCTTGTAGCGAAAAGAGTTTGAAGCTGTATGAACCTATAAAGACCACGAATATGGTTCTGTTCAGTAACGAGTTTGCAATTAAGAAATTTAACTCGCCAGAAGAGATAATAGATATGTTTTGCGGGGTGCGATACGATTACTATGTGAAGCGGAAACATCGGCAATTGCGGGAGTTGGAGCGAGAAATTAAGATGATGGGGAATAAGAAGCGATTTCTTGAAGAAGTCCGAGATGGCGTGTTCAGGCTATTCGATGAGAAAAAAGGGAAGAAGCAGAGTAGAAAGACAGCGGATATTGTAAATGATCTCGAGGAAAGCGGATACGATAAGGATTCCGGGATAGAGGAAGTTGTGGAAGGGGAAGAAGTGGAATCGAAAAAGACCGGATATGAGTACTTGCTTCGGTTACAGATTAGTAGTGTAACGGCTGAGAAAATCGATAAGCTGAAGAACGATATCGCAAATCGGACTTCCGAATATGATAAACTGAAGGAAACGTCTGAGAAAACTCTTTGGCTAAACGATTTAGAAGAGTTGAGAACCGAATATTTGAAATGGCTCCCAGTCATTAACAATGAGAAGGTGAAGAAGAGACAGAAGAAACAGTAAAATTATGTATAATATAAAAATGATTTTTTTTGGAGAAAAAAAGTGTGAAATATGTTTCCAGTATCTTGTTTTTCATGTAACAATCGAGTGGGTCGATTGGAAGAAAAATATTATTCTCTACTTGAATCAGGGTTAACTAAAAAAGAGGCACTTGATACATTAAATATAAAGCGATTTTGTTGCCGTAGGATGTTTCTTGGTCACGTAGATGTCATAGGCAAACTACTTCTAGTTCCTGCTGATATCCCCAGCTCGCCAGAACAGAAACTAGAAAAATCGGGCTAATGAACGATTTTTAAAAAAAAAATTTTTATTCTTGTCAAGAATAAAATGTATGTTTTAGTAAATGGAAAATACCGAAAGGTTCAACAGAAGAAAGACGGTAGTTATTTCTATGTAAAAGACGGCAAGCGTGTCACCACCACGAAAAAGCCTATGAAGGGCAAGAAACCCAAGTCAAAGCGCCGTTCGCGCAAAGGAAGACCGAGAAAGTCCGGAAAGCGTTCGCGTAAGCGTTCTCGTAAGCGTTCTCGTAAGCGTTCTCGTAAGCGTTCTCGTAAGCGTTCTCGTAAGCGTTCTCGCAAGCGTTCTCGTAAGCGTTCTCGTAAGCGTTCTCGCAAGCGTTCCCGTAAGCGTTCTCGCAAGCGTTCTCGCAAGCGTTCTCGCAAGCGTTCTCGCAAGCGTTCCCGCAAGCGTTCTCGCAAGCGTTCCCGCAAGCGTTCGCGTAAGCGTTCTCGTAAGCGTTCTCGTAAGCGTTCGCGCAAGCGTTCTCGTAAGCGTTCTCGTAAGCGTTCGCGCAAGCGTTCCCGCAAGCGTTCTCGTAAGCGTTCTCGTAAGCGTTCTCGCAAAGGACGTCCGCGTAGACGCTCGCGTAAGGGGAGACCGAGAAAGTCCAGACGTCCTTCTCGCAAGGGGAGACCGAAGTCTAAGAGCCGTTCTCGTAAGCGCTCTCGTAAAGGACGTCCGCGTAGACGCTCGCGTAAGGGGAGACCGAGAAAGTCCAGACGTCCTTCTCGCAAGGGGCGTCCTCGCAGACGCTCCCAAAAAAAAAAGATGAACCAATGAAGAGAAGAAAGCGCAGAGTTTCGCTAAAGAGACAGGTAGATGAAGTTCTTAGAGGAGCGAAACTAAGACAGGTGAAAGGTGGCAGAAAAGGCAGAAAGAGAGGAAATTTCGTGTACAAAGGCACACACACGAAGTTTGTGGATCTTGATGAATAAATAGGAAATGTGAGAATTTTTTATACAATAACTGTATAAAAATAAATTATCCTCTTCAATAAATGGCTGATACAGTGTATCTATATCCTAAAACTTCTTGCCCATGTGAAACGTGCGCTACCAAATATCCTATTCCGAAGGATGGCCCGAAATCAAATCTCTCAGTTCGTGGATGCTCTTTCTCCCCCTATTTTGATTGTTACAACCGTGTGGAACTAAAGCGAGAAATTCAACCTCGTGACGATACAGGAATTTACGACTTAAATCCACAAGCTTACAAAAATAAACTCGCAAAGGGGTTTGATGCGGTAAAGTGTCCCTGTCCGATAGAATCTTGTCCTCCCGTAGTTTATCTCAGTCACGACCCTAGACAATTCGACGCAGTGAGAGCAGATTACATGCCTCTCGACACAATACCCATCGATGGTGATGTTAGACTTAGAAACGTGTATAACGATAAGTATGACGGGTACGGTATAGGATTTACCCCTTATGAACAGATAAGAGATGGACAAATAGTGTATTATGTGGATAAATCAATACAGGATCCTTTCTATAAGCCTGTGTATTCCGAACCCGCAGAAGAATCTACTGTCCTCTTCAAAGATCCCATGGGGGCTATGAAACCCGAGTACAATCGATATCCCCTGATAAATACGGCAAATCCCACAGTTACAACTGCGAAAAATTATCCTTACTGTCTGTCTTATCTACAAGATACGCAGTCGTACAGAGAAGACTTGATGGCGCTACAACAGCGTAGACATAATCAAGAAAAGTGGTCGGCACGATGGGGCACGATACAGGAATAAATTTTTTATACAAAGTAAATTGTATAAAAATATCTACGATGAGTATCTCGAACAGCACGGGACTCGCTTCGAATCCCAATTTCCTACATATATTCCGAGATAAGAAAGGGGTCTCATCACTTTCTGCGAAGCCTTAAAATTATCGTTAAAAACGATAAGACCCTTATCCTTATCCATACGCGAGACCCGAATAAAAGGAGTTTCTGCATAAAAGTTAAATTCATAGACGAAGTTATCTTTTGATTCTCGAGATGAAGATATGTAGAAACCCATCGCTATATCTAGTATACTTATTATCTTTTCTATCCAAACCTTTATAGAAGGATACTCGTCTATTATAGATTTTTTTGCGGATACAAAGATATCAACTTCTTTAAAGATGGTTTCAATCTGATCAGAATCCGTAACATTGCTTAGGCTCATCATAAGGTTCGATATATTTCCTTCGTATACCTTTTCCTTTTCGCATATTTCTCCTAGAGTTTTCCAATTAGTCATATCCTCATTTGTGAAATCGTAATTGTAGATGATGTCTTCCATTTTTTAAAAATATTTCTGAATATTTTAAAATCAAATTTATTTTCCTCGAATCTAGTGTCTCTGTACAAAGCTTGAGCCAATTGGACGCGACGAATTCGGATACATTCGCTTCTGCCATCCTTCCGCATTAACCTTACGCATCAAGCGCTGTTCCAAGTCTTCGCGGAACTGGAGCGAATCTCGTAGCCAACTATCTTGTGCAAGATATCGGATATTCGCCGTCAGCTCATTTCCCATTTCGTTTCCAGGTTCCATAGCACCATAGTGATCAGCATACGGAAGATGATCTATCTTGCTTCTTGTAACGTAATTAGGCATACGAATAGCATTCACATCATCGTACATAAATCGCGTCTGTCCTGTTACAGGTTCCAAATAAGATCTGTAGGAAGTACCGTACCCGTAGAATCTCGGATCGTACACATTATCATACTTCGCTTTTACACTTTCTGAAGGAGTTTCGAATGCAGGTTCAATTATTCGTGGATCGTGTAACGTGAATTGAAGTCCTTTATCATCTCGTTTACATGTTACCGGTTCAAATTGTTGTGTGAACGAAATACCAATATTAGAGTTGATAGGTTCGTTCACCTGATTTCTAGAGTATACACCAGGTGTTACAATTTGAGTAAAGAGATTTTCGTTGTACCGTCTCATTTCCGGGCTCTGATCGCAATTTCCCACTGGAAGATTTGAGGGGAGTCCGTTCATAACCTGATCCGGATTGTATCCACAAGCGGTATTTACCCATCCGGGATTATTATCTTGTACAGAGAGAACGTCATTTCTTCCTGTCTCTAGTCGATATCCTTCTACCACCGGAACAGTAGGCACGTAAGCGGTATCATCAACGGGAACAGGGGAAACGATGGAACCGGGACAAGAGCTCGAGTTTCTCGCCCCACAAGAGCTATAACCTTCCCGCACTTTGACAGTAGGCACATACGCGGTATCATCAACTGGAACAGGGGAGACGATGGCTCCCGGACAAGATTTCGAGTTCCTAGCACCTCCGCATCGACTACCGCTATACCCTTCTCGAACCGAAACAGTAGGCACATACGCGGTATCGTCAACGGGAACAGGGGAGACTATGGAACCGGGGCAACCTCCCCGAGATCTACTTCCGCAAGAACCGTAATTCTCCACAAGTTGTTTGGGACGAGTTCCACCGACCACAGTCGGGATCCGTTCAACAGGACGTGGAACGAGTTCAGTTCCGTTATCGATGTATCCACAACAAGTAGATTCGGCATATCCTGAAAGATACATTTCTTGTTGAATTCCGGGACTATTAATAATAGATCTGGTAATTAGATTATTATCACGCCACGATTCTAAATCGTGAGAAGGAGGAACCACAACAGGTTTAATTTTTGTTTTCGGATTCGCATCGATGTGATCGTATCCGTAAGCTAGACTTTGATTAAGTCCAACTGCGAATGCCGAAGGTGGATCTATGCTTATAGAATCGTTACAGAAAGGAAGGGGTTCTCCAGTAGTGAAAGTAACCTTGGCGGCATTATTGTTACGAGAAGAGCCGACGATACTTGAAGATCGGTAGGGTTGGAATTCGTAATTTTCTTTGGAAGGTTTCATTGTATTCCTTTGAATATAGTAAATAATAATTATAAATACCAAAGAAATTATGAGAAAATGTGCTCCGTACTTGAAGTTAAATAGCCACATTATGATCCCGAAAATCAGTATAATTCTAGTAATAGAATTTAGCTGTTCTGAAAGAGTCATATTGTTATGAGGAAAAAGTTGTATAGATCCGAATAGAGACCCGAAGTTCTCCGTCCAGAATTTGTTGGGGCACGACATTTATTTTATGAATAATCTATTCTCAAAAATGAAAAATAAAAATTAGAACATAGCTTTTTAAATGTCCAAGAAATTATCAAAGAGATTCACATTTGTTCTATCAGGAGTAAATACCGGAAAAATAGACCAGAAATACGGACTTACCACTTCCACACTAGAAGACGATAATATTCCCAATAACGCAACAAATATAGACGATCTCGACATTATTAGAAAAACACCAGATATAATATCCTTTCTTGACGAGTCTAAGCGACCAATAAAATGTTTCGTATCAATGATAGATTTTCAAAGTGGAAAGGAACTTTGTAAAGGGGAGATATATAAGTGCTTCTGGGATAAGAATCATTTTCCCGGATACGAGCCAATAGGATGTCCTATTAAATATATTCCTAGCAAAGCTACTAAATCTTACCATTCGGAAATTAGTAAAGAAAAATACACCATAGTAGAAAATGTTACTGAGAAGAGAGCAAATAAACTAGTAAAAGACCCTCGTATCTCCATAGAAACTAGAAATCAATACCAGACTGATGGTATATTCTGTTCATTTAACTGTTGTATAGCGTATCTTCGGTCTCCAGAAAATAAGCTAAATCCGTTATACAGATATTCGGAATCTCTTCTTCTAAGGATGTATCAAGACATAAATCCTGAAGAAAAACAGATAGACATCGCTCCAGCTCCACATTGGAGACTTCTCAAGGAATTTGGAGGACACTTGACGATAGAACAATTTAGGGAGTCTTTTAACAGGGTGAATTTTGTGGATCACGGAATTTTCTGCGTATCGATAGGGAGATTGTATGAGGATCAGCTAAAATTTTAAAAAAAATGATTTTTATGTTCGTTTTAAACATAAAAATATGGAGTTCAAAACTATACGATGTGAGGATGATCTGAACTACTATAGACAGTTATGTAAAGCGAATGGCGAAAAGATAATTATTCAGATTCCACAATACTTCACAAATCCTATTATCTCAAGGACAAGTCCGACAAAAAGATTTCTTATTAGACTAGATAGTGTAATGGACGAGCTGATACCAATCTACAAATATGTAGCTAAAAAACACATTTCTGTTCATAGAATGGGGATGCATGCGCGTCTTTACACGAAAACTAGCGATAATAGATGTATCTACTACGATATTGAAGGGAGGGTACTCGATCAAAGATCTCTCTACAACAAAAAAGGAGCTGTGCGATACGAAATACACGTAAAAGGATTTTCGGTAACTGAAGGTATCGCTATCCTTAATATCGTTCCTGTCCGATGCGTATTTTTCGAGTGCGAAGAAAAGGATGAAATCGAGTTGGAATTCCCGAAGGAAAAAGTGCTTAGTCTACCTCCTCATATGTTGAATCTGTTTAACAAGCTTCCGAAAGAGGATAAAATGTGTCCTATTTGTATGGAAGAGATTTCAGAAGCTCTTACGATGACTTCCTGTTACCATTTCTTTCACGTAGCTTGTCTCTCCAAAACTAAGGAGAACACGTGTCCAACGTGTAGAGCTTCTCTTGAGAAGAGAGAATGAGAAATAAAATGATTTTTATTTTATTTTTTACAAAAGCGTATATGTTCAAGATACTCGCAGAAGAAGATAAGAACAACTACTATAAAACTTTGAAAAGAGAGGATGGAAGCGATATTATTCTACAAGTTCCACAGTATAAAACAGATGATGCAATATGTAGAATCGAGTCTGCAATACAGTTTAACATATGCATTAGCGAGGCGAAAGAACTGGATGAACTGTATGATTTTCTTAGCGGAGAATTACCTGGTCAGATTAATATACAGACGAAATTCTACTATAAATATCTGGATAGTCAGAAAAAACCTAGTATTGAATACTACAATGAGACCGGAATTGCCATTTCTGAGAAAGATCTATGGAATAACCCAGGAATAATTATGTACGAGTTACACGTGAAGGGATTTTTCGTGAAAGAAGAACTAATATCGCTACATGTGTTACCGACACGATGTGTGTTCTCCAAAAATTATCTTTTCCCTATTGTTCTGAAATTTCCTGAACAGAGGAGAAAGATACCTCCTCACATGGTGGAAATGTTCAATAAGCTTCCGAAAGAGGATAGAATGTGCTCTATCTGTACAGAAGAGATTCGGGATAACATAGATATCACACCTTGTTACCATTTCTTTCACTACAGTTGTTTGGCAAAAGTAAAAATCCGACAATGCCCTATGTGTAGGGCGAAGATTTGAAATATAAGTTTTCGAGCCTTATATTGCCTTCTAATAATTTTGGAAGAATTGGAGGGTCGCTGGTCTTCTCTGTCTCGTTTTTATAGGTGGAACTTGAGTTAAATTATGGGGATTAAAATCGCCGTAGACTTGAACCCATGCGGAAAGCTTTTGATTCTCTTGTTGAATACCGATTTCGTTTCGAATGAAATCAGTTATAACTTCTATCGTTTGGTCTATCATACTTTGAACCATATTGGCTTGTTGGTCATTGGGTATTATGTATCTACTATAAATATCTCCAGTAGGGGGTCTGAAATTCTGGTAGATACCGTCCATAACTTCACATATACGAGCATTTGGTACAATAATTTTCCGATTTTTCGGGTCGACTCCTCGAGTGAGTTCTGTTACTTTTTTAGAAATGATATTCACGGTGTCTTTAGAAAAATAGCTACGGAAGCATGCATTATTTTCATCCCATCCTACGTGTCTAAGATAGTTGAAATCGCAGACTTCGCTTCCACAGCCATCACGAACTTTGTATCCGTAATCCATTTTATTATATACACAATAATTTGTATATAATTTAATATTTAAAATGGTAGATAATTTTGTAAAATGGATCCACAATACTCTGTGCTGTTATTTAGCAAGTATTCTTCCAATTGTAAAAAACTATTCGATATGGTAGGCTCCTCTGGAATAGATTTCGACAAGACACGTTTACAACTCCTTTGTGTAGACAACGAAAAAATACGGGCACGAATAAAACAAGACCAGAAAATAGAAGTGAAAACTGTACCTTGTATTCTTGTTATATTCCCTACTGGTGTCGTTGAAAAATATGAAGGATCTCATGCCTTCTCTTTTGTTGAGAATATAATAGTTAAATTCTTACCTCCGCCTCCTCCTAGGGAGTTTTTACCACCACCTCCCCCGTCGCCTCCTTCTGTACAGCACCGTGAACAGAAACAAGCTGAACCTCATGTGGAACACTATCAAGAGCCTGAAGAACCAGAGCAAGAACAGGAAGTTGCTTCTCAGGAAGAGGAAGAAGAAGCTGAAAACGTTCCTCCTCCAAAACCGAAACCGAGAAAAGGTGTTCCTGCGAGAATGAGACCTATAAAGGCTTCTGCGGGGCGTCCGTCGTCAGGGACTTCGTCAGGGACTTCGTCAGGGACTTCGTCAGGAAAACCACCGAGACATCCGGGACGTTCGTCAGGGAAAGCAGGTGCCACATCAATAGAAGATATTCCTATGAGCGATGCGCCCTTGGGCGACGAAGACGAGTCCGATCGGCACAAAACTCGTCCAGCACCGAGACGAATACGACAGGACGAGAGCAAATATATAGAAGATGAGAATCTATTCCCGGGGGAACAGATAGATCACAGGGTGGAAAAGAGGTCGTCAGATCCGAATAATCTGAGGGCGAAAGCGGAAGAGATGGCGAGAGGACGAGATGCGATAGATCGGCAGTTTGGTGGGCGACCAGTAGGTGACCGTCGACCATAATTGACAAATCTTCGTAACTAAATTTAAAATATGTTTTCGAAATATAAATGAGCAAAGGGTATATTGTTTTAGATTTAGATCAAACTCTTATATCTGCAGAGCCTACCGAAGAATACGATTTTTCTGCGAACAAGAACAAAGCTAAGAAATTCGTCTTTCACGATATGGATGGGTACTACGTTATATTTGAGCGACCTGGTCTTCAGCCTTTTCTGAGCTATCTTTTCGATAATTTCAACGTGTCTATCTGGACTGCTGCAAGCAAGGATTACGCCCTGTTCATAATCGATAAGATTATATTAGCAGGGAATAGTAATCGGAAAATAAACTATATTTTCTTTTCCTACCATTGCGATATTTCAGAAAGCTATAAAAACGGGACGAAAGACCTTAGTCTTCTTTGGGACACTTTTAAGCTCACAGAGTTTTCCAAAGATAATACTTTCATACTTGACGACTATGATGAGGTACACAAGACCCAACCAGGAAATTGTATCATAGCGGTTCCGTTTGAATTTAGCAAAGACGGAAGCGAAGGTGATAACTTTCTCGAAAAACTTATTCCTAAAATACGGCTTCTTAACGAGAAAGTAAAATCCGGCAGTTCTGTAGTGCCTTCTGTTGAAGAAATAAATAAAGATGAAATCGCAAAAGGGGGTAGCCAACCCAAGAGACGAAAAGGGCGTCGAAAATCGAAAAAATAGGAGAAGAAAATTGGATTTTTGAAGGTGTAAATCATACTGAGAAAGTCACAAATGAGAGGTTTGCAAGGGTTTATCCTTGCTACGCATTTTGCGTAGATTTGCGCGTTAGCGCCCCGGCATTTTCGATGAGGATTTTTTAAAGATATCTTTAAAAAATAATTAGAAATATAATATGTGTTCTTCACGTTGTGCTTTCTTTTACTAGTTTCCACTTTCCGGTATTCTGATCATATATGATAACTTCCTTCTCGAAGACAGGCTGTTGTAGCAGATTTTTCCTATATTGGTCAAGTAAGGGATTAGCAGGTTCGTCTACAAATCGACGAATTTTAAGCTCTTTTTCCTTATATTTTTCTTCGACAAGATCTATCTCTTCTTGAGAATATATTTTCTTGTCGTGTTCTTTTTTTTCTATTTCTGCTGATTTATGCGTATTTCTCATACGAAACGACATTTTATAGAATGCTCAAATTTTTTTAAGTCTCCTTACGGACGTCATTAAATTCCGAATAGAGCCATGTGTAGAAATCCGTCTCCAACTCAAAATCAAAATATGTTCGCGGAGGATTGAAACAACTCGGGCTATTTCTTGTACAGTTGATGTAGTAATATACGAGATCACTAGCAGAATTCTGCAGATTTTGCGGAGTTTTTCGAAGCTTCCAACAGACTGAACAATTTCCAGAATTTTTTCCTTGGCTTTCAATTATCTCTTTCTCTTTTTTTCCACCAGCCCTACACAGGTAAGAGTGATCACAATCTCTGTGATAAGCATAGGTTTTCCCTATATGTAACTTTTTGAGAAAGTCTAGATGAAGAGTCTCAAGTTCTTTTAGAGAATAGGGTCGTTCTATGTTAGATTTGTCTTTTTCTAGTACCGATTTACTCATTTATTCTATAGATAGACTTTTTAAATAAAGTTAACAAGAGTTTGATAAGTTTCAAGAGCATTTATCACAGAACCGGTTCTATTATAATCGGGTCCCTTTTCTTTGGGTAGCAATATAATTTCTATAGGTAATTTATCAACAGAATATGTATATTGTGTTTCATCTTTCTTTTTCAGTTCTATTTTCTTATCAAGTTCAGAATTTCGCTTCGGAGCATAACTATGAAAAGGTAGATTGTGATCATCTTTCAAAGTTCTGGTTTGGAGCGATACCCATTTCAACTCAGAGAGAAATTTAGTATTAGCTTCTAGCTTGTGAACAAACACAATAAGATATCGAAATTCTACTCCTAGTAACGCGTGTATTTTTGTTAGGAACATACTATATTCTCCGATATCCTTAATCTTTGTCATTCTAGGATTGTCAAAGTAGTGTGTGAAGAGGGGATAAATATCTTCCTTTACGGGATCGTAACCGTATTTTAGAGGTAGTCCGTGATAAGCCATTTGTATTGATTCACCATTTTTTTATATTTGGATAAATAAAGCTATGAAAGAAGTGTTAATCGCTATTACTTTAATTATTATTCTAACTGGAATAATTTTGTTAGCATCGGGAGTTTTTAGGAAGAAGGGGAAGCAAGTTAGTGTAGATGCGAAAATGCCAAATCCGTATCTCGATAACCCTGAGGAAGTAAAGAAAAAATATGGTCTTCCTCCAAACGAGAATTATATTCTTCCACAGGAGTTTAAAGTTGGGTTAATATGGCAGGAGAAACCGGTATTTATGAATAATTGCAATCCTGGAGTTTTATATCCTATTAACGGATTGGGACCGGATTACGGAACGAAGATGCCATCAAATTGTCCTTGTGCTGAATTTGTACAAGCCCCTTGAAAATTTATTATTCTGACAATAATAAATGTCCAAACATTGTTTTAAAGTACACGCTAAAAAACAACAACAAGTTCGAGAAGCCACAGATCTCGAGAAATTTTTGTGTAGAAATAAACCTGATACTGAAAGCATTTTTGTACATGATGGGAAAGGATGGGGATTTAGGAGCCTCGATCTTTTCAAGGGAGAAAGAGGAGATTTTAAATGGAATAGAGGTGAACGTGGTCATTTCGGAGAACGTGGTGAACGAGGAGAACGTGGCGAGAAAGGTGAACGTGGATTTCAAGGTCTTCCTGGACCAGAAGGTCCTATGGGAGCGAGAGGTCTTCCTGGTATACAAGGTCTTCGGGGACTTCAAGGTCTTCCTGGACCAGAAGGTCCACTAGGTCCACGTGGACCCATGGGTCTTCAAGGAATACCCGGTCCTACAGGTCCCAAAGGTGATCAAGGTGATCAAGGAATACCCGGTCCTAAAGGTGATCAAGGCGAACCAGGATTTCCTGGAGACATTGGACCTGTGGGTCTTCAAGGTGAACCGGGAATACAAGGAATTCAGGGTCTTCAAGGAATTCAAGGAATACAAGGAATTCAGGGTGAACCGGGTATTCAAGGTATTCAGGGTCCCACGGGTCCCAAAGGAGATCAAGGTGAACCAGGATTTCCAGGAGATATAGGTCCTATGGGTCTTCAAGGTGAACAGGGTTACACTGGTCCGACAGGTCCACGAGGAGATCGGGGAGCCACCGGATTTGTTTATTTCGGAAGTGAAGAGAGCGGAAGTATAATAGTATCTTTCGATTCAGAAAAATATAAAACAGGAAAATCTGTTGTATATGCGGGTGTTGAAAGCGGAGCATCAGATGAGAGCGACGAGAATACTTATGTAGGGTATAAAACTGGAACAGTGAGTTCCGGAGGTCTAAACTCGTTTTACGGATGTGGAGCTGGACGATATTCTTCTGGACTAAAAAATTCTTATTTTGGAAATAACGCTGGAGGAGGCACAGGATCAAGTGGTAACTTCAATTCGTTCTACGGAGCAGAAGCAGGATTTAAAAACACTTCAGGGTTCGGAAACGTATTTTCTGGAGCCGGAGCAGGTGGAGATAATACAGAAGGTAGTTTAAATGTATTTCATGGATTGGGAGCAGGTGCATCGAACGAAATAGGGACGAGTCTAATTTTTATAGGTGCCAATTCCGGTCTCAGTTGCAAATCGGGTAACGGCTCCATTTGTATAGGTGATTCAGCCGATACAAGTGGCGAAGTACCAATAAATCAGCTAGTTTTCGGTCAAGGGGTCGTTTCCTACGGAGATAACACTGTGACTTTTCCAAATAACCTTAGAGCACTCCCAAGTGGAACAGATGTAAATTTTTCCTCATCTGGAGGAGGATGTATTTATCCTGTATCTTCCTCTATACGATGGAAAGAAAATGTAAAGGATATTGAAACTGTGCTAGATACAAGTAAAATATACGATTTGCGACCAGTTACTTTTAATCCTTCTACAGGACATGGAGATACTTCAGAAGTTCATATAGGATTAATCGCTGAAGAGGTTGAACGAATTATACCGCTAATTGTACCGAAAGACAGTATGGGACGACCTTCAAGTGTGCGATATTCTATTCTTGCTGTGCTACTTCTTGCAGAGATGAAGAAACTGAAGATAGAAATAGCCGATCTTAAAAGAAATATTTCATAATAAATGAGTCAACACGAATGCGCAAATTCTAAAATAACCGGGTGTCCAAATTCCATTTCTCAACGAGGGAGAATATACTGTGACTCGTGTACGGAAAATAAAAAAAATTCTTCAAAAAACAAAATAGACCAAAATATGGAAGAACTGTTAACGAAAAATATTGAGCTTAAGAAAAAGTATGAAAAACTCTTGGAAGAAAGTAAGGTTAACAAGACTGTGAAAATACCCGTAACAGCATATAGTTCCCAGCTGGAGAAAGAGAACGGTAAGCTAATCGAACTGGTGGCAATGTTGAGGGGTGAGATCGAAACTCTTGTGAAAGAGCGAGAAGCTTATCAAATGACACATGCACAGCTCAAAATAGATAATCAAACGATTTTATTGGAGAATGCGAGTTTGAAAGAGATTAATTCCGATCTGATTTCTCAAAATCGTGATTTGGTAAAAGAAAACGAGTTGCTGGCTCAAAAAAATAATTGAAAAAAATAATTTATGAGAAAATAATGCAAATGACTACCACTTTCAAAATCGCAATTGTAGGACATGTAGGATGTGGAAAGACTACTTTCCTAAATCGTTTCGTTACCGGAAAATTTGAAGTTGAACATAATACTACAATCGGTGTAGATGTTTCTCCTCTATTTTTTAATGTCAATGTATTGGGGAGCGGAGTAGAAACTGTGAAGCTGAATATTTGGGATTGTACAGGTAATTCCCAATACTCTGGTGGCGAGGAAAGCTACCTTGTGGGTGTGAAAGGGGCTATCGTTATGTTTGACACCACGAGTCTAGCTTCTTTCGAGGAGGCTAAACGATGGCTCAAGCAAGTTAAGGATTTCGATTCTACTATTCCTATTGTCTTGTGTGGAAGCAAGTCAGACCTCCAAGAACATCGGGTCACACCTCAGCATGATGAGCTATTCCAACAACTTCAGTATTACGATATTTCTGCTAAGAGCAATTACAATAGTGATAAGCCGTTCCTTTTCTTGATTCGCAAGTTGATGGATAACGAGTCTATTACTTTTGAATAATATAGAATAGAATTTAAACTATAACGTTAGTTTAAATTTGTTAGTTTAAATTTCTTATTCCGAGTGAGAGTCAGAAGAACTCTTGCTTCGGTGATATTCTTTATCCTTCTTCTTTTCGGGCTTGTGAGATTCTCGTACTCCGGATTTTTTAGTAATTTTCAAATCTCGTTGCAGTTTCTTCTCACGTTTTTGTAAAAGATTATTGACACGTTTGCGTATGTCTTCAAAAGCTTTATTCAGAATTTTCTCCAGTTCTTCATCGCGACTAGACATTTTTCTTGATAAGTTCGGTCTTTTTAAGTTGTTTTTTCTTCCACGATTTTGCTATCTTGGCAAGTCTTTCTTCAGGTTTCAGAGAATTATATTTCTCCTTCTTACTTTCTTCCTTTACGAATTTCTGGTATTCTGTAAGTTTCTTTCGTCCCCGCCCAGAATCTTTAACCTTCTCTTCCTTAGTTCTCTTTTTTTCTTCGGGGGTTGCATCCTTGACGTTAGTCTCCTTAGCTTTAACCTCCTTGACGTTAGTCTCCTTGGCTTTAACATCCTTGACGTTAGTCTCCTTGGCTTTAACATCCTTGACGTTAGTCTCTTTTGAGGTCGTTTCTCTGACGTTAGTCCCCTTTACGCGAGTAGTATGTCGATGTTTTTTAGGTTCAGGACTTTTACTCTTGTTTCTAATATATTCTCTGTACACAGAAGCATATTTTTTCAATCTTGCTGAACGAGTTTCTCTTCTGTCCATTTACAGAATATAATTTCTATTTTTATATAATAAATGGATTTGCCCATAATAATTTCTGTTTCTGTAGCGCTTATCGTCTTTTTTCTTATCGTAGCAATGAGAAAACGGAAAGAAAACTATTCTGAAAATAACACCAACAATCCGTATAGAGGCGTTCCACACGGATATCCTACTCTTCCGTATCCGAAATTTCCTATAGAGATGGAGAAACACACAGAACTTCTCAGAGGCAAACAGAGTTGTGGAAAATGCAGAGAACTAGAACAAACTCTCCTACAAAAGGGGAAATCGAGTCTGGAAGATATGAAGAACTATAAGAAACCCGAGCTACCAAAATCTAGTTGTGAGCAGTGCTCGATGTTGCTATTAGCGTGGAACAGATACTTTACGATACTGGAAAATATGAGAAACTATATTTATCGCAAACAACTTCCACAAGAGCCCAAATTTGTTCACACAGCGTGTAGTGGATGTAATAACATTCAGAAGAGCGATAAGGAGTATGCCGATAATTTGAAGAAAGAACTAGAATGTCGTGAGAAAGGAAGCAAAGGAGATACCAGATCTTGCGTTCATGTCAAGTATACAGGGGGAGATTACAAAGCAGATAAAAATTGTGGCGAGTGCAGAGAAATATATAATACATGGCAATTATATATATTCTCTTTAATTTCCCTTGTGAACTATTACAGATTTAGCAAACAGAATCTAAAGCCAATTGTTTAAACTATTAAATGTCGTCACTTAACGAGCTATCTGGGTTCAATCGTATCGTGGCTTATTACCAGAAAAATAAAGATCGCCCTTGGAGCGAATGGCTCGAGTTGAAGAAGATATTCCCACACCCCGGTAAACAAGGTTTGGTAGGCTTAATGTCGGCAAAACAAGATAGCGATATTGTATATGTGTTTAAAATATCACAATACATTAATTATCTAATTCCTCATGAACTTACTGTAATGAACTCACTCAATTCCATCTCAGATTTCTGCCCAAATTTCTGTAGGTCTGTAGGGTCTATTATATGTGACGTGGATCCTTATAAGAAAAAGGAAGGGAATCCTTTCGAATCTGATTGTAAACATAAGGTCGAGAAAGAAGTGATGCTGACCGAATATATAGAAAATAGCCATAAATTCTATAATTATATCGCATCTGGAAAAGTACCCGAAGACACTCTATATTCCACAATTAAACAGGTTCTTCTTGCGATATGTATAGCTCAGAAAGAGAAAAAGTTAACCCACTACGATTTACACTCTAACAATGTTATGATGAAAAAATGCAGTAGAGATCTTGTTCTATTATATGTTATTGATGAGAATAATCAGTTCTGTGTGTCTACAAGGGGCTGTTATCCAGTTATTATAGATTTTGGCTTCTCCTATTCTTGCGATTCGAATGGTCAACCTCTATGGGCGACGATGAATCACACAGATGTAGGATTTTTAAGTGATAGATTCGATCCTATCGCAGACCCTAAACTTTTTCTCGTCACAGTATCAGACGAGATTCACTCTGCTAAGAAATCTAAAAAATCGAAAAAGCTGAAGAATATCACGAGAAATCTTTATAGCCCCCTTTCCATAGACTGGGATTCAGGATGGGATAATCACGAAAAAAATTGTGCAACATTCTTCGTTCTTGAGAAGCTTGAAAAATATTGTAAAGTTTCTAAGCTATTCAAAAACTACGATTACTATTGTATAGATATAATACAAACTCTTATAGAACTACCTATACAAGAGCAAAAGATTGAGAATCCGGAGATTTCTCTTCTGGCATTTCTTAGAGAATTTACAAAAATTGAATCCGAAATAAGTTCTCCTTTCTACTGTCTATACATTCTGAAGACAATTGTAGATTCGGCTCGAGATGTCAGGAGCGATTATGTGAATCCGAACGCCAGAGAACACGCTATTAGTTACTTTAGAAAGTCGATACTGGAACGGCTAGATTCTGTAGCGAGTTATTGTAGACCAAAAGATGTGCATTATGAAAAGATGTTGTGTGGAATACTCTGTTTCTCGAAAAATCTCGAAGGGCTATTTTTCAATGCTATGAAAAAGGTAATGAAGCCTAAAACGGAAATGTATAAGAAGCTACCGTTACAGACTCCCGAAGAAATTGTCGCTGTACTAGATATAAATATTCCAGATGATTACGTCTTTAACAAAGCTACAACAGTATTGGTTATTGACAATATAAAAAAATCGTGTTATCCGATGGAGCTTACCGATGCTCAGAAAAGTGAACTGAATGAGTTTTCTTCGATATCTAGAGGTTCAGAAATGTATAAAATTCTACAAAATATTTCCATATAATAAATGTCTTGTGGATGCGCAAAACCTAAAGGGGGATTTTCCTCTCAAAAAGATAGTTGGAGCTGTAAAAGCAATTTGGATATGAGCAATTGGGATCCTTACCCAGAACTGCAGAATCCGAAAAATTGCTACGGTACCAACGTAGAAAATTATTGTAATTGTAGCAATAGTAGTTGTGGTATATTTAAAGTTGAACAGAATAATATCGATTCTAACTATGCTCCGCTTCAGCGATCTGTGATTTTCGCCGGATCCGGACGCGAAAACTATTCGTCCCCTTGTTGTAGACCGACCCCCTACGATAATCTGAATCAGACTTGGGGTCCACAAAAACCGTATAGTCTGTAGAATATCATATGAATAAAATGAATTTTATATTCTAATTAGAATACAAAATATGTGTATCGTATGTAGATGGAACTGTGGGGAAGAAAAAATTGATTGGAATATTGAGATACTAAATTGTCAGGGTTGTACAAGTATTACAAGTATTCCACAACTTCCAAAACTGAGAAAACTAATTTGTTTGTATTGTACAGCTCTTACAAATATACCTGAACTACCAGAGTTGAAAATGCTAGATTGTTACGGTTGTAAAGCTCTTACAAGTATACCTGTTTTATCGAAACTAGATATACTATATTGTGAAAATTGTACAGCTCTTACAAAGATAAATATACAACCAAATCTGGAAATACTAAATTGTCAGCGTTGTACAGCTCTTACAAGTATTCCTGATATGACAGAACTGAAAGACCTGCAATGTTGGCGTTGTACGAGTTTGACTAATAGGTAAATTTCCTAATTTGAATTATTTTGATTGTACAAATTGTAAATGGTTATACAAATGCGACAACTATAGTAGCAACATAGAATTGCTTCGCACTTGCCAAGCTATCGTTAAACGGAAGCTAACAGCCCGTAAGCTAGAGAAACTGCTTCCTGTCATATCTGAGATCTATTATTCTCCAGGATGTAAAGGGGCTTATCGCGCGTCTCGCTCCTTTTCTACGAAGGCGATAACGCTCTTCGAGAAGAATAAAAAATGAAAAATAATATATCTAATATTATTTTTAAAATGACTGAACAAAAGCAATGGGGCTGGTGCGGTTTTGAACTACCCGATCGCCCGTGTAGTGGAACATACCAACTCTATCCTTATGATACTCTTTCACCTGTACAAATACCAGAGAAATACAATATCACTACTCTAAAACAACTAGAAGAATTTGTAAATAGCAATGAAAACGATGATCTGCTGTATTCTCCTACAGGCTGTTACTTCTCTTTCTCTTCTTCCTCTGGAGAGCCGTTTTTTCTGGATTCGCAAGGATGTGTTATGTGGGTGTTGAAAGAGAGTGGCGAGGTGGCAACGACCGGGAATATATACGTGGCGAAATCGCTCCCGGAATTCCTTACCAGAATTGCTCAAGAAAATAGAGCGTCTATAGAACATATTAGACAGCTCATAGCAATTCTACGACAGGATAGGTGAAGAGCGAAAAAATCTGGATGCGGACTATTTAAATTCTTCCACCAGATAAGATATCGAGTGCAGCGGAACCTCCTTCTGCCGCGGCAACGAACTTCCACTTTCTTGAAGCCCAATACCAGAACCAAGAACCTACAATCATAAGGAGAGCAGGTATTATAAACACCAGTCCCAGCCATTTAGGCACATTTCCACTCAGAGATACATCTGACGGATTACCATTCTTTACATATACTGTTATGGTTTCTCCTACATAATACATCTTACTTCCCATATAATCTATATTTATGGGGCTACTGTATCCACTATATTTAATAGTTATAGTACACGTGTATTGAACAGGGTTATCTTGAGTTTTCTGACAAGGTGGACCATTCGGACCATTAACATAAACTACAGTTGCCGAATATGCTTTTCTATCACTTTTACGAGTCATAATGAAGATACCTATACCAATAAGAATTATACCTACAAAAGTTGCAGTTATAGCTCCGAATAGAGCCCATACTCTCCCAAATGAGGAAGCTCCGGAATAAAGTTCTTTCCCCAGCGACATTTATTATAAATAGTAATTTTTGTACTATTTATAAGTTTTTTATAATTTATAAAAGGATGCCACGCGGAATTTATTCTAATCTTATCTGTACAGGTGAAAAACAGTCCTCTTTTGAACCCACAAAACACCAAATAGATACCGCAAAATATTTTGCAAAACCCACATCACCTTCCGGTCCATTCAAAGGTCTTCTTTTATACCACAAGCTAGGTTCCGGAAAAACTTGTACAAGTCTCCTTATTTCAGACACAATGATAGCTAAAAATATCGTTGATCATGTCTATATAATGTCTCCAGGCTCTCTTAGAGATGGATGGGTAAATGAGTACTGTCGTGTATGTGGAGCTAGTCCGAAACTCTTAAGAAAGAAATACACCTTTATCACCTACAATTATATGATTGGATCGAACTTGCCAAACTTTGACAACTCCCTCGTTATCATAGACGAAGTCCACAATCTCATTAACGGAGCTAAGAACATGTCCAAACACCCTACCGCTATCTACAATTCTCTACTGAAATCCAATTGTAGAATTCTAGCTCTTTCCGGTACCCCTATCTATAACTACGTATACGAGTTTGCTCTTCTCGGAAATCTCCTCAAGCCTGGAGGTGAATTTCCGGAAATCCGTAGAAAAGGGAACCTTGATCCATTCGCCTTTATGACCTTCTTCGACATTAAGAATGATGGTACACTAATTCCGAAAAACAAAACCAAGATGAAAAGAAAACTGGACGGTATTATCTCTTATTATCCCGGTGCTGGAGCAGAATTCGTTCCAGAAATAGAACAACTCCCCCCTGTGAAACTACAAATGACTCCTTCTCAAGAAATCAATTACTGGAAACAAGCCATACAGGAAGAGAAACTATCTAAACCCCCGCCAGAAAGTCTAATGAAGAAAGACCCAGAGCGATATAATCTGCTAAAACGGCTTTACGTTATGGCTCGGAAAAATATATTAACGAGATCAGCTTCCAATTTCTTCTATCCTGATACCATACCAGATGTACCTGATCTTCCTCTTTCACAGAACGGCTGGGTAAGTAAAGGACAGTTTAAACATGGGGAACTATGGAAAACATATTCCACAAAGTTCACAGCCTTTATAATTAATATAATTCTACATAATAGACAAAAACACGTTCTTTTCACTTTTTTCAAAGCGAAAGCTGGTGTGTATCTACTCAAATCTATTCTCGGAATGTGTGGAATAAGAGCTGAAATATTCTCTGGTGATCTTGACGATAAACAGAGACGAAAACTCCTTGAAGTTTTTAATTCGAAAGAGAATAGATACGGAAATGTGATTCGAGTGCTGTTAGTTACAGAAGCTGGTGCGGAAGGAATTTCGGTGCTGGAAGCTAGACATATGCATATCCTAGAATCTTCTCCTATTATGAGCAAGACCATACAAGCTATTGGACGAGTTGCACGTTTCAAATCCCATCTCGCCCTTCCACTTGAAGAGCGGAAAATAAAAGTGTGGAAATATTGGAGTACAGCATCTCCACAAGAGATTACGGTGACTACAACGTTCCTGACACCTGATGGCGTCGAACAGAAGACTACACAGAAAATTACTGATAAGAAGACTATTGATGAGATTCTGTATGATAAAGGAATGAGAACTGTGAGAGGTATTAATTCTTTTCTGGATCTGATAAAACTGGTTTCAGTAACTCCGTACAAAGAATAAGATTGGTGAAGGAATTCTTTATTTTATTTGTCTAAAATAAAGAATGTGTATCGTTTGTCGATGGAACTCTGGAGAAGAGAAAATCGACTTGAGTATTAGAAAACTAGATTGTAATCATTGTAAACGTGTTACAAGTATACCTCTACTTCCTAAACTACAGATGTTAAATTGTTCAGAGTGTACAGCTCTTGTAAATATACCCTCGTTATCTAATTTAGAAGATTTACGTTGTAATGATTGTACAAGTCTTGTAAGTCTACCTGAACTTCCTAAACTAGAATACTTAAGTTGCGAAGGTTGTACATCACTTGTAAATGTGCCTGAATTTTATAGATTATATAGGTCATGTGCTGTAAAACTAAACAGAATAGTGTTGGAAAACCACACAAGAATGAATCGTTCTATCATAGAAGACGAAATGAGTAGAAGTGCCAATTACGATCCTAATATAAACAGAATTATTAAGGGATATGTGGGATTTCGGCGAAAGTCACCAAGGAAGTCTAAGAAATCGCCAAGAAGGTCAAGAAGACGTTCACGAAGGGCTTCGCGAAGATCGCCAAGGAAGTCGCCTAGAAGATCGCCAAGGAAGTCGCCAAGGAAGTCGCCAAGGAAGTCGCCAAGGAAGTCGCCAAGGAAGTCGCCAAGGAAGTCGCCAAGGAAGTCGCCAAGGAAGCCGCCAAGGAAGTCGCCAAGGAAGTCGCCAAGAAGACGTTCGAAATAAATAATTTTTTATAAGAATAAAGAATGTGTATCGTTTGTAAATGGAATTCTGGACAAAAAAATATTAACTTGAATGTTAGAAGACTAGATTGTAGACGTTGTAAACGTGTTACACATATACCTCTACTTCCTAATTTGGAAGAATTATCTTGTGAAGATTGTACAAATCTTTCGGATATATCACTACTTCCTGAACTAAAAACACTATTGTGTGAAGGCTGTACAAGTCTTAGAAGTATACCACAACTCCCTAAATTAAGTTCCTTAGGTTGTGATGAGTGTACAGCTCTTGTAAATATACCTCCGCTTCCTAATTTGGAATATCTAGATTGTACATATTGTACACAACTTACAAATATACCCTTACTTCCTAACCTGAGAGAACTATATTGTAAAGGTTGTACAAATCTTACAAATATATCTCTACTTCCGAATTTGGAAGATCTATATTGCATAGGTTGTACGAGACTTGCAAGTCTACCTCTACTTCCTAATTTGAAAAATCTAGATTGTAGAGGTTGTACATCGCTTATAAATGTACCTCTGTTCCCTAATCTGAGAGAAGAAGATTTACGTAAACTTGATCAAGTCATTTCAGCAAACCACACAAGAATGAGTTTACCCCTCATAGAACATCAAATGAGTAGACGCGATAACTACGATCCTAACATAAATCGGATTATCGGCGGATATCTCGGATTTAGACGGAAGAAGTCGCCAAGAAGATCGCCAAGAAGATCGCCAAGAAGATCGCCAAGGAGGTCGCCAAGGAGGTCGCCAAGAAGATCGCCAAGGAGGTCGTCAAGAAGGTCGCCAAGGAAGTCGCCAAGAAAGTCGCCAAGAAAGTCGCCAAGAAGAGCTTCGCCAAGACGTTCGCGAAGGGCTTCGCGATAAATTCCAAATTGATTTTTAACCGTTCCGATTAAAAATAAAAAATGTCACAATTCTCTTTGTATACTGCCCTAATGAGCAAATTACCAGATAAAGATCTCACAGTTCTTCAGAAGAGTGAGCTAGTGAAGAAAATAGCTCAGGTTGACAGTGATGCTCACGAACTGATATACGCTCTTGTGAAGTGCTATTACATAGAACATAACAATAGTGATCCTAATATTCCTTACAGCGGAAAACGAAGTAAGGATAAGATTGAGTTCGATCTACTTAAATTTCCGAATCAGTTAAGGCAATTGCTATATAAATTTGTTACGGTTCATATTAAGAAACTACAAGAAGATGAAAAAATCAAGGAGATTCAAGATTTTCAATCATCGTCTCATAAAGATGATTAGAGCTAGAATTGCTGTTATAATTAGAATGATAGCTAATACAGCTATAGAATTGGTTCCTTTTCTACATGCTCCCCAACAAGATGGATTTCTACTTATTAGAGAACCTCTGTAGGTAGCTTCTGTACCGTTCATTTTTGTGTTTTCCAGCTCGGTACTTACACAGCTCGTTCCGTCACAATAGTATACGCGAATTTTCGGAGTAATTTTGAATAGAGAGTTTTCTGATGATTCGGAACTTAGCTCCAAATTCTCAAAATCTTGATTGTACGAGATGCTACTATTTCCGGAGGTCAAAAAAATCTTATCTTGGTAATCTAATATTTCTCCGATCCCTTTCGCATTTGTAAAAATACGAAACGCATTATTGCTATTATTAAGTTCCAAAACCCAAGATACTTTTCCACCGACATCTTTTAAGACATATCCTGTCTGTGGAATATTCAGCACCACCTCATCCCCATTTTTAACTATTAAATATTGATCCAACGATCTAGTCACTTCTTTGGGAAGAAATTGTACAAATATAGGGTCGGTAGTTAGGGTACCACTCGCCTGTATTTTTCCTTCCTTTGTAAGTCCTATACTCTTATTTGCTGTAATATTGGTGAGAACAAATCTATCCCCATAGAAAATGCTGTTTCCATGCTTAGGAGGAAACTCATAATCTTTTTTTGCGAATACGTACGATTTCACGTTATTCAGTTGTGGATAAATATTTTTATTTCGAAGACGATAATATGGTCCTAAAGAAGGTCCACCTGCAATTTTTTTAATAGGAACACAGATATTCTTACTGTCAGGAGTCTCGATAAAATAACCCGCAGAACAGTCCTTGTTATCTTCGCATATTTTTATACAATTTTCCACGTTACTTGTGTTTTCACATTTTCCGGTTACTGAGGATCCGCAGTCGTCAAGGATAAGGTTATCCAGAGTTGTGTTTGGGAAAATGTACCAGTTGTTATGTATATAAGGGTCTCCAAACATGTATTTCGACATTTATAATAATCAAGAAAGCATTTAAAAACTCGTGGACCATTCGAAAAAATGAATTCATCGGTACTATCTGTTCTCCCTGTGAATAAAACCGTAGTTTTCTATTCTCCCATAGAAGGTCGAGATGTTCTAGTAAGAACCGGAACGTTAGCCGAAGGAAACTCTCTTGTCCATTCCGTATTTCACTCACATTCCAAAGATTATGTTCAGATGGAAAAGAAAGGGAGAAATAAACTTGTGAATAAACTTTCTTCAAAATTATTGGAAGCAATCTCCGTAAAAAAATGGGAAAGTGCTTCTAAGAACGTGCTTGTTCAAGTCCCTTATCAGGAAACCGTATCCCGAATCTTCTCAGAATTCTATGCTAGTATATTACAAACTTCGCGACACTCTGCGGAGCCTTCGCGTGATACCAAGAAAATTATTAAGGAACTTTCTAAAGACGTTGACACCTACAAGATAACATGTGAAATTGTTCCACTTGATAAGACTGTTTTTTCGGATATATTCGACAAATGTAGTGAGAAGCCTCTTTCCACATGTTCCGATATTATTTGCGAAAGCTTCAAGATACACACAGAAGCTCTTTTCAATAAGCTATCGAAGGAGATAGATTCTGCTAGGCGGAGCTTCTGTTGTGAAAAGATGGAGAAGCTGTGTAAATTAATAACATCGTCAGCAGAGAAAAGTGAACACGAAAAATATAGAAAGAGTCTAAAGAACTCTAGTTTATCTGTAGATTCGCATAGTGTAAAGCTGTTATCTGATAAATTTAATCGCGATATCTATTTTCTGGATTCCAAGACTCGACTACCCTACAAAGTCGTGTCAAGTGATGCTATTAAGAAGAGGAAATCCATCATAGTAATATGGATAGGTGGAATACATTACGAAATTGTAGGGAAACTGCTATCAGGAAATCGGATTCAGCGAGAATTTGATAAGGATGATCCACTCATAAAGCGTATATACACCTTCCTATACAATCCTCGTATTGTTCCCGATGAATATCCTAATCTTATTCCGTATCTGTCTCGGACGAGTTCTAAACGCAGTTCCGATGAAGACGCAGAAGCAGACGGAAGTAATCAGGAGAGCGACACGAAGAAGAAAAATCGCAGAAGCTCATCCGAATCCCGTTCTTCCGCATCTCGTTCTTCCGCATCTCGTTCAACGTCTCGTTCCGCATCCCATTCCGCGTCTGGCTCTAAAAACAGTTCTGAGGGAGATACATCTCGTTCTAAACACAATTCTGAAGATGAGGATAACGCATCTGAGAATAATTCTAGTCCCCGTGGAAGTTATCGTTCCGCATCTCGTTCCCGAACGCCACGAAGAGATGAGAGAAAACCCGAGCGAGAATCTCGCAAGAAGCATGAACGAGCACCTCGCGAGGAACGAGCACCTCGCAAGAAATCTCTTTCTCGTACCCCTCCAAGACCCGCAAGAAAACCGGATAACAAATAGAATTTTTAACACTTACTTGTGTTAAAAGATTTTTCCTAAATAAATAAATGGATATATTAGATTTTCTCCCAAAGTATCCTAATATCGAACCAAGCAAATATGATGTCTTAAATCCTTATAGCGATACCTTTTACGAATCCATCTTTAAAAAGAAAGAATTCTATGAACTCAAACTCGAGAGAACAGAAGAATTCCCGAAGGAGAGAGGTATGCTCACAAAGTACCAAAAGACAATATCGCGCTACATATCCAGTCATACCCCCTACGATAGAGTACTTTTAGTACATCAAATGGGTCTAGGAAAATGTGTACTACCCGATACCTCCATACATATCAACGGAAAGAGAATGTCTATTCAGCATGCTTGGGACATTTACAAATCTTCACTTCGATTCGAAGAAGGTGGATTATGGTCTGCTCCTATACAACCTATCCTAACGACCAGTTACGACGCAACGCTTCACACGCTATCACAGAAACACATTACTAACTTCTACAAACAATTTATAAAAGAAACTATAGTTAAAATTACATTGGAAAATAACTCTTCTATCTGTTGTACAAAAGCTCATCGTCTCCTTACAGATATAGGATGGGAAAATGATTTTAAGAAAGCGAAGTATGTTCTTACCGATAATTGTGTTTTCTCAAAGATTGTTTCTATAGAGAATTATGAATATGAAGGGTGGGTATATGATTTAGAAGTAGAAGATTTCCACAACTACGTTGCAGATAATATGATAACTCACAATACCTGTTCAGCAATCGGAGCCATCGAACAAATAAAACAACAGGAGAATAGCACCTTTGACAGCGCTATTATTATAGCCAAAGGTGAAGGTATCCTTAATAATTTCATGACTGAACTTGTGGAAAAATGTACTGCGGGATACTACATTCCGGAAAATTTTAGTAAGCTTACCGAAACCCAGAAGAACATTCGTATAAAAAAGAAGACCGATTTCTACAAGCTACGGACTTTTGCAAAATTTGCCAAGAAACTTTCGAGGATGGCAGATTCTGAAATTACAAATAACTATTCGAATAAAATTATTGTTATAGATGAAGTTCACAATCTTCGTCCCCAAGAGGAGAATGGAAAACTCGAAATCTACAATCAGTTCCACAGATTTCTACACCTCATTAATAACTGTAAAGTCCTCTTCCTATCCGGAACACCTATGAAAGATACTCCTGACGAACTCGGAAGTCTAATTAACCTTATGGTTCCTCTTGACCAGCAACTCCCTTCAGGTGAAGAATTCCTATCCGAATTCATGAGAAAATCCGGAGGAGTATATACCATGAAGCCCGATAAAATACCAATTATTAAAGACCGACTAAAAGGAAAGATATCGTTTCTTAGAGAACCTGAATCCACTATAACCAGAGATTTTATTGGAGAGAAGAATTTTGGGAAACTGAAGCATTTCATCGTGGCACCTAATACAATGTCTTCTTTTCAGACTAAATGGTATTCAGAAGCCTTTACGAGTGATAAGACTGGAAAGAAAGGTGTGTATATTAATTCTCGTGAATCTTCTCTTTTTGTATACCCAGATGGCTCGTATGGAAGAAAGGGGTTCGACAAATATATAAAAGAGGTGAAAGTTAAGAAGATGAGCAAGGGAGAAGAAATTTATACAATATCTCACTATAAAATGTCTAGTGAACTCAAGGAAGCACTTTCCGGAACCGACGATGAAGAAACCTTGAAGAATATAAGAAAGTATTCAGCTACTTACGCACAGGTTATAAGGCAAATTCTCGAAACTCCAGGAAACTGCTTTGTGTACTCTTCTCTCACGAAAGGGAGTGGTGCTATTCTATTCTCTCTTCTTCTCGAACTTTTCGGTTTCTCAAAAGCCAAAGGGAAAGAAAAGGAACCCGCTCCAAGATACGCCATCCTTACTAATCACACCGCCAAACACCCTGAGATTAGAAGAATAACAGCTCGCTTCAATAGAAAAGATAACATACACGGAGAAATGATAAAGGTCATTATAGGAAGTAAATCAGTAAGTGAAGGGTATTCATTTAAAAACGTAATTTTTGAAGCTATTAACACCCCTCATTGGAATTATTCGGAAACAGCACAAGCTTTAGCGAGAGGTATTCGATTGGGTTCTCATAATGATCTTATAGCTGAGGGAATTAGTCCGGTTGTGCGTATTTTACAACCTGTATCTATGCCTAAGAATAGTGTACAATCCATAGATCTTCTTCTCTACGAGACCTCAGAAGATAAAGATATAAGTATTAGAGGTATGCTTCGAATCCTTATGGAGAATGCTTTCGATTGCGCTCTAAACTATCTTCGCAACTACGTAAACGGAAAAGATAAATCTAGAGAATGTGATTATACTACTTGTAGCTATAAATGTGATGGAATAGATATGGAGCTGGTGGAATCTGGTCTGGACGAGAAAAATATCGATTATTCCACATATCAGTTATACTATGCCAATCCGAAAACTCCCGTTATAAGGAGCAGAATAGAACACCTGTTCAGAGAAAATCACAAGATAGATATGGATTCTATTGTAACGAATCTCAATAAGGAATTCACTGAAGAAGAAATAAAGAATGCTCTCTACATAATCCAGGAAGAGTCACAAAGCGACGAGTTCGATTACAGAACTTTCCTCTCTATATATTCTCGAGATCCCGTTAAGAAAATTATGAACCAGATAGAAGATATGTTTAAGACCTCTTTTGAACTAAACTTTAATCATATTGCTGATAAGTTTAAAGATAATACATTTTACGAAATATTAACAGCCCTTCAGACAATTATAAATGATAATATTACAATTACAAATAAATATGGGCTTCCTTGCTATCTTCGAGAAGAGAGGAATGTATATTTCCTGGTGAATAGTCTGTCAATAAAACCGGATTTTTTCACAGAATATTATACAGAATATCCACACATTACAACGTCTCGAAATTTTGAAGATATTATGAATAGAATCTATTCTCTTTCACTTCCTTCTCTCATTAATAAAATATGTAGAACGAATAATCTTAAAGAATTCGGAAAATTAATGAAATCGCTCCCCTCCTCCATACAGGAATTCTTTATAGAAGCGAGTATCACCGCGAAAGACAAAAAGATAGATTCTGATACTAGGGACAAAGTATTAGAGTTTTTCAAGAGCTACATTAAGAAAGTTAACAAGACTTGGGTTTCCACCTTTCTCAAAGGCGAATCTATACTACGATGTAAAAAACCAGATTCGGACGAGTGGAAAGACTGTGATGAAAAATACGACCAACTCATTCAAGAAAAAGAACAAGAGAAACAACAGAAGCAGAGACAGGAAAATCCGTACGGAATTATGGGTAAATATAATCCTGAAAACGGGTCGTTCTGTATTGTTGATTTTTCAAAGGAGAAACAGGCAAAGGAAAAGATAGCTTCAAAACGAGCAAAAGGAATTTCCGATAAGCGCATCAACTACTCTGGAAAGGTGTGTGGAGCAGGTGGGTGGAAACTCGACGAACTTATTTCCATAGCCTCTATAAGACTCAAAATAGATCCTCCTGCAGATTTCCGAAAGAGTGATAGCATAGAAACCATGATGGCTAGAATTAAAAAGGATGCTCGACTTTCCTCCGCGATTTCTAAAGGTGACAGAGGAGAATTAAGACGACTTCTATACTGGGGAACTACAAAGAAAGAAGGAGGTAACCGTGGAATTAAACCCATATGCGAAGCTATGAAAGCCTGGTTCGAAGAGAATGGACTTCTTGAAATAGATAATCAGTGCGGTGTACAAGGTAAAAAGAAGCTGGGTGTTTCAAGGGATGATAAGAAGAGTGAGCGACAATTCCGTGTGGAGCGATTTGTCCCCTCAAAAGATGAGGAGCGATTTAAATCTTACGCTAAAGATATCGCTAAGCTCATGGGCGATTGTTTCGACCTGAAGAAATATAAGGCGCCGATAGATGATAATACCTGGATTATGGTTTTCTCGCGGAAGAAACTTGTGGGATTCATTATGGTGGATAAGGATAATGTTATTTGGAATGTGTGCGTCGCTAAGAACTATCGTAGACAAGGAATTGCAAAAGAAGCTATGAAAGTAGCTACACAATTTTCGTGTACTATTAAAGGGAAATCGCCATCTCTGTATGTCGATAACCGAGGGAAAGATGCGAAGAAGTTGATTAGAATGTACACGTCGTTCGGATTCGAAATTGTGAAAACCGATGATAGAACCACCTATATGCAACATTCTTGTAGAGAATAGAAAATTATATTTTGTGTGGAAACAAAATATAATAATATTATTTATTCGGATTCTTCTTCTCGTTTCCGCTTATTTACGATAACGACTTTCTCAAACATATCTGAAACTTCAACCATTTTCAGAAGCTCATCGAGAACCATTTCTTTCAAATCGTAGGAAGACTCGCACACCTCTCGTAGAGATAGCTGATCTCCGTTCTTTAGAAAATTTTCCAGAGCTTCTCTCTTATAATCGTATCCTTTCTTGAGTTCCGCCTTTGCTCTCTTTCTCACACATTCCAACATCTTCTGTTCCATTTATTTTCCTTTTCACTATTTTTGCAATTTCAATTTGTATTTTTAATGGATAATGCAAACGCAATGTTTCTCCTCCCTTCGGGAGCTTTTCCTGGAACGCACGTAGTGCAAGATACTCTCCTTTACACCCTGGAGAGTAGTAGATCTCTGTTATGACAGGAAGCAGTTTTTCTAGTTTCCTTGCGGTTAGCTTCCTCTTGAAGATAGCTTGACAAGTACGGAGTGATTTAATATTACTATTGTAATCGTCACAATCTTTGAGCCACTTACAACCTCTACAATATAAGTCTTTCAACTTGGGCAATACAGGTATGCTTGTAAGAGCTGTACAATCTGTACAATATAGTTCTTTCAGCTCTGACAATGTAGGAATGCTTGTAAGATTTATACCTTCACAATATAGTATTTCCAATTTTGGAATAACAGGTATGCTTGTAAGAGCTGTACAATCATTACAATATAGTATTTCCAATTTTGGCATAACAGGTATGCTTGTAAGACTTGTACAAGTTCCACAATTAAGTACTTTCAACTTTGGTAATGTAGGTATGCTTGTAAGAGCTGTACAACCCCAACAAAATAGTTCTCTCAGCTCTGACAATGTAGGAATGCTTGTAAGACTTGTACATCGCCGACAATCTAATATTTCAATATTCACCTCAATTTTCTCATCGCCAGAGTTCCATCTACATACGATACACATATTTTGTATTCCAATTAGAATATAAAATTCATTTTAAAGCTATTTTCTCAGAAAACGCTTTCTCCGCGATGTTCCTTTGGAACGCGCAATGTGCAAGATACTCTCCTTTACACCCTGGAGAATAGTAGATCTCAGATACAATCGGAATTAGCTTCTCTAACTTTTTCCCCATTAACTTTCGCTTCCACATCGCTTGGCAAGAGAGGAGCAACCGCATATTATCTTCAAAATCGTCGCCTCTGTCTATCCACTTACAAGTTGAACAATATAGTAGAGTGACATTAGCGGGAATTTCTGTCAGACTTGTACACCTTTCACAATTCAGAGTATACATATACAGAGATGCTACGGACAGCCTCTTCAGATTTGTACAATCGGAACAGAAGACTGTTGACAAATTATGCGTATTCAAAATTTCCGTAAGACCTGTACAACCGCTACAAAACAGATATCTCAGACTGACCATGTCTTGTATCTCTGTAATTCCTACGCAATTCAGACACTTTATCATTTCCAACTTTGACATTGCAGGTATAACTGTAAGACTTGTACATTCGTCACAGAAGATCGTCGTCAATTTTGACATAACCGGTAGCTCTGTAAGCTTTGGACACTGATTGCAGTGTAACCTAATTAGCTGTGGCATAGCTGGAATATACTCCAAATTTATACAGCCAGTACAATTTAGTATTTCCAACTGTTCTATGACCGGAATACTTTTCACTTCTAGGCATCCAGATATATCCAATAACTTCCCTTCGAACTTATAGATTTTTCCTGTACAAATAATACACATCGGATTTTATATTGTTTACAATACAAATTTCATTTATTTTTTCGGGTTTCTATCTTGAATACGATCGCGGTTTACAGGAAGAGTAGAATCTCGAATAGGAGCAATACCGCTCCCCAAGGGACTATTTGTCGAGACGTTATTCACCTTATACTCCGGAATTCTTCCACACGTGTGTTGAATATAGATTGCAGGAGCGATACCATTCTTATATCTAGAAAAAAAATCACAGGCTCGACAAGACATTTTAAAATGAATTTTATATTTTTAAATACCGTTATTGTAGTCAATGTTACAATTACTTATCCTATATTTTATTTCCGTTAATCTTCTATTCGCGGATCTTTACGCGCGATTTCCTGGCAGGTGTGCGGATATTTTCTGCTTTTGTGCGATACTTTCGCTCTTCGTAGTCATGTGGATTTGGAGTAGAGCTATTCCTCCAGATCTTCTTATAGATTCTATGAAACAAGGGAACGGATACTTTATCTTCGTGTGATGGTGAAAATCTAGGATGTGGAAATCGGCGATGCGATCGCTTTCCGGATTTTCAGAATTTCTATTTTCCAAAATTTCAGAATTTGGAAAAGTTCAAAAATGTGAAAGTTGGCGATCGCGAAAAAAATCGCAAAAATGAGATAGAAAAAATGATAATTGGAAGGTGAAAATCATACTGAGAAAGTCGCGAATGGGAAGCAAACAAGGGTATATCCTTGCTCGATTTTTGCGACGATATCTTTCTGATGTGTTTCTGATCTTTTTCACCCGTGTGGAACTTTTTTCGGATTTCCTATCCATAATCGACAGGAAAATCAGATTTTTTTGCGGATGTGGAATTTTGCGATTTCCAACTTTCTGTAAAAGTAAAATTTCTAAAAATTTAGATTTTAGAAATTCTGAAAATTGTGAAACTCCAAGTTGGCAATCGCGATCCGATTTCTATTTGCAACTTCGATATCGATACCCTGTAAAGCATAATGCGCGAGTCCGCTCCTTGTCACAATAATCGTAAGACCGCCCAAAATACTTTCGAAGATATTTCCCCTTTTTACACTTTTCGGGATCTACGTAACACCACGATTTTCCACCTAATACGCTTCCGCACTCCCCTTCACAATAGCATCCAGATTTTGTTCTCGCCCTCTCTGTACACTTGTCCAAACATATTACGTTCCCGTTCTCATCCCGTTTCTCTACCTTTTCCCGTATCAACTTACTTCGATCGGATTTCTTACGACTTCGGCTTCGCTTTATCTCTCTTCGTATAGCCTTCGCATTCCTAATCACGTAATCCTGGAATTCATCAAGGTCTCGTTGCGTCTCTATATTCCGTTTTGTAACATATATAGGGGAATCTGCGATTTTCTTACTTACATTAGATTTTTTAGTGATAGCAGAAGATAAGAAATGTGGAAGAGATTCCACATTCTTTGCTATAATCTTTTCAGATACAATTTTATGCACAAGAGTTGCTACCACCTTCTCGTACCCACTTACATTCCCCCCACTCAACTTCTTAGCGATTTTATGTATAGAAGATGATATTGCTTTTGAGCCTGTAAAATTCTCATGCGATTCTAATCCAAACGAACTTGCTACCAAGTTAAATTTATTTATATCTGTTTCTCCAAGAAGTCGAAAATAGAAAGAGAGGTAGAAAAATAGACCGAGAATTGGATTTTCAAGAATAACCTTATACAGCTTCTTTATTCCACTTATGCTAGTTGTTAAATACATGAACCATGTTGCGTATATGTACTGATACGCTATGTTCGCCAAGTTCACAGCTATAAAGATAGCAGTGGAAGCGTTATCTTCTGATAAGTATTTAGTTGAACTTTTGTGAATAATTGAAGAAGATCGTAACAGCTTTTTGGCTCCGTACAAGCTAAGTGCATCTTTTTCATCCAAAGCAATAGAGAAAAGCCATCCTGCGAAGTTTAAAAAACGGGAGAAAAGATAGTTTTGATCCATTTATTTATATTTTCTTGAAAATAGATTTAAGGGAAAAAATATTTTTTAAAAATCATGCCGGTGATATTTAAAGCAAAAACACGTGAAGGATACGCCCTCAAAGTCCTCGCCGAACTTCTTCAAAACAACATCAAGACAGCTTGTTTTGAAGTTGATACTTCCGGGATAAAATTAAGGATGATGGATCATCAAAGAACTATCCTTATAGATCTCGAGCTAGAAGCAGACTCGTTTCAGATCTACAAATACAAGTCCACAGAAAAGCTGTATCTTGGTATTAATTTAGCACATTTTCACAAGATGCTAAAGTCTATTAAGAAACGTGACTCAATTCAGCTCTTCATCAACGACGAAAATCCTACCGATCTGGGAATCAAAGTTATTCCGAAGGAAAACAACCGAATAACAACCTCTTTTATAAAAATACAAAATATACAGAATCTTGAGATAGATCTTCCTGAAGGGTACGGAAAACCGGTTATTGTTCCTTCCGGGGAGTTCCAGAAAATGACTAAAGGACTCACTCATATCTCTAACGTTACCCATATTACATCGAAGGGTTTTCTTATTCGGTTCTCTAGCGATGCCGGTGGAGTAATGAAGCGCTCTACCGATTTTGGCGAAACTGAAGATTCTGACGATGAAGCAGAACAAGATGATGATACGCCAGACTATTCTGAAGATTTTGACACTGAGCAATTAACAAGAATCACAAAACTGGCAGGTCTAAGCTTGAACTTGCAAATATACCCGAAGAGCGATAATCCTTTGTTGTTCCGTTCCACAGTTGGAAGTCTAGGGAAGATATCCATCTATATCAAATCGAAATCGCTCCAAGAAGTGGAATCACGCGCTGTGGAGAGCAACGAAGAGTAGGAAACAATAATAGTTATTTTATACAAATTGTATAAAATATTACTTTTCACCAGAACATCTGAAAGTCAGATTAATTCTCCCTTCTTTTACTTTCAGTTCCTTTGGAATTGTATGCTTATAATTTTCTTGCGTTCCCTTGCCCATAATAATCATGCTTCCGTTGGTTAAGTACTGACTCACCTTCTCTTCTTCACCTTTCTTCTTGGGGATAATATCGAACCGCCTCGTCGCCCCTAGAGAAAGTCCACTGATACATGATCCGGGAACCAGAAAATCTTCCTTATCACTGTGCGCACCGATATATTGACGTCCATCCTCATAATAGTTGCACAAAATCACATTTGGTCTGGGATGCCCTTCTGGAAGATATCGCATCAGCCGATCTATGATACGATCAAAAATTTCGGGAATAGGGCTTCCCTTTATCGTGAGCCCACTATAACTATAATTCTCGATACCCAGTGCACACGTCTTCCTAGGCTGATCGATATACTTTCCGAATAGCTGTATCTTATGCTGTCCAAACTCCAAATTCTCTTTGCACCAATTGTAAAGATCAGTCGCTCTTTTTTGACTAATAAATTTCTCTATATACTTCACATCACCGTGCTGAAGAGGCAATTGTATTACTACTTTCTTTTTGCTTTCGGTTGCCATGGTTGGCTTTTTTGTGAAAGTAGATGGGAAAAATCATTTTTTATCAGTTAGAGTTCCATGGAGCTTTTTCGCCTTCGTTAGGAACGCACGGGACGCGAGATATTCTCCTTTACATCCTGGAGAATAATAAAACTCAGATAGAATGGGAATTACCCTGTCCAACTTTCTTCCTAGCACCTTCCGTTTCCACATTCCTTGACATACACGAAGTGCTCTGATATTGTCTTTGAATTCCTCATTTCTATATAACCATCTACAATCTTCACAGTATAGCGATTTTAATCGTAAAGGTATAAATGTGAGACTTGTACATCCATTACAATATAGTTCTTCTAGCTTGGGTAATGAGGATATACTTTTAAGACGTATACAGTTCTTACACCATAAATAAACTAGTTCCGGTAGCTCAGAAATATGCGTGAGAGGTGTAAAGGAGCAATTCATTAGTTTTAATTTTGGAAATGGTGGAATCTCTGTAAGACTCGTACACCCATTACAACTTAATTCTTCTAACTTGGGTAGTAACGATATACTTTTAAGAGCTGTACAATTTATACATCCTATTGTTTTCACATTTGGTAGAATAGGAATCTCTGTAAGTCTTGTACACCCATTACAATATAACGTTTCGATTTTCTCATCAATCTCGCCTTTTTCTAGCATTTCACAGATTACACACATAGCATTTTGTATTTCAAATAGAATACAAAATCATTTTTATTGGGTTCCAATGAGCTTCTTCACTCGCGCCTTCGTTAGGAATGCACGTTCTGCTAGATGTTCTCCTTTACATCCTGGAGAATAATAAATCTCAGATACAATCGGAATCACCCTCTCCAACTTTCTCCCTAGCACCTTCCGTTTCCACATAGCTTGACATATACGAAGTGCTCTCATATTTTCTTCAAAATCTTGAAGGTCATTCAGCCATTTACAACCATCTAACAGAAAGAGAGTTGTTTTTATCTCAGGAATTGATGTTAGACTTGTACAGTTCATACAATTCATCATTGTCAAGTGAATCGTTGGAACGGATGCGAGACGTGTACAGGACGAACAATCCAGATGTTTCAATTTTGATAACACAGGTATTTTTGTAAGTCGTGTACAACCTGCACAAAACAAGTCTACAAGTTCTTCCATCACAGGTATACTTGTAAGAGCTGTACAACCTACACAATCTAGCGTTTTCAACTCCGATAAAACAGGTATACTTGTAAGAGCTGTACAATCTGTACAATTTAGCGTTATCAGTTTTGGCAGGATGGGAATACTGGTACTATTAACACCTGCACAATATAGACTTTTAAGTTCTGACAATACAGGTATACTAGTAAGTTGCTTACAATTTTCACAAAATAGTTCTTTCAACTTGGGAAATATTTGTATATTCTTAAGGCTTGTACAATTGTTACAATATAACAATTTTAATTCCACCAACTCCGATATACTTGTGAGAGCTGTACAACGTGAACAATATAACTGTTCCAAATTAGGAAGTATAGGTATACTTGTAAGAGCTGTACACTTCCGACAATTCAGATATTCTAGTTCTGGCAATACAGGGATACTTGTAAGAGCTGTACAATGCGAACAATCTAGTGTTTTCAACTCCGGTAAAACAGGGATACTTGTAAGAGCTGTACAACCCGAACAATCTAGTGTTTTCAACTCCGGTAAAACAGGAATACTTGTAAGAACTGTACAACCCGAACAATCTAGCTTTTCTATATTCAGCTCCATCTTCTCCTCCCCAGAGTTCCATCTACATACGATACACATATTATATTATCGTTTTGACAATATAATTTTCATTTTTTTCCGTAAAAATACAGTACTCCTTCGCTTCGCACACTCGGCTCCCTACTCAACATATCGTCGTAATCCCCTACATATAACAATCCATCTCCCATATCATTGTAATAATACCATTCGCCACAGTTTATGTAACAAGTGTAGTGGTTAGACCTATGAACAATAATCGCATACAACTCCAAATCGCCCAAATACATTTGAGGAATCACCTTCGCATAATTTTTTCTATCTATATCGGCAGAGTCGATTCTCTGTACATAAAATACAAGGAAATCCGATGGTATCGTTGTCACATACTCTATTCGCCTTTTGTATTTTTTCCCTTGCGATTTGTATAAATTGTTCTCATCAAATACAGCATCTTCTTTCTGCTCCAGAAAATTATCTAACGAATTTCCACCGCTTCCTAACTTCTCTTGTGGAACTACTATTATTGGTGACGAATTTATCATTCGCTCCGTTACAAGACTTTTCTTCACTATTCCCAAATCGTTCGTGAGCTCTATTCTAATATTCTTTCGAGTTCCTCCTACCTCAAAAATCGAAAATAGATATTGTAGAAACTCCCCCGCATCCTGTGTCCCTCGTCCGTGAAACTCTTGCGACCCTGGACACTCCGCCAATATCGCTCTCAAACCGGTACAATACCGCACACGTTCCCCCTCTCCTCGCATAGACATTGTTATCCTAACCAGTTCATCTTGTATTTTCCGTCGCGTTTTATAACCGCATTCTATTTCTTTACCGAGTTTTTTCACATCTTTATTCAGTATGCTGTTCGTAATGAACATATTTGGTAGTCCAAATAGCGCTAATAGAACACTATCTTGATAACAACTATTTCCAACATAATTTAGCCCATATAATTTACAGCTATTTACATATTTTTGTGTATCTATCCAAGACTCTAACGTTCCACTTTTTCGTATTTTCTGCTTTAATACCGGATCCTTCCTCATCGCATCACATAATGCTAACATAACCAGCGATGAGGCTAATCGCAATTTTATTCGATTCAGAAAAAACATCATCTTTGTTAACCTCTTGTAATTTTTTTCGGAATACAGTCCCACGTAGATTCCTTTCTCACGCCTTTTCAACTCTTTTATCTGTTGCACACTAGGTTCTCCATTTTTCTTCACGAATTTATATCCGTAGAATTCCATCATTCGCAAAGTTGCACCTACCACACTTCTGCGAAGATCGTCATCGCTCCGAAATCGTGCAATATCCTTATCTGTAAGATCGTCTGTCCTATCAGGAAACAAAAGTCGGACATAATCGTCTTCTGTTTCAAGCTTGTAATCTGACCAATCTTTAATTTTATCATAGAAAAGTGAAAGTGATCTCATTTATTACTCTTTACATTTTTTTCCGCTTTAATAAATGAATCCGATTACGATATCTCTCACGCTAGGAGCCGTTTCATTAATAATCACCCTCGCTATTTTTCTCACTGTTAAACCTAGTTATGTGATGAAATCTAAAAAGAAACCGAATTGGCTCAAACTTCTCTCTTTCTGTTCTGTTGTTGCCGTAGGAGTTGCTCTATCATCTTTTCTTGTTATTGTTAAAGATCGAAAATTATCATCCGAACCCAAAAGATCTTATTAATTTAAGAAATCCGAATTTTTTATAAAATGATAATCGCATTTCACGATACTCATCTCGGTATTCGAGGCACTTCGGTAGCAATGTACGATTATGCACATTTCAATGAGACTATTCTCAAGAATACAAGCATCATAATAATCCCGAAACCCACCGGAAAAGACCAGAACGATCCAGATGGTGTAAAACGGTTTCAAAGTAGATTTCCCGTCTTCTGGTACAGTTCCCTAGATCAACTCGAATCACTCCTCAAAATTAAAAACTGCGATGTCTTATACTGTATAAAATATGGAAAAAATGACGGGGTATTATCCAAAAAAATTAAGACTGTAATTCACTGTGTTTTTAATATGGAAGAACCGCACGGTACAGTTTATGTTGGTGTTTCTCGGGCACTTGCGCACAAGTTTAACTCCAATATTTTTGTTCCTCATATGATAAGCTTGACGCCATCAGAAAAGAAGGAGAATTTGAGACTTTCTCTAGGTATTCCTAACGATGCTATAGTTTTTGGCAGATATGGAGGGAAAGATACTATGGACTTGATTTTCTGCTGGAGAGCTATATACTTAGTAGTAAACAACTACCCGAACATATTCTTTCTTTTTGCGAATACCCCAGAAGTAGTCATACATAAGAATATTAAATATATTAGCAAGGTTATTACCGAAGCAGAGAAGAATCGCTTCATACACACTTGCGATGCTCATATCGAATGTGGAAGTATGGGACATTCTTTTGGTCTCGCCATAGGTGAATTTAGCGTGAATAATAAGCCTATAATCGCTTATGATTCTAAAACTATAACATACACTACAGGAACCAGTGAATGGAATGATTCGCATATTAAAATACTTGGAGATAAGGGTATTTACTTTCAGGACGAAAAGGAATTTTTTCACATTCTCACCAACTTTGATCCGAGCGATTATGTAGGTAAAGACCTTAATTGTTATAGAGAATTCTCCCCTGAAGCAGTTATGGCGAAATTCAGCTCTACTTTTTTACAACCTTCTTAACAGTTTTAGAAGGAGGATTTGTTAGTGAGGATGTTGAGCTACTCTTCTTTCCTGCCCAATTTGCCACCAATGGCGACTTGAATTTTGTACTCTCTTTTTTCGGAGTTTCGGGAGGCGATTCGTCTACCTGCTTCTTTATCTCTGCCAAGTCCAGATTAGAAACCAGACTTCCGTTCTTCTCCATAGACAGAAAAGTCTTTGCAGCCTCCATCTTCTCCCCCATCTTCTTCAACTGTTGTTTCAGTATTCGCATCTGCATAAGATACGGTTGCGCTTGTTCGTAGTTCTTAACGATTTCCCCTCGTAGTCTATCTATGTTTATCTCGCATTCTTTCACTATATGATCTAGCTGATCAGCCTTCATATCGATAAGCTTATCATAATCAAACTGTACGTCAACAGGTAATTTTTTGTTCTGCTTCGACATATCTTTATTTCCACATATTTTTATATTTAAAACAATTTACGATATGATACATGAGTTACGAAGCGATCAAATTTTTCGACATTCCTCATTGTAAATGAACAGGATGCCGTTCGCAGAAATTGTTGTAATTCCACCAAAATTCTAAATTATAGAAATTTAGAATATATTTATTTAGATAGAACTATCAGGAATTGATTGTTCACGATTGTGGAACGGCACAGTGGACACCCCTTATCGATATTTGAGAAAGAGCCAATCCACTCGTATGCACATTCACAGTGATAATAGTGACCACATTTCAGTTTAATCCAGTATTCTCTATTCTGTGGAGCCGATGTGCAAATAGCGCAATCGTTTGCGATGCGCTGAGTAGCCATTCTGCTATCTTCCGCTTCTTGGAAGGTATCTTGACAGAAGAACAGCTTCTTGTACCACGGAATCTCCACGATCCCCTTCAACTCCCGTTGCTTCGTGTTCATTAGGGACAAAATACGCGCCACCTGTTGTTCACTAGTATTTCTCGTCTCTTCGGGAATACCGGTAGGTACTCGGTTGGGGATCCCGATAATTCGCTCACGAGCGTCTTGAGAAGCGCGTAGCTCCCTTTCACGAGCTTCGAGTGCTTCCCTAGCATTGCGAGCTTGAAACAGTTCGTTCTGAGCTACGAGAGTGGGTTCCGTTACCGGACGACTCGCGTAGTTCGGATATCCTCTAGAGTGATTGGTTAGTTTCTTCTCTTCTTCCTTCTTCTCTTCGTCACGAAATTGTTGTTGAAGCAACAGCGACTCGCTAGAATCTGGTAGATGAGGGCGATAATGATATTGAGCACAGAAGTTGGTAGGATAATAAACAGGTCTTCCACAAAGCGAACCGCGTCTCGGTCCACTTCTAATTACAGCTTGGCAAGCCATCAGAATTTATAGGGGAACCCCTTATAAATTTCATTTTTTCTTTTTTCAAACAGCAAAATAGGTATTCGCGAAAATATGAATATATAAAAATGATAATTTTTTCGCGATTTAAATAATTGTGAGAATCTATACGAAATGATGCTTAAAAAATGTAGCAAATGCCAAAAACTTTTATCTGTAGGGTTTTTCGGTTTCAAGAAAAATAAGACTATCTATTCTCGATGTATTAAATGTAGAACCAAGGAGAATAATTCATACATCCATACAAAAAAATCTTTCCTCGACGATTATCCTAATCTGAAAAAAGAATGGGACTATGAGAAAAATGCCGAGAAAGGACTTTTTCCAGAGAATTTATCATATGGCAGTAATAAGAAAGTGTTCTGGAAATGCGAAAGTGGTAATACTTGCCACGTGTGGGAAAGTAGTATAGCAAATCGAACAAATATAAAAACGAATAGTTGTCCCTTCTGTTCCAATCATAGAGTTTGTCCTTGCGGATGCAACTCTCTCTGGGCTTCTCACCCAAAGTTACGAAAAGAATGGGATGAAGAAAAAAATGGAAATATGAAATTGTATGCTAGAACTAGTAACAAAAAAGTATTTTGGAAATGTAAGACTGGTAATACTTGTCATGTATGGGAATGTTCAATTTCTAATAGAACAAATATGCGCTCTGGATGTCCTTTTTGTGTAAATAAGAAAATATGTCCTTGCGGATGTAACTCTTTGTGGCAACATCATCCTGAGCTCAGAGATGAATGGGACGAAGAAAAGAATGGTAGTATGAAACTATATTCTCGAGGTAGTAAGAAAAAAGTTTTCTGGATATGTAAAACAGGCAAGAAATGTCATAAATGGGATGCTACAATAGTGAGCAGGACAGGGAAAAATTTATGCGGATGTGTCTACTGTTCTTCCCGTAGAATATGCCCTTGTGGATGTAATTCTTTGTGGCAACATCATCCTGAGCTTAGAGATGAGTGGGATGAAGAGAAGAATGGTAGTATGAAATTACATGCTCCTAATAGCGGTATAAAAGTATTTTGGAAATGTAGAACTGGTAATAAGTGTCATGTATGGAAAACCGCCATCGATCATAGAACAGGAAGACACAAAGGTAAATGTCCTCTTTGTTCGAGACAAAAGATATGTTCTTGCGGATGCAATTCAGTTTTTTGTTCTCATCCTGAATTACGAGAAGAATGGGACGAAAAGAAAAATGGAAATATGAAGCTATATGCTCCCTCTAGCAATAAAAAAGTTTTTTGGATATGTAAATCGAAAAAGAAGGGACATACGTGGCAATCTACTGTATCAAATAGAACAAGTAAAAGGAATCCGGGAGGATGTCCCTATTGTAGAAAATCAAAACTTGAAATACTTTTTTCAACTATTTGTTCTGAACTAGATATACAATGTGAAATTCAGAAAAGATATAAAGATTGTAAAGGTGATAGATGTCTCCCTTACGATTTTTTCCTTCCCAAATACAAAATATGTGTGGAACTCCAAGGAATACAGCATTTCCAATCCGGAAATTTCTTTCACCGTACACCAGATAGTTATATTAACAGACTGAAGACAGATTCAAAGAAGGTTAAATCTGCTTACGATAGAGGAGATTCATTTCTGTCCATTTCATATATTGTAGAGACAAAAGAGGAAATGACTATTATAGTGAAAAATATGATTAAGAAGGTGAAGAAATCTCAAACTATACGGTTTCATATTACACCAGAAATATACTTTGATACTTTCTCAAAATTATCTATTCCGATTCCCACAGAAAATAAACTTCTTTTAGTTTATGAAATTTACGATGAACAAAGAAAGATGATAGAAGGGTTAAAATATGACAAGAAACTTTTACATTGCCCTTATTGTGATGAACACCATTTAGAAAATTATATAGGTTATCATTATGAGACAAAGAAGCACTTCAAAACTCTGAAGAAGATTTATGAGAATCTTGTAGGAATGGGAGAGAATGGAGTTCCTATAGTACTTGAAGAATAATTAATACTATTTTAGTATTAATTTAAACAGCAATCGGGTCAACATACTCCGGATTGTATCGCTCAAAGTGGAATTCCCAATATTCTTCACAACCGAACTTGAAATCTTTGGGAATTTTCTTAGCCTTATACCAATATACGCAATCCTGCCAGTTATTCGTCGATAAACTATTATGGAGATAGAGCGCAGTATAATCGCTCGTTAAAGCATCAAGCATTGTACAGAACAATTCAAAGCTAGGAATAATCGAAGCATAATTCTCGTACATGACACGTCGATTTCGCATATTAGGTTCTCGCAGTATGAATACACCATCGACATTAGTTCTTATTACTGGACGTACATCCATACCGTACTGTAGCGACAATATATACCACATCTTCCAATGTCGTCCTCGTTTGTACATACCATTCTGTAGCGGTTTTCGAAAGATTTGCGGATCATCTGTACAATCATCCAAAATAATCACAGCCCAAGGATTCTCTAAATAATCTTTTGCTATCTTCTGTCTCTTTATAAATTTCTCTATTTGCTCTTCATCGTAGTTATTGAACACGAATGTACTTGGCAACACAGTCTGATAGAAATGATTAGAATCTTCCGTTCCAGAAACAGCCATTGCTACCGGAATTATATGCTTTTTTGCGTATAAAAGAGAAGCTATCAGTGTCGTATTATGTGTCACAGTGAAATCTCCTAATAAGAACCTGTGATTCCCATCAAGTTGGAATCCGTAATAGCTCCCATTCCCAATACGTATTATATCTATCTCGGTTAGTAAAGATGATTTTGTTGTCGGTAATACGTTCTTAAAATTTTTTACAGGTATTCTTTCAATATCGCCAGATATAACACATCCGAAATATCTGTTTCTCCCTCTGTAATATTCTTTCTTCTCCACCGAAAATCCTAGAGACCTCGCTATGTAGATAACATCATCTGTAAAAGTTTCTAAACCCAATATAAGAATGAATACCCCTTCTTTTTCATCATAATATCCCATGTTATCTACCACTCCTGCTAACACCTCCAAGCGTGTCTCTTTGTCGTTAATCTTCATATCTTCCGTCAGCACAGAATTGTAAGCCATGAAATAAGGAGATTCTACCTTTCTCTTTCTGAATTCTACCGGAACCTTGTAACCATAATATTTATTTCTGAATTCTATCGGCTTCTTCAGAAAATCTACAATAGAAATATCCAACAGCTTCCCTTGCTCATCCTTAAGAGATAATATATGAGGAGCATTCACTGTATAGCTCTCACCGTTTTTCTGTCGTATCTCGTACATAACATCTGTCCCTTGAGTAGTACTGAGAACTTTTCTCGGGAGCGAGTCATCCCCCATAAGCAAATCTCCAATCTTTATATTTTCTACGGTCTTCACACTCCCGTTGTACATTACGATTTTCGTACCAGGGGCGAGACATTTTCCAGTACCAGGCTTCCCAATAACCACAGTCTTGGTTCCACCTTGTTCCGGATCTTTATAAGTCGCAGTGGAAGGCTGTATCATATCGGGATCTAGTTCGTTTATTCTTATAGAGTCGATATTGCTCATTTCTGGGATAAATAGTATGTTTTAAATAGCTAAAAATACATTTAATATTATAAATGAGTGACCGTATTCACAAACTCAAACAGATATGCGAAAAACTCGATGAGAAAGAACCCGATATTAACAAGAATTTTTGGGCAGTGAACATGCATGGTGACGAGGTGATGGAAGATTTCACTGTTCCGGAAGGAGTTCGTCTCATTATGTTCTGCTATTCCGGTAGATCACTTCATATTTGTGATAGATTCGATAGATTCAACTGGCAAGAACTCTTTCTAAACGAAGATGCATCATTTAACTATTGTACCCTTATAGCTCACCTATCTCAGTATTCCACTTTGAGAGATCATTTTTGTGTGTATGAAGCGGGTTCAACTATACGTGATCTAAATCTTTCTCAAGATTCTTATTTCAGAAACGGAATATACAAACTCCCGGTAAAAGCTTCTGTATATAATCCGAATACCGGACAAGTGTATGTCTCTAGCTCAGATATCTTTGACAAGACCATTTCCTCCACTGTAAACGTGAAACGGATCTCTGTCAATAAAAGAGAAGTCGCAAAAATAGCTAAAGATAAAGATAGTCAAACTATTATTTTCACGCACTATATAGATATGCCGAAAATCCGCTTATCATCTCTTATTAGAAAACTACAAACTCGTATAGGGTCTCTTGAAAAAGATAGCTTTACCATACTGTTGTTAACCTGTAGAACTGGAGAAGATCGTCGAGGAGTTATTCATCCTATAAACGTCTTTCAAGAATTAGAAAATCTGTTTAAGAAATATTCCACCTAAATAAAGATGTCTTACACTTCTAGGGCTGAACGGTTCCTCGCCCAATTTCAGGATGAGACTATACCCGCTTCTCTAGTGAATACTGTAAAAGAGCGATTAGGCGATAAACCACCTACGCTCTCCAATATCAGGAACGAACTTAAAAACATCGCTCCCCTATATCAAATGAATCGCACGAAGCCGACAAGCTCTTCCCGAAAGCGAAGAAGCAAAAAGAAAACGGAACAAGTCGAACAAGAAGTACAACTTGAACCGAAAGAGTTACTTAAGCTCAAACTTAAACAGAAACTCAAAGAAAAACTGCTAGAACGGAAACCCAGAGTAATTATAGAAAATAGAATGGAAGACCTAGAAGAGCTTATCGATACCTCGAAAAGCGCGACTGAGAGAAGAAAAGCGAAAGAAGAACTTGCGCTACTGAATTCCATTCAAGAGAGACAGCTGAATTCTGTAAATGAAGAATTCCCGGAATACGCTGATAAATCTTCTTATGGAGGTGCGATGGAACGATCAGAATAATTTAAAACCGTGATTGTTAGTTTCAAACCATGATTTCCTTAGCTTTTTTCCTGATTTCTTCCCTTTGTTGCGTTATATCCGCAAACATGATAAAAAATGACCCTACTCACGTTGTAGATATCATACATCATCACATTCCTCATATTAAGCTCACGTATCTTAGCGATATTCTGGTACTCGCCCAAACTGCTCTAACTGTTGTGGTGGTGGATACGAAGTCACTCGCCGAAATTCTTCTCATTATGGGCATTACTCAGATATTTCGCTGTCTATGCTCTCTAAGTACAGCACTTCCACCACTGAAACAGTACTCGGAAAAATATCGCTTAGGTGGAATTAACGGTTCCGGTTCAGAATACATTTTTAGTGGACACGCTTCTTATTCTGCACTTGGAGCAATATATTTATATAAGAAAGAATTCATAGGAATATTTCCACTTCTTATTTATAATCTAATTTCTCAGTTTGCCATCGTAGTGACGCGAAATCATTATACTGTGGATATTGTTCTAGCTTGGATAATAGTACCACTAGTATGGGGGAATATATATTTTTGTACTCACAACAAGGAATGCCTTTCCAACATCAAATTTTTATTATATTAGAATGATAAATGAGATCTAATATAATTCATATACTTATTCTACTTGCTACTGTTATTATGCTTTCTTTATCCTTAAACAAACTCGACAAGAAACGAGAACCTTATTGTGTAGATATTTCTGGTGGTTTCGAAAAACCTTGTGGACCCTGTGGATGCGACGGATACTCCGGAAATGGTGGATTGTAATTATTTCCAATGATAAGCTTTCTTAGGTTTCACCAAAATAGTTTTAGGCTTTGATATCTGCTCTGGAGCTATTTTTGACGATTTTTGACCCATTTATTTTTATATTCCGATAGGATATAAAAATCATTTTATATTTCGGAAAGCTTTCGCATTTTGTTCTGCTGTAGTTTTGTAGAAAAAGCGCGGGAGGCTAAATGCTCTCCTTTATAACCTGGAGAATAATAAAGCTCCGTGACAGCAGGAATTAATTGAACTAGTTTTCTTCCTAGTAATTTCCTTTTGAAGATAGCTTGACAAGAGCGGAGTGACCGCATATTATTCTCAAAATCGCGATTTCTGTTTATATTCAGCCATTTACATCCATAGAAAAACAAAATGAAGAATGTATTGAAATTAGAAGGAATAGTTGTAAGAACTGTACAATATGAACAGTATAACGTGTTCAATTTCGGTAAGTCAGGAATAGTTGTAAGAGCTGTACAAACTCTACAATCTAGTTCTTCAAGTTTCTCCATGATAGATAATTTCGTAAGAGCTCTACAACCCCAGCAATCTAATATTTTCAGTTTCTCCATAACAGGTATACTTGTAATTATACAATTTGTACAACCTAGTTCTTCTAGATTAGGGAGAATAGAAATAGTTGTAAGACTTGTACAATTGTCGCAATTCAATTTTTTTAGCTTTGGTAGCACAGGAATAGCTGTAATAGCTGTACAATAGTTACAATTCAATTTTTTTAGCTCCCTCATTACAGGTAGCTCTGTAAGGGCTGTACAATATTCACAATCTAGTTCTTTCAGTTTATCCATAATAGATATAACTGTAAGGACTGTACAATATGAACAATCCAGTTTTTTCAGCTCCGCCATGACAGGTATAACCGTAAGAGCTTTACAACCTCCACAATATAGCTCCTCCAGTTCGGGTAGCGCAGGTATAACTGTAAGAGCTTTACAATTTATACAAATCAGTTTCACCAGCTTAGGTAGAAAAGGTATAGCTGTAATAGCTGTACAATTTCCACAAGATAGCATTTCAATATTCTCATCCAGCTTTTCCTCTCCAGAGTTCCACTTACACACGATACACATCAAATTTTATATTCTATTTGAATACAAAATTCATTTTTTACGTTTTTGTGGAAACACGAAAACTTCTTTCTTTCTCGAAAAACGCACGTTTTGCCAAAAATTCTCCCCTACAGCCTGGTGAGTAATAGATTGCAACTATCTCCGGAATCACCCTCACGAGCTTCTTTCGCACAACTCGCCGTTTCCACATCGCTTGGCAAGAGCGAAGCGATTCTATATTCTTCTCGTAATCCCGATTTTGAGAAAGCCAACGACACCCGTAAGCACTAGCTTGTATAGGAATCTCTGTAAGACTTGTACAGCCTAAACAATATAGTATATCCAACTTTGGCATTGGCGGAACCTTTGTAAGTCGTGTACACTTGCTACAGTATAACTCCTTCAAATTCGGCATCTCCAGAATCTCCGTAATATATTTACATCCGCCACAATATAACTCTTTCAGTTTCGGAAGTACAGGAATACTTTTCAGATTACAATTTCTACATTGTAGTACAAGAAGATTTTTCAGGTTAGAAGATATAGATTCAAGTGATACACATCCTGTACAGCATAAATTTATTAAACGCGGACTATCCCCTATTTCTCTAAGATTGCTACACGATGAACATAGTATATGCTCAAGTCTAGGAAAAGAGGGTATGGCAGTCAGCTTAGGACACGCAGAACAATGTAAAGTTATTAGCTTCGGAAGTATGGGTATTCTCTCCAGATTTACACATCCCGCACAATATAACTCCTCCAAATTAGGAAGAAACGGTATCTCAATAACTTCTGGACATCCTTCACACCGTAACTCTTTCAAATTTTGTACACTCTCACTTTCATCCCCTTCTCTCGCAATTTTACACACCATACACATCTATTTTATATTGCTTCACAATATAAATTTTTCATATTTATTCTTTCTCAATAATATCGTATTCGTCCTCGATATTCTCCTCGCACTTTTCTCTAAACAACTCCCTTACTTTATCGTATCTGCGATTATCCAGCGTCTCTCGAAGAATCTTATACGGAGTATACTCTTCCCCTGTGAGAAGTGACTTTAGAATACTCGGAGAGAATCCCGAAATCATACACGTCCCATTCTCATCCTTCGTAATCGGAAAGTCCGTAAAAGACCCGTTCACATTCCAGAACACAATCTGTGGACGCTTGTATCCCGACTCCTCGTACATCTCATTAATATTCTCCATATTCGTGATTCGATTCCCTCCAACAGAGTTAAACTGCATATCCGACACAATTATCAGCTTCTCAGGCATATCCTCCTGTTTAAGCTTACACTCCTTTCCTCTGCTCAAAATCAGCTTAAACACCGCCTCGAGATCCGTTGAACCGCCCCACTCCATCGACTTCACTGCGAGATATCTCCCATATAGTGAACAGCAGTCCGGAATCACTGCGAAACTTGGCACCTCAGAAAACGTAATCAGATTTCCGTGAAACGTTCCTTCCACCGCTTCAGAGATAATCAACCCCATCGCTATCGATACGTCCATAGGGAGATGCTTAGGAGTTTCCATACTTCCCGAAACATCGATAACTGCTACCATATTCTTCATTGCGCCAATTTTCTTCACATCGTTCATCAACACCTTCCACTGTGCTTCTACAACCTCATCAGTCGCCCCCTTCTTACGCAACTCACCCACCAGTTCATGAGGATATAATTGCTTAGCATTGACTTTGGTTGCTCCAGATGCGAGCTTCTCTTTCCACGCACGGAAACGATCTCCATCGTGTTTCTCAAACGAGTCCTTCAGCCGTTTCATTGCACAAGAAGGGACTTTATCGAACTCGATTTCGTTCCACCGTCCAGAACACATATATCTCTCCACAATATTAAGATAGGTTCGAAGAGGCGTGTTATACTTCTTTCTCAAAGTCTTCTCAGAACAGCCAAGTTTTCGAGCCAGAACACTAAAATTGCGTGTTTTCCTATCTTGTGAGTCCTTCTCAGTAGGAGTCCACTTCGCGCAAATAGAACAAGGTTTCCCTTCTAACATATTTGCATAGTCTTCCTTCACCTGTTGAGCCATCAGTTCTACCGCTTTTTCACACACTGGGAAAAAGTCTAGCAAATCGTCCCAACGACCGTATTCCGGAATAAGCGGAACCATTGCATCGAATAGCTCAGGATACTTTCCACACAACCAGAGAAGACATTGTTTTCCGAGTTCCCGTTCCCCTTTTCCACCTCTACAATCACGGATGTGAAAGGCGAGAAGAAAAGTGTCCAGCAAATTTTCTTTGGCGCAAATTTGAAGATATTCACGTAGTTTATCAACTCCAAGTCCTCGCACCCCCTTGAAAAAAAGAGATAATCGTCCAGTTGCCTCTCCCGTAACATCGGGAGAGGCGTACGACAGTGCCCCGTTCTGGGTGCGAGCACTCGCATTCATAGCTTGAGCAAAGGCGTTTTTAGACATTCTGGTTAATATTAAGCACTATTTTAAATTTCATTTTTTGCTATTTTGAGAAAATCTTGTTGTGCAATGTTTTCTGCGAGAACGCGCGAAGTGCGAGATACTCTCCTTTACATCCTGGAGAATAGTAAATCTCTGTTATAGCAGGAAGCAGTCTCTCTAGTTTTCTCGCTGTTAACTTTCTCTTAAAGATAGCTTGACAAAAACGGAGAGATTCAATGTTATTTTTAAAATCATCGTTGTTTTTTAACCAGCTACACCCTCTATAATGTAGCATTCTCAGTTTTTGCGGTATACTTGTAAGACTCCTACAATTTGCACAATATAGCTCTTCCAACTTAGGAAAATCAGGTATAGCTGTAAGCTTTGTACAATCCCAACAACCTATATATATTAGTTCCTCCATAACAGGAATACTTGTTAGAGATGTACAATTTATACAGTCTAACAACTTCAGTTTTGGCATAGCAGGTATATCTGTAAGAGCTGTACAACCCGAACAATTTAATTCTGTCAGTTTTCCCATAACAGGAATAGCTGTAATACCTATACAACCTTTACAATATAGTACTTCCAACTCTGGTAATATAGGTATAGCTGTAAGTGCTGTACAATATGAACAATATAGATGTGTCAGTTTTGGTAGCACAGGAATAGTTGTAAGAGTTGTACAATCCGTACAGCATAACAACACTCTGGTATTCAAGTCAACCTTCTCCTCTCCGGAGTTCCACTTACATATGAAACACATATTATATTATCGTTTTGACAATATAATTTTCATTTTTTTGCGATTTCAAGAAAATTTCTCTCTGCCATGTTTCGTTGAAATTCTCGTTCCGCTAGATAAGCCCCTTTACATCCCGGAGAATAATAAATCTCGATTATAGCAGGAAGCAGTCTCTCTAGTTTTCTCGCTGTTAATTTCTTTCTGAAGATAGCTTGACAGCTACGGAGCGATTGGATATTTCTGTCGTAATTATTACACTGTTTAATCCAGCTACACCCCTCGCAATGCAGTTCTTTCAACTTAGACATTTTAGGTATAGTAAGCCTTGTACAATAGTTACAGCTTAGCATATTCAAATTTGGTAGCATAGGTATAGTTATAAGACTTGTAGACCAACTACAATACAAAACAATAAGTTCAGGAAGATTAGGTATAGCTGTAAGACTTGTACAACGTTGACAATCTAGAACTTCCAGTTTTGGCAATTGAGGTATAGCTGTAAGACTTCTACAATCTGTACAATACAATCGATTTAGTTTTTTCGTCGCAGGTATAGCTGTAAGTTTTGGACATTGTTCACAATATAGTGTATGTAATTTCGGCATTACAGGTATACTTGTAAGAGCTGTACATCTTTTACAATCTAGCACTTTCAGGTTTGGTTGGACGGGTATAGCCGTAAGAGCTTTACAACCTCCACAATATAGTGTTTTTAACTCCCCCATAACAGGTATACTTGTAACTCTTGTACAATCCGAACAATCTAAATGTTCAATACTCAAATCTACCTTCTCCTCTCCAGAGTTCCACTTACATACGATACACATCGATTTTTTGCGCAAAATCGCGCTAATTTTCATTTTTTTGCTGTGACAAAGAACTTTTGTTCCGCTAGATACTCCCCTTTGCATCCTGGAGAATAGTAGATCTCGATTATTGCAGGAAGCAGTTTCTCCAACTTCCGCGCTGTTAACTTCCTCTTGGCGATAGCTTGACAACTACGGAGTGCTAGGATATTTTTGTCGTATGCGATACATTCTTTAATCCAGCTACACCCGTTACAACGCAATTCTTTCAACATGGGCATTTTAGGTACAGTAAGACTTGTACAATAGTTACAGCTTAGCATATTCAACTTTGGTAGCACGGGTATAGTTGTAAGACTTGTACACCAACTGCAATACAAAAGGACAAGTTCGGAAAGATTAGGTATACTTGTAAGACTTGTACAACGTTCACAATCCAGAACTTCCAGTTTTGGCAATTGAGGTATACTTGTAAGACTTGCACAACCTGTGCAATACAATCTTACTAGTTTTGTCATAACAGGAATAGATGTAAGAGCTATACAATGCGTACAATCTAGTACTTTCAACTCAGGCATAACAGGTATCTCCGTTAGAACTTTACAACCACAACAATGCAATTCTTTTAGATTTGGTAGCACAGGTATGCTTGTGAGAGCTGTACAATTATTACAATATAGTTTTTCAATATTCAAATCGATTTTCTTCTCCCCAGAGTTCCACTTACATACGATACACATCGATTTTTTCGATCAAAATCGTGCAAATTTTCATTTTTTTAATCACAGTTAGACTTGTAATTTCGCACATACTCGGTTCCGTAACACCAACAAACTTCTTCTCCAGCTTTAATATTCCGCGTCGCTATCAACTTATACACCATTGTATCTCCAGCTTTCACCCTCTTTCTATCTCGGAAATTCCCCTTCTCATTAGTATCCAAAACACAATTCTCAGCTTCCTTCCCAGACGGCTCATTGCTAAAATACGCCCAGAAAGGAATACCGTATTTTGGAGACTCCAAACTCCCACTATACACATCCCCTATCAAATTTTTTATCAGATTCCCATTCTTATTATATGCAGACATAAGGTACATATCCTTCTTTACACCTCGGAAATTATCGGTATACTTGTACAATTTGAATTTATAGTAAGCTATGACATTCCCTTTTCTTATATTTTTCCTTGCATATAACGAATATCCTTTCCTATTCTTCTTTAAGGTCACTTTCAGATCGTAGTCCCTTGCTATTCGCTTAGCATATTTAGCATCTAGAATATTAGCGATAGTGGGCATCTTTATTCTTATAAGAATAAATATTTATCTCAGCACAACTTTAGGATCTATTTCTCCGGCTTTTCCTATTACCTTCTCCATCACGAATCCTACAACGCTACACAGTTGAGCTATGTTCAGAAAATTAAAAGATGAAGGCTCTTTCCCGTATATTAATCCTAGTGTGGAAGGGATAGCCCTGAACTCGAAATACACCTCTCCTCCTGCATTATCCCATTCTCCAAAATCGAATCCCATATCTTCAAAAGATATTCTCCCATCCCTCTCATATACTCTAGGTAAGTCCTTCGCCCACCACGGCTTAAATACTTTTACACTATCGAAACCCCCTAAATTGTTCCCGACTAAAGTCAGCTTTGTCTTCTCTGTATCTAGACGAGTTTTTATTCTATAACCTTGAATAGGGTTAAAAAAATCTTGTTTGAAAGTTCTCACAATATCAGAATTTTCCTTATCTGTTATGTACTCTAGAAAATTCTCTAGCAACCCCCTATCAATCCTTAACATATCGTATATAATCCTGTAATTAGTCCTTATTTTAAAGGCAAAATAAGACTTTACATATTTTTTACTCTTACTTGTAATATACACCATGTTAACATTTATATAATACGATACGAGCATCAGAAACGCTATCACATCCAAATTCTTCATTCCTACCTTGTCTGCGAACAGCCCCGCTTTTGTATACGCTATATAAACCGATAACAACCCCAGATTCGGTATTTCCTTCACCTTTCTATCGTACAAATCGCTTACAAATGCGAACAGAGAAATAATATATCTCAGCGGAGCACCCACTGTTATCTGTAAAGTACCCACTGCGTTATCCTCAAAGAATTGATCTGTATACCCTATCCCATCTATAGATTTTTGACTCATATCACAGGTCTTGAAAATACCCGATTTCTCCGAGAAAATCAGAATGTCATAATACTTATCCCCTATCTTTATTTTCTTATTTTTCACCATCTCTCTCCAATTTCTTGAAAAATCGGAACACGTTTTTTTAAACTCTTCTAAACTATAGAAAGTTCCCAATTGCGCCTCGATAGTCGTGAAACAATCCGTCTTCTTTTCATACAGTTCCCATTGTTCTAGAGTCATTGATATGCATCCTCTCTTCACGAAAGGGATTCTAAGTTTCACGTCTTTCGGCATCTCGTTTTCAGGAAGATATACTAACACATTGGTATCCCATTCTATTCCGAAAGATGTCATTTATTATAGAAAAATTAATTTAAGACTATATTAACTTTATAGAAATGTCTGATTCGAAAGAACAACAAGTAAAAACAGTTCTAAGTATAATTAATAATATGCTAGATCGGAACGCTAATGTCCCCGATCAAGCGACAAGAACTCTCCTTTTTCTAGACAAACTCTTCCTAGTGATTGATATCACACTCGGTTCCCTCACTATCCTCAATAGCGATTCTTCTTTCTCAGAAGCTACTAGAGAACAAATAAAACTAACTTCTGATAAAATAAAGAACGAGCTATCTTTATCTACAGATTGGATTCTTTCTCCACAATATTCTCCAGACCACCCGTTTGGCAACACAGAAATGAAGAAAGCACAACGAAGTTTCAATACTACCGCTCCCTATGATAAAGATACCGGAAAGTAAATCGGGTAGCCCGGTTCGTTTAAATTTTTATAAATTTAAACAACAGAATAGTAACTCCACGACAGATTCGAAAAAAGATGTTCCAACACATCATTATGAAACTGCTTCCGCTCTGTGGTTTTCAACATTACGAAATCCTCTTTTTTACAAGGATGTTTATGCTTCATTAACAATTGATACAGAACATAATGTGTAGAAATAAAATTTACTCTTGATACATTCTTCTTAAAATGCTTATCGTAAGTCTCTATCAACAAGTCGAAATCGCTCATTAATTTATCTTCCAAATAAGATATATCGTCAGGCTTCTTTCCTGTCATGTTGTAATGTATCAGAGTTACATTCTCATATTGCTTGGAAAATCCCAACTCTTTCAAAAACATTAGCACATGGTCTTTCGTTATCTTTCCAAAACGCACCTCCTTCTTCTCGCTCTTGTCCCCTACAAGTAGATGATGTCGTTCAAATGCATCCTCCAAACTATCATAAACTTCTTGTCCTATTGTACAATTTTGCTTTCCCTGATACTGGTTTATACAATCTCGGAAATGGACTTTCCTATCGTAAGTATACTTTGCAGATATATTTACCCTATCAGAATCCTTATAAGAAGTTGTATGTTGTAATATCTCCTGTTGACACCCGCAATCCACACAGATGTACGCATTCTCTTCAACAGCGAATTCCCGCTTATTTCCACACCATTCACAAACTATCTTGAATTTTTTCTCATCTGGTTTCACATCTATTTTATAATATTTTTGTGCAATCTCAATATATTTCTTAACAATATCGTTCTTCTCCTTGTCATCCTGTTTCGGCTTTCCACAAAAAGATAATTTTACCGGTGTCTTTAATATATCCTTATATTTCTGTATCAACTCCGCTGTCTCTATAATGTAAAAATTAAGATCCTGTTTATTCTCTAATTTTTCTATATTTTCTCTCAATTCTGAAATATTTTTTTCAAGCTCTATTTTAGTTCGAGAAGATATATTACTAGAATTGTATGTTTTCTCAAGTTCTTCCAGTCTTGTTTTATATTGAGGGAGTTTTTTGCTTTCGTTTTCAAAGGAAAGCTGAATGTTATTGTCGATACTTAATATATCGGTATCTGCTTCCGTCATACTTTAAAAATCAAAGCGAGTTTTCTTTAAAACAACCCAAGCAAGAAAAAAAATTTAAATAAATTTTCTTGCTTACTATAAAATGTCATCTGCTACTGTTTGCACCTCCAACATCACTTCTGGCTTCATTGATCTAGCCACATACGATGAACTCGAAAAGTATCTCTACGGAGGTGCTTCCGCTACCGCCTATTTCGTCCGCGAAACCCGCAAAGCCACCTGGTTCACCCTCGTGCCCGTTGTTCTCTCGCGCGCTAACGGAAACGGCGATTTCGGTACCGATCACTCCGTAAATATCTCCCGTGCCGGCGATTACCTACTTGCCAGTTGGCTCCGTGTAACCACCCCCGAAATTACCCTCGTCGCTACCGACCCGAACCTCTACATTAGATGGACTCGTAATTTCATGCACAACCTGATTGCTGAATGTTGCATCACCTTTAACGACCTTTCCGCTGCTCGCTTCGATAACTACCATCTCGATTTCTGGGCTGCGTTCACCGTTCCTGCTGGCAAGCTCAACGGCTACAAGAATATGATTGGCGACTTCGACGATATGATCCGCCCTCACTCCGCGGCTGATCCTATCCCCTCGTTCACTCTCAATCTTCCTCTCCCTCTGTTCTACACTCGTGACAGCGGTGTTGCGCTCCCTACGGCTGCACTCCCCTATAACGAAATGAGAATCACCTACTCGTTCCGCAACTGGTCTGACCTGCTCATTCTCGACAATCTTGGTACATCTCCCCCGACAATCCCGTCTTCGGCATGCCCTCTGAGCTACATCAACAACGGTGTTGCTCCTCAACTCCAGCTTTGCCAGACTTGGGCGAACTACGCCATTGTGTCGAACGATGAACGTAAGCGTATGGCTTGTGCCCCGCGTAACATTCTCATTGAACAAGTACAGACGGCTCCCCTTCAGTCGTTCAACCCTTCGACTAATACCACTCCCTCGTACGATCTGCGCTTCTCGCACGCGATTAAGGTTATCTTCTTCGCTTGCAGAAACACTACGGTCGCACCCGAGTGGTCTAACTACACCGCTGCAACCCCGATTCCCACTTCGGGAGGTGTCAACTTCACTCCTCCTGGAGCAGTTGACCCGATCGCGAACACCTCGCTCACCTACGAAAATACCGCCCGTCTCTCCAATATGGGTTCGGACTACTTCTCGCTGGTTCAGCCCTGGTACCACGCGCCCGTTATCCCCATGGATACCGGCTACCACGTGTACTCGTATTCGCTCGACTTTATCTGCCTCGATCCTAAGGGCTCTACTAACTACGGTAAACTTACCAATGTTAGCATCGCTCCAGTGGCTTCGGCAGGTGCGATCACCTCTGCTGCGGGTAGTGGAGCTGTAGACTCAGGTGCAAACTGGGTGAACACTTTTAGATTTGTAACAACGGTTGTGAACAATAACATCATCAGAATTTCAGGCGGTAAACCATCGTGCCGTCAACAACTAGGTGCTTGTAGAGATGTGATATCTCTCTATAAGGAAAACACTGTAAGATATCACCTACCAGTTTGGTAGATATAACTAGTTAGTGAAATAGGTTTAAAAACTTATTTTGCGAAATCATCAAACTGCGAGAAACCCCTTAGAGCTTCTGAATACTACCTACACCGGGAAACTGAGTGTACGGAACATCGCGTAATGGCGTTGGCATAGTAAAAACTTCAGAAGATTGGGCAATTCGCATCCAAGTCCTAAGTCTAAGAAATTAGATATGGATGCAGTTCAACGACTACATGGTGATTGGTTCAGCCTAATTAAGGCTGGGCTTAAGATATAGTCTAATCCCTTACGAAAGTAAGGGTACTACCTCGGCCTTAGGTTTCCCTGTTCTTTGAGCTACGAACAGGTCAAAAACAAATTATTCGTTTTTTATACTCAAAACAAAGTATAAAAATGATTTTCCATTTTTTCTTATTTTATAGATCAATAATGCCTCGTGATACCAAAAAACTAATCAGAAGAGAAAAACTTAAAGCTAGACTAGCATCTGTACGCGGTTGTTCAAATTGTGGAAAAAAAGAATGTGATTGTCTGGTGATAAGTGATGATGAAAAGATACATATTCTGAACGATTATGCTAAGAAGTATGGTCATCTTGTCGATATCGATTATGATATGACTAAACAAGAATATATGACATATCTGAAGACTGGATTTATCCGAGAATAATTTTACGATAAAAAATATATTATCGTAAATTAATTTTTATTTCCTCTTCTCGTTTCTCGTAAGTCCAAAAAAATCCACCTGCTGTATGTTTTCCTCCTTTCCTAAGAGCCGACGAGATATTTTTATGATTTATACCCGTTTTTTCATCAGCTTCGTTCAAGCTTTCGTAAGAAGCTACTAATTCCCAGTCAGTATTATACTGAAATACAGATTTATTATGAGCATGTTGTAAATTCTGCTTTGATGTTACCCACTCTAAGTTGCTAACTCTATTATCTTTTCTATCCTTATTTCTATGATTCACTTCAGGGTAATTATTAGGATTTGGAATATAGTATTCTGCTACCAGTCTATGTATTCTGAATTTTTGTCTTTTTGCGGAACGGACTCTTGTATAAGCTGATACATCCTTCTTTTCGTCATAACTACTACCTTGTAAATCTATAATAAGATATCCTGCTTTATTTTCATGTGGAGATATAAAATTTTTCGTAAACTTACTATAAACAGTTCCTTGCGGGGTAATAATATAATTTTCAAATCCTACAACAACCTTTCCTTCTGGAGCTTCTTGTATTTCTCTCTTTTCGATATATTCCCATCCATATCCACCAGCTGTCTTTTGTTTTCCAGAACATACACTAACTATATATGAAGAATACTTAATTTTATCTTTATTATCTTCGTGAGCTTCTTTTACAGAAGCGTATTCTTTCGTTTCTCCAGAGCTGGAAATTCTCCTTACTGCTCTAATGTTATTAGCTTTGTTGAGTCCCATAGCTACAGCGTGTCGTGTATTCTCTATTACTGTTGACCATTCAAGATTAGAGGCATTATTATTTAACGGATTTCCATCTATATGATTAACTACAGGATAGTTATTCTCATTGGGATGAAAAAGAAGAGCTACTAACCTATGTAAACGAAGAGGTTTCTCTTCTCCCGAATCAGGATATAATGTAACTACAACATATCCCTGCGATACCGACCCTGAAATAAGTTTCTTAGTTCTATTATTTCTTACTAAACCTGTATTAGATATAGAATATTTCGAATAATTTTCTAGTTGTTTCCACGTTATTGACATAGTTGATATATTGAATTAAGTTGAGAATTAATTCAATTTAAATATCTTCTTTTGAAGAAATTTTCATATTCGGTACAAAGAGTATATACAAATTCAATAAAATTATTTTCCGTTATTCCTCTTCTCATATATGCTGTGGATTTTTCCAAAAAATTATAATCATTATGTGTCATTATTTCTTTATCATCAGTTGGTACTCCTGTTCTACTTATGCGGAATCCTGTGGATCCATTAACATTTCCATCACGAAACTCTATAAATATACCATGAATAATATCAGAATATTCTTTGGAATGTACATAGTTCTCATCTAAGCATATTGTCGTCGGAAAATTTGTTGATTCATTGAATCGTTTGTTGATAATTCCTATAAAGTCTGAAAGACAAATTATATTCCTTGCAGGTGTATTTCTCATGATAGCTTTCCAATCATTTTTTAATCTATTTAATATTTGCTTCTTACATAAGGGACACATATTTCTCTTACAATTTTTACATCTTCGATAGCTTCTTATTTTCTCAATAATTTTGAACAGAGGAAAATGGTGATCTCCCTTTTCTTCAAAAGATCTTGGACGAGACATTTATCAGAATCGACTACATTTTAAATTATTTTAAAGCTATACTAAACCGTTTTTTTAGATTTGTGGAATGTCCTATTTTCAAAGTGACGCGAGTTGGGTATTTAAGTCTCTCCAGCGGAGTACGAATTCCGTAAACACCGCCCTTAGCCGAATAGACGTTGTTATTTTTTCTATTCTTAGTACCTTTCCGTATTGTCATTTTTTCGGCTTTGAGCTAAACCATATAATCAAATTTAATTTTCTAATTATTTTTAATTAGAAATATTACGCATCATCAGAGATATCGTCTCCTCGCGAAGATTGTGGCGATTTCTTACAACGACCGTAAGTGCACACGTAGAAAATAATACAAACGAGGAGAAGAACCCCGAGTCCGATTCCTGCGTTCCGCTTAACATCAGAATCTGGAGAAGAAGTGGTATTGGTGTTGTTAAGACCGGTAAAATTCGTTTCGAACGTGAAATTCATCTTCAAAAAAATTTTATTTTCCCAACTTCTTTTTTCAATTTATTGCGGTGTGAGAAAAGCTCCGTAAATCATTAGTATTGGCATTTTCATCGGTATCGCTCCGTATTTCGGGGTTAGCTTTACAGATATCTCTCCAGAGTCGTAAAAGAAGCCGATAGGAAAATTGTGTTTTTTGTAGTTCTCCAAGACTTCGCTATTTTGTGGAATACTAGCAATTTCAGGGCTCGGCATAGTTAGGTATCCAGCGGTGGTTTTCCCTATGGATACCTCCCCAAACGACTTATCAATCAAAAAAAATTCTGCTTCTCCTAGAGTAGAGATGCAAGAAAATTCTCTAATCATTCCTGTGGGTAGCTCACGTAAAACCTGTTTTTCGTCTGTATAGTCCACATAAATAAGTTCAGGATATTCTATGTATTCAGTTGCCATTTTATTTTTGGAATAAGTGGAGCGATATTTTCAATTTGTAAAAATAAATGAAGATAGAATTTGCAATATTTTTTCTAATTCTTGTAGGAGTGGGAATCGGAATGATGTTTCTCCTTCGGAAAAAGAAACGTGGATGTGATTCCTCTTGTGTGGGGAAACGATGTGATGAGCTTAACGGATGTGGAGTAAAGTGTGGATGTCCTCAAGGTTCCAATTGTATGGGGAATGGAGCATGTTGTAAGCCGGCGTGCCCGACTGGAAAATGCGAAGGTGACGGATGTGGAGGAAGTTGTAAGTGTCCGCAGGGACAGACGTGTATACAAGGAAATTGTTTGGCTCCTCATAAGATATATGGGGATATGCCATATATGTTTACGGAGGCGCAAGGTAAGGTTACTACTATAGAAGATTGTGCGAATTTTGCCAAACAGGGGAATTATCGATTTTGGAATTACGATGCTTCTCCACAATTGGAAGGGAAGGCAAATTGTTTCGTGACTAATAAACAGCCACAATGTGCTTCTATATCTGTATACGGAATATCCGGAGATGTAGAAGGGAAATTGGATCCTGACTCGTTAGAATTGTGTAAGAACGGTTGTGTGGTTGCCCCTGAGAAGATACAAGGAGGGGTGTTATTGCCACAATATCAGCCGGGATGTGGAACAGATACAGGGACGATAGATATATTTTCTTACGAAATGTTAGATTCGTATGGGGTGAATACAGATTCTTGTAAACAGCAGAATAGTGCAGTTCCGTGTACGTCATCTATGAGCAGTGGTGGGTATAATTTTTCGCTAAGTGGTACATGTGCAAAAAACACGGTAACGTCAAGTCCAGCATGGGTATGTCAACCGAAGACAAGGTGTTCGAATGCGATTCCGTCAGAAGCTACAGGAGTGTGTGAGCAAATTGCGTAGCCTCACGGTGAGTTCGGCAAAGCCTCACGGTGAGTTCGGCAAAGCCTCACGATGAGTTCGGCAAAGCCTCACGATGAGTTCGGCAAAGCCTCACGATGAGTTCGGCAAAGCCTCACGTTGGAATATATCTATACATGTTGAAAAAATCGTTAATAGAAAGACCGAGTCCTTTATTAAATTTAGAAAGCGCTTCTTGGCGTTTGAGTTCGAGTTCTTTCCGTTCGAGTTCTTTCTGTTTTCGTGCACAGAAGAACATTGTGAAGAGGATGCTGTCGGTGATGTCGTGAGCACGTTCGTATTTCTTAAGAATATCGGCAGAAATGTATTTAGAGGCTATTCGAATCGAATAGTCTTTTCTGGTGTCGTAATCGAATCCGCTCATGTGGAAATGTGCGTGAACAGAACGGGGGTGAATCAGTATCGATTTTTCTCTCATAACAGCGAATAAAACCTGTTCTATAGAGGTTTGTCCGTCGGGAGGTTGACGTTCGATAAGGATGATAGAAGCTGTCTGAAAATACGAATAGTATCGGTGAACAACATGAGTAATCCAATCAACAGCTGTTTTTTCGTGAAAGAGTTTACAATTGGGAAGGCAGTCGAAAGCTGTAATGTCTATTAATTTGACCCAAGTAACTTCTATAATATCGTAATTATCGTTAATACAAGAGAAAGAGAGACCTAGATGCTTGATTCCAATGTCTATGGATAAAATATATCTACAATTGGATAGATTTAGTTTAGATAGGTGATATTCTAGGTTACAATCATTGCAAAACTGAAGATTTTGGTCGAAAGAATCTATGGGAAGTTCAATATTACAATTCTCACAAATAGCAATAAATTGCATTTTATATTGTAAACAAAGTCTTAAATACGCATATTAATTTCTAAACTGTGTACAGTAGATTTAGAGTTCGAACGACATTTCAGTTCTAGCATTGTCAAGTCTATCGGTAGGTTAGAAAAGTTGTTCCACGATACTACTTGTTTTCCTGGATTTTCTACTTTGAATTTGGATAGTTCTTCATCATCATGCAAGAGTACGAAACTGCATGGGTTGTCAAGGAATATTACTATACTTTCTAGTGTACATTTAGTTCCGTCGAACGGGAACATTAACAGTGAGGATAGTGTTTTATCTGCGAAGTGGTTTGTGCGATGAAATAGAGTTTTGTAGGTTTTACCTTGTTCACCTTGGAGCCCACGTTCACCTTGAGGTCCACGTTCACCTTGAGGTCCACGTTCACCTTGAGGTCCACGTTCACCTTGTATACCCTGTTCACCTTGGAGCCCACGTTCACCTTGTATACCCTGTTCACCTTGTATACCCTGTTCACCTTGAGGTCCACGTTCACCTTGAGGTCCACGTTCACCTTGTATACCCCGTTCGCCTTGTATACCCTGTTCACCTTGAGGTCCACGTTCACCTTGAGGTCCACGTTCGCCTTGGACACCATGTTGGTGAGGTTCAGGTAGAAGGTGTTGATGAACAATTTCGATAGGTTGTTCAAGTTTAGTTTTTTCTTCGAGAACGGTAGCAAGTTTATCGAGGCTAGTTATGTCTTGAAGTTCGACTCGTTTAATAGGTTGGATATCGTACATGAATTTTGTTTCTCGAGGTGGTTCGGATTGGAATTCCCGATTCCGGTATCTCATTCTGAAAGTCATTCTGTTTTTCCTGAAAGCTAGTAAGTTTTAAGCCTATTTAAAACTAAGACCGATTTCTCATAAAATGTCAAAGTCGTCCGAAGTTTCTAGAATATTAGATAACAAACAGATAATCCATATAGTTTCGGAGGTTGTTGTTTTGATAGGGATAATATTCTATTTTTCTTCAAAAAATAAGAAGCTTACGAGTAATGTGGAAGAATTAGCGCATCGGCTAGAACAGCAAGAAGATCAGATTCAACTTCTTACTCAGAAACTAGATTCTCTGGGTCAGCAGATGGGGAACGGATTTATGCAGATGGGACAGACGCTGTCACAAACAGCAGATGTGGTTAACGAACTTGCTAGTAAAGTGGAGAGCAAAGGCGACTCGAAACCGGTAGCGAAATCTGTCCCTAGAGTTCAACAGCCTAGAGTAGTTCAACAACCCAGATTAGTTCAAAAGCAGGAGGTTGCTCGTAAGGGGAACTCGCAAGGGGCTTCTCAACAGGGGCTCACCAGTGGTTCGCAAGGGGTTTCTCAGGGACTCGTAAACTCGCAAGGGCTATCGCAAGAAGTTAACGAGTCCTCTTCCCAGCAACCTGTACACAGGGCTCCAGTTCTACAAGAGATAAAACAGGAAGTTCGTAGCGCAAAGGTGAAATTCACGGATCCGCCGAGAGTTGAGAAGCCTGGTGCTAAACCTGAAGTTGAAGACGATAGTGATACAGATGATGATCTGGAAGATGAGGAGGACGATAGCGATCTGGATGAGGAGATAAGTGAAGAGCTTGGAGAACTGATGGAAGATGATACAGAATCCAGTTTAAAAAAACGGAATTAGTAATTAGTAAATGCCAAGACGAGTTCGAGTTCGTGGATCAAAACAAGTTTTCGAGTCGAAACAAGTTCCCAAACCCAAACGATATGCAGATGTTGTTAAAAAATCTGAGAATTCCGCAATTAGCGAATCTGTTCCAGATGATGAAGATAGCTCCACAGAACAGCAAAAATATGTTTCAAGTATTACCAGAGATGGGAAGAGTATCAGTTACGATCGTTGGGAGTACCGATATTTTCCCCATCTTCTAAATTTGTACGAGTTGTATAACGGATCACGTGACAGTGAATCTAGCGATACAGATTCTCGTGTAGAACACTATAAAGAAATGTATGATTTCTTCCGTTTTCTTTTTCAGGTGTCTTCAGGGAAAATTTCTTCTTATTTGGAAGATATGAGCTCTGTAGAGCTTGTTATATATGAAAATTATAGAAATGTGATTAAAAGGAATAACTGAAGATATAAATGAGTCGCAGATCTCAAGAAGATATTCAGGATATTCGAGACCCTGAAGAAGGGCGAAAAGGAATAGCGTTTTTTCTCGAGGAAGAGCATGAGGAGAATGATGAAGAACGTGAGGCGAGAGAGAGTGCAGATATTATACAAGATGAGTGTGATAATTACGATGAGATAATAGATATGTGTTCTGCTTTGAGAAATTATATAAATAGTAATTCTCTCCCTATGGGGGAAAAGTTATTGCCCGAGTTGTTGATGGAGTATCTCGGACTGTAAATTTTTTTATAATACAAGTATTATAAAATTTGGGGTTTTGTTCGCAAGGAACTCGTGAACTCGTGAACTCGTGAACTCGTTCATGCGCTTATTAAACCAAGGCATTTGAGTACTGTGTTCTGGACTTGAGATAGTTCTTCAATTTTTCCTTTCTTTCCAGACATGACGTCTGCGAGAACTTTTTCTAAATCTTTTCCAGAAATCTTTTCTTGTTTCTTAGAAGAATCTTTTCTATCTTCGTCTTCACTTTCTGACGAAGAGGCAGATGCGGGTTTGACGACTTTCTCTTCCTCAGAAGAAGAGGATGAAATAGGTTTAGATTTGCTCTTGGGTTTTACGACTACAGCTTCCTCCTCAGAAGAAGACGAGGAAGATGAGACAGGTTTGGGTTTGCTCTTTGAGCCCTTGCTCTTAGGTTTGACGACAATTTCTTCGTCAGACGATGCGGAAGAAGAGCTCCCTTGTTTCTCGATGGAAACTGCTTGGAGGCGTTGTCGTAGCTGTAGAACAGACCAATCGTTGAATGTGGATTTGTGGCGTCCAGTGAGAGCGGATATCTTTTCCACAAGCTTAGAACGTTCATCGGGATTTTCGTAGTCTTTTAGGGCTTCTAAACGTTGTTTAAGTTCGTGAACAGACCAATCGTTATATACAGATTTGTGTTCTCCTGTAAGGGCAGATAATTCAGCAACGAGTTTGGATTTTGTGGAGGGCTCATAATCGCGAAGCGCTTCCATTCGCTGTTCGAGGTCATCCATAGACCAATCTTCAAAGAAGGAAGGATTTTTATTTAGCCAGGAAGATAGTGCTTCTATCATATCTTCTCTAGTTTTGGCTTTTTGGGCTTTTTTGGAGAGGATAGAGGCGCGTTTTCGGAGTTCGCTGGCGGGGAGGTCTGTAATTTCATCATCTTGTTCTTCGTCGCTAACTACCGATTTTCGGCGACGTCCAGATCTGCGTTCTTCGATATCATAATTATCTATAAATTTTTGAAGTTTCTTATTAGAGAGCGATCCGAGTTCTCCTTTCGATTTTCCACTTACACGACTGGCTTTCTTAATGAGTTTAGAACGGGCTAGACCGTCATCGGAAAGGATATCGGGTTCTTTATTCTTTGATATACCTAACTTCTTCCGAAGATCTTTTATAATTTCTTTACTGCCAAAAATCTGTCGTCCTTTGTATTCGAGATAAGAGGGTTCATATTTTTCTGCGACGCTTTTGTCGATACAGACACCGGGTTTTACAGAGACATCGCAGACACGGTCGTCACCGCATTCGAAGTCGTTATCTTCACCACAGTTTTCACCATTATCTTCGTACTGTTCGAGAATATTTTTGGCAAGTTTAGGATTTTCCACGCCAGACGCGTCGATACCTTTCTCCTTGAGAAGTGCACGAAGTTCATCGAGTCGACTGGAGAGGAGCTGTTCTTTACTTTTGCTTCCGCTCTTGGAGCGACTCTTAGATTTGGGTTTTACTTCTTCCGTCTCAACAGTAGAAGCTGGTTCTACGGGTAATTCTTTGCTCTTGCTCTTGCTCTTACTTTTCGGTTTGGAAACGACTGACTCTTCTTCGGCTCCTGCGTCGTCAGCCCCTCCGTTAGCTCCTTCAGCTTCTACAATAGCTTGTATGAGTTGATCTTTGCTCATAGTTGTCCGTTTTCCGATAGAAAGCTTGGTAGCTATGGTCATAAGATCAGGTTCGTTATTTCGCGAGCGGATAACGAGTTTGGCGAGTTCTGCTGCTCTACCTGAGTATTCTTTCTTAACAGGTTTAGAACGGGGCGATTTGGCTTTAGCGGGGGGAGTTCGTTGGGCGTGACGAATTTTCTTCCGATAAAATTTCGCAACGTCTTCAGCATCTTGAGCAGAAGTCTTAACAGAGTCGTAATCGATAGGATACCCAGCTTGTTGTAACGCTTTTACGTGTTTCTTCAGCTGACTAACCGATTGGGTTTCTAGCTGTTCATTGGATAATATTGCGACCATTTTTTATTTACAGTCATTTTTTAATTTAGATTTTTTTTTGTATTTATGACCAATACAAAAATTTATACGTCGATAACTTTGTCCAGAACATAATCTGTAATGTTATCTTTCGCTTTCCCTCTTTGGTTACTTACCAAGCGCGTCCCATTTCTCATTTTCGCATCGAAGTTGATATGTACGTGACCACATACCCATGTGTGGATTTTCTTGTTGTCTAGAAGATAGTCTAGATTGCTATAATAGAGTGACTTGTACTTGTCTACGTTGCGTTTTCTACCGACAGAAAAGGTAGGGCAATGATGAGTTACCATAAGCATCTTCAGCTTTTTCTTCTGGCAATATTCAACCATATTTTCGATATAGTGAAGATCTTGCGTAAATAGCGAATTATATTTGAACATGTTCATATCTGGTATTCTTACGATATATGGGGGTACGTCAACTACAGCCTGAGACCATAGAGTACACCCTACTACACAAACGTCTTCGATAATGACGCTATTTCGGTTTAGGATGTGTAGATTTGGAATTTGTTCCTTGATTTTGTTAACGTCAAGAAGAATATCTTCCATGCTTTTCTGAGGGATGTTATCCACTCGATAATATTCGTGATTCCCTAGAACGTATAGGACAATTTCGAAACGGGGACAGAGGTCTTTAAGAAAGCGCTCAAGTTGTTCATATTTGTGAACTCTCCCAATGTCACCGGCAAGAATGAGGATATCGGCGGATTTTCGCACAAAATTGTCAATACAGAGATTATTGGACAGGGTCTCAATGTGCAGATCGGACATGATCTGAAACTTAACCATCACGACAATTTATATTTTCTTTATTGATTTTTCATTTTTTTAACTTAATTTTCAGCTTTGGCTCCGTTTTCTTCGACATCAGGAATATCTTCAAGATTTATATTCGGTCCCTTCATTCGTCTTTTCGGTCTAGCTTGTGAAGGAGTCTGAGTCGGAGGTGTATTCATCGAATTTATAGAGTTAAGTATATTTGCCCCTGTTTTTCTCATTATCATCTTTGATACTATGAAAGCTCCTGCATTAATAATAATTAAGAATAGAAGACGGAGTTCCACGGGGTATTTGCTTCCTGTTGGAACATATGATTTTTCTCCTAGTTCTATTAGAAGTTTTTCATATGAATGCATGGATATGATTTGTTGTTGTGTGAAACCCTGCATATCGATTCCGAGAAAGTTTCCGAGAACGAATTCAGTTCCCATGAAGCCCCAGACGAGATAATTCTTGTAATTTTCCACGGAGGAGTCGAGGGAAAGTCGCCTTACAGTGGATTCGTACGATTTCTGCATTTCTCGAAGATCTGAATGAATAGTATATTCCGGTATAGTAGGAGCAGAAATAGGGTACGATTTTTTCAAAAGGTCGAATTTGAATATAAGTTCACGTTTCTTATCTTCATCTTCGTATTCTCCTTTTGTGATATGGTTAATATCTCTGAGTTCATGTTTCCCCTGATAATGACCCTTTGCTTCGAGTTCAGCGAGAGTTGGTGCCTTATCTCTAACGGGTTGTTCTTTGTATTTATCATAGGGAGTAAAGTGAGAGGTTTGACGATGTGGTTTATCTCTAGTTTCGTGATTATCTTTAGGACTTTCTCTAGGACTTTCTCTACTTTCTTTTTCCGAATTATCGTCTCCAAGAAGTTCTTTGAGCCGTTCTGAGAGAGCATCAGACTCATTCGATTTTTTCGAACTGTGCGAGGAGTGACGTGATCCCTGTGAATTATCTGAATCGTGAGAATCGTGTGAATTCTTCGACACATCGGAGACATCCGATTCGTCCGATTTCGAAGAAGCTCGCGAAGAAGCTCGCGAAGAAGCTCGAGAGGAAGGTTTAGAAGAATCGGTATCGGAAATAGAGTCTTTTCGGTCGCTTTCTCGGATTTCTGTGTCTTCCGGATCTTTACGAACTTCTTTGGTTTTATCCTGTTCATCTTCGTTAACTTCTTCGCGAATTTCAGTATTTTCTTTTCTACTTTTCTTCAGATCTTCGTTGCGCCCTTCGTGAGGCTTCTCGCGCCCTTCGTGAGGCTTCTCGCGCCCTTCGTGAGGCTTCTCGCGCCCTTCGTGAGGCTTCTCGCGCCCTTCGTGAGGCTTGTCACTCCTTTGATCTTTATAATCTACGTTGATGAGATCTTGTTTAATTTTAGCCTTATTTTCTAACAGCTCGAGATAAAGCGTTTTCATTCTAGGAAAAGATTTCGGGTAATCTGGTACTCTTTGCTTATCAGATAAAGGAACTTTTATAATTCTAACTTCCCTAGGTATAGGCATTTATTGGAATAAAAACATTTACTTTAAATATAGTTAATTTGCGGTTATTGTAAGTGTAGGAAGCGTATATTGAGAACCTGAAACATAATAAATATTCGGAAGGACTCCATTGCTAATATTGTACTTGCTTACGGCTCCTACAGGTAAATCCTGCGGTGTGGATTGTCCTTGTATCGGACCGATAAAGAATTCACCCGGTCCCTGATTGAAAATAGTTAGGGAAGAAGGTTTCCACAAAGCCGAAGTAGTACAGGAAATATAACCGGATTGAACATAGTTATCGTCGGACGCCCTCGTCAGCTCGGACGCCCTCGTCAGCTCGGACGTTGGTGAAAAGCTGACAAACGAACATGTTCCAGGCTTGTTTAAGTTGTGATAAATCTTGATACCGAAATATACTAAGACAGCTATCACAGATAATGTAATTGTAATGGTAAGAAGAATTTGTAACCAATCTGGCATTTTATTTGAAGCAAATAAAATATTAGTTTATCCAAAAGTGATTTAGCGCTTCATCGGCACTATATCGCAAAGATACATTTCTTTCTATAAGACATCCTAGAAAATCTTTGAATGATTCACTTGTTCCTTTAGGGAAAACCAACGTCTTGTACAAAATAGCTTTTTCGTTGCGAAAAGGAACATCTCCTGTGTATAAATAATAAAGTGTTATTCCAGTACTCCACATATCACACTTATCTGTAAGGTCTTTTTTGGATATTTGTTCCGGGCTTCGGTAGTCTTCTGTGTATTTTTCTTCGAAATCGATAAGGGTTATAGCTTCTGTTTCACTATCATAAATAATATTTTCAGGTTTTATGTCTTTGTGTATGATCCGTTTCTTGTGCATGGAAGAGATAATGGAAAGGAGTTGCTTAGCTATTACCCGTATTTTCTTTTCGGATAAAACTCCATACTTATCAATATATTCAAAAAGATCCATACCGGGAGCTTCAGATAAAATAATATAACTTAGAGATCGGGAAATATTTGTGGCAAGAACTTTCGGTATTCCGTTTATTTTCTTTAAACTGTTGAGGTTATCACTTTCTATTTTTGCGTATTTCTTGTTTTCATAAGTCTTTACGAGCCATTGCAATTTTTCTCCTTCGACGCAAATGGAATAGATTCTGTCGAAGAGCTTAGAAATGTTCCAGTTCTTGTTGAGGAACAAATCCTTCACATCTATTGCGTTATCGTTGAGAAAAATAACTACACTACGGTTCATTTTTGTGAAAAACAATTTGTTTCTTAAATTCAATTTCTATTTTTCCTCTCTTCCTTTACAGCCTTCTCAAAGTCTTTCAAATTTTCGTCAGCTAATTCTGTAACTTTTCCGTGTATGAGAAGTTCTTTGTTGTATTCTTCTTTTAGAAAAGGGAGATTCTGTATTATATCGGAGAATAATTTTCTGGCTTCCGCATCATTCCACCCTAGTACGGCGAGTTTTTCAATCTTTGTTCCGGACTTCCATTTCTCTTTCAAAACCTGAAGGAGATTAACAAGTTTGGGGTGAGATTCTCGCTGATGAAAGGGGATATCGTATAGTTCGGTAACCAAATCGGAATCGGTAGTGACTACCCATCGTACCATCATTGTGATTGTGTATTGGGACATTTTTTATTTATATTTTTCGCTTAAAATTGAGATTTTAAAAAATACAAGTATAGCTAAAATGCTTCACAAAGAAAATGTGGAATTCCTATGGGGACTACTTCGACCTGTATGCTATACCGCAATGGGATTTCTTCGGCGGTGTACTAGCCGATTATGTTCCAGACATCCCAAATATAGTGAGACAATAAAAGATTTCCTTCCAGCTTGTACAAATGGAGAGTTAGAAAAGGTACAGCGACTTACATGCTCGTTTCTTGTGGATAAGAATACAGGTCTAATACATGCTGTTAAAGCTGGACAGAAAGATACTGCCAAATATCTGATAAGTCAAGGTGCAAATAATCTAGACGAATGTTTGAAAATAGCTTGTGAAAAAGAGAATTTCGAGATGACTCAGTTGCTGGTGGAAAGTGGGGCGAAAACAGTAGTTGGGTTACGGGTAACAAAGTCGCCAAATATTCAGAAGCTTCTTTATCGGTACGAACAGAATTCAGAGACAATTACTTTCTAAACTAATTATAATTGGAAAATTATAATTATGATGTACCATCATAGAGAATATTGTACAGGATGTTCCATATCGTTGTACTGTCCCACGACCACGTTCTCTTCGCTATCAACATGAACTTCATCTTTCGCTTCAGGTGTTTCGGGTCGTGCCATGTCAGGATGAACCACAACACCAAGTTCTACTGGAGTTATAGTACTGTCACAGATACGTGCGTCACCAGCTGATAGTGGAACGTGTACTTCCGAATCCAGTTGAAAACATCGTTGGCAAAGGTCGAAACCGCAACGAATACAACTAAATATGGTTTCTTCTAGCTCGATATTCCGACGACAGCTTATATTATCACAAGACCGTTCTCTTCCCGTGAGCATAAAGAGACGATGTCGATGCGAAGGGTGACGATATCGCGGGAATCGTGCCGGAACAACTTCTGGGTTCAATCGCACAGATACTAGTTCGACTGTTTCGGCTTCTCCAACGGGGCTCTCCGGATCTTCCTCGAGGTCTTCCCCCATATGCACATCCCGCGATGCAGTAACATCTTGTGCATTTCGTATAATTCTACATGGAAAACAAATACAAGCACCTGATGGACGATTTGTGTCTACATTTACCGGATCGCAATAGAATGCACACCAGGCACCCGTAGCGTTCGGAGATTCGTGAGCGCTCGAGATAAATTGGATTCCACCACAAGAATAGCTATATAATTGCCGTATCGGGTCGTAAACACCTTGACTTATCTGTAGGCGAGGGAATGAATTCCAAGCGCAACCGGTAGGGCTAGAATCGGGATTGTTCATTTTATAGGAACATATACAGTTTTAAATTAAAAAGGTTTAATATTATCTAATTATATACAGTCGATGGATAAGAAAAGAGAAAATATATTATTTCCTCTAGGATTTAACTTGCCTTTCTCGGCGTTAGTTTATGTCACACGTTTCAAGGAAGAAATAACTAAAGAACTCGAGAAGAAGATGGAAGAAAAGCTGAGTCAGCGAACAAAAGAAATTGAAATTGAACTACGGGAGAAAATAGAGGTAGAGCTATGTGGAAAAATACGTACCGAGCTCTACAACGATATTTACGAAAAATTATCTGACGAGATCAGGAAACACGATTGCTGGGAGAAAATCGAGATATAGATCAGGAAAAAAATCAGGAAAAATAATATTTGGAGGTGAAAAGTATGATTTTCGAAGCTGAAAATCATACTGAAAAGTCGCGAATGGGAAGGGAACAAGGATAAATCCTTGCGATGATATATCCGTTTTCAAATTTTCGGAAAAATGGCGATTGTGGAAGTGACGATGGGGTGTATTTAAAATTTTTTAAAAATTGAAAATTACAGAATGCCGCAAAAATAAAATTGATGTGTATCGTATGTAGATGGAGCTCCGGGAAGGAGAAGCTGGATCTGGATATCGAAGAACTGAATTGTTCTTATTGTACAATTCTTACAGCTATACCTCTGCTACCAAAATTGAAATATATTGATTGTTGGGATTGCAAATCTCTTACAACTATACCTCCGTTACCAAAACTGAAAACACTATTTTGTGAGTATTGTACAGCTCTTACAAGTATTCCTGTTATGCCGGAACTGAAAACACTGGATTGTAGATATTGTACGAGTCTTACAAGCATACCTGTATTGCCAAAGTTGGAAGAACTATATTGTGGAGACTGTACAGCTCTTACAAGTATACTTGTAATGCCAAAGTTGGCACTGAATTGTGATGGTTGTACATGGATAGACCATAAAAATGCAGATTTCAAACAGAATATCGAAACACTCCGCACTTGCCAAGCTATCTTCAGGCGGAAGCTAACCGCTCGGAAACTGGAGAAGCTAATTCCTTCCATAATCGAGATTTATTATTCTCCAGATTGTAAAGGAGCTAGAATAGCCGAGAAAAGTTTTCTGAAACAAATTCAGTAAAGTATGATTTTGATCTTTAAAATCATACTGAAAAAATTAGATTACTTCAAGCATCTCACATGCAATTCGCCTAATAACTTTAACTGTGACGCTATTTCCTGCCTGTTTATATAGATGTGAATCGGCTATATTCGGAAGAGCAAATTTCTGAGGAAATGTCTGAAGATTAAAGCATTCACGAGGTGTAAGTTTTCTGATTCCAAAATCATCTTTAATAATAGGTATATTATGACCGCCAGCCCCCATGTTGGCTGTTAATGTAGGACATACTCCCGATTTATTTGCGCGTACGTATCGACGTCTGTACTGATACACTTGATTTGTGGAAATATTTTTATCAATACTCTCTTCTAATATAGGATATATTGCAGATTTTTCGGTATAATAATATTTTGCAGGTATATTTCCCTCCAATATATCGTAAACTGTTTTATTCAGTATTAATCTACAGGGAAATTTGAATTTTACGGTTTTTTCTTTATCCAGAAACCCTACGAGAAAAATACGTTCCCTATTCTGTGGTATATTTCCATATTCTGACGAATTCATAATCTTAGCCTTAAAAGTATATCCGGCTTCACGGAGTTCTTGTTTAATAACTTTGTAAGTATTCCCGTTATCGTGTGTCTTTAAATTCTTAACATTTTCAAGAAGAAAAGCCTTCGGTTTTTTCGCTTTCAAGATTTTGACGATATCGAAAAAAAGATTTCCACGTACGTCTTCAAAGCCTTTGAGATTTCCTGCAACGGAAAAAGGTTGGCAAGGAAATCCTCCTACGAAAATGTCAAAGTCCGGAATAGTATTCGGGTCATTGGCAAGTTCTGAAATACTAGTTGTAGTTACTTTGTGATCAGGAAAATTTTGTTCGTATGTTTTGACGGCGTTTTTATCTATATCGTTACTAAAAACACACTTGCATTTTTCAGAAGCTTGTTCGAACCCCAATCTTATTCCTCCTACACCGCAAAAAAAATCTGCAATCTTAATCATTTATACAATCTTGTAAGCATTTTAAAACTTCATTTTCTTTTTCAAAATGCCCATTCAAAATATCGTTAATACAGTAATAGGAAACACACATAGGTTTAGGTAATTTTTTAAGAATTTCAGAAGGTGTTATCCGAGGTCTTTTCCCTTTTTTCGCACTATCTCCAAATGTAGTGTTCTTTGTTATTTTCATATTTTGTATATATTTATCTGACGAAGGAATATTGAAAACTTTAACAGATAATTTCGGCTGATTTATCAGATCAACCAAAATCAAAATATCCCAAGGTTCTTTCGGTCCGAAAGATATCGGACCATTACTAGCGAATGCCTTCACCTCTAGTTTTTTATTTTTAAAAGAAAGATCCCCTGTTTTCGGTTTAACTGATCCTGTAATTTTTTTTGCAATATATTCAGATATCATCTCAGGAAAATTTGGTTTTCTTCCTTTTCCATATATTTTCTTTAATGATTCACATATCAGGCATGCTTCACGATAATTTTTATAAAGTTGTTTAATCAGTATGCGTTCATCTTGATTCTGTTTTATTGGAATTACATAGTCTTCGAGAATAAGACTTATTTTTCCCATTAGTTCTTGCATTATTTTAGATACAAATAGGCTAAATCTAATTTTCATTTTTCTAGAAAATTGTTGCGCAAATTGATTTATAATTCTAATTTCTCTGAAAAATTATAAATGACGAAGATCTATGACGTACAATGGGAACTCGGAGCTCACACTCAATTCTCCGGAAGAATTTCCGATACTCTTCGCGTCGGTATCAACTACGGAATGTATGCTATTCAGTTTTTCATGGGGAATCCACAGGGCTTCAAACGTTCTACAATATCGAAAGAAGACCTTGCCAAGTGTCATGAGCTACTGGACAAATTCCCCGTTCACGTATTTTCTCATTTTCCTTACGTCGCCAATCTTGCAGGTTCCGTTTCTCAAATAGCTTGGGATGGTAATGAAGAACAGGATTCCAAAACCACAAAGATACTAAAGTCTCTCGAATACGAACTCGGTATCCTCGCCAATTTCGCATCTGAGAGATGCCGAAGCGGTGTTGTTATTCATCCTGGCGCTTTCAAAAACAGAGCGAAAGGACTTGAAGCTATCTCTAAAAGTATTAACAAGATTAACTTTCCGAAGAGCTCGAAGCTGATTCTAGAAAACGCATCAGGTCAAGGGAACGCTCTCGCAACTACTTTCCGCGAGCTCAAAACTATTATAGATGGTGTTGAAGAGAAGAAACGGGAACACATTGGCATTTGCGTGGATACCTGTCATATTTTCGCTTACGGCGACTATAACTTGTCTAAGATTGAAGAGATAGATCGGTTATTCTCCGATTTTGACAAAATCATTGGACTGGACAAATTCACCCTTCTACATCTCAACGATAGCGAAACAAAGTTTACAGGAAAAGTAGATCGTCACGCGTGCCTGGGAACCGGATTTATTTGGCAGAAAAATTTTGATTCGCTAGTACATCTCCTAAATACCTGTAAGAAACATGGTATTCCCGCAGTACTAGAAACTCATGGACGCGATATGCTAACTGTAGCGGGTCTAGCAAGAGAAGTCTAGCTAATCTAATTTTGTAATATAGTCCATTCTGGCGGATAATAATCGCTCTCGTTGTTATTCTTCACCCTTTCCACCGCAGGATTAAACATAGGAGACATCCCTATAACAATTTTGTCCGCATTTTTATTCAAATATGCAGACCACCATCCGTAAGACCCTGCTGTTATTATATTATATTCACAAAGGGATAACAAGGTGAAATCCACGTACTTACTTCTTTTAGAATACTCTGTATCACTAGGGAAAAGTGATGAGAATAACTTTACACATTCTTCAACGTCGCTACTACACACAACAAATCTCACATTCTCACACTTTTCTTGTATCATAGCCACGGCTTTTCGAAGATATTCGGAAGATGGTGTGCTATAAATAAACTGTTTTTCGCCTCGAGTATCAGGAAGTCTAATATGGACTCCACACAATTTCCGCCCACCGGAAAGATGAAGGCGCTCCCTTTTTGCGAAAGTTTTCACAGGTTCGGAAATCTCGAAACAAGATTTTATTACATCCTCATATTTTTCAAAATATTTATAAGATTGAAAATAACCTGAGAAAAAATAGTTGGATTCACTATCGACTTTCACAATCTCAGAATCATAATGAAACCCGCTCTCCTGTCGATGTTCACCTTCTTCCACGGAATTATAATAATCTATATTTGGGAAAGGGACAATCTCTGTATCAACACGAGTTAAACAGATATTCATGTGATTTGCCAGTGAAAGAGCCTTTAGAAAAGCATATTGAAAGAGACTATTTCCCATTCTACTGTATCCTCCTGTTGTCATTATCAGTTTTCCGGTCTTTTCTCTCTTTGTCTCGTATATTTTCTCTGGAAGTTCCCGTTCAACACAGACGTTCCAGATATCGCTCTTAGACTGATCACATCTATACAACCGTTTGTTTGCGGTTATAATAGTTAGATCGGCTTTTTCTAGAAAATCGTCAGCGGCATAACAAAGTCCTTCACGTTCAAATTTGGCAACGAGCTTCTCCAGTCCTCGTCGTGTGAAGAGAACACTGTTAGCCCTGTTGAAAAATCGCGTGGAAGTGTGAGAGTAGAATTTATTAATGGCTTTCGTGAGAACTACTGCGCAGTTCATAGAACACGACATAAGACACATATCGAAATCTGCACTCGGAATATTAAGAAGTTGTTGTCGAGCTAGTTCTGTGTCTAGAATGAGATTGTCATCTTCTAGAACTAGGAAATAATCAGATTTAGTGTTGAGAAATTTTTTATAAAGGAAATAATGGGAGAGAGCACATCCTATTTCTCCATGCGACATTTCGCGTTTTTTCGGGGTATAGCTGTATAAGTTGCCGGAGAATTCCACTTTATCACCTTTCTTATTTACAAGATTTCCATTGACCGCTTTTGTGAAGATGTAAGGAAATCCTATTCGGTTAAGTTGAAGCTGAGTAGTCTTTTTTCGTTCTATACTCTTTTCGAGATTTATAACACCTATCTGAAAAGAAGGAATATCGCTAGAAGCTTCTTTCCAAGTTGTTTTCATTGCGATGTAATTGCTATAAGTTCCGTGTTCAATAGGAATAGGTTGATAAAGAAGAGAAAATTCTGATATTAGGTAAAAATATGTAAATCCCTTAGACTTAAGAAGGGTATACACATCTTCTAGTGTAATATTAGCATCTTTATAGGTACCCCCATATTCGAACTGTACATAATCAATGTAATTTAACATATTTTTGGCGCCTTGGAGGACTTTTAGTTCATGTCCTTCTGTGTCTATCTTTAGAAAATTAATTCGTCCAATTTCCATTTTCTCACAATAGTTATCTATTGTATCTTGTCGTATCATAATCTTCTTGTTTCCTGAGAATCGATTAGTAATACTTTCAGAACTAGGATAGTAAAGGACTTCGGTTTTTACGTCTCCGAGAGCTAGTTCAGAAATAAATGTATTCGGTAGGTTTGCGTAGGTTTGCCTAAGTCTTGTAGCGTGTTCTCTGTTCGGGTCGAAAAGATGATATTCTCTGTTACGAGTAGTATCTTTCGGATATTCAGAACTTTGAGCTCCTACATCGAATAGTGTGAATACTTTATGTTTAACCATATTCCACACACGGTCTTCTCCGGTTTTCTCTGTTCCTGTGAAGTATTCGTGAAGCGATTTTTTCGCATAAATAGCGTCGCCCCATCCGTGTTGTGTCATTAGTGTTTCTATTCTGTGGAAACCGTACTGTTGTAGAAAATCATCAATCTCGTTCATCAAGGCGCAATCCTTGTAAAGATGTTTCGTATTAACTTCTGTATAGATTACATCCATATGGTGAAGGCATTTATCAGCTCCCTTCAGTGCTAATAGTTCAGCACCTTGTATATCTAGGGCTAACATGTTGATTTTTTTCTTAGCCACTTCACTAAGAAATGCAGTGTCTATGGTAAATGTAGGGAGTTTAGTCCTTCCAGACTCGTGAACCCACGGATGCTCAGTTTTGTGTTCTTCAAGTTCAAGCATAGAAGAGCTTTGTTCGTTGTTGGTAAAAATAAAGGTTTTTTCTTCTCCATCTTTATCGGATATTAGGAGATTGTATATTAATCTGTTGGGTTGTAAAGCACGTTTACAGATATGACTGTTAGCTTCCACCCAGATGATATTTTCTCTGGTTAATCCAAGTCTAAAATATTCTGATTCTTCTTGACATTCGTGTGCACCAATGTGAAGAACTCCGGTAATGGGAATATTTCGCTCTTGTAGAATCTCTACAAATTTAATCATTTCTGAGTGGAAAGCTTATTTTTAAAAGAATATTTCATATGGTGCAATATGAAATTCTAATCATCTATATATTCTATTGGATTATCCAAATCATCCGTATCAAAAGTATGCTGTGATAGAGCTGTTTACGAGCTTTTTCTTTTCTGTTCATTTCTTTCTATACATAGGTAACTCTGCCTTGTGGACCCGCGACGAGTAGTAGGAGGCAACCTAGCGCAAGTAATCCACACGAAATTATTTGAATCCAAGTTATCACGACCGCCGCTTTTCTGAAGGTCTTGTTCTGAGAGGACGAGTCGCATTTTGCGGTACTGTTAAGATATAGAAGCATAAATATACCGTAAACAAGTTGTAGAGAATACACGACGAATCCGATAAGCAAATTAATATCCATTATTTATATATTAATTTAAAATCCAATTTCCACATTGCTAATTTCAGGAATAGCAAAAATAGAAAAGTTGTTTTCCTTGAAATTATGAGAAAAGGATACCTTAAACAGGAAAAAATCGTATTGTCGCGTGTAGAAGATTCTATCGCATGATTTTTTAAAGTATATCACAGGATACATTAGTGCTTTCCCAGATGTAAAAAATGAAGGATTCACAGACTCAAACACTCCTGGTTTCGTCATATATTTTAGAGGATGCAAATTTTTCTGAATATTTTTTTGTGCATTTGTATCATACTCGCTCCAATCTGGAAAATCTATCCTATCCACTCGTTTTGCACAATAGTTGTACGGGTCGAGCAGGCATCGTAGGCGTTTGTAATTGTAGTGAGCGGTATAACCCGCTGTTAGACCAATTCCGTATTGTAGCACCTTCGTTGAAGTCATTTCTAGTTTTTTGAAAAATAAAAGATTTTTCAATTTAATAATTCAGAAAAGAGGCGTACATTGGAAACTTCTGGAAACAAATGCCCGACCCGGAAATCGTGTGTAAATTGATACTTGAAAAAAAGGAAATTATATTCCCTGCGATAAACAACCCGGTCTACACTTTGTGAATTCACAGAAATCAGCGCTTCTCCATCAATAACAAAAGATGGGAGAATGACAGACTCGAACTTCCCGGGCGCTACCATCTTCTTTTGAGGATATAGAGCCTCTGCGATAGATTTTTGGCGCGATTCTTCAAGATCTTTCCAATCGGTAATTTCCACTGTGCGAACTCTTTTAGCGCAATATCCGTACGGGTCGTTAAGAACTCTAAAGTGCTTATAGTTGTAATAAGTGAATGCTCCTAGCCATATAATAGCAGGAGCACATACCTTGTCGAAAACGAATTTTGAGGACATTTTTCTTTCTGCAAATCTTTTTTTCGATTTTTCATTTTTAAATTGATTTTGAAGGTGAAAAATGCTGAAAATGAAACATGGAAGAGAACAATTTTGAAGAGGACGGACTCCCTTCACTTGATGAGCTACCCCCACTGATTTCCATAGATGAGGATGACGATGACGATGAAGATGGCGTTTTGCCAATGTCGTACTACATAGAACGGGAACGAGCTATATTGAATAGAATAAACGAGGAGCAACATCGTTCGCAAGGGGCTTCGCAAGACGATTACATCTTTATAGATGTTAGAAATCTTCCTGAGGAACGTGTTCATGACAGCCTTTGCGACGATCAGTTTTCAAGACCATTTAACGATGCGAGAAATAGAGCTACATCTCAGCTAGAAGATTACACAAGTATACGAAGTGAGTATGATGAGCAATTCGCGAGAATCTCTGCGCGTATCCTTTTCGAAGAAGAGAAGGAGGAGAAAGAAGAAATACGACGTCAGGGGCTACCTTACGAACTTCTTCAGGGACTTCACGAAGACACAGAAGAAGTAGTATCGGACTGCGGGTCTGTGAATGGATCTGACGATCCTCCGTTAGATCTTATTAGGTGTTGGAGCGATGGTGATGACGATCCGTTTTTCTAAAATTGATTTTAATTTAAACAATCTATTTTCCATAATAAATGGAGACAGTTGAAAATAAGAGAATCGAAGATTCTGAAAGCGGTTCGCGCACTTGCGATTTTTCACGGGCGAACGTTACGGCATGTGATAAGGTACGGCTAGTTGACTCTGATGAAGAGACTGGACTGGATCTATATTGTTATAACAAATGCTCGAATGATGAAAGTGATTTTGTCAAGCAATGCCGTGGCTTAGTTTATCATGGGGACGAACTGGTTCTGAAAGCGTTTCCGTATACATCAGAGTATACCTATGAATCGTATGAGCTTCTTCAAGCTATATTTAAGAATTTTAGTGCATGGTCTTTCTTCATTGCTCAAGAAGGTGCTCTACTTCGTCTATTCTATTTTTCCGGAAAATGGTTTCTCACCACTCATCGGAAGCTGAACGCTTTTCGAAGCAAATGGTCTTCGAGAGACTCTTTTGGAACTTTGTTCAAGCGTGCACTAGAAAAAGAAGTTCAAATTAATCCTGTATTCGCTTCCAAACTTGGAAAAGGAGAGAATATTCTTGAACGGTTTCAGAGCTCCCTAGATACAACGAAACAGTACATGTTCCTTCTACGGAATTGTAAGGACAATAGAATCGTGTGTGCCCCTCCGAACGATAACCAGACCTCAATTCTTCATGTGGGAACAATTGTAAACGGTGTAATGACTACTGAAGACCAGAATACTGGACTCACTTGTCCTTCTAAATACACTTTCAACCGACTTGAAGATATGTTAGATTTCGTGGAAACTCAAGTCGACCCCATGAGAGAACAAGGGCTAATGTGTTTCGAACCGAATAATCAACAGGTTAAGATTCTTCATAGTTCCTATATGGAACTATTCAGAGCTAGAGGAAATGAGCCTAGTGTTCGTTTCCGGTATCTACAAGTCCGAATGAACATGAAGATGACTAACCTCTTGTATACTCTCTATCCGGAGATGAAAGAAGATTTCGACAACTACGAAAATATCATCTACGAAATTGCAAAGTCTATTTACAATGCGTACGTGGCTCGGTACATTCGGAAGCAATACGTAATCGTACCGAAAGAAGAATTTGAAGTTATTAAACAATGCCATTCATGGCATCTTTCCAATCGTGCGGAGAATACTATCAATCTAGACCGAGTCATCAAGATTCTGAATTCTCAGCCTGTAACCAATATGAACCATATGATTCGTCGTTTTCGAATGGAGAATCAGAAGAGTACGGTGGTGCCCAGAACAGTGAGTTCAGCTGTGAACAGCCCAGTAATTAATCCTGAACCGGTTGTGTTACGAGCTTTCCCCGCAACGACAATTTAATTTGGAAACATATAATATATCTTTTTAATAAAATGTTAAAAAGATCTGAAAGTAAGATACAAGTTGACGAATCGCAATTGCGAACTTTTGCTCCACTAAATTGTGCATACAAAACTCATATTGCCGGATTTGGAGGTGTTAAAGACTGCCAATTTAAGTTCGTTGATATTCCTGAGCGTATACAAGATGCAATAAGAGAATGTACAGAAATGGACAAGTATTTCGTGATTATTCCGGCAGGAACTATTCTGTACAGAGGTTCGTTAGATATGGGAGGAGGAAACAAGGTACCGATTCCTTGGGTAGAAGATAAGCGTTTCGGGTGGTTTACTTCCACGCTAGAACATCAGAATAATATAAATTACACTCGTGTGGATTCTTACAAAGTTGTTAAACCGCTTTTGTGCGTGTTTGAGGCTAATTTACATAGCACGGGGATGCGTGGAAATCAGTATTACCCTTCTATCTTAATAGGGACGAAGAATATGTGTGAGCTGGTCGTTACCGGGTCGAAAGCCCTACAAGGAAAATCCACAGATCTTTCTCTGGATGGCTATGTGGGTTGTGACGAATGCGAAGTGGGTTTGACTAAGGATTCTATTATAGGCAAACTTCGATACGTAAAGCTGGAGAAGGTAAAACAGCTAAAATACATAGATTAAAAATGTGGAAATCGATTTTCACATTTTTGAACTTTTTTCTAAATTCTAAATTTTTAGAAAAATTATTTTATAGAAAGTTGGAAATTCAAAAATGTGGAAGTTGGCGATTATCGTGAACGCCTTTTCGATTTCCTCATAGATTTCTTTACTCTCCTAGAACGTCTCGGTTTTCGTGTGGAACGTCTTCGCGAACTCCTATGCGAAGTCTTCCGTGAAGATTTGCGAACTCCACGTGAACCCTTGCGAACTCCACGTGAACCCTTGCGAACTCCACGTGAACCCTTGCGAACTCCACGTGAGGAACGCTTACTCCGTGAGAATCCGAACGGTTCAAGAGGATATTTTGAACTTCGGATACGCGAAGCGTCGCTAGACGTCAAACGAAGATTAAGGCAATTCCGGTGAAGTCCAGGTGTTCCAAAAGCTCGTAGCATAGTTTCCGTGAGACCTGTACAACTTCCCGGGAAAGTATCTTTTTCTCTCACAACATCAATAACGTACCACCACGTAAGAACTGCGTGAGCAATATCTGTAAGTCGAATTCCGGGTCTCGTGTTACCTTGACAGACAATTCCACCGACTGAAGCACTTCGCCCTCCGTATGAGAAGTAGTTGTTACCGATTTTTTCGTACGGGTATTTGTAATAAATCATCATTATCGCGGATCCTTTTTCTTGATGCGAGATAGCCAGAAATATATCTTTGTCTTTCTTTTTGGAATATAACCGTATCACACATGTAGCGTGATAGTGCTCAGATAAATCATATGTTTGAGACCACACAAAAGCCTGTATAATCTCCGCTTCATAGGAAGGATAACTTTCCAAATCTATCAAACTCCCGTAAGCATATTTTATGGCTTTATCATTATCCATTTTTTCGAGAGATTTCTCATATAAATTTCTAAAGGAACTCTTGTATATGTCGATTAGCTCTGGAAGTGATAATTTGGATTCTGAAAGAACTTTATCAATAAGGACGCAAGATTGGTCTTTCCGTTTCACCATCTCGGAAGTAGGCTTATCGTCCTCGCTTTTTCGTTTTCTACTCATTTATAAATTGAAAAAATATATATTTTTCAAAGTGTTACGAATGTATGTTTACAATCTTTTACAAACTACAGTTTTCCCTTTCGGAAGAGGGATATTGTGCGATAGACGAAAAGGAGAATGGTTTCACTCTGTTTTGGGTATTTCCGACGTGGATATACGAAAATTGGAGAAAGGTGATAGTGCAGTAATGACATTTTACGATTTTTCCAATAAGGGAGTAGGATACTCTCCAGAAATGGATATAACTTATTTAGAAAAGGGGGTTTATTATGAGAAAGTTGCTGGTGCATTTATGGTAATTTCTCCAATTCGTGTAGGTAGTAAAGAGTATACTGAATCTGCTACGTTTACAGAGTTGATGGTAGAGGAGCTATATTCTCTAGTAGAGAAATGGATAAATATGCCCTATTCTCACGGTTATCAAGAATCTTATAATTGTATAGCTTTTGTTGATGATATTATTTATAACATTAAATACGGCGTGTGGAATCCACGGATTGTTGCGAATCATAAAAAATATAATTTATGAATTATATTTTACCGGGAACGTCTTCGCGAGCGATTGCGAGAACGACGTGTAGAACGTCTTCGTGTGGAACGACGTGAGCCCTTGCGTGAGCCCTTGCGTGAGCCCTTGCGCGAAAACGACATCTGCTGAGACGCTAACAGTCGTGTCTCTTCCACAATCTTATTATTAAAGAAGTTGAGAACTGTATCTTGTACGGGTTTTTCGTAATTATACACAAGTGTGTCTGCATATGTCTTAGCACGTCGTACGCCTACTCTATCGATAATAGGGTCGATATCGTCTTCAATTCTTTTAATTTCGGCACCAGATAGATCTGAGTATGTAATAGAACCTTTAGGAGAATCTTCTGTTACAACAGAATTTTCTACCTTTTCACATAGTCTCTTGATTTTGTATCTGAGCAGTTTTTTCACAGACACAAGATCAAGTTCATCGAGAAACATCACCTTTTTATCAATAGTTCGAAGCCTACGATAAGCATCAACGATATTCATCGTATCGTCCATATTTATTAAAAGAGAAAAGGGAAATAATTTTATACATTGAGTACTCTCTTCAGAAGAAGTAAACATACTATACACAAAACTACAATAGCTATAATATAAATAGCCCTGTCGTTGTTGTTATAGAATTTAGAGCAGAGAGGACAGCTTTGAATATGTTTGGCGATATCTACACAGTTGAAATTGGGTTGAGGAGCCATCTCCATTCTAGGAAAATTGGGAGGAGGTTGTGGAACCGCATCTCCGGAGGCGTGATAACTTGCGCTATCAGGATGTCCGTAGCTCTCCATTCCGGCTCTGTTATCGATGCGATGGGAGCCTCTGATGTGTTTTTGGAATCTGGGTTCATTGGGATCGGGTCTCTCTACAATCTGTTGATCCATACGGACATGGTAATTGTCTATATCGTCTAGATTAGGGAGTTCGTCGATCATAGTGACATTTTGGCGCATTTGTCCGTAACTCATCTTTATTATAGAATAATAAAGATTACAAAAACAAAATATCTTCTTCTTCAATAGTTCTATTGTTCACAACCAACTCAAAAACTTGATGGAGAAAAGAACTTTTTTCATTACTTATCAAAGTTGTTAAGATTCTATTGAAATCGCTCTCGTCAACTTCGAATTTCTCTTCTTTCCCTTCTTCTTTCTCTTCAACCTGAATTTTTTTCGGTTTAAAAACTATTTTTGTACCTTGTTTAGTAAGTTCTTTATATTTCTTTGTTTTCTTAAAGGCTTTAAAGTCATCGTAAACTCCGGAGATTGTTAGCTTGATTTTATCTTCAGTCTCAGGAGGCACATAGTCTTTCATACTCTCTACATCTGTATAAATAATTTTCTTCCGAGGAAGTTCTAGATCAATCTCTTCAAGAGAATAGGGTTTTCCTGCTTTCTTCCATGTAAATATAGGAATAATATTCTTATCACTTTCTCCAAAAGCATGTTGCATAGAAGATCCACAATAGTAAACACCTTCTTGTAAAGTTTGCTTAGAATGAATATGCCCAGAAACCACAGGGGGGAGTTCGCTAGACCATTTATCGCCTTCCACTGATATTATTGCCCCCATCTTACACCCATAGAACTCCTGGTGAGCGAATATACAATCTGCTTGTTTCCAATTTTCTTCATTCGAATCCAAAGCTTCTTGAAATTTTCCAGGTGGAACGTAAGGACAAAAAACAAAATGATACTTATCTATGTGACGGTGTACTACTGTATCTACAATAGTTACATTTTCCCATTGTTTCATACCGTTCATCCAGTGGTCTGGAGTAAGAAAAATCTGGTTATTAATAGCATCGTGATTTCCTACAAGAACAAATGTTTTTGCAATGTTTCGCATCTTTTCCACGAACTCATAAGCTTTGTTAAGCGGTGTTGTATGAAGGCGCTCGTGAGTGTGAAGAACGTCGCCGAGAATGATAATCAAATCTGGATTCTCTTTTTTCGCGAGGTCTTCCATGCGGTCAATAAAGGTGTTAACTTCGGGAATATTCGTAACTTGGAAATGGGGATCTCCGATGGCGATTATCTTCATTTGAAATTTATTAGGAATACGATTTAAATTCATTTTAGAGTTTTAGAAATAACGATAAAATGAATTCGGATTTCGACACTCTTGTGTTATCTGGTGGAGGTATAAAAGGATTTTGTCTGTTAGGGGCTGTACAGGCATCTATAGACTGTAGAAAAATGGAAAATATTACAACATACGTTGGCACTTCTGTGGGAGCTATAATATGTTATCTTCTCGCTATTGGGTATTCGCCTCTAGAGATACTTACACAACTATATAAGAATCGATGGCTGGAGAAAATGCAGTATTTCAATCTTGTGGCAATGATAAATGGAGGTGGAGCAACTAGCTTCACACATCTGAACGAGACACTAGAAAATCTCACTCTTTCGAAAATAGGACAGCTACTAACGCTAGGAAAACTGAGAGAGCTATACGGGAAAACGTTAATTTGTACCACCTACAATATGACCGTGTGTACAACCGAATATTTGGGGCCGGATAATTATCCTGATTTACCTTGCTTAACGGCTCTAAGAATGAGCTCTAATATTCCAATGATTTTCGATAGGTTCAAATATATGGATAATTATTATATTGATGGGGGTATTTCCGATAATTTTCCAATTGTGAAAGGGAACGAAATTGGAAAAAAGGTGTTGGGAATATATCTCGAGATAGAAGAACGAAGTCTTCGTGACGATCCTGAAGATGGGCTAATTTCATATTTCCTTCGGTTGTTACAAGTCCCTATTGTACAGGGAACTAAGAGCAGAATAAATGCTGTTGACAAGGAGAAATGTACTATTATTTCTATAAATACTGGAGATATGAGAAAAATAGTTGAATTTGATGTAAAATCGAAAATAAGACTCGATATGTTTTCTACAGGTTACGAAAGTGTATCTGCGGTATTCAAGGAATGAGAGAAGGTACAATAAGCACGATAAGCCCCTTTACACCCTGGAGAATAATATATCTCTGTAATAGCGGGGATTAGCTTATCAAGTTTCCGCGCTGTCAATTTCCTCTTGAAGATAGCTTGGCAATCACGTAGTGATTGGATATTCATCTCAAAATTTGGGGCACCAGCAATCCATTTACATTTTGCCGTATTAGCATACAAATCTTTAGGTATTTCTGTTAAGCTTCTACAACCCTCACAATCTATCCATTGAAGTACTGGCATAACCGGAATTTTTGTAAGACTTGTACAATTCCAACAGCTCATGTACTTCAATTTTGGAAATATAGGAATATTCGCGATGCTCGTACAAAATGCACAACATAGTTCTTGCAATTCTGGCATAACAGGTATATTTGTAAGACTTGTACAATTCCAACAATATAAAAATTTCAGTTTTGGAAGTACAGGAATTGATTCTACTTTATTACACTGCGAAAATCGTAATTTTTCTATACTCAAATCCGGCTTCTCCTCTCCAGAATTCCACTTACATACGATACACATCTATTTTTATACCAGAATAGTATAAATTTCATTTTTTTGATATTGTGATGAATTCACGTTCCGCGATATAAGCCCCCTTACACCCTGGAGAATAATATATCTCTGTAATAGCGGGAATCAGCCTCTCCAGTCGCTTTCCTGCCACCTTTCGCTTCCACGTTATTTGGAATTTCGTCAAGAGCTTAATATTGTTCTTAGGATTTTGTGGAAGCCAGTCACAGTAATCACATTCGAAATCTTCGGGTATAGGAGAAGATTGTAGGCTTGTACACCATCTACAATCTAATCGTCTCAGATTAGGCGCATCGGGAATAGTTTTCAGAATAAGACAGTCATAACAAATGAGTGTTTGTAAATTTTGTAACATAGGAATGTCTACAAGATATTCGCAAGATCTACAACTAAGGTATTTGAGATTAGGGAGAACGGGAATAGATGTTATTAAAGTCACCTCGCATGACAGTGTTTCTAGTTTCGGAAATACAGGAAGAACTCGTATATTCGACATATCACAATCTAATTCTACGAGTTCGGGAAATGGCGGAAGACTAGTCGCCGAGGTGTACAATTTTTGTAGTCGTGGAAACAACGGTAGTTCTACTAGATTGTGACACCATCCTACACCTAGTTCTATAAGATTAGGTTGTTGAGCAATAGTTGTTAGAGATCTACATAGACCAGCGTGAATAATAGTTACTTTAGGAAACGTCCGAAGCTCTTTTAACGAAACGCATTCCTGACAATCCAGATAGTTGAGATTAGGAAGCTCTGCAATTTCTGTAAGATTTTTACAACCTGAACACAACAGAGTTTGAAGATGTGGAAGATGTGGAATTCTTGTAAGAGTTTTACAGAACCGACAGTCTATCATGTTTAGTGTGTAAATATACATACTCCACCCGAAGACGTAAGTGCTGTTAAGGAAAGCTGTGAATACTTTACTCACGATAGAATTGGACGATTTATATTGTGTCGCGTTACAGATAATACACATCGTTTTTTTGTATGTAATTTACATACAAAAATCATTTTTTTTATTCACGTATACATGTTCATGTATACATGTGTTCTGGAGCAGTTGTTACGGGTCGATTACCGGTTATATATTTTATAGCGGTATTAATATCTTCTTTTGTTAGTATAAATTTATTTTCGCTCGGTAGGGAGAAAACTCGCTTCGAGTGGAATATTTTACATTTGGTAATGAAAGTCTCAATATCACCACCGGAATTTGTAAATAGCACTTTATTCTTATCTAGAACAGATTCGAGAAATATCTTGTCAAAATCTATCTGCCACCCTATATCCTTAACCATCTTGATAAAGATATCGGAAAGCTGACTTGTAGTATATTGTGGAATTCTATGTATCCACGGAAACCTCCGCTCAAGTCCTTTATTCATGGCAAAAAAACAATTAGAGATCTCATCTTCGTATCCTGCAATTATGCAACAGAAATCGTTCTTGTGTTCTGATAGAAATCCGGTAAGCGTATCTATTGCTTCTTTTGAGAAACTATCCTTATCATTATTTCTCGGGGCTAGGGAATACACTTCATCTATAAATAGAACTCCTCCTATACAAGATTGGAGGAGTTTTTTAGTCTTTGTTGCGGTTTGTCCAAGATATCCAGAGATGAAATCTTCTCTATACGCTATTCGAAAAGGGGAAGAAGACGATAGAATATTCATGTCCTGATACAACTTCCCAATAATACGAGCTATAGAGGTTTTTCCACACCCTGGAGCTCCATATATTACAGTATGAAGGTACTCTTCATTTTTATTTTTATGCATACCTTGAAGGTAATATATTATCTGATTTAGAATAGTTTCTTTCAGCGTGTCCATACCAATCATTTTATCCAGTTCTTCGAGATGCGGTGCAATCCTCCACAACATAAGAATATCTATATTTTTATAGAATTTCAGGGTCTTGCTAATATTAATTAAATCCGCTAGAGAATTTACAGGAGGAACATCTAGAAGTTTTATACGAGGTCGCGCGCGTGTTCTACTCATATTTATTCGTATAATTATTTTAATTTAACCTCTTGTTAGTACCTCCTCTGATACCACTCGAATTCGGCTTGTATTTTTTCTTTCGTGTGGAAATTAACCTCTTTTTCTCCTTCCCGTTCTTCTCAAATATTCTATGCTCATAATTATCTATTTCGTGTATGTATAAAATACCCCCCTTTCTCTTTTCGAACATTATTGTGGGTTGTCCACGTTCCGCCTCGTTATCTCCGAAAAACCAACAATCCCTCCATATATACCCTTTATTACCAGGCATCTCAGCCAAATTAGACCTTATGTATTGAGGTAAGGTTTCCTGTGCTTTTTGAAAGAGACGGTAATAATAGTTGTGATCTTTAGCAATATTTCGGTCATCATTTTTGTACTTCTTATTTGACATTTTTTCCTTCTTCGAATCGTCTTCTTTCTGAATTTCTACTTTTTTCTTCTTAATCTCACTTCTTCTCTCAGCGTGAGCTTTAGAATTCTTAGAAAGCTCTTCGTTAATTTTTCTGTCTAATTCTCCTGTTGTGTAGCATCTTTCCTTCTCTCGTTCTTCAAGAATCTGATTTTCAAGTCTCTTCACATTGTTTTCAAGTTCTTCCTGTTTCTGTTGGTGGAGCTCTTTGGAGAGATTCAGTTTTCGCAGATTCTCTAGAGTTTCTTCATAACGGGATTTCGACTTTACAAGTCTAGTTATATTAGCACGAACCTCACTCACATATTGATTTCTATGTTTAGTCGTTGTTTGATTCATAGATAAATTAAATTGATTTTGACTTTAAATTATGTTGTTAGAAAAATGAATTGTGAACTGTGTCGAAACTTTCAAGATCTCAGCGATATGTGTATGCCCTGTAATTGCGGTTGTTTTGTACACAAGAAATGTATAATTGAGAGGTATTATAAGGAGGCTGTACGGTACATTCCTTTCAATTCTAAAGAAATTAAATGTGCTGAATGTAATACTCCTTATCGTTTCGTATTTGGAGAACAAACTCGAGAGATCAGTTACAACCTATGGGGGCGGTTATGCTTGTATATCTCTGTTATTACAGTACTACTATTTTCCGCATATATTCTTGTAGGACTGTTATTCGTAAAATATTTTCCGGAGTTCTTTGAACACCACTGGGAAAATTTGCTATTTTCCGGATTCTTTATTACTCAATGTGCTGTACTTCTGTTTTACGGTATTTACGCTCTGTTGCTAGGAGAGTGTGCGCTATGTGTATGGATGGATTGTAGTGAGTGTAACGATTGTAACATAATCGCCATATTCGGAGTAATCTTTCTATTCCTGTTCTTCGTCGTGTATATAGATATCGTTCTTGCCATCGTTAGACAGAATAAAGATAGCAGAAGAGAGATTATAGATGTTGTGGAAGTGGAGAACGGAGATGTTCATCTTGAAATCTAATTACCGCTTCGTATCACAAGCAATACACTTCTTAGCTTTCTCCGAGTTCATTAGCAGACATGCCTGACATTCCCAAGATTGCGAATTGTCTACTTTCTTCCTATCAATTTCCTCGTGCATATCTTTGAAGATAAAATGTGGAGGTCGATTTCTGAACTTTTCGTAACATTTTTTCTTTATTATATGCTTACAGCTCTTTGAAAGTTTTTCTCCTTTTAGAGCCAGAAGTGTACATTCTGCACATTCCTCTTCTCTCCATACAACTCCTAGTTTTTCCCTATAGAAAATTTTCTCCGAATTTCCTAACATCAGAGTCATCTTAGATATTCTCATATCTGGATAATCCGCAAAAATATCCTTAAAATAATCTGTTAACGCTTCGTAATACAAAGTCAGTTCCTTATCAACTCCAAATATGGAATGTTCCTGTTTTACAAGGAACATTCCTGGTAATTTTTTATCGGAATTATAATATACTTGAAAAGCGGTATCGTTTCTGATGTAAATTTTCAGATATGTTAATTTACCGAGATTAAGCTTCTCAAGAAATCTACATCCTAGTAATATACTTTTCAAACCTCTTATATCTATACAAATAGTTTTCTTCAGTTCTGGTAATAGAACTTCCCTTATTTTTCTTGCCTTATCTATATCACCTACTTTCTTGTCTACAGAATATGTAGCCCATCCGTAGAAAATTGCCTGAAAAGATCTGTCTAAAAAACAGCATTTTTCTCAGTAGGATTTTTCGCAAATATTTTCACTCTATCCATTTATTAGTGTATTTATTAATAAATGGCGAATCTACAAGCCGAGATAAAAGCTAAGATACAAGCTCGACCAACTCTAACGTTGCTACGAGATTCTAACGAAACTACAAAAGTAGAATTCGACACTATGCCGAAAGCTAAAGGAGGACGAGATTTCCCTATTCCGGATAGTTTCGATGGACGAGTAGTGTGGAAACAGCTGTTAACCCCTGTGAGAAATCAAGGACGATGTGGAAGTTGTTGGGCTTTTGCAAGCACTTCCACACTCGCCGATAGGTTTAATATCCAATCTGCGGGTCAACTACATGTGGAACTATCTCCTGCAAAACTGATTCTATGCGATTTCAAAGGAGCCGAATGGGATATTAAACATCCTGAACTAGACCCCGAAGCTACTAATGAGATAAATGCAGAGAATTTGGGTGTGAGTGCCTGTACCGGAAACTCGTTATATGATGCTTGGCGATATCTCTTCATATTAGGAACTACCACAGAAGAATGCGTCCCTTATGATAAAGCTATAAAAAACGAGCTGTCTTTCAATAGTATTTCCGACTTTTCTAAAGACGATAGACTTCCTTTCTGTACTGTTGTTTCAGGAGCTGTGGGTGATATGTGCTCCGATGTGTCTGAAAATACTATTACTGGAGATGAATATGGAACTCCTGCACGGTTTTATCGATGCATACATTTCTATTCCATAGCCGGAACAGAGAAAGATGGCGGAAGTGAGTATTACATTAGACACAACATATTCGCTTGGGGGCCGGTTTCCACCGGAATCGTGGTCTACCCAGATTTCTACTCATTCGACCCGAAGACCGAGGTATACGAGTGGAACGGAAAAGGGAATCCGGTAGGTGGACACGCAGTAGAAATAGTTGGGTGGGGCGAAGAAGACGGGAAAAAATATTGGATAATTAAAAATAGTTGGGGAGAAGAATGGGGACGAGGAGGATATTTCTACATGGCGAGAGGTGTAAATACGTGTCAGATAGAAGATAATATTATAGCAGGAGTACCTGATTTCTTCTATCCGGTAGGGTATGAGTTGGCTAATCCAAGTAATTTCGTATGGGCAGAAACGAAATTCATCGCCGGACAGCGAGAGCAAATAGAAACCGATCTGACTCTTACTGCTGGTGGAATCGATTCACTGACCGGATACACGAGACGGGTAATGGCAACAAAACCTTGGCTAAATTTTCAGCGACCTGTAGAGCTGAAACGGTTACCAGACTGGAACACTTTTATAGCGGGAGAGCTAAAGATTGGGAGAAAAGTGAACAAGAACAATACATTGTTCTACATCTCCGCGGTGTTGATTCCGTTTCTAATTGTGTTAGCTATTGTAATAATTGTAAAAAAATTATAAAAGGTGAATTCTCTTTTATAATCTACTTCTGTTTTTTAGGGACGGAATACAACAAACGCGTTCCGTGAAAGAACTCATGTAATAGTGGTGTTTCCACGTGCTTCACAGACTCGGAATCCCATCGAACGAGATACAGAATCCCGTTGAACATATTTTCTGTGTTATCCACATATAGGAGCTGATCTAGTTCCTTGGTTTCCGATATCTGTTCTATCAGCTGAATTGTGTGACCATGTCGATACTGTTTTTTCCACCAAGAAATCATATATTCAAGTAGACTTCTTCTATAATAATCAATTTTATATCGGGGTTTTGTTCATGGAGAAATCTGGTCTGTCGAACCAGATTCGATATAGCATTCGGTCGCCAAAAACCTGGTTTCGACCGTGTAGCGTTGCCAAATTATCAAACAGCAGTAAGTCACCCGTTTTCCAGGTATGAGTTAGAATAATCTCTTCTGTGAGCCACTTCTCAATATCGGCAGAGAGCTCCGATACGTGTCTGCGAAAATTCTGTCGATTGCGATCCGAGATAGTGTCGAGATTAGGTTCAAAATACATACTGGTGAACCAATTGAGTTGTACACCTTCAATTAGGGGTTTACGGTATTTTTTCTTATCGGAGCTCACATATACGATATTCATAGAGTCCAATAGATTTCTATCGTACTTGGTGTATAAGCGGTCTATGACAGCCCGGCTATCGGAGATAAACGTCTCACCTCCTCGTTCGCTAGGTCTTACGCAATAGAGAATAACGTAGCGAGGCGGTTTGTCGTAATATGGGCCGTCAAGGTGGAAATCGAAAGCGTTCCCATTCTTGTCCCAGTTTTCTTCTATATTCCTGTTTTCCACAGTGCCAACTGCTCCATCCTTACTAGGAATTACACGGAAATTGGAGGACTCTATTATTTGAACGATATCTTCGGCAGATAGCGATTCGTTGAACATGTAAAAGGGAGATTGGATATCTTGTGATTCAATCAGAGAGCGAAACATGGTTGTTCAAGAACAACGAAAGAAGAAAAATAATCAATTTCGAAAAATAAAAATGAAACAAAAGTGAAAACGGTTTGTTTAGCAGATATGTCAAAAGAGGCGAAACGGTATATTCAGAGCTGTGCTTGGACTTTTTTCCCAGCTACAGAACTATGGATTACAGATACCAACAAATTTTGTGCATTAGATTATGATGAGAAATCGAGTACTACCACTATCACAGAAGGATTTTATCAGAAATCGAGTACTACCGCTAACGGCGAAGAAGAGAAGAAGGAATTGAGTACTCTACTTGATAGTAAGAATATTACCTTCAATACTTATACAGTCAACAAGACTATGGACGATATTATTGAGAATCTGATTTTGGAAGGGTACAAGTGTTTCGCTATGCAACTTCGAGAATAAAAATTGAAATAAAGTTTTATAGAGAAATATTATTAAATGAGTGTTGTTAACGTTAAAGTTGCAGAGTTACGGAAGCAAGGATATTCATCTCTTGAAGAATGGCTGAAAGATGAGAATCACCTATACATTGGACGAGACATGTCTTTTTATGTAAAAGGCGCAAAAGCATCTAAGTGGCAAAATCCGTTTCCTGTGAAGAAATGCGGTCTGGAACAATCTCTTTCCCTCTACGAAGAATACGTACAAAATAACAGTGAACTTATGGCTTCCCTACATGAACTGGAAGGGAAAACACTAGGATGCTGGTGTAAACCTGGTATATGCCATGGGGATATACTTCTCGATATAAAGAAAAGAAGCGGAAAATAAATGAGTAACTCCAGACTAATTGAAAGAGAAGTACTAAAAAATGTAGATTTACAACTTTTTGTGAAACTCACTGACGGATTTGTTTCTCTAAAAAAAGAATTAGCAGAATTGAAGGTCGAAATTCGCGAACTGAAAGAAAGGGTAAATCGACTTCCTATAATTGTACCAAAAACAGATAATTACCCGACACAAAATTGATTTTTTATACCATTAACAGTATAAAAAAGATGGCTTATAAACGATATGGTGGACGCTGTGGAAATTGGCTTTGTGAAGGTGAAAAGTTCACAGCTATTTTTCACAAGGCGATTGAGAATAAGAAGAATATTCTTATGCCCTATGCAATTAGTGTAGAAGAATTGAAACCGAATATTGATTCCAATCTTATCGAACTTGTTCAGGACGCAAAGAAGAGACTTGGTGAGATTGAGCTTACCATAGACGAGACGAAAGGGGTTATTGAGTTCCACAAGTATACTATCTCCGGGAAACTAAATCCGATTTTTCCTGAGCACGAAGATGATTTCGGTGGGGTAAATTATAAGGTGGAAACTGTAATTTACTACGTGCGAAAAGATAGCGGGGTAACAGGTGGAGATATTCGCGTATACAAGGATGAATCCACTTTTGATACTATCAATACCGCCCCTGTAAAAGGCAAAATCAGAGTAGTAGCGTTCTCAGGAACGGTTACGCATACTGCCACAGAAATGGATGGCGAAGGAGAACGATGGTGTATTGTCGTCCAGCTATATTCGAAACGGAATTTATGAGGAGCGTGAACCAGATTATTTTCTAAAAATACGAATTTTAGAAAAATAAAATACGTGGAATTTCCGCAAGGGTGCTCTGTGCATCGCCAACTTCCACAATCGGATTTCTTTTCCGGATCGCCAACTTCCACTTTCTAAATTTTTCCGATTTTTCTAAATTCTAAAATTTTAGAAAAATTATTTTTAAAAAAGTGGAAAGCGGTGGAAATCGAATCGCTTCGCAAAGTTCCACAATTTTCTATATTATGTATAACATAACATAGCACAATTTAGCTCTTTTCTATTTTTTCTGTAAGCAGTCTCTCCAACTCTTTAATTCGATCTCCTCGCTCCAAAAGCTCTTTCTCGTGCTTCTCCTGTTGCGAATTGAGGTTGGTAACGAATGTTTTCTTCAAATCCGATTGTGCGTTCATAATAAGTTGTTTCTCCCGTTCCAGCTGGTTAACTAACGATTCCGCCACATTCAATTTTTGCGAAAGCTGAATAGACTCATCCTTCGCCTTTGTCAATTCCACTTTCGCTTGTCTCAGATTTGCTAGTGCATCATCTCGCCCCTTTCGTATGCTAGGATCTAACAATCGCGGAGGGGCATTTTTTATATTCTGCTCCAACAATTTCAGCTCTTCCTCCTTTTTCTGCAACTGATCTCCATTCAGCTTTAATCCTACTACAGCCTGAGCATATTCCGCTTGTAGAGAAGAAAGCTTTTTCTCGCATAGCTCCATTTGGGCTTTCAGCTTTATATTCTCCTTCTCGCATTCTTGCATTTTCACTCTCTCTTCTTGTGGAAGTTTCTTTGCTTCTACGAGTTGTCGCCCAAACTCTTGTTTCATCTTCTCAAAATTCCCCTCAAATAGTGAGAATTTCTGCTCGTTCTCCACAAGTCGCTGAGAAAGATTATTTTTAAGGGTTCTCTCTTCCTTAAGTTCAGAACAGCTATTCCTATAAGCTTCCTGTAGTTCTTTCAAAGTACTTTTCAGTTCTCTCAACTCTTCAAGGTGTTTATTCACAGTGCTCTCGTATTCTGTAATTCTCTCCTTATCCCGTTCGGAAGATGCATTCTTCTCTTGTATATGTTCCTTTAATCTGCTAAATTCTTCTTTAATCTTTACATCCTGTATCTCAAAATTCTGTATAACCTGTTTCAACTTATTTATCTCTTCAGTCTTATTATTAAGGTCTGTATTGGCTTTGTCGAAAACAGAAGAGAAACTACTCTTCATTTTCTTTATTTCATCTTGTAGCTGGTCTATTTCGGTATTTTTAGAAACTATGTCTATTTCACTAAGGTGTCTGCATTTTTCCATAGCAGTGAACAGTTCCCTTTCGAGAGTTTGTTTTGTTTCTCCTGCGGAAATAGCCATTAGCGACATCGTTTCGATTTTCTTTCCGAGTTCTGCAATCTTCTTCTCTTTTTCTAAATTTGTTTCGTTACTTACTTTCAACTTATCTTGCAACATAGAATTCTTATGGTCAAGTTGCTGATTACCTTGTTCCGCAGTTCTTACTGCTTGTTCTAAAGCTGAATTTTTCTTTAGCACATCTGTAAGTAGCCGTTCCTTCTCTGGTAACAAATCGGCTTGTAGCTTATATTTATCCCTCTCTACTGTAACTGTGCTTAGTATCTGTCTGTTATCGTTTCGGTTCTGTTCCAGATTGCGTATGATAACCTCAGACGTGGAAATCTTTTTGTTCAACTCAGCTACCTGCCTATCTCTATCGTTCTTTACTTCCAGAAGCTTAGTCTGTAGCTCATCAGTGAAAGTCTTCTTCAACTTTCCGTATTCTCCTGTCATATGACTGAGACTACTGGTGAGATTCTCGTTCTCTCGCTCTTTTTTCGTTAACAGATTTTCACATTTCTCCAACTCCTCCTGAAGAGCTTTATGCTTATTCTGAAGAGTGTTAATCACCTCATTCATTCTCAGTATTTTACTATTGTTCTCGCTGACCGATTTTATTAGTGATTCGTTCTCGTGTTTTTTCTGGTCTAGTTCCATCTTCAATTTCTGTTCGGTCATAGCGGAAGCAAATTGTTCTTGTTTAGTTTTCTCGATACTTTCTTTGAGCTTGTTCTTATCTATATTTAAGGTTTGAATGGATTGCTCAAGTTTTTCTATAGTGTTTTTATATGTAGTACTCTTAGAAACGAGATCTTGATTCTCTTCCATAGCGTTCCGAAGTTTCCTATCGAGATTGTTAAACTTGTCTACTGATTCTTCCGATATCTTCTTCAGTTGTCGTTCCATATTCGAAATTGCTTGATCTCTTGCGGAAATTTCGTTTCCAGCAATTTCCTTCTGTTTATTGAGATTAGTCATATATTGAGTATTCATAACCTGAATATTTTCTTGTAGTTTTTTCATATTGTCACGAGATTGTTGTAACTGTTCTTTCAGACGTTGAGAGGTTTCTTCAGATTCGCCAGATATCTTATCTACTTGAAGGCGTAGATCATTAATCTCTTTTTCTTTTTCGGTATACTTGCTTAAGTACTCATGGTTACAGCGCTCAATAGCCTTTTTAACTTCTTCATCTTTTTTAGACAGGGATAACGACGTCTTTTCTTGTAGGGAAGAAAGTTCCAATTGAAGATTGGATATGGTCTTCTTGTATTCATCAACTTCTCGCCTTACATTTTCTGTGTACAGTTCTAGTTTTCTCCCATTTTCAAAGCTGAGATTGTTCATAATTTTATCATGTTCTCTAATCACGTTTTCTAGCTCCATTCTACTATTATTTTCACATGCGGAAAGTTTCCTATCGAAATCGTTCTTCATTTCTTCTATAGTTTTCCGCCCATTTTCCACATAGTCGAGATACTTTTTCTCATATAATATTTTATATTGTTCCGTTTCTTGCTTGGCATTCCTTATAGTTTCTTCACGTTTCTTATCGAGTTCCAGATTCCGCTTCTCCATCTGTTCACGGATGTTTTGAAGAGCGGATACGGTTGTATTCCTATCTAGAGTAAGCTGGGCAATTTCCTCATCTTTCTCTTTAGTTAATTTCCTAATTATCTGTTCTTTCTCATCGCTGTAAGTCTTTGTGAGAATCTGAATATCTCTTCTGTCTTTTGCGTGATTTTCCTTCATAGCCTGAAGTTGTTCTTCCAAATCGGAAATATTCTTCTTCAAGGTTTCTTCGCGTTCAGTATAATATTGTTCAGTAGTTTCTTTAGTATTCTCTAGTTTACTTTGAAGAGAAGCGATATTGCTTTCGAGTCTTTTTATAGTTTGAGAATCTTTTCCACTATATCGTTTCTCTATGGTTTCTTTGTACTTGAAAAGCTTCTGTTCGTATTGTTCCCTGAGTTTGTCTTTCTCTTCAATGAAACTTTCTCGGGATAGAGAGATATGTTCCTTTAGCTTGTCTTTCTCTTCCACAAGCTCATTAATCTGTTCTTGAAAATATTCTTGGGTTTTCTCCAAGTCGGCACGATGTTCTGTGGCTTTTTGTTCAACATCATCGAGAAGTCTTCTCAGCTTATCTTTAAGGTCGATTTTGTCTCTGGTTAGTTTCTTAACGAGTTTTTTGTATTTCCCGGTGTCATCCTGTTCAATATCGCTTATAGAACCTACGGAGTCGGTTTTAGACCGCACAGAATCGGGTCGCGATTGTCGTGAACTAGTTCGCTTATTATCTGACATTTTCAAAGAAAATATAAATCTATAAATCGCGATGTTGAAAGCATAGTTAATAAAAAAGCGAAAATAAATTTCCCATCTGAACTAGAACTTTTTTCTGAATAATAGACATCACATTTTTATCAGGAAAAATCTAGAAAAATGAAGTCGAAAAATCGGGTTTCAGAAGGTGAAAATCATACTGAGAAAGTCGTCATTGGGAGGTTTACAAGGGTTTATCCTTGCAAGTCTGCTGAAATTGGGCAATCTTGGATATTTACGATAACTTCCTGATCTTAATTTTTCAAAGTTATTTTAATTTTGAAAAATGCCTTTTACTATTCTATATTTCTGGAATAAACTGAAGATAACAATGTATAAGCGCCTTTAGAGAAAATATAAATAAAGAATTTATATTATTATACACACTTAGATATCGTGGTCGAGACCGAGAACGCCATCATAAACGAATGCAATCGTCTCATCCTTAAGCACCTTGCGAATAAGGTAGAGGAATGGCATCTCATGATTGTAATTGGACTTCGCCGAGATGTCGTAGTACTGAATACCCTTCTTACGATGAAAAGTGATATCGGCAGGATTTACTTTCCGATCCTTAACATCTACCTTGTTTCCACACAGCACAACATGAGGAACCGGTACGCCAGACGCCGTGAAATGCGTCTCAAAATCGTCGTACCAGTGAGGCACGTTATTGTAAGTAGATTTGGAACCCACATCGAACATAATGATACACGCGTCCGCCTTGTCGTATTGAACCGCACGAGACCCGCTCAGCTTCTCTTGCCCTGCACACTCGTGAATGTTCAGAACAACAGGACCCACATTTGTAGAGAACGCCAGAGGGGTAACAGACGCATTCACTGTGGCAATATAGTTCTTCTTGAATTCTCCAGTTTGGTGACGGGTAACGAAAGTCGTTTTCCCAACACCGCCATCGCCAATCATGACTACCTTAATAGACTTAATAACAGGAAGACGGGAAGATGCCATTGTTGAGTTTTCCTGATACTTCCAATTATTTTTTCAATTTTTTTACAGTTCGGAATTATCTATATCTGCCTCTGTTATGGTAGAGTTGTATCGATTGAATTCTTTCACGAAATCGCTCGTAGGGAGGATTTTCATAATTTCAGATCTCGGTAGCACCTCAAGATCGATAGAATCTCTATCACCTTCGTTTATTCTTAGAGGACAATTATCTTTTCTAGGACATAGAGCTTCAACCATCAGCTCAAATATAGTCTTAATATTTTCTTGGAAATGCGAAAGGGGGCTTTTACACATTTCACATGCTTCTCCCTTTGCATTTGTGTGATAACCGCAATTTTCGCATTTCGTGTATATTTTATATTGGTATACTATTCTAAAAGGTCGCTCAGGCATACTTCTCTCCATCGCCTTGTGAGAAACGAAGACTTCACATTCGTCGCAACTCACGTAACCAGGAAATCCGAACGATGATAGTTTTCGAGCAAATTCATCTGCGAAATATGTGGAGTTAATTTTCTCATACCCTTTTCGGTTCCAATTCTTAACACCTTGTATTATGTGACTTCCAGAAAAATCGGTATTTTCGAGATCTTGATCCGGAAAATAGTATCTATCAGAACGCTTAACTCTGTAATTAGGAGCGAATAAAAGAGGAATGTCTGCTTGTACTCTATATTGAAGAAGAAGACCGAATTTGGGTCCACCGAACTCGATCTCATAGGTAAACCAACCTCCCTTATATTTAGATTGACCTACAAAATAACTGTTCCACCATCCGAGATTTTTCCTATTGTACAACAGCTTCCTACGTTGTTCGTTGTATTGTAGAATCTCTTCCGGCTTTGTGGAATGACAGAGAACTTTCCCCGCTTTCAGAATAAAAATAGGAAATTCCTTAATATAGTCCATAGCTTCTTTATTCTCTGTAGAAAATCCATATTGTGATAACACCTTTAATTTCTCTTCAAATTCTAGAATAAGCTCTTCTTTTACAAAACTGCATTCTTTCCTTTCATGTATATTTGGAGTACAAGCGCATATCGGATCACTTTTATCTAAGCAGTCTTTGCTGTAAAAATCTCTGACATTCATTTATTATATTATAATAAATGAGTCGGAAAAATAAAATCCGACGATCTCCAGGAAGACGTTCTCCACAACGACGCTCACGAAGACGATCTCCAGGAAGACGTTCTCCACAACGACGCTCACGAAGACGCTCGTCAAGAACTTCACGAAGACGCTCGTCAAGGGCTTCGCCAAGAACTTCACGAAGACGCTCGTCAAGGGCTTCACCAAGAACTTCGCGCAGACGCTCGTCAAGGGCTTCGCCAAGAACTTCGCGCAGACGCTCACGCAGACGCTCACGCAGACGCTCACGTAGACGCTCACGCAGACGCTCACGTTCTTTCGGATTTTCCGGCTCATCATCTTGGATCGTTTATACGATGGAGGGGTGTCCTTGGTGTAAGAAGGCGGGTGATCTCCTGAAATCGAAAGGGGAGAATCCGAAGCTGATACCTGGAGTAGGGAATGCGGAACTTGAAGAAAAAATGAGAAAAGCTGGAAAGGGAGACTATAAGTACTGGCCCAAAATTTTTCACAATGATATATTCATTGGGGGTTATACAGATTTAGAAAAAAGATTTTCGTAATAGTAAATGGACTTATTCAACAACCCGATGATCGAATCCGCGAAAAAATCGCTCACCCCTGAACAAATAGAAGAATACAAAAGAATCGGTGAGTATATGTATAACAACGTGGATTTCAAGAACGCGTCCAATATAAAAACCGCAAAAGACGAAGATATGTTAGTATACGCTTCTGAAGCCCTAAAATCTGGAGCAGATCCACATGATCTTGCTGAAGGTGAAATCGAGCTTCTTGTAAAGACTTATGGAGAAAAGTGGTACGAGCGGTTCAATCTCGAAGAATCTGAAGTCCCGAAACCGAAGACGAAAATGAGCATAGCAGAAGAAGTTTTTCAAAAAGCGGAGGAGAAAGCAAAAACTCTCGATTTATCGCGTCAACAGAGGAGAGCTATGGAACGAAAGATAGAAAAAGATAAGAAGAAACTACTTCGAAAAAAATGAATTTTTAATTCGTCCTGTTGAAAAACACGATATGATTCGAATCGAACCCAATTATCTGGTAGTGAGTACCGGCTACGAGAATCGCCTTTTTAACAATGAGAAAAATTTCCTTGGATTTATTGATGAGTACAATAAGGAACTTGATGGTGACAATCCAGATATGAATATCAAAGTTGTAGGCATCTGCCATAACGATGACAAAAAGATTTTTGAACAAGCTTTCCAGGTCGGAAAAATCTATTTACAAGCTAAGAAGCTATCCATGAATAGTTTTGTGGTTTTCTACACTCCAAGTGGAAATCTCCAAATGTTTTTTCAGAACGCATACGAAAATTTCGCCTTCGGAAGCGGTCAATGGTACTGCAAGACTTTCGGTGTGCTGAGTCACGATTACGACCCTGTAGATCGCATTTCTTACTATGTTATGGATTCGGAAAGCGGATGAATAAAAATGAATTTTATATCTATATTAGAATATAAAATTGTATGACTGAAGAACTGAAAAGAGCAATTAAGATTAGTGACTACGATGAGATTAATGTACCAATTGTAAATCATCTTATTTCTTGTGTCAAAGACAATCCTGATTACGACGTTGTGAATTTTCTGGAGACTTTTCGCGAGGAGCTTCACGCAGAACACATCTATCTAGACGATAACGATATCGAGGCTATACTAATTGAAGTAAGGGAGAAAACTGTTGATGAGAAAAAGCTTATTGAAGACAATATTGTGTTTACGGCAGATTACGCTAAGCAACTCACAAAAAGTTTTCAAGAAGAACACAACGCACTGATTTATAGCGGTCTTGAAAAAACAAAACTGATAATAATGAAGAATATTAAAGCGATGGTAATGGCGGGAGATGATATGTACACAGAATATGTAAATGATTACGATACATTCATGAACATTATAAAATGGCTGAAGCAACTCGGATACAAAGTAGAAATTCAAGGTCGCAACTACTTCGAGGTTTCTTGGGACGAATAATTATCTATTTATAGATTTATAACTCTAATTTCAATTAGAATGCCCTCATATGAAGTAGATGAAACTATTAAATTAAAATCTCCGTGCGGTCTCTATCATTTTCATGCGAGTCGATCCGGAGACCGTACTGGTCTAGCTTACTGGATAGATGGAAAGGATTATATTACGACCAATATGTCTTGGGTTGACATCAAAAATCAGGCTACGCTTCATATTAATGAAGGTTGGATTCCCTATTAATTATACTAATTGTAGTATAATTAACACACGCTTTGCGAAGAACAAGTTCCATTCGATCCGGAAGCAAGATAGTTATTAACGCACATTTTCTCTGGAAAACACCGAAGATTCCCATCCATACACGATCTACAATATCCCGAATATCCGCTTCCTTGACATTTATCGTAAGGACTCTTACCAGTACAAGGAGCTATGTAGCTATTTAGCGTGTTTTTATTCACGGGCTGAGGCGATCCGGACACTGAAGAGTCACATACACTAGTAATCTCAGCAGAGTCGCCTTTCCACCATGTAGGTAGTGTGGAACAGTCTTTGTAGCCGTCTGCGATACAATCTTGATATCCGGGAAATTCCGGATTGTTCAGACAGCACATAGTCTTTCCGGAATCGGTACATCTTGAGCTTCCCCCTTGTAAAACCCAATTCTCAGGACAACAAGAACCTTCTCCGGAAGGAGGACAAATAGGAGAAATTGAACATGGTGTTCCACATACTGCCTGATCGGGGCCTTTCCCTCCGATAATGTCGTACCCTGCTGTTCCCGGTTTCTGTATTCCACAGACAGTAGAACCGGCAAGTATTTTTGTACAACTGTAACCCGACGGATCAGATGGATCGTAATACCAGTATTGATAAATATTATTTCTATTGCAGAATTTTCCGTTAACCCCCGTCATGCATTGTTGTAAATAAGGACAATCGCTATCCTCTTCACAAGGAAAATTCTGCAGATTAAGAATAAGATTAGAAGGGTTCCAACTAGAACATTCTAGTGGAGAAGAAGCATGCGTTCTTTGTACACTATTGCTATCATAAATACTGTATATCCATCCTGGAGTACCCGAATTAGAGCATATTCCCACACCGGTAGAACTTGAGCATGTTGAACCTGGCTGGCATCCACATTCCCCTCCGCAGCCGTTGGGTCCACAGAAAACGTTATTACAGTCTTGTGCGTAACAACAACTGTGTGACGGGATACACAGACCGGCTTCTGTAGAACACTGATCGGGAGGGCAAGTTGAGCTACGCGAATTAGATTTCGACCCCACACATTGTTTATTTTCTATACAAGAGCCGTTCGGTACCTCTGTGCAACTATTTGCACAACTACCACCACACCCATCTCCTCCACAAGCAAGTCCTGTACAATTGGGATAGCAACAGAATCCGTTAGGTTGGCATATACCTCCTTCTCGGCATCCGCAACTACCTCCGCAACCATCTGACGAGTTACAAGAAATACCGTCACAATGGGGTTTACAACGGTGAGTTTTCAGAATTAGAACTACAATAACTGTGAAAAGAAGGATAGAAAGAAGAATTGAAAGGATAATCTTCCTCATCATTTATTTCAGTTTAAAAAATATATATAATTACAAAAATGTCGTCGCTAAATCTTCAAGATCTAGAAACAATGGAACAGATAATTCGAGTATGCCAATCGAGAGGCGCTTTCACCATGGAGGAGACACCTCCCGTATTCGGTGTCCTACAGAAAATACAGCAGTGTATAGCTCAGGAGAAAGCGAAAAAATCGCTCCCCTCAATTCCGGAAGAGAAAACAAACTGAAATCGCAAAAATAAAAATATTTAAAAAAAATATCTTTTTTAAATAGGTTATTAAAATGGACGAATCGCACGTAGAAAAGCAACTAAAGTTCCCGAAGTTTGAAGATATTCCAGTAAGCACCAAAACCTTTATTGTTATGACAAACTTAGTCCTTGATATTAAGAAACTCTACGATTTTTTGCCAATTACCGAATACGTAGTTGTCCCAAAGCGTCGTGGGCGGAAGAAGAAGAATATTGTCGTAGATCCCAACAAGAACATTCTTGATGGCTCTATTATCACTGTAGACCTCGCTAACAATGTTCGTGGCGTCTCGCTAAAGAAGAAGAAAAAGAAGGACGGAAAATCTACCGACTATTTTCGAAATTCTGTAACTATTGTTATGGTTATGGACGGAAAAAAGATAAATTTCAAAATCAGCAACAACGGGAAATTCCAAATGACCGGAGTTAAGAAAGATCAACACGCTGAAGACTGCGTAAAATCTATATGGAACTACATCAAAGATACTGAAGATATTTATACCATACCTGAAAAACAGAATTTCAAAGCTATATTCATACCTGCTATGCGGAATATCGATTTCAGTCTGGGATTTATTCTTGACCGAGAAAAGCTTGACGAATATTTTAACACCTTTACGCAGTATTGTTCTCTTCTGGAAACTAGTATAGGATATACAGGTGTAAATATTAAAATCCCGGTAACGAAACCTATCACTGAGCTTAAAATTAAAGAGTTGAAATATAAGAGTACTGGTGGCTGGGTAAAACCAAAATTGATTCCTTATCAAGCCTATTTGGATACCCTGAAACCCAAAGAACAACAAAAGAAGCTGGAAAAAGATAGATTTAATACTTTTCTAGTTTTTCATAGTGGAAAGGTAATAATGTCTTCAATGTGTGAAGATTTTGCACGAGATACTTACTACGAATTTCTCGAAATCATTAAAGAGAACTATAAAGAATTTGAAGAACATCTTGACGATGTTTAGGAACTTCAAACACAATATCCTCCTAAACAGCTATTACACCCGTACGCCTTACAATCTCCATCCGTAATACATACACACGTGCTATTACATTTTCCCGATGAATCCTTACAATAACCGCTATTATACACCGGATCTATCGTGTTTTTGTTTGCGTCATATTCATAGTACGACGCAACTCCATCTATATTTACATCGGGAATACTCTTCCCTGTACAACTTGTACATTGTATAGTTCCACTCTTCGGCACGAAAGATCCCGGAAAGAACTGTGGCGATATCAGTTTACAATGATCATTTGCAGACGTACAACTGTTACAAAATCGCGCCCAACTGTTTTTAAGAATACCTGTAAAATTCGGATTACTGTTACATATATCCTCATACACACAACTAGAATTTTGACAACACCCGTTAGCACAGTACACATCTACGCATTTACAAGACCCACAATTGGTATCTCCACAAAACCCACTAGAACAATCTGGAGCTTTACAACAGCTTTTTACACCATCATCACTTACTATACAATTATATCCTTCATCACACTCACAACTTCCTCCACATCCGTTATCACCACACGTGTTCGGATCGCAGTTTGGAGTACAGCAATTACCGTTTAAACATTCTTGGAAACTTCCACATACAGCAGGAGTACAGGACTGACCACAAGAATTGTTCTCTGAGCAATTTTTCCCTTTACAGTCTGTGGAACAGCACTTTCCGTTTATGCAATCTGGAGAAGAGGAACAGCAATCTGAAGATGAGGAACAAGATTTCCCGAGACAAGACGAACTCTTCTTCAAGACTAAGAAAATTACTACGGATACAATTCCGATGGCGCATAATAAAATAATAAATGCGAGTATCATTTATTATAGAAAAATACAGTTTAGAAGAATCCTCTTCGTCTTCTCCCCCACATACCGCCATCGTCATCATCATCTTCCAGTTCTCCTCCAGACGCAATAGCCTGATTAACTTTCTTAAGGTCGTTGCCCAATTTCATAATCTCATTCTTATTTTGATTGCCTTTTATTCTCTGTTCAATTTCTTTCTTTGTTCGTAACAATTTAGATATTTTTTCTTTCTTAGCATCTTGTTCAGCTTTTTGTACTATTTCTTCAGCTGTCAAGTCACCTCTCTTTCTTCTTTCTTCTTCTCGTTTTTCTTTCGCTATTTGTCTCCGTTTTTCTGTATCCGCCTTTCTTTGAGCTTCTGCTTTCTCTGTTCTCTGTTTTCTAATATTCTCAACAGCTTCTTTTGCAGCACGTGCCTTTTCCTTCTCCTCCCGAAGTCTATTTTCTCGTTCCTCATTCTTTCGCTCTCGTTCAAGCTCTTCTTCCGCTTCTTTACTTGATATTTCCAATTCTTTTTGACGTTTCTTAAGAACAGCTTCGCTAGTTCTGGAACGACGTTTCTTCCACCATTGTACCATCATATAGATACCGTAACAAAGAGGGAAGATAGAAGGTATAATACCAGCGTACATCAGCACCATCTTGTAGTTATCTGTATCTTTGGCACAGTCATCTATGTTACTGTTAATCTTTCCTTCCATAGACATAATAACTAGAGCAGATATAATGGTAATCATCGGTACCCAAAGAGAAGTATTCTCGTTATCTTCGTAGCACACGTAGTTACACATTAGATTTGCGAAGAAAATGGTAGCACTCACCGCGCTGACGGTAAGAAGAACACGGATATTTGTATACAACGATAGATTATTACAGTTATTATTAAGCAACCCAAGACCCCAAATAGCTATTATAATCTGGACAATACTCCATATTCCTAATACTAACACAGTATAGTTCATTTTTTCTATGTAAATATTTTAAAGTTTCGATAAATAAAAATGTCGAGTCTACAAAAAATAGACAGTATTGCTATTATAATTATGTCGATATTAGGAGCGATTTTTTTTCTTATGGCTTCTTTCGTATTCAAAAATCTTGACGCAAATTGCCCCAGTTCCACTATCAGAAACGGATGGGCATTCATACAAGCTCTAGGCGCCTGTATGCTTGTCGCAGGCATATCCTACTTCGTATGCGTCCTATTCGGCGGAAATTGCTACAGTTCTGCAGATAGCGTAAGAACAATCGAAGTATACTTCGGAATATTCGCATTCTTCTGTTTACTAATAGTCGGACTTTGCGGAGGTATGCTTAAGGAATACTCTAATCTGAGTCCCACCGATAAAACTAACTGTGATGACGGAAAAAATACCACGAAGAGATCCATCATGTTCGTCACCGTAATTTCCGGATTGGGTCTACTCGGTAGCATCGGATTCTTCATTAAAGTACACTTTGAAGAAAAAAATATAGTATAATAAAATGAATCCAATCGCTATTTTTGTAACGGTAATAACTTTATCTTTAATTGCCCTCATCGTAGCGCGTTCTAAAGAATCTTACTCTTGCGATCCTACTAGCGCCTGTTCCGACTCGGATACCTGCTGTAACACCCCGAACGGATGGGTTTGCTGTAAACCTGGACAGACTTGTTGCCCTGGAGGAGGTTGCCTAGATCCCGGGAATATCTGCTGTGGATCAGGGTATTGTCCTGCTTCTCAAAACTGTGTAAACGGAAATTGTGTTGATAAACCCCCTTGTACAAAGAATACAGACTGTCAGAATACTACTGTAGCAAATCAGACCTCCATTTGCCTGGGTGGAAAATGTGTAGAGGTACCAGCGGACTGCGATCGAAGCTCCTGTCCAGCCGGAACCGATTGTAGGTCTTGGGATTATTACGATAAACCCGGAATGCTTCCTATACATTACAATAAATGTCTACAAGGAGACCAGTGCGGATACAACGACCCGAATTACGGATGTTAAGACGCGGATGTTAAGACGCGGATGTTAATCATTTTTTCTTATTTAGAAAAAATGAAGCTAAAATAAATATGTATAATTATATTTTTATAGGAGCCGTTTTGTGGAGATATTATCACGTTATCGAATACGGATACAGTGGATTATGTTACGCGAACTCCGCACGTCACTTCATCTTCGATAAGAAACCGGAACCCATCTATAATAATGAGGATTGGGTTTTAGTTGATAAGGAGATTTTCGAAGACGAAGCAGATATCGGAGTTGTAGTTGGATATTAGGTTGTTTTACTTTCGTGAATTTCGATAACTGAGATAGAGCCATACATCTGCTTTGGTGTACTGAATCGCGTGGAAGTCGATATTCGAAGGGAAGCGAGGCCACCACTCGGAGACCCCATCGGAGATGTTGGAGGAGACCCCATCCGACATATCAGATTTCTTAAGAGTTGAAGAAGAATTGCTATTTCCCATTTTTCAGAAATTGGAAAAGTTTCTGAATTTTTCATTTTTTCTCTAAGAAAACTATATAATCGCTTTTATATCCTGATAATCATCGGATTTTTGAAAGATTCTATTACAGATTTTAAAGCCATAACTTGTCCTTCTAAACTTCTTATTATTTCTTTATCTTTTTCATGTCTTAATTCATATTCTTTTATTTTTTCTGAATCGGAGAGCTTATTCGTATATATCGGCTTCAATATTTTGTACACCTCTTTTCTGTAACTTGTCGGAAGAATATCTATGTATTCGCAAAGTTCTTTCCCTTCAATACACACATCTGTGGGTACTTTTTTCTCTACTAGAAGTTTCAGTATTCCAATCTTAGCTGAACTCAACTTTGTTATACAAATATGTAAAGGTGAATCGTATACCGTCAATTTCCTAAAGTCACAAATAGGAAATTCGACACTCATATTAGCTTTATTGAGAAGGAATTCGACAAGTTCTAAATCATCACTTTGTGTGGCTATACACATCGGATTTTTCTCCCAGAAGGAAGAATGGATTTTATCCCGATAGTGAGTATAAAATTTACTCATAGGATCACACTTCTTAATAAGTTCTCTAAACTCCATACTGAAAATAGCACTTCCGTATTTTTCAAATACTGCTTTAGCGTAATCCATATCTGTACCAGATTTTTCCTTTATCGAAATCAGAGATCGCCAGAAATTCCCCTCAAAATCATCCCCGAAATAACAATGACATTCTATAGTCTCTTTAGAAGTTCTGAAAAACATATTTCTATAAATCGGCTTCAATTTCAGAGCTTTCTCAACTGTACTCCCTAGGTTTGAAAGCTCTGTATAATCAAACACAGTTACACCCTGAATTTCTGGGATAACACCCACATTTTTACACCCCGAAAGATCCACAATCTGCAATCCAGGAATTTCAGCAATAGTCTCTAGAGCTGTGCACCCGTAACAATACAACAGTTCTAATCCGGGAATTACAGGTATTTCCTTGATTTTTACAGACCGAGAACAGTCCAGAATTTTCAGTCCGGGAATGACCGGTATTTTCTCCAGGTTTTCACACCTACTACAACTAAGATATTTCAACCCGGGAATAATCGGTAGCTCCTTCAGCATCGTATCGTTACAGTTAAGGTATTCGATACCTGTTAATTGTGGAATTGTTTTCAGATTTTTACAATTGTTTACGAACAATCGCTTCGTTCCCGGTGAAATATCGGGCAATGTTCTCATATCTTTATCTCTCCCCGAAAAACGGATTTCTTCAACTGACATTACCTTCAATTATTCTTTATAAATAAAATCATTTTTTATATTGCTGTTCAATATAAAATCAGCTCCTCTTCTTATTCATCTCTTTATTCCACATTATTCAACATTCAGATAGTGAGCTTCGATATCGGAATAGAGATCCGGAAATTTCGCAGTAAAATGTCCTATTTTACAGTACTCCCCGTCTCTAGGAATTCCGTTAGAATCGCACAGCCATTTTCCGGCTTGTTCCGAGTTGTTTAGATCAATATGTTTCGGAGGATGAGGCCAATGTTGATAATAAGACATAAGTCCGCCAAATGCTGACACGTGAATATTTCCGGTCTGGTAAGGAGTTTTGCCCTTCGGGATAGGACTCCCGTTAAGGTTTTCACAAGAATTTTTTCCGAGTTGGATGTTACCCATTTTTTCTATTTTCGAAAAGAGAATAAAAAATCATTTTTTACATTGTTCCGGTTTCGTACATTATCACCGCCTTTCTGAAATACAGATCGTAATCCTCATCTGAAATATAATCTTTAAACTCCTGATACATTTCTTCTCTTATCGTTGAAATTGTACGCCTAAAGAACTTTAAGAAATTTTTTCTGAGTTGATAATCCGAAGATGGAATAGTCATCTCCTCCAACACCTTCTCTTGTAACGTAAGATTATCCATATCCCGTATTCTCGCATTCAATCTCCCTGTTATGTTAGACACGATCTGGTCTTGCCACGATATCTTCATAGAGAAATTTCCGAATCCCGAAATTGTATTTATCAATCTCGTTGCGAACCCGGAAGAGCACGTTCCAGCCATATCCACCAACTCCTCTATCAACCGCTTCTTCATCTCCGCCTCTGAATCGTGTCCAGTCAAATACGTCCACACCTGAAGCAATATATGAGATAGAGTACAATTATACTTACTATACAAGGCACGATCCATAACTATTCTATTGAAAGCTATAGTAAGAACACCTTCTTTCTCAGAATTCTTCTCCTCCTTCACTATTTCTTTCACCTTCTGTTCCACAAAATCAACAGTAATAGTAGATCCATTATGTTTCAGTATATTAAAAGTCTGTAAAAATTCTAGCGCCTCGTTCACACTCTCTTCTATCTCTTTCGTGTGAACATTTTGCGCATTATCGTACAGGTTAATAATATTCTTATTTCCTACTCCCAGTCGTAACATTATCTCTTTTGCTATCGCCTTTGTTTCTTGTGTACCGAGCTGTAGCAAAACATCTGTCGCATCTGCTCTCGTGTTGTACTCGTAACTCTCGTTTTTAGCAATTCCCAGTAATATCCGCTCCACTTCAATCTCTCGCCCATCCTTCAACTTACACCGCTGAAGTAGCGATTGCCCTGCTAGAATTCGGTATAGAAGCTTATTCCTCTCATTTTTTATAAAACACAAGTAAGCTTCTGTTAATATAAATAGATTTTCTTCCATACTTTGAGCACTCTTGAAGCGGAATTCACAATCTATTCTGTCATCCTCTATTATAGCACAGAAATAGTTCTTTGCTTTTTCTAGATATTCTGAGCTATTCGCTAACATTTTCACAAATTCTATTTTGAACGGCGTCCCGATATCCGCTCCCAACATTGGATACACGAGATCTATAGCCTTGAAAGCCAACTCATCTTTCGGATTGTGTGAATACAGAGCTTTTACCAGCAAACTCTTTAGAAAAGGTTCTATATTACTTTTCTCACAAATTGTATAGAGGTAAGTCCTAAGTTGTCGAGTTCCACTCATCTCGTATATCACGGCGAGTTTATTTATGGTCTCCACTGTATTGTTTCCACCTTCTTTAACGTAGTACGCATCGATAGCCTTTATCCTGGTTTCTAGCGAGAGGGAAAAGTCCATTATCGATTTGGAAAGATTATCGTCTGACAGAATTTCCGCGTCTTTAGTTTCCGGTTCGGGTGTAGAATCGGACGAGAATAATGTTGCTATTTCTGTGGACATTTTTTATAAAAGGAAATTATTCTTAAATATACTTTTTACAAAAAAATTGAAAAAATCTATTTCGTTATCAGGAATAACGAAATGTTCGGTTTCTCCATTTTTGGAAAAAAGAATAAACCCGCTCCTAAACCCTCCGACGCTATCGAAAAACTCCAATCCACCTTGGACATGCTCGGAAAACGCGAGACTCATATTGAGAAGCAAATAGACGTTCTCAAGAAATCCGCAAAAAACATTCTCGCCTCTTCGAAACCTAGAGCTCTCGCCCTAATGAAACGCGCAAAACTCTTCGAAAAAGAATATGATAATATTGTTGGTCAAAAACTCAATTTGGAAGCCCAGATTTCCACATTGGCACAAGCCGTTACAAATTCTGAGACCATCACTGCTATGCGCATAGGGAAAGATACACTAGCGAGTCTGGAGGGGAAATTGGATGTTGACAAAGTTGCGGATACTATGGATGAACTTGCTGAAAATATGAGTAAAGTAGACGAAATCTCAGAAATGATGTCTCGAAGTGTAGGGTCTTCTTACATGGACGATGATGAACTTCTTCATGAGCTGGATGTGATGTCTTTGGAAGACCAATCCGAAGTCCCGGACATCAAGGCACCAAAGAGGGTCGATATCGCTCAACAACTTCCGAGCGTACCTGTTTCTACTGCTGAGGAAGATGAGCTGAAAGAGTTGGAAGCTATGATGAACGCATAATTACATTGTATAAATATTATTTTTATACAATTACTCGATGATCTCTTTTTTACCTTTTTCTGTGTATACCCAGATTTCGTATCTATATCCTAGCTCTTGAGCCATTTTCTGCTTCTCTGTAACGTTATCTTTCTTTATTTTAAAAGTCCACGTGGATTTGACCTCTATTAATCTGTTTTCAGACGAGATCCAGATATCTGGGTAATGTACGTGTTTAACTCCTTCAGAGTCTTCATACCAGATATTAGGCACATTTTTAATTCCTGTAACAATATCCTCTTCTGTATACCCATCTTTTACGAGTTCGTCTAGAGCAAAGTGTTCATACCCTTGTATCTGAATAATATGCCCAGAAGGGAATGTATAGTTTTTCATCTTAAAGGAAGAATTTATAGCTTTGGATACTATATCAGGATTTTGCATTGCATTAGGAACTCCATATCGTTCTATATTTGTATTTTTCACCTTTTCTCTTATTATTTGAGATTTTGAAGGATGGTTTACACCATAATTTTTAAACAAAGTCAATTTTCCTTTATCTCTCATTTCTTTGAGTTGGAAAGGTCTACGCACCCCATATTTTTTGAGAAAAACCTTTACTGCTTTATCTTTTGATTGAGTCGATTTGAAGGGGTGGTCTATGCCATATTTTCTAAGAGACGTGGCTTTTATTTTAGCTTTCATTTCTGCAGAATTCATAATAGTTTCTACACCGTATCTTTTAAGCACAGTAGCCTTTATTTTATCTTTTACTATATCAGATTGTATGGAATTCTCAACGCCAAAATTTTCCATACAAGTTTGCCTTTTTCTTTCTTTTACCTCTTCGGATTGTGAGGGATTCGGTACATTGTAGTTCTCCATACAGGTCTGTTTTTTCTTATCTTTTATTAATGTCGATTGTGACGCATTTTTTACATTATATCGCTGTAAGCAAGTGATCTCCATTTTTTTATATCGAATTTTTCCTGTACATGTATCACATAAAGCTCCTGATTTAACTAATTGTCTAAATGTCTTCGAAAAATTACCTTTACACATTACGCAAATTCCGTTTATTCTAGTTTCTCTATTCGTACTTTTATATTCTTCTGTTAACTGTATTTCTTTCACTCTACAATAAGATTCGAGAAAAAGCAAGTCATATTTCTGTTTCTTATTCTTACATTCCGTACACATATCACTATCCTCCTCAAATAAAGATAGCTCGAGAAGCTTCTCACAACGAACACAAGTTAGTCCTAATTTATAATCGCTTTCCATTATTGAGAAGAATGGAAATGTATATCTTTTATTTCATTTTGAGAAATAAAAATTTAGACTGAAATTCAAGGTACTTGACAGTAAAAAGGATTTTTATTTGGATATCCAGACCAGTACCAATTGTTCAAAAAAGTGCATCCTCCAACTTGGTCGCATAATTGCCAATTTCCATCATTCATTCTCCATGGTGGAGACTGCGAATTATCACAATAGTTGTCGTCATTTTTTATACCTTTACAGTAGTATATTCCTTGCGGAACATTACTAGTATTTTCTAAGCAAGAGGGATGGTCACATAGTTCTGTTTCGTAAGTTGTCGTTACCCCTTCTACTTGAGTTTGTGCTACACAGTTTCCCGACGCTGTTATCGCAGGATTATTGTAGTAACAGTTATGATCTGAGCCTCTAGTCATCCCTTGTGGACAACATTTCGCCTCGCATTGTTCCTCTGAAGTAAAACTGCCTTCTCCATCCAGAACACACTTATAAGAATTTTGTAAACCGCAACTCCACAATTTCTTAATAACTTGACCACTTAAATCAGATCTCGAAGGTGGAGAACAGTCTGTACACGTTCCTATACAAGTGAAATCGGTAAACGCCTTCAGTTCTTCAGGACATTGTTCAGTTGTACAACTATTAAAAGAAGAATTTCCGGAAACTGTAGTTGGAGGTACCTGATAACTGTTCTGAGCAGTCTCTCCAGACTGTTGTGAGAACTCGTAGCTCTGTAATCCACTAGTAGGGTTGCTACAAGATTGTAACGCTAAACAAACACCATTTGCCGAATTATATTCTATGTCTATTACACCAGGTTGTGAAGCTCGTGCCCAACAGTCGTGCCAATTACAGTTAGCAGGATCTGAAGTATACGCTACCACCCTAGAGAAAGCCGATGTACCGTTCGTGTTATCGCAGAAATAACCTACGTTAACGTCTTGAGCCACGGCTAACTCCTTCTGTATCTGATTAGCAGGAACACCAGGATCGGGTTGACTAGACATATATTTCAGAACATCCCGCCAGGTACAAGCAGAATCGGCAGAACATGCTGTTGAACTCGTATACTTACCGAAGCATTGTCCTGTAGGGGTACCGTTAGCTTCTGTACAATATCCTATTTTCCCGTTATCGTGAGTAGGGAAATTGAGACAAGGGTAGTAATTGTGTACAGCAGAGGGGAGAGAACTTTCATTGGCGGTAATTGAACAGGAAGAAGGGTTTAAACATACAAATGCGGAATTTCCTTGGATCCTAGCTTCATTACCGTATTCTTTCTTTAATTTTGCTATATTTTCTGGAGTAAGATTATCTATTTCTATACATTGTTGAGAAGAAGAACAAAGAACACCTTGTCCAGTAACCGGATCCGATCCGCAAGGAATTAAGCATTGTCCGTTACTACATATTTCTCCAGGTTGGCAACATATTTCTCCGTTCGGGGTTGGGCATACACGATTTTGAGGACAGCAAATACAGTTGCCATCGGGGCCTTGGGAACATGGAATGCCGTCTGGACAACATATCTGATTACATTGCGTTGTAGGAATTCCACAAGTCTGTTGACCTGAACATCCTGTTGAACCCTGAGGACAAGCGCACTTTATACAGTTAGTAGTGGGGTCACAGTAGGGGACAGAACGTTGATAACTAGAAGAACAGCAGGTAGACCAGTTCACCTTTGCGGGATCTGGACATTGTACACCTGGTGAGCAGATCCACCCTGTTGATGTACAGACCCAACCGTGTCCTTCGCAAGAACCCGAGTCACAAGGAGTGTTAGGAGGTTTTGAGAAACTATCACAATTGCTACAAGTGATAGAAGATGGATCCGAAGTAGAACATAGCGCTCCGGTTGTTATCGGAGTTGGACAGGTTGCCAAGGGTTTGGAAGGATCTGTACAACAAGTTTTCATAATATCTGAAGAAGGACATTCCGCACCCTGTCTACAGTTCCACGTTCCGTCTGCATCGCAAACAAGACCACACATATCACATCCAGGGGTACATGTAGGGGGTTGTCCGGTACAGCCAGAGCAGAGAAGCGATACCATTCCGTTACTTAGTTGTCTACATACAGCGTGATCAGTTCCGGAACAACAGGATTGAAGTACTGTATCGGAAGGGCAAGCGTATCCGGGGGCGCACACCCATCCGGTCGATGTACATTTCGGACCGATTAGAGAGCATCCGGGGTCTCCACAAGACGGACGTGTAGATTCGGGGCATCCGGTACAAGATACTACTCCGTTAGAGCAAGAGGGGTAAGGAGCTAGTGGATCAGTACAACAAGATTCGAGTTCGCTTTGAGGGGCGCAATAAGTATTTTTTATCTGCCATCCAGTTGGAGTACATATTCCTGTCTGTCCTGTGCATACGTTCAGATTGGAGGGGTAATTGTCTGGATTACAGGCATTTTTATAAGAAGCTGTTAGCGATATGGAGGAGGGGACAGAGGAGATACCGAGGAATGAGAAGAGATTCAGTTTCTTAACGGAGTCTGAAATCTGTCCGTTAATTATCTGAACAGTTTTGTTAGAAATGTCCATAGATATCCAGGAAACGTTAGAGATATTCCAGGGAATAATCTTAGTTGTTTGTATAACAGTGCCGATAAACTCGCTAACGGTGAGAGAAGGAAGTATAGATTTATCCAGACTCATAGAAGCTTTCTGAGGAGTGGGATACGGACCTTGTACAGTTAGGTTGATAGGGATAGTGTTTGTGGATTTACTTTTCTTGAGAAGAAAGACTATTACGAGGATGATACCTACGGTAACGAGGAGCACGGCGCCCAACTTAACAATATTATTGATAGGCATTTATTATAGAACATAAAAATGAGAAAGTTACCGAAAAACTACCGGGACAACCACCTAAGCAACCTATGTAGTTTTCCGACGCGTTGCCTAAAAATGAAAATATTTCAAGAGCTAAATGAAAGGGAAAATGTCGCACTTTAGAAATATTACATCTCCACATATAATTCTCGGTGTTTCTTACACATATATAGGGTTAGTGTTTTTGGTGTTGTATTTCGGGGGATTTTATCGAAACAATTCGTTTCTAAGGTGGGGAGTGCCGATTAAGTTCTTCGGGGAGGATATTGTGGATGATAGAACGTTTTATATGCTATTAATTCTAATTTTCATACATCAAATAGTAAATAACTGTGTAAATTCAATAGTATATCCATGGATAATAAATAGTGTACAAGACCCAAAGAATAAGATAATGGAATACGGAAAGTGGAAATCGCTATTGCTTGTGAATCTGTTCGATATTTACAGTCAGATAGATGTGATTTTGTTAGTTATGGGGATAACATCACAGATATCCTTTGTTGTGGTTATAATAATAGCGAATATAATAACAAGCACGTTTATCAACTATAAATATATAAAATATAAAGAGTATGATGAAATAGTATAATAATGTATTTTTTTATGTTGGCGGTGGGGGCTCTTTTCTGTTATTTCGGGGGGCATACTATCGTGAAGGAAGCTGTAGTTACTCGGTATAGAAAGTTCAGGCGGGTGAATAAACTTGTGGAAACGAAATACAAGACTATAGGAGCGATAATTTGGATAAGTTGTCATATGATAGCGAAAATGTACTGGATAAATTTCTTACAGTGGTTAAACAAATCTCTAGTCTGTATAGAAGATGGAAAAATAATTTTATCGTATGTAGTTAATGGAAAGCTTTACAAGGATGTGATAACGACCGGAAAGGGACCATCGCGAGTTATGGTGGTGATAGATGAGAATTCGAATGATGCATCGGATGAGGTGATTCCTTTTATGGGTCCACTTCATAATTGGCATAATAAGGAATTTTCGCCTTCTTTCTGGAAAAAGCAATCGCTTACTTTCGAGCTATCGGATGGGACAACGAGCACTTTTTCCGGAAACGAGGTTATAGCTATATAAGCTGATTTTCAATATAAATAAAAAAATGATTTTTTATTTATATGTACGAGGTTGAAATATGTTTCGAGTGGATGATGAAGCACTAATAAATTATGTTAAAGAATGTCCGTTACGCAAGTGTGAAGTAGTTGGACCTTTTAAAACTTATGCGTTCCAAAAATCTATTTCTGTAGATGTCGGTAGTTTGACAGTATTAGGAATTATAAAAATAGAAAATTCTACAAGACTTGCGATAGAATATACTGAATGTATCAGAACTATGTATAACAATCTACAACAATATTTTTCGAAAAATTTTAAGGGTAAATTTACTTCTAGTCTTGCCGAAAATTATAGGAATTATCCTCCACATTTTTTGCCAAAAATAATTACTGGCAAGACAAAGTTTTACTCTGGGGGGAAAATTGTACAGTGTTTGGAAAAAAAGTCTTGCCCGAAAAAAGTAGATAAAATTGTACTTCAATTTTCGGGTATTTACGAAGGTCCACACATGTGGGGTTCAATTTTTGGATTAAAGAGTGTCATATTGACCAACTGGAGGTTAAAGAAGCTGAAGAAGAAGTAAAAATTGCTAATCAAGATTTGTGTACCATATGTATGGATAGTCCGATTTCGTTCGTGTTCTTGCCGTGTGGACATTTGTGTTCGTGTGAATCTTGTTCTACGAGATGTTCCACATGTCCTATCTGTAGAAAAGAGATAACTCAGAAAAATAAGGTATTCAAGGCTTGAATTTTATAGCTATATAAAAATGAATTTTATATTTAAGAGAAATATAAAATCGATGTGTATCGTATGTAGATGGAACTCTGGGGAGGAGAAGCTGGATTTGAATATAGAAAAGCTGAATTGTAATGATTGTACAGCTCTTACAAGTATCCCTGTATTGCCAAAACTGAAAACACTATTTTGTAACTATTGTACAAGTCTTACAAATATACCTTTATGTCCTAGATTGATACATCTATATTGTAATGATTGTACAAGTCTTACAAATATACCTGTATTGCCAAAGTTGGAAGATCTATATTGTAATGATTGTACAAGTCTTACAAATATACCTGTATTGCCAAAGTTGGAAGATCTGAATTGTGAAGGTTGTACAAGTCTTACAAATATACCTGTATTGCCAAAACTGAAAACACTATTTTGTTGGAATTGTAGAAGTCTTACAAATATACCTGTATTGCCAAAGTTGGAAGAACTGTATTGTTCAGGTTGTACGAGTCTTACAAATATCCCTGTATTGCCAAAACTGAAAACACTATTTTGTAACTATTGTACAAGTTTTACAAATATACCTTTATGTCCTAGATTGATACATCTATATTGTAATGATTGTACAAGTCTTACAAATATACCTGTATTGCCAAAGTTGGTAGATCTGACTTGTTCAGGTTGTAAGTGGATCAAAGATTGTGGCGACTACGATAGTAACATTAAAGCTCTTCGCAGTTGTCAAGCTATCTTCAAGAGGAAGCTAACCGCAAGGAAACTAGAGAAGCTAATTCCTGTCATAGTTGAAATCTACTACTCTCCAGAGTGTAAAGGAGAGTATCTGGCGGGGAAAGCGTTTTCGGAAAAAATATTTTTTTAAAATGATTTTTATATCCTACCGGAATATAAAATTTGATGTGTATTGTATGTAAGTGGAACTCTGGGGAGGAGAAGCTGGATTTGAATATTGAAGAGCTATTTTGTGATGATTGTACAGCTCTTACAAGTATACCTGTATTGCCAAAACTGAAAACACTATTTTGTAACTATTGTACAGCTCTTACAAGTATTCCTGTATTGCCAAAACTGAAAACACTATTTTGTAACTATTGTACAAGTCTTACAAATATACATGTATTGCCAAAGTTGGAAGATCTGTATTGTGGAGGCTGTACAGCTCTTACAAGTATACTTGTAATTCCAAATCTGAAAACACTAAATTGTTATACGTGTACAAGCCTTACAAATATACCTGTACTACTAAAATTGAGAGAACTACATTGTTCGTATTGTACAGCTCTTACAAGTATTCCTGTTATGCCAGAACTGAAAAAACTAAATTGTGTAGGTTGTACGAGTCTTACAAATATACCTGTATTACCAAAGTTGGAAAAACTATATTGTTCAGGTTGTAAGTGGATCAAAGATTGTGACGACTACAATAGTAACATTAAAGCTCTCCATATATGTCAAGCTATCTTCAAGAGGAAGCTAACCGCAAGGAAACTAGAAAGTATAATCCCTATAATCACAGAGATATACTACTCTCCAGGGTGCAAGGGGGAATTTCGGGCGTATTACAGGTTCGCTACGACAATCGCTACGACGTTGAAAATTTAATTTTCCGAAAAAAATGATTTTGTATCTTTGAAAAATACAAAAATAATGTGCGACATAATTGTTCTTCTGGACGCTTCGGGTTCTATGTATTCTATGAAGGAAGAGGCTATAACTTCTTTGAACGAGTTTATTCGACAGCAACAAAAGGCTGATGTCCCCAATTCTCTATTTTCGCTATACACCTTCTCATCGGAAATCACAACAATATACAAGGAGGTGCCACTCGAATCGGTACCAGAATATACAGAATATAAGTTAGAAGGTCTTACTAAGCTTTTCGACTGTATTAAATACTGTGTTAGCGATAAGAAGAATGTAGTACTCCTTATTATTACAGATGGGGATGATACTGATAGTGAAACTACGAGGACAGAGGCGAAGAAAATTCTGAAGGAGCAGGAGGTGAATCACAATTGGCAAATCCTGTTCATTGGGGCGAATCTAGAGAGTACACGAGCAGGGGAGCAGTTAGAAGTGAGAAATCGGTTCTCAGTTACGGATGGACTGAGTTCTCTTATTCGACAACTTAGTGAACCTATTTCTTTGTACAGAACGAAATCTGTGGAAAACTTTGGAGCTACATTTAACATAGCTCGAAATTCTACAGTTTAACTACAAATACAACTATATCTAAACAGATATGATTGAAAGGAAAATGTGTCGATGGGCGCTAATATCTTGGCCGATAGAAAACAAGACGCCAGAAAAGCTATTTATAATTCTTGGAGAATTTTACGATACGAAAACACAGCTATCACTATCAGATTGTAAGCGGGATTTACAATATCTCTATCCGTTCAGATACTCACAAAGAAAAAAATGTTGTTATAATCAACTTGATTTCTCTTATTTTCAGAAAAAATATAAACTTACTGTTAAACCTCAACTTGTAGGTGTTTCGGAAAAATCCGTAATAACCTTCAGAACACCTATATTATATGATATTACATGTATGGTACCGCTATTTTTGAATTCTTCCTCGAGATTGCCTACCTATTCTCAGAAGAGTGATGATGTGTGTATTGTAATATTGTCTGGTAATCCTGTGGAACGTGGAGAGTTGTTAAATGAGTTATTAGAATACGGACCATCCCTATTTATTCTTGTGGGTGATTTTCAGGTAACAAATAGCGATTCGAATTCCACTTTGGCTACACGATATCTTCTAAAGTGTAAAGTACCTATACACAAAATAGCGAAAATTGGGAATGGCGTAATTCCGGATTGTATAATAGAGTCGCTTGATGTTGCGAATATGATGGGAACAACAACTGCAGACTATAATTTAATTGTAGCATGTAATAACGATAATATACAACAGATAGGAAAATTTTTGCGAATGTGGAAGAAGCGGAGCGGAATAGCGAAGAGAATAAGATACGTAGTTACTTAAAAATGATTTGTTTAAAAAACAGAAATAAATAACAAATGTCACGAAAACTTTCGATGCGAACTTTAACCGATAAACAACTTTCTGTATTCTCTAAAGAATTACAAGTTCAACAAGAGCCTTCAAAATACGCTTTCAACGCACCCCCAAATATCATATGTTTATACGAGACAGATGGTGATACTCTTTTTATTCCATTTGCGTACGGGAAAGGGTACCCTCGTCCTGCTCGTGCGGAATTTCCTGAGAGACGAGTTGAATTTGCGGGGAAATTGCGAGAACCTCAGAAAGAGGTGAAATCGGAGGCGATAGCAATTCTTAACGAGGAGGGATCAGTAATAATTGCAGCAGCCTGTGGATTCGGAAAAACCTCAATAGCAATCTATTTAGCCTGTAAATTGAGGATGAAAACTCTTATTTTGTGTCATCGAGTAGTTCTAATAAATCAGTGGAAAGAAGCCATAGCGAAATTCTGTCCAAAAGCAACCTGTCAAGTTCTTTCCGGTACTTCAAAATTACAAGATGTAGATTTTTATATTGTAAATGCTATTAATGTTCCGAAACATGATAGAAAATTCTACAGTGGTATCGGATTCCTGATAGCGGACGAAATGCACATTATTATGGCAGATAAGCTATCTCATTGTATGAGATTCGTAACTCCTAGGTACATACTAGGGCTTTCTGCTACCCCGTATAGAACGGATGGGTTAGATATTCTTCTTGATATGTATTTCGGTACGAGAAAGATAGTTAGAAAGCTACATCGTCCTCACACAGTGTATAGATACAACACGGGAATAAAGCCGGAAGCCAAGTTGAACAAAATGGGGAAAGTAGATTGGAATTCAGTACTTCAGTCTCAATGTTCTAATAACGAGCGAAACGAGATTATAATTCGGTTGATAAAATATTTTAGCGATCGTATATTTCTGGTATTATGCAAAAGGGTAGAACAGGCTAATTATCTTGTCAAACGGTTACAAGAGGAGAAAGAGGATGTCACAAGTCTAATAGGGAGCAATCAAGAATTTGAGTATTCGAGTAGGATTTTAGTGGGTACTGTACAGAAAACTGGTGTGGGGTTTGATCACCCAAGGTTGAATAGTCTAATACTGGCATCGGATGTGGAACAGTACTTTGTACAATATTTAGGGCGAGTATTCAGGAGAGAGGATACAGAACCGATAATATTTGACCTAGTGGATAACTACGGATTGTTGCTAAAGCATTTCAACTCTCGGAATGCTGTGTACATAGAGCACGGAGGGGTAGTGAAAGATTTTCATAGAGAATTTCCGAAATTTCCTGGTATTAATAAATGAGGAAGATTAACGAAAATTATACTGGAGCTAATGTATGTAATACTCAGGACGATTTTAATGTAGCCTTTCACAAAGCTATTAAACAGAATAATAAGGATAACGAGAAGAAATATAAGCCTTGGATGTATGTGTACATCACTGTGTGGATGATATTCTTCGTGTGGGCGCTAATATTGGCAATGCAGGTTTCACCGGGTGCGAATAGGATAGTTCATCTTGTGTTCGCGATGGTATTTAGTCCGGTTTACGTGATTTCTTACTATCTCTGCCAACTTGGAGGATCTGAGGGGGTAATGATGGGGATGAATCGGTTTTTCTAGGAAAAATGAATTTTGTATTTGAGAGAAATATAAAATTGATGTGTATTATATGTTCTGGAACTATCGTTACTCCTGAAAATGTTTTTTGGGCATTAATGAGATTCGAAACTACGATAAATTGTTCAGAATGTACTACTGTTGTAAAAATACCGCCTATACACGATATTTCACAATTATTTTGTTGTGGGTGTACAAATCTAGTGAAAATATCGAATATTGTCGGATTACAAATTCTGGACTTGAGAAAATGTACAGCTCTTACAAGCATACCACTATTTCCTCATCTGGAACGCTTGTATTGTAACGAATGTACGGCTCTTACGAGTATTCCTGCAATGCCAAAACTACAGATACTAGATTGTACAGATTGTACAGCTCTTACGAGTATTCCTGTAATGCCTAATCTTGATACATTAGTTTGTTGGGGTTGTACAGATCTTACTGATATTCCTGTACTACCCCAATTGAAAAGATTAAATTGTCGAGAGTGTACAGCTCTTACGGATATTCCGTGTTTATCAGAGCTTGTGGAATTGGATTGTACCAATTGTACGGGTATTACAAATCTTTGTAATTTCCCTAATTTGATGGAGCTATGTTGTTGGGGTTGTACGGCTCTTACGGGTATTCCTGTCATGCCCAAGCTAAATATTTTAAATTGTCAACATTGTACAGGTCTTACAAGCATTCCTATTATCCCCGGACTGGAAGTTCTTCATTGTGCAAATTGTGTAAATATTACAGCGATTTCTGTTATTCCTGGACTGAAAGAAATCGCTTGTATAGGTTGTACAGCTCTTACAAAGATTCCTATTATTCCTGGACTGAAGTATGTTGACTGTTCAGGTTGTACAGCTCTCACAAAAGTTCCGAGTATACTTGGTATCTCTCTTGAAGACCTAATCTGTCAGGATTGTACAAGTCTTACAGAGGTGCCGAAAGTAGATATTATCAGTGTACAAGGTTGTACATGGCTTTCACAGAATACGGAATTTGAAAATAATCTGAAAAATCTAAAGAAGATACAGCGGTGGGTTAAAAAAGTACTTCTCAGTAGGAAGTTATCGAACATTATTCCTACCATAACCGATATTTATTATTCTCCAGATTGTAAAGGCGCTAAGATAGCGAGAGCGAATTTCGGGAATGTTATAAAATATTTGTAATAATAAATGTCGAATTATCATTACAACGACCAAGGTGGATGCCCCAGTTGTATCTCAAAGGGTGGCTATTCAGACCTCGCCAATACTACAAATTATACCTGTGATCAGCCTTGTCTTTGTAGATTTACTGGGGATAGATCTAATAAGGATAAGATGTATTATGATTGGTTTGTACTGAATCAACCTATGAAGTTGACTCCTGGTAAGATTATAGCACAGCCTAGTAACAACAACTGTAATAAGCAAAAATAATATTTACATTGAATAAAATGGAACAAAAAGTAGCAATTGCTCTATTCGCAGTTACATCTATCGCTATCATTGTTATTATAGTTCTTGTGGCTAGGAAGAAGCACAAGGAACCGTTTAAGAAGTGTATCTGTTCCTCGGATCAGGGTGGAAGAGAACGGGAATGTCAAGATACAGTGGAAGTAAATAATCTATATGTTACTAACAAGCTTACAGAGTTCTCAAATTTACCCAATCACGGATGGACAAAAGTATCGCCAGGCGACCCCGATTTCCCCATCTCACAGGGATGTAGCTGGCCGGATAATAGTACGAAAGGGTGGAAATCTTGGGATTTTACAGATTTCGGAAGTTAATATAAATGGGGAATACGAAATCTAAACCGCAAAACGAAAATTGGGATGATAGCGAGACGCGTACACACGAGACGCGTACACACGAGACGCGTGAAGCCCGCGACGTCACTGACTATCACCCGAACTCTTCCACATACGGATACGATTACGCTATGTACAAGCCTGAACGTCACGAGACGATGCCTACACAAGAAGAAGAGGAGGAAAATCCTGGAATATTATAAACAATTTATAACTATACAAAAAGTTATAAAACTCTATGTTACTGAAATTATTCCTAATTCTGCTAGTAACATTTTTCCTTATAATTCTTATTATAAAGCGATTTGTTTATTTTCAGCCTTCTTACTCTTTTACAAAACCACTTGATAATTATCAAGATATTTATGAAGGCAATCTTCACGCCTGGTACAAGAAAGGTAGTTCCGGCACTGTGATTCTGTTCTGTCATGGAAACGCAGGTAATTTATCCTTTCGACAGAATAAACTAATTCCACTACAGAAGATGGGTCATTCCGTTCTTATTTTCGATTATAGCGGATTTGGACAGAGTAAAGGTGTCCCGAACGAACAACTATGTTATGCGAACGCTACAATGTTCATTAATTATCTACAGCGTCAGGGATACAAGCTAGAGAATATAGTACCATACGGAGAAAGTTTAGGTGCTTCTGTGGCATCCTACATCGCTTTAAAATTTAAACTACCGAAAGTTATCCTTGAATCTAGTTTACCAGGTGTTAGCTACTATGTTAAAAATAAATTTAAGTATCTTCCGTTCCTTTCCATTTTCTTTAACGAATTCGATACTGTTTCGTACCTAAAGAGCTATAGCGGGAAAAGTCTAGTTATACATTCCACCGAAGATGATATCATCCCGTACGATATGGTGGAACCCCTACGACTAGTTTCGAGTATTTTCATAGAGGTGAAAGGAACTCACAACAGCCCAGAAATTCCGTGGAGCGAAATAGAGAATTTTCTAAAATAACTTAACAAGTTGTTATAATAGGTAAAATGGAAGTAATGATAGATCTCGAGACACTAAGCACACGTGGACATTCTGTTATAGTAGCTATAGCAGGAATAAAATTTGATAGAAAAGCACCTCACGTACCTCTGGAAAAGATGAAAACGTTTTTTGAGCGGGTGAATACAGATAGTTGCGTCGCATTAGGTCTACATGTAGATCCGAAAACTGTGAGTTGGTGGAATAGCCAAGACCCGGAAATAAAAGAAGAGCTGTTCAAGGATCCGAGATCCGATATTAAAAGTGTTTTAATTCGGTTTTCCGAGTGGTTTAAGAATTCTAAACTGGTGTGGAGTCACGGAGCGACTTTCGACATACCTATTCTCGCAGAAGCTTATGCCCGGTGCGATATGACTCCTCCTTGGGAATTTTGGGATGCGAGAGATACAAGGACTATTTTCGACCTTGCTAGAATAACTAATAAAGATCTTCCACGTGAAAAACTACATCATCCTCTTAACGATTGTTGGAGACAGGTATGGGGAGTAAAAGAATCTGTGAAGAAATTAAAATGAAATTGTGTAGAATTGTGCGATATAAAATAGATGTGTATAATCTGTAACGGGGAAATACCCAACGATATAGAGAAAATAGAATGTATGTGGTGTGATGAGGTTGTCGAAATACCGTATCTCCCTAATCTGAAAGAGTTGATTGCGACGGCTTGTTGCAATTTGACTAAAATTCCTATGTTACCGAATCTGGAAAAGCTGAATTGTAGTTATACAAAAGTTGTCGAACTACCTTGCTTCCCAAAGCTTAGAGAACTCAATTGTAACGGAAATAATTGTATCAAAATGATATCTGGTTTTTCGGAGCTGGTAAAGTTATCTTGTACGGATTGTACGGAGCTGGTAGAGATTTCGAATCTTCATAGTCTGAAGCATGTCGAGTTAATCTGCTGTAGTCGCTTGGTATCAATGTACAATATTCCTAAACTAGAATCTGTGGAATTTAGTCACTGTACGAATCTTGTTGCTGTTCACGATATGCCAAGCTTGAATTCAGTTAGGTTTATATGGTGTACGAGTTTGGCAACTATTTCTAATTTACCGAGCCTTCAAGAAGCACATTGTGAAAATTGTGATAGTTTCACTACTGTCTCGAATATGGAAAAACTGAAAGAGTTGAACTGTACAAAATGTGATAGTTTCACAACAATTACGGGCTCTCCTAATCTAACAATTTTAGATTTTAGGAATTGTAAGGGAATAAAATCTATTTCAGGTTTTCTTAATATGAAAAAGCTGCACTTTTCGTTTTGTAAAAATCTGATTATCATCTCTGATCTTCCAAATTTAGAGCTACTGGACTGTAGAGAATGTCATCGTCTCACAAGTATAACAGACACGCCTAATCTGTGGGATTTGGATTGTTCACATTGTAGAAGTCTCACAAGTATAACAAATACGCCTAATCTGCGGAAATTGGATTGTTCGCATTGTACAAGTCTCACTGCTATACCGAATACTGTTACAAAGTTATGGTGTTACGGATGCACATGGTTACCTTCGAATACGAATAATAGATTTGTGGATAATGTGGCGAAGTTGAAAAAAATACAGAGTGTGTGGAAACGGAAGGTAACAGGAATGCGATTGGAGAGGCTAATACCTGAGATAGTCGCTATTTATTATTCTCCAGGATGTAAAGGAGAATTTCTTGCACTACGTGCGTTCCAACAGAACATCGCGTCCCGCGCGTTTTTGGAGAAAACAACTGCGTCTCGTGAGTTTCAGAAACATCCTCTTGACGAGTAAAAGAATCTATGAAGAAATTAAAATCGCAATTCCAATAAATGAACTCGTTGCGTCTTCCACAACAAGAGGAATATGTTCGTCACTTACCGGAACGTATTAAACAGAGTATTACTTGGTATACAGGCGGTAGTTATGATGAATTCAATAACGCTTTACGAGCTGGAAAAATTCCTAGCGATAGGAACCACTTTGAGAACATCTCCTTAGCCTTTCAGGGTGTACCACCGTTATCGGAAGCAATTACTGTGTACAAAGGTAAGCGCTCTGAGAGTGTATACAAGGTAGATAAAGCTTTTGCATCGACTAGTGTAACAATACGTGGAACACGTGACTTCCATGGAGAAAAGTGCTGTATCATGCAGATTACAGTTCCACCAGGTGCCAAAGTTCTACCTCTTCTTTCTCTGTCAGAGCATCAGAGAGAACAAGAGATTCTTCTCGACAGAGATGCGACATATGCTCTTACAGGAACGGAGCTACGATTATTTCAAGATGATTTCAAAGTTGAATTTGACATGAAATTTCTTTTTGTTACTTATTTACCGAAACAATCTGTGCTAGTTGGCAAAGAGATTTCAAAAATACGAGATCCGGGAAAACAGGATGAAAATGCTTTACAGGAAAGGCTTATAATGTATTTGGAAAAACTAAAGGAAGAGGAGGACGATCCTGAGCTGTTTGATGCAGAGATAGAACTCGATACGATTCTTAAGAAGGAACAGCTACGTATTAGTCCGGAAATTCGGGAAGCGATAAGGTTAAGATTGTCTTGAATAAAAATGAAATTATGTTGTTATTATAACAACATAATATGTGTATTGTGTGTAGATGGAACTCCGGGGAGGAGAAGCTGGATGAGAATATTACAGAATTAGCGTGTGTGAGCTGTAAAAATCTTAGAAGTATACCGCTACTTCCTAATTTGGAATATCTAGATTGTAGACGTTGTACAGCTCTTACAGAACTACCTATATTACCAAAATTGCATACACTATATTGTGAATATTGTAAAAGTTTTACAAGTATACCTGTATTACCATGTTTGAGATATTTGAATTGTTCATTTTGTACGAGTCTTACAAGTATCTCAGTGATGCCGAATCTTGCTTCATTGACATGTAGAGGTTGTACAAGTCTTACTACTATACCTGTATTACCAGAACTGACACATCTATATTGTGAATATTGTACACGTATTACAGTTGTACCTGCTATGGCAAAGTTGATAGCATTGTTTTGTGATTATTGTACAAGTGTTACATATGTACCTGATTTAAGACCATCGGTTTATGTAGGCTGTAAATGGGTAAGCGGATGTGACGAATACGAAAATAACATCAAATCGCTTTGTAGCTGTCAAGCTATCTTCAAACGGAAATTAACAGCGAAAAAACTGGAGAGGATGATTCCTGTCATAACAGAAATATATTACTCTCCGGGGTGTAAAGGAGCTACTCTTGCGCAACGTGCGTTCCATAAAAAGCTCTCAGGGAGAAGGAACATTGCGTCCCGCGCCTTACAAAGAGAAGATTTAAAAACAGAATAAAATGAATTTTATATTGAAGAGAAATATAAAATTGATGTGTATTGTATGTAAGTGGAACTCCGGGGAGGAGAAGCTGGATGTGAATATAGAAAAGCTATATTGTAAGAGCTGCACAATAGTTACAAGTATACCTATTTTACCTAAGTTAACAGAATTAAGTTGTGAAGAATGTACAGCTCTTACAAGCATTCCTATTTTACCAAAACTGGAATATCTAGATTGTAAGTATTGTACAGCTCTTACAAGTATACCTGTGCTACCAGAATTAAGAGAACTATTTTGTTCAGGTTGTACATCTCTTACAAGCATTCCTGTTATGGGGGAGTTAACAAAACTATATTGTGGAGGTTGTACAGCTCTTACAAGCATTCCTGTTATGGAGAAATTGACAAAACTGAATTGTGCGAATTGTATAGCTCTTACAAGTATACCTGTGTTACCAGAACTAAGAGAAGAACTATATTGTTCAGGTTGTACAGCTCTTACAAGCATTCCTGTTATGGGGGAGTTAATAAAACTATATTGTGTAGAATGTACAGCTCTTAAGATCATTCCTGTTATGGGGAAATTGAGAGAGCTATACTGTGCAGATTGTACAGCTCTTACGGCTATACCTGTAATGGCGGAGCTGGAAACACTAAATTGTGCAAATATGCATTTTACAAGCATACCGCTATTTCCAAAATTAGAAAAATTACATTGTTGGAATTGTACAGCTCTTACAAACATATTAATAAGACCAGCACTAAAACAGTTATATTGTTCGGGATGTACAAGTTTAGAAAGTATAAGTGCGTTACCAGAATTGGAAACACCAGAATTGAAAACACTAGACTGCGCATATTGTACACGTCTTACAAGCATTCCTGTAATGGAAAAACTAATCACACTATTTTGTGTAGGGTGTACACGTCTTACGAGCATTCCTATGCTACCAAAATTACAGATATTATATTGTACAGATTGTACAAGTCTTACAGATATACCTTTTATGGAAGAATTGAAAGATTTAGATTGGAGAGGCTGTAAATGGGTAAGTGGATGTGATGAATACGATTACAACATCAAATCCTTGAGAACTTGTCAAGCTATCTTCAAGCGGAAATTAACTGCTAGGAAACTAGAGAAACTGATTCCTGCCATAATCGAGATATATTACTCTCCAAGATGTAAAGGAGAGTATCTCGCAAAACGAGCATTCTTGGAGAAGTTATGTTAATCTCCTCTAGAAAAAAATGATTTTCAATATTCTTCACAGTATTGAAAAAATGAATCTTTACACGTACACTGTAGCTTCGGCAATTTCCGTATTTATTATTATGCTATTCTCAGTTGTGTACAAAACTAGAAAATTCCAAGAACGGGAGCCTATTCCGAAATGGCAGATATGGCTCCTATGTGTTGTTGTAGTAGGAATCACTCTTAATCTTATGGTTACAGTATCGGTAGAAATTGATAACGTGAGCACCTATAATCATGAACTATACGAAAATCCTGCTAATTGTACATTTATTAACAGTACGTTTTTCAATACTGTTACAGTTGAAGCTTCGTGTATGAGTTCTTCCACAATGTTGACATCAGCATGTCCTACATGTACATTTTATCAGTATTCTCTACTTTATTCTTACGGTAGTTACATAGGTACCTATTTCACTTTTTGTAAAAACAGCACAGAATGTGAGTCTATTATAAATACGACACATCTCTGTTACGGAATTCGAGGAGAATATCTATTTTCTCCTGTGAAGAAAGGTCTCGACGCGCTTATCGTAGTGTTGGTATTTTCGGCAGTGTGTCTGATCTTGTTCGTTTCGTACGTTTCTAAAGAATGTGTGGAATATAATCGATATGTGATTATTGGAGGAAGATGAATGGTATATTTATAATAAATTTAATTTATTATAACTTTTATTCTTCAATAGTTTCTAGAACTGTAGAAATTTCTTTTGCGATTCGATTAATGGTAAGTTCACTGAGATTTACTTTTTTCGCAAAATCTTTTAGGGAGATATCTTTATGCTTAATTTGTATCCAATAGAAAACTAATCCACAAGCTACACTTTGTGGGCGAGATCTATTCAAACGAGAGGATTTATTTTTTATTTTATCGTATAGATTCGTAACTTCCTGTTTCTGTTCTGTTGTAGCATTGAATTTCTTCATAATATCTGCTGTTAGAGTTTCTGGAGAAATATAGGTAGTCCGAATCTTTGAGTCCTTAGGTGCATAAAGGTTAACATATTTCAGTCCCCTGAGCCCCTTCTTCTTATTGAGATTAAATACCTGAATTAAATGCTCATGACTTTGAGGCTTTTTAACCATCTTGTAAGCGTGATATACACAGGCGAATACAATAGCTTTCCGATGGTCTCCTCGAAAAATTTTATTTTTTGTTACTTGGGCATATATCTTGTTAGCCTTGGATACTATACTTTCACTAAAGCCAAGATTTTCCACATCTTTGAAGATACTGCGCTCCTCGGTTTTCCGTACCTGTACACGATTCGGATCTGAGGAGTGCTTGGAGTCGCTGGGGCCGTAATAACGCCATTCCTTATCGTGAGCAATTCTATGGAAAATTTCCTCACCACAATCAACACACACATTTACACCTTTTTCGCTTATAACGTTTTCATGGGAGCAAGAATCAACAGGCGGTTCATGAGATTCAACGTTACAGTCTACTTCTCGTTCATCAGTCTCTTCTTCATACTCCCCGTTTTCACTGGCATTTTCCTTGTCGGATATTTTCATTTTCTGATATTCTTCTAAAGCTTGATTAAAGAGAATAAATTCGGTCATATGTGATAAGTTTAGTAAAAGAAAGATTATTTTTCATTTTGCTAAAATCTATTATACGCATCTGGTGTAAAATATAGTTTCACATACTCGTGTACATCGTCCCGCGCTAATATCTCTTCAGGACTCGCCCATATAGCTTCCGAATGCTGTTTCGTGAATACACTCTCGTCAAAGTCGCTCAAAGTCACGTCGAAAGCAAAACAGACGTAATGAGTGGATATCGGATCCCCTTTTTCGTCCTTAGCTCCAGCAAAGTTATCCTCATACATATGTTCAGATACACAACGAGGTTTTAGCTTAACGCTATCCCGATTTACACCCAGCTCCCATTGTAGCATTCTATAAGCCCCTTGCTTAATATTCTCATTCTTATATACTCTTCCACCAGGCACGAAAAAATATCCTTTGGCGGGAGCGTTAATACGTTTTCCTAGGAGAAATTTCCCCTCGCTATTTTGTACAAGAAGATCGGCAGAAACTACTTGTGTCAAGCTGAGCGATAGCAGATATTTTTCTGAAGATAGCATTTATACTAAAAGTATGATTATTTAAAATAGTTTTACAAAATTATAGTTGTATTACTATAATTTTTATTTATTTATTCTCTATTCGTCCTCGGATTCATTCGTCCTCGGATTCATTCGTCCTCGAGTTGTTCCACATCGCTTCCATCATTCTCCTCTTCTTGCGCCTGTGCCTCCAACTCATACACTTCTCTCTCCTCATCGCAAAGCTGAGCCCATAACTTGTTAACCTCAGTCTCAACCTTCTTCGAAGACCAATCCGGATTTTCACTAGAAAGCTTATCCGTTTCATCAGTCACAAAATATTGATAACCAGGAGTGTTCTTCACAGCTTTCTTTCCCGACTTTGAGCCTTTTACTGGGGGTTCAGGAGGAGATTGATCTTCAGGCTTTTCAGCCTTCTTTCGACCACGTCCCTTAGCGGGAGCGTCAGTTTTCACTGGTTCAGCTTTAGCATCCGCTTTAGCGCCTTTTTTCCCCTTGGATTTTGCGGGGGCATCCGCCGGGGCGTTAGTTTTGGTCTCCGCTTTAGCATCCGCTTTAGCACCTTTCTTCCCCTTACCGCTAGTCTTTGCAGGAGAAGACTCATCACCTGTTGCACTTGCCTTCTCTGCTTCGTAACGAGCTTTATCTGCCTGATGTTTCGCATCGTATGGCGCTTTCTGTTCGGCAGTTAGGGCATTCCACCGGGTTCCAAGCTCAAGAGTGACCTTCTTTCCGTCCATATCGGGATGATCCGACTTTACCTCCGCTCGAGCATCCTGACAGAAAAACATATATGCGGATAGCGGACGCTTCGGACCGGTACGTTCAGCACGCTTTCCACGACCACGTTTCGGCTTGTCTTCGGAGTCTGAAAAACCTTCAGGAGGAGTATAAGACTCCATTTCCTTATCATAACGACTCTTATCCTTCTTTGAAGCTTCTTCATACTTCTTCTTCTCTTTTTCGGATAGTTCCTTCCATAGTTTTCCGAGTTGCGTAGTTACCTCGGTAGCAGATAGACTAGGATCTTTCTCCTTAATTTTCGTGCGATGTTCTCCACAGAAGATAATGTATCCGGTATTCCACCGCTTAGGATGATTAGGGTCTTTCTTGGGCTTTGCCGAACGACTCCCTGTATCCATAAGCTTTGATACTTCAGATTGTTTGGAGTTCCATTCGGTCATAATAGCGTCTGCGGTTTTCTTATCGGTAGCACTGGAAATCATAGTGGAAAGCATAGACGATAGTTTCGTCCACGATTTGTTACTGGCTTTTGTCGTCATTTAGTTATGTAAAAATACGTCTATAAATTTTTTTTCAATTTTGTGTTTCCGGGTTTTCCAAACAGAACTTCGTTGTAAATACCCCACTTCACCGTATTCTCACATTTTTCATATACATTGACAATGCCAGGAACATCAGTAATGCGATTATTATAAAAAACACCATAAATGCGTTATTCCAGTTAGAACAATCGCAATCATCATCTGACTTGCTATACCCTTCTTGGGATACAATAGCGTAGTTCTCGTAACTATTGCTCTGTACAAATTTATTTTGCGGATCCTTACAATTTCTACGTGGAATTCCTCTTGAGTAATCACAATTCTTATCGCCTCCATTGCTATCTTTTTTTACACATAATCCTAGGGTAGCCTTTTTTCCGGAACCGGGATCTTGCCAGCAACACCCATGAGATGTAGGGCAATGGCTGTCGCTACAATTCCCGTTGGGACAGCAGTTGATGTTAGGTTTAGTCACGCACTCCATTTATTAAGACGGTTTTTTTAGTATAACATTTAGAAAAATCGTACCTTTTGACTTGATAGATAATTCAGTAATTCCACACTCTCTTAAAAAATTATTTTTCTCAATATTGATAGATATATCTGTAAGTTGTTCCTGCATATATACAATATCGTTCCATGTTGCTTTTCCTTCATATAGAATATATGGGGTACCCTCTACGAGAAGTTCCACGCAAATAGATATATCGCCTCCCCCATCCAGTTCTCCAAATATCAGTCTAGATAGTGTATATATAAAAACCGACATTTATCTAAAAACAAGATCGAGATGTTGTTCCGTTTTTACAATTTTCGGAAGATTTTCAATTATAACATTATGCTGACTTATAATATCTGCAGGGGTAGGATTCTGAAACATATAGAAATTCTTCACTATAACATTACTATAAGCACTCTTAATACCTTGTGAAGCTCTTCTATCAAAAATACTATCACCAAAAGCTATCAGTTGATGCGTATCACGATTATTAAAGTAGCTATATAGGCGTTTCTGAAAAGCTAACATTTTCAAGTCCTCGTAAGGTACTAAACCGCTTATTTTCTCATCCATGGTGGAATATATCCCATCTTCAGATTTCAAAAATGCCTCAAGATAATCGCAATTTGGTATCATCTCAAAACATTTCTTAAGCCATTCTTTTTCCGCATTAGTTATTATTAGAACCGTACCGTATTCTGAAGCACGTTTCAGAATGCTGTTTATACTATCAGAAAGAGATGAATACGGGTAAGTAAAATTTTCCAAGGGCTGTCCCGTACTCTGTTGTTTTTCCCATGATATAAAATGTGAAGTTGGAAAAAGAGTATCGTCAAAGTCGAAAACTAACACAATCATTTATTATTAAGATGAAATACCGTTATTATTTCATTTTATAAAACCCAACCCAATCCAGGTGTATTATTAGGATTTGAGGCGTATACTGTTCCGGCGACATTATAGCCTGTAACTAACGCATTTGGATTCTCTCGGTCGTAGTCGTATTCCCCATCCTCAAATGGCTCGTCTATTGCTTTCTTCACAAGAATGCATATTAGTATTACAGCCAAAATTGTCACTAATACCACAATAGTAACTTGCATAATTTATTTTTACCGAGCTTTTAATAAATATGTTAAATACAAGCGAAGCGCGACAAGCACAACAAACTCGCATCTACAAAAGTCTAGGTATTCCACCCAACAGGGCAAACATTCGTGTACAAGGCCCCGTTCCATCTTCTCAACAGGTTCACTCAAAATTCTTGGAGATGGGGTTAACCGCTTCAGACTTGAACCCTATAGATTGGAGAGAAAAAGTTCCCCTATCACCTGTTTTGAACCAAGAGAATTGCGGAGATTGCTGGGCGATGTCTTCTACATCAGCACTTTCTGATAGATTTATTATTAAGAAAGATATTAGAGGATTAGTATTAGATCCCGCTGTCACAGCACAATGCGCCCAACAAGATGCTATAAACGCGGGGTGTGGTGGTGGACAACCTTACTTAGCAGGGAAGTTTTTTGAACAGACAGGAGTGCCCGCTGTAGGTGATAACTGTAATCCTTGGGGAAAAATGTGTACAGATAAATCTTGTACTCTCCCCTCTTGTGCCGACCTTATGAACTCCTGTAGCAAATCAACAATCTACCTTGCTAGTAAGGGAAGTACCGAGAACTTGTTTGCTCTTTCTGGGAACGCTGTAGATGTTCCTACTACCATAGCTAACATAAAGAGAGAGTTGCTGAACGGTCCCGTTGTTGCATCTTTCTTTGTGGCTAATGATTTTATGGTAACCGGAACAGGATATAAGTGGGATAAAACTGGAGGCATATACATTAACGGGGCATATAATGAAGATTTGAACGAGAAAATGGATAGCACCGTGAAATCTAATTTGGGTATTACCGATGTCAATTCATGGGCAAATATTGTACTGGAAAGTGGACAACCTGCTGGTCATGCTGTTTCTGTAGTAGGATGGGGGAGAGGAAAAGCGGGTTCTTACGGAGATGTATCCTATTGGATTGTTCGGAATTCTTGGGGGAGTGACTGGAACGAAGGAGGGTTCTTCAGAATCGCTATGAACGATGGGACAGGGAACAATGTGAATCTAGGATTCGATGTTCCTGTTACAAGCGCGAATATAGTTTCTCCACCTTCTTCAATACCGCTAGGAGGTCAATTTGGTGGGTGTGTAGCTTTTGCCCCAGATCTCAGTTCCGGAAAAGAAAGTGGATATAGATATCCCGGAAGTGGAACAAGTAAAACTGTGAACATAGTGATAACAGTTTTTATTATTTTATTGTTGATGTATGGAGCTTACTATCTATTTTTCCGAAAAGGTGGTAAAGGTGGAAAGCGAAGAAGGAAGTGAAGTTTATGCCTTTCTAAAAAACGCACGTTCTGCTAACATTTCTCCTTTACATCCTGGAGAGTAGTAAATAGCGACTATCTCCGGCATTAGTCTCTCCAACTTCCTCGCTAAAACTATCCGCTTCCAGAACGCCTGTATCATAGAAAGCTTTTTAAGATTATACTCAAAATCTTCGGAACCATTTAACCAAGGACACTTGAACATATTCACACTTGTAGAAGGGACTTCCACATTCGTGAGTAGACGTGATTCCATACAGTAAAGAAAGGCGAGATTTGGTTCTGATATTGTAGTAAGATTAGGACAATTTGCGCAGTAAATAATATTGAGATTTTCCATAGGTGGAATCTCGGTGATTAGAGTATTATCGCAATCCAGAGATTGTAGCAAAGGAAGAGCCGGAATCGTTCTAATAGGACAGTCAGTACAAATCAAAAACTGTAGCTCAGGAAGAAAAGGAATCTCTGTCAAACTAGCACAGTCCCAGCATCGAATAATATTAAGACTAGAAATTGGAGGGATAGAGCTTAGAGCTGTACATCCTGGACAATATAGTTCTATTAAACCAGGTATATTTGGTATAGATTCAAGAGCTGTACAATTGACACACATAATTTTTTTCAAACCGGGTATAACAGGAATTTCCCTAATATCCGTACACCCTGAACAATCTAGATCCTCAATACCTTGTTTAATCTCATTACGGCATACGATACACATCTTTTTTTGTATGTATTTTCATACAAAAATTCATTTTATTTCGGTTTCAAAAATTCTCTCATATCGTAGTGTGAAAAGATACTTACCGGCTTCAGCCAAACTCCTGGACTTTCAGGTATCCAGTAATTCGGATATACCCAAGCAGATGGCAGGAATAGACTATGATCTAGCCCAGGTTTCTTTCGCATCATCACCCCATATATAACCTGTGTTAACGCTATCGGGCCCGTTGTGGAAACTATGTAATCATCCTTACTTTCTTGATCCTCATCTTTATAGTCTATACTCCACTCTTCAACAAAATCTTTATAATTCTTTGCCAACCATCCTATCATAGCCTGTCCTATTGGATGACGTTTTTTAGAAGCTATAATAGCATTGTTAACATACATTACAGGTTCCATCCCTATTATATAGTCGAATTTATCCATCATCTTATCCATAGGGGCAAGACATGCTCCATCATTAACATCACTATAAATACCTCCTTCATAGTACAGAATAACCTGTCTCAGCGTATCGGATCGTGCTCCAGGATTTTTATGGTTTTTGTAAAGATATTTTATTTTTTTCCGTATATTATCTGGAAGCTTATCTAACAACTTTTCAATCTCGTCTGGGCCTTTTACAGTAATTACATCCTCAAATTGTTTGGGTACAACAAAATTGGGATTATCGGTCCACACATTGAATTGGAAATCCGGATTTCTGCTTATCCAAGTATTCATAAATTTATAGAATATAGGTTTCAGTGGACCATATTCTTTCTTAGAAATATCCCTACGTAACCATATCCACTGTACAACCTTTGGTATCCCCTCGGGAGCAGAAGATCGTTTTCCGGGATTCACCTTGTTCCACTGTTCTAGCAACATCTCCGCGAAATCCAGTTTTCCACCACTCTCCTCTCCTATATAATCCCACTTGTCGAAAGTATAGTAGTCGAAAGTTTCTATTCCTACAGTGTTAAAATACTGGTCTTTGTCTGGAACTCCTGTCATCAGAAGAAAGTCATTGAAAATATCCGAGTTCTTCACCAACGATTCTCCATCTCGTACCTGCTCTATTTGAAGAAGTATAATCCAAATAGATCCGATTTTGGTAAGATGAATTTCACAATCTTTATTAGAGGAGCTTAATGTTACCGTCTTGTCGAAAGTATTATTAACTGTGGAACGCTTTCCAGGCATAATATTGTAAACGTCACCTGTATCAGTATTTGTCATAGCTACCGTTTCCGCCCCTAAATTAATAAATATTATTGCGTGGGCATCTTTCGTCTTTACAGTAATTGAGCCCTTACTTATAGGTAATTTTCCGTTCATCAACAGATCCCACCAATTGGCTCCAAAGTACTGGTAGATTTTTCCATCATCTTTTATGTCTTGTTTAGCCATCAAATGCCACCCGTATAGCTTCGGAAGAGAGTAAGGTGGAAATTTGTTTACGTTGACTTTTCTTTTACTCATTTTATATATTAATATATTTTTTAGATATACCCACAAACTTTTACAACATACACATTTCCTTCTTTCACAAATTGGAACGGCTTTCCGCATCCACATATTTTCTTATCTTCAATTAATTTTTCACATACTGATTTTGGCGTGTGAGGATTCATCATCTCTGTAGGTACTATTCCACCTTTATTCGTGTTTGTAAAATAGTATCCGTGTCTAAATATACCGCAATTCACTTCATTTAGTCCTACTTGTGTCCATTCTTCACAGTTTGGGCACTGGAATACGTAGCAATCTCTGTCTATGAAAACTTGTTTAGGTTGTTTATCAACGTTAGGTTGTTTATCGCTCATTTATTCTGATAAAAACATCTTTAATACCATATAAACACGAGGAGAATCGAATAAATGAAGAGAAAACTAGAGACTTCCTGCGTATCTTCCCATACCCGCTCCAAGAAACCGCAACTTCATCCTCCTTGGCAACCTCCAAGAAGACAATCTGTTTTCTGGGTAAGCGGAACAGACGTTCGAAATTATATGATTAAAGATCCACTTGTGGATTGGCTCAAATCTAATCGTATTCGAACACCAGATAAGAAACCGTTTACAGAGTTCATTAAACAAAAAGGAAAAGATTTTGAAAGTAGTATTGTAACCTATATTCGCGATAATAAAATTCCCATTGTGAGTGTGTCTGAAAGAATAACTCCAGAATCGTGTGCAAAAACTCTAGAATACATGAAAGAAGGGGTTCCGATAATACATTCAGCCCCTTTCAGAAGTAGCTCCAAACACATTCAAGGAGTTGTAGATTTTCTAATACGTAGCGATTTCCTCCAGATATTTACAGGAGAAAATCCCCTTCCAAGTTATCTTGTACACCGAAAAGCTCCTAATCTGAATGGAAGATATCACTATGTTGTTATGGATATAAAATTTTCAACTCTGCCGTTAAGAGCTGATGGTACACATCTACTAAACTCTGGTAGTTATCCCGCTTATAAATCTCAACTATGGATTTATACACAAGGAATAGGAGAATTACAGGGGTATACTCCTACTTCTGCGTATTTACTTGGTAGACGATATAGGTACACTAGTAAGGGTGAGAATTTTAGTAGTCTGAATTGTTTCGATAAAATAGGAGTTGTGGATTTTGACGGGATTGATGGAGATTATATCGATAAAACTGAACGAGCTATCAACTGGCTCAAAGATGTCAAGAAAAATGGAAAGAGATGGAGTTTGTACCCTCCGAGTCGTGTTGAACTATATCCTAATATGTGCATAGATTCGGGTATATGGAATAAGGAAAAACAGGAGATTGCAAATAAACTAGGAGATATAACTCAAATATGGTATTGTGGAGTAAAGAATAGAGATATTGCTCTCTCTAAAGGTATAAGCTCATGGAGAGATGAACGGTGTGATAGTAAGAGTCTAGGAATTAACGGGGTGAGAGCACGAATTATCGATGAGATTATATCTATAAATAAACAGAATGTAGACAAAGTTAGACCTTCAAAAATACGAAATAGATTATACAACTGGCGAACACCTTGTAACGAGATATTTGTAGATTTTGAGACGTTTACAGATATATTTTCTTCTTTTGACGATCTACCTATACAAGAACGTACAAATAATATTTTTATGATAGGGGTATGGTATAAAAGCGAAAGCGGATATAGATACAAGAATTTTGTTGCTAAGAAATCCACAGATGAAGAGGAATTCAGAATTATGGATGAGTTTGTAGCTTTCGTGAGACAGATGGGAAATCCAAAATTATGGTACTGGTACGCAGATAAAGGAATTTGGAAACGCACCGAAAACAAACAGATGGACATTTCTGTCAGCACGGAGAGATCCGACCACATAGTCGACGATTGGAAACTAGAAAATTGGGCAGATCTTTGCGACGTATTTAGAGATGAACCGATAGTAATTAAAGACTGTTTTAAATTTGGACTGAAAGAGGTTGCGAATGCTTTGAGAAAACACGGTTTCATATCTACGGAAATTGAAGGTGTATGTAAGTCAGGTATTGATGCTTCTGTGATCGCTTGGCAAACATATGAAACTAGTGTGGATGCTTCTCGTGATCCTAGATTGAAGGATATTGCCATCTATAATAAATTCGATGTAAAGGTGTTATGGGAAATTCTGAACTACATTCGAGCGAATCATTAACGTGAAAATGTAAATTTTGTTTTACAGAAATGTCAAAAACGGTATGAAAAAATATGATTTTCGAAGTTGTAAATCATATTGAAAAAGTCGCGATTGGGAGGTAAACAAGGATAAATCCTTGCGCGTTAGCGCCCCGGCATGAACACCGGGTGATGCTACGCAAAATGCGTAGGTCTGCAGGATTTTTTGCGCGTGGAATTACGAAAATACTTATATTTTCGTAATTAGATTTTTCCTGCGGTCTTGACGAAAGCTTTCTTGGCTTGGAAGGCTATGTTTCTCATCCCTTCGGGAGCTTTTCCTGGAACGCACGAAGTGCAAGATATTCTCCTTTACATCCTGGAGAGTAGTAGATCTCTGTTATGACAGGGATTACTCTCTCAAGTTTCCTCGCGGTTAGCTTCCTCTTGAAGATAGCTTGACAAGTGTGAAGAGCTCGAATATTACTGTCAAAATCGTAACATTGTTTAATCCATTTACAACCGATGCAATATAATAATTTCAATAATGGTAATGCAGGGATACTTGTAAGACTTGTACATCCTTCACAAAATAATTTTTCTAAAATAGGAAATGGTGGAATAATTGTAAGACTTGTACAATCTGTACAACTTAGTTCTGTTAGTTTTAATAACAGAGGTATATGTGTAAGACTTGTACAACCGCTACAATATAGTTCTTTCAACTCTGTCGATGTAGGTATACTTGTAAGAGTTATACAATACTTACAATGTAGTTCTTTCAACTTTGGCAATACAAATATACTTGTAAGACTCGTACAAATATTACAATTCAGATCTGTCAGTTCTGGCATAACAGGTATAGCTGTAAGAGCTGTACAACGTTGGCAATATAGTTCTTTCAACTCTGGCAATGTAGGTATGCTTGTAAGGCTTGTACAACCCCAACAACTTAGTATTTTTAGTTCCCCTATAACAGGTATGCTTGTAAGATCTGTACAACCAGTACAATATAGTTCTTTCAAGTTTGGTAAAACAGATATACTTGTAAGACTTGTACAATTTGAACAATTTAATGTTTCCAGTTCCGGCATAGCAGGTATACTTATAAGAGCTGTACAATACGTACAATCTAGATATTTCAGCTTTGGCAATACAGGTATACTTGTAAGAGCTGTACAATACATACAATATAGTATTTCAATATTCAAATCCAGTTTCTCCTCTCCAGAGTTCCACTTACATACGATACACATCGGATTTATATTTCGATAGAATACAAATTTCAATTTATTCCGTTAACGAAGCTTTTCTCTGCGTATATTCCTTCTCCCTAGAAAAGCTTTGCTAGGAACGCACGATGTGCAAGATAATAGCCTTTACATCCTGGAGAGTAGTAGATCTCTGTTATGGAAGGAAGCAGTTGCTCAAGTTTCCTTGCTGTTAGCTTCCTCTTGAAAATAGCTTGACAAAAGCGAAGTTGTCGGATATTCTCTTTATACTCATGACATTGTTCAATCCATTTACACCCGTTACAATCCGCATATTTCAATTCCCCCATGACAGATATACTTGTAAGACTTGTACATCCTTCACAAAATAATTTTTCTAAAGCAGGAAGCGGTGAAATAGTTGTAAGAGCTGTACAATCTCTACAACTTAGTTCATTCAATTTCGGCAGGGAAGGTAAACTTGTAAGACTTGTACAACATGTACAATATAACAGCTCCAATTTTGGTAGCATAGGGATATCTGTAACAGCTGTACAACCTGTACAATATAACTCTGTTAGTTCTGGTATGACAGGTATAGCTGTAATACCTGTACAATACTGGCAAAATAGTTGTTTCAAGTTTTCCATTACAGGTATAACCGTAAGAGCTGGACAAGTCCAACAATCTAACAGTTCTAGTTTTGGTAATATAGGTATAGTTGTAAGAGCTATACAACCTGTACAATACAATCGCTTCAGCTTTGGTAACATAGGTATAGTTGTGACATCAACACAACTATTACAATGTAAAATCTCGATATTTTCGTTCAGCTCCTTCTCTCCAGAGTTCCATCTACACACGATACACATCGCATTTTTTCTCGAGATTTTGCGAGAATTTCATTTTATTTTGTTAGATTCGCTAAAAACTCTCGTTTCGCGATATACTCCCCTTTACATCCTGGAGAATAATAAATCTCTGTAATAACAAGTATTAACTTTTCTAACTTTTTTCCTATTAATTTCCTCCTAAAGATAGATTGGCAATACTTTAGCTTCCGGATATTAATGATGTACTCGTACTCATTAGATTGTTTTAGCCATTTACACCCGGTACAATCCATATATATCAGTTTTGGTATATTAGGTATAGATGTAAGTATAGTACAACCTGTACAAAATAATTTTTCCAAATTAGGTATTTCAGATATACTTGTAAGACTTGTACAATCATGACAACTTAGAATTTCTAATTTTGGTAATGTAGGTATGTTTATAAGACTTGTACATCTGGTACAATTCACAGTTATCAATTTTGGTAATGTAGGTATACTTGTAATAGCTACACATCCATCACAATATAGATATTCCAATTCCGGCATAGCAGGTATACTTGTAAGATTTTTACAATCTCTACAACTTAGTGTTCTTAATTCTGGCATTTCCGCAATACTTGTAAGATTCACACAATCTGCACAATATAGAAATTCCAATTTCGGCATAGCAGGTACACTTGTAAGATTTTTACAATCGTTACAATATAGCTCTTTCAACTTTGGCAATCCAGGTATACTTATAACTTTTTTACAAGAATGAAGGAATATAATCTCAATATTCCAATCAAGCTTCTGCTCTCCAGAGTTCCATCTACACACAATACACATCAAATTTATATCTTAGTGGAATATAAATTTCATTTTATTTCATTAATAAAGCTTTTCTCCTTTTCCATGAAGGCGCGATAGGCAAGATAAGCTCCTTTACATCCTGGGGAATAATAAATCTCAGTTATGAAAGGGAGCAGTTTCTCAAGTTTTCTCGCTGTTAATTTCCGTTTGAAGATAGCTTGACAACTACGAAGAGATTTTATATTCTCTTCGTACTCATCGCATTGTCTAATCCATTTACACTCGTTACAATTTATATATTTCAATTCTGGTATTATAGGTATATTTGTAAGACTTGTACAACCTTGACAAAATAATTTCTGTAAATTTGATAGTAAAGGTATATTTGTAAGAGATGTACAATACTCACAACATAATAGTTCCAAGTTTACCATAACAGATATAGATGTAAGACTTGTACAACCCTGACAATATAACTTTATTAATTCTGCCATTTCAGGTATACTTGTAAGACTTGTACAACCCTGACAATATAACTGTTTCAACTTTTTCATAACAGATAGATTTGTAAGAGCTGTACAATTATCACAAACTATTATCTCCAAATTATCCATGGTAGGAATACTTGCAAGACTTGGACAACTATTACAATATAGTCCTACCAGGTTTGGTAGAATAGGAATAGTTGTAATAGTCGTACAGCCTTGACAATCTAGTATTTTAATATTCAAATCCAGTTTCTGCTCTCCAGAGTTCCACTTACATACGATACACATCGGATTTATATTTCGATAGAATACAAATTTCAATTTCCGAATGTCCACACACCAGCTTGGGTCACATCAGAAGTATACGTCACCCCACACACACCGCTTGTACAATTCGTTCCAGGTATTAAATACCCGTTGTTTTGAACACTGTAAATATACCCGCTTCCTCCGCTCACTTCGTTCGTAGATAATATGAAATTGATAGCACTATTTGTTAGCGATTCTTGTGTAGCAGTGTACATAGAGCCACAATTCCCTTGGAATGGGTCAAACGCCTGTACATACATCACTCCTTGGGCTGTAGACATAGATAACGTATTTTTTACACTATCGTAAGTCCATTTTTGAGGTGGCGAAGAACTCGTACTTACAATTCCACTATCGTCAATACCCAAATAATTCTCCGTTCCAGTAACTACTATATTATAATTTCCCGAGAATATACTAGGATACACAGTATTAATATTCACCGTTCCTTTCGGACAACCGCTCGGATAACACACTCCACTAGCACATTCTAGACCTGATGTACATTCTCCTATACAGTTGTATCCGCAAAATCCCAGTTCACACGGCTTCTTACAAACTCCGTTATCGATATCGCATATATATCCTGTAGGACAATCGCAATAGCTCCCTCCGCAATATCCAGTCTTCTGTTCGCAACACATCTTCACCCCTCCCAGTATTCCACATACCTTATCCGGAGGACATTTACATTCAGGCAATCCACATCCTAGGTCTCCACAATAGTTCAAACAATTACCATTATTATTCGGTACACAACAAGTATTCGCTCCAGTCATACACACCTGCGGATACGGACACTCACAATTTTTCCCACATCCATCCCCTCCACAATAGTTTATAGGACAACTAGAATCACATACACATTTTCCTCCTATACAAGTCCATCCAGGCTTACAGCTACATTCTCCCCCACATCCGTCACTTGCACAAGTCGTTCCGTCACAATTCGGTTTACAACATACTCCGCCAATACAGGTTGATGGGGGTTCACAACTTCCGCACACACTCCCACATCCGTCATCTCCGCAATTTTTCCCACTACAAGCAGGAATACACACACATTTCCCACCTACACAGGTTTTCGGTGGTTCGCAAAGACCACATTGCCCATCGCATCCATCACTTCCACATTCTTTTCCTTCACAATTTTGTATACATACACATTGTCCCGAAATATTACAAGTACTTGGTAAAACACAAGTTCCACATACCCCTCCACATCCGTTATCTCCACATACCCGCCCTGAACATTCTGGAACACATACACATTGTCCTTTCACGCACGTACCGTATTTACAAGTTCCACAATCAACACCACATCCGTTATCTCCACATTCTTTCCCGCTACAGCTACCTACACAGCATTGCCCTTTGTAGCAAGTACCTGTTGCGCAAGTTCCACACACTCCGCCACATCCATCATCTCCACAGCTTTTCCCATCACATTGTGGAAAACAGCATTCCCCTTTGTAACAGACTGAAGAAGGGGGACATGGACATTTTCCACCACATCCATCGTTATCAGAACAAGTTTTTCCAATGCAATTAGGAAGACACGGATTTTTCTTTCTCAGTTTGTAAATAACTACAGATACAGAGATTAAAAAAAATACAACTATAATTATAATCCATATCATTTATTATGTGAGAAATAATAAATGAAGGAGGTTCTTTCGCTTCTTCAGCAATTTGCTGACACACCTGGAGATCCTGTTATTCTCGCCAGTGTTGCAGAAGAACTACTATTCCCGAAATTCACAAAGTTATCTTCTCAAGAGCTATATATAATTTATATTACAATTATGGCTTTTCCTAATAGGTCAATAAAGCACGGAAAAATTCTTATAAGCGGAATGGCTAGGTACGATATGCTCCCAGATATGCTTCCAGATATAGATGCTGATACGCCAGAATGGATTAAAGAGATAAGAGAGAAAAAATAATTATGAGGCAACCGGAGTTCGAGATTCTTGATAAATATCTTCTTCAACAAAACGGAAAAATTATTCACCAGATTTGGTTCGGTATTATTCCAAATAAAAAAGAAGCTAAGAAAGCTTACGAAAAACTCAAAATATATAGAGACAGTTGGATTGCGAAAAATCCAGATTGGAGTAGAATAGAGTGGAACAAACCTATGTGTATACAACTCGTGAAAAACTTCTATCCGGAGCACACCGATATGTTCAAAAAATACAAATACGAAATACAGCGATGCGATGCTATAAGATATCTCATTCTTCACCGATATGGTGGCTGGTACGTGGATATGGATTACTATTGTAATCGACCTCTAAGCGAGGCTAGAGAAATCTACAAGAACGATATCTATTTTGTACAATCTCCAAATAACGTTGTCGGACAGGATGATGACCACATCAGTAATTCTCTAATGTATTCTGTACCTGGTCATAACTATTGGAAACAGGTAATGTTAGAGCTAGAACAATGTCAAAAAACTCCTTATTACTACAGTAAACATCTCGCTGTTATGTTCTCCACGGGTCCCGGAATTTTGAATCGCATTTATTCAAAGTATAAATATAGATATAAAGTAAAAAGTTTACCATGGAAGCTTTTTCATCCTTACGGAATAAAAGATGATAAACGTAGCCTTAACAGTAATCCGGAAGTCTTTGCGACGCATATAGGAAAAGGTTCCTGGGAAGAGAAGGATAGTAAGTTTCTGTTATGCTGGGTTCGCGAGTGGAAAATAGTACTATTCACAGCATTGATACTAATAATTCCTATGTTGATCTACTTTTTCTGCAGAGCAAAAAAGTTAATATCCCCATAAATACACACGAAAAAATTAAGTAATACCTTCTCAAACATAAACTAGGTTTGATAAGAAGCGGAATAACAACTATAAAAACACCAAGATGAATAGCATCTGGAATACTTACCCAACTTTTTGTGCTATCATGAATAAAGTAAGTACTGGAATCCGGAGTTTTTGACACGCTGAGTTCAGGCTCTATTATAATACCGGTCTTGTTCGGATATTTTTCGTATGTTGATTGAAGACAATACGGCCCCGTATGTAAACTTATCCTTATAAAACTCGGCAAAAGATCAGAAATACTATATGTATTTATACGATGAAGAATACACTCCCAAAAAGGATGATTGGGTTTGGAAAGTAACACATTGTTATTTATTCCATAAAACATACTGAGAATCGATTTCTGTAACGTCGTCCCTCCAAGTATAATATCCGCTTCGGGAACAGGATAAAGTTTTAAGCATTCTGTATCTAGGTCAAGGTACATTCCACCATATACATACATAATTGCGTAACGGAGAATATCAACCTTCTCTATATTTGAAGATAGCATCCATTTCTTGCGCAACCAAGGGAAGTTGTCATTAATGAGTTTGTACGCGTCGCCTTTCCCCCAAAGGCGGTATTCCCATCCGGCTTGTTCATATAACTCCCTACACTTTTCTGAAGACAGCGCCCAAGACTTCGGCATCGGGTCACCTACCTTTTTAAAATTCCAATAGATTTGATGTACAATTTTCGGAATAGATTTCATCTAACTTTCATCCTATACATTTTAAACGCTATTAGGAAAACGGCAATCGCGATTGTTACTACTATCATAATCTTGGCTGTCGTAGTTCTGTAAAAATTCTTATAGGTTCTGTGATACAAATTCAGAGAAGAAAAATAGTTCACAATATATAGCACCTGTGTGAAATACTTAACTTTCCCCCATATAGAATCTCCACCAGATATAGCATCGGTTTTGCAACAAGGTGCAGATATAAAGTGTTTCTCTGCATCTGCACCTATCGATATCTTTTTCACCTTGTTCCGCTCAAGATATGCGGATATTTTATGATCGTCGTGTCTCGAAAGGAAAGATGGAGCAGTAATAAAGCAATTTATTATACGCTTTTTATTCACACAAGATCTAGGATACGTAATACTATGGCAACCTTGTACCCAGTCTACTTCTATATCTTCCGTGTTATCATCATATCGCTCAAGGTAGAAAGGAAAACTTCCCATATTCCACCCGGAGAAGCTAAGAACGTGTTTCGGATATTTTGCAATTTTTTTTTCTATAATTTTTACTACATCTCTGTGAACTATTCGGTCGTCGTCGAAAGTAACTATGTAGGTATCTGGATCTGTCTCTATATCCAGAACAGGAAGTAGCTTCGTAATCGGACCGTAATCCTCACAACGATTTAGTACAAGATTCTTGATCTTCAGAAACTCCGGTATTCGATACTGTTTCCCTTTTTTAGATATATTAGGTATATTAAGGTATAGACAGTCTAACGGTCTTGTTTGAGATAAAATAGAATCTAAAACAGCTTCTATTAAAGAAATTCTATCCGGTATCGTTGTTATGCTTCCTACTATGCGCATTTTCTAATGTTAATTTTTTCTTAAAGCCGTTCTTAAAGTGGAAATATTTTTCTTGGCTATTGTAGATATCTCTTGATCCACCGTGTTGTTAAGGTGAATCCAAGCCATATAGAAAAATGTATAGATTACTAAAAATGTCAGAAGAAATTCTACTGTCTGTGGAACTCGTTGGTAAACAAGAACGTAAAGAACTACAGTAACTATAAAAGATACTATGAAACTTCGCCTCCATTTTACGGTTTTCTTCGTAGCGTCTACACAATATGTCAATCTTTTCAATGTTCTGTTAATATTATCAGATTTCTCTGGGACACCTTGTAGGTAACAGTTTTTCTGCTCATTCTGTTCCTTATGTATTGCTAACACAACTACAGAAATAAGAGCAACTACGAGGATAATAACACCTTTCATATTTAAGAAAGTCTCATTTCTCCTTAAATGGAGATGAATATAGTCCCCGTGATAATTTCTATAATTTTTCTAATTACTCTTCTCGCTCTCTTGAGAAAACATATTGTCGCTACTCCTACTTCTCCTCTTTTCGAACGTGCTTACGGGAAGAAAACGGAGTCCGCAGATACCATCATTGAGCGGACACGATGGGCTAACAATTACCCTGGAAGAATAAATTTCCCTGCGAGATATTTATTCTATTCTATTGTGCTCTCATTTTTATGCATAACTGTATACGCTACCGACTTTCAAATAAACAAATTTTTTCAGTGTATTTTCGTAGTATGGATTGGACTCATTGCATTCCACAACTACACACAACACCACAGTGATAAACACGGTCATTATGCGATTGAACGGAACATGAAAATATTAAAAAATAAATTAGGTTGTAAACGGGTTTCAATTTCTCCTTCTAAAATAAAGTTTTCTCTGACTTCAGATTGTAGAAATTTTTCTTATACTAATTTTTCTGAAAAGGCGTTTCGTTGGAACGCACGAAGTGCGAGATATTCTCCCTTACATCCTGGAGAATAATATATCTCAGTGATTGCAGGAATTGCCCTCTCTAGTTTCAGCGCTATTAATTTCCTCTTCCATATAGCTTGACACTTTCGAAGTATACCGATTCTCTTATTATATCCGGTACTCATACTCAACCATATGCAATCTTGAATATTATAATTTGCAGAACTTATAGGTATCTCAGTAAGACTTGTACAGAGGGCACAATTTAAATACGTCAGTTCAGGAACTTTGGATATACTTTTAAGATTTTTACAGCCCCAACAGTATAGTGTTTTCAATTTTGGTAAATCAGAAATAGTTGTGAGTGTACAACTATTGCACATCAGCTCGTCCAAAATAGGAAAACGCGGTATACTAATTTTAGTTTTTGAACAGGTTAATTTTTTCAACTTTAGCATAATCGGTAACTCCGTAAGAGCTGTACAAGAATCGCACCACAGATATTTCAGCTCTGGTATGACAGGTATAACCGTAAGAGCTGTACACTTTCTACAATCTATCATTTTCAACTCTTTCATAGCAGGTATACTTGTAAGAGATGTACAAGTTCCACAATGAAGTTCTTGTAATTTCTCAAAAGTGGGTAGTTTTGTAAGATTTCTACAATTACCACAAATTAACTTCTCCAAATTAGGCATGTTAGGTAATTCTGTAAGACTCGTACAATTATTACAATATATCTGTGTCAGCTCCTCGTAAGAGGATATATTTGTAAGATCTGTACATCCATCACAATAGAGTTCTTTCAGTTTAGGAAAAATCGGTATATTCACAAGTCTTGTACACCTGTTACAATTCATGAATTTTAAATTAGGAAGATTTCGAATTTCTTCAATACCCGTACAATTTATACAATCCAACTCCTGTAAACTCGGAAAATCGCAAATTTTTGTAAGAGCTGTACACCCCCTACAATCCAAACTCTCCAATTTCGGCATTGGTGGAAGATCTGTAAGAACTTTACATCCACTACAATCTAACCTTTTAATAGCTTCGTAAACTATTTTTCCGTTACATACAATACACATTTTTTTTATTCGTTACAGGATAAAAAAAATCAATTTTCCGAAGATGCTGATGATATACTTCTTTCGCAATCCTTAAATTTTTTCCTAAATATATAGCTAGCAATTGCTCCTACTATCGCTAGTATGATAACAAGAACAAATATATTCCGTATTAGCTTCCGATGACCTCGTCTCGGATCGTCCTTATAATAGCTACTCACCGAGCTGTAATTACCTGCCCCTCGCTTATACCCATCAAATTTATTATTAAATATAGTTTTTCCAGAGCTATCCCATGATTTTTCGGAATTCATCTCGAACAACCGTATTCCACCCGGATACTCACCAGCCTTTATGTTTTCATGTGTCTTCTCCTTATTCCAATAAAGATTCATAGCTATACCCACAACACCTGGACCCGTTATACTCAAATCATCAAAGACCTCGTACCGTCTCGTAACAATATTATGAAAAGCTAGCTGAAGAGAGTATAACATTATTGGATGTTTTGGTACACACGCTATAAAAGCTTGATATATGGCACATTTAGGTTTGAATAGCACTTTCTTGTCTACTATACTCACGAATTTATCACCTGGTCTTAATATCTCATCGAAAGGCACTTCTGGGGTCATATCTAAATCCATGTAAATTCCACCATGTACATAAAGAACTGCGTATCGCCAGAAATCGCATTTGAACGCTCCAGGAATTAGCATATCGAAAGCATTTGCGTAGTTTTCTCCGAAATTTTTCAGAAGAAATACTCTACAATCGCTATCATCCCAGAGCTCGTATTCGTATCCGGGATTCATTTCTCTAGTCCTGTTCACGAGTTTCTGCATTTTTTCTGGTAAGGTCTTAGTCTTCCAAGACTGATATATCTTTTTCGGTATTCCTTCCATTTTATATTATGCCAAATTATTTATAGAATATCTATTCTAGATAAATATGGTATTCTCCCCTATTATTTCAGGTATGAATTATGCTAGATGAGAAACAGAAAAATCGTAGAATCCTCTTTTTCTTCTTGTTCATACTCTTAGTTGGGCTTATGTGCTACTTTTTTTCCAGAAGGAAAGAAAAGATAGTCACATAAATAAAATGAGAATAGTGTATATACTCGTTATTTCCATCATTATTTCGTATATTATAACTATTCTGGTCATTAGACATAAAATTCCTTATTTTATACCTGAAGAGACAAAGAAAGAACTTTATACTGCTATGAACCACGTACATTCCATTCTTGAGAAAAATAACATCCCGTACTTCGTCATAGCTGGAACTCTTCTTGGTGCTGTAAGGCATCAAGGGATTATTCCTTGGGACAATGATATTGACATAGGGATCCTCGAAAGCGATATACCACGAATTAACTCCATAGATTTCGGATATAAATATTCTCCCGTTACTGCTATCGGTTGTGGAAAAATCCACATAGCAAATTCCTGTATCGATGTTTTTGCATTCAGAGAGAGCGGAAATCGTGTGGAATATCTTGAAGAACGAGCTAGAGGAATATGGCCCAACGAATATTTTCTCAAAGAAGAACTATTTCCTCTCAAAAATTATAAATTCGGAAATGTTATCGTACGTGGACCTAACAAACTCATACCCTATTGCGATCGGTCTTGGGGAAACTGGAAAACTCCAAGTATGAAATTCGAAAAGAAATTAATTTATCCTATTGAGGCTTTGAAAATGATGTTTAAAACTTATAATATATCTTATGAATAAATATGGGTTCAACTTTAGCTTCATTCTTTCACTCTGCTGAGAAATATATTGGAGACTCCGTTAAAGACTCCGTTAAACCGAGAGACGAGAAACAGAAAAATCGCAGAATCCTATTTTTCTTCTTGTTTATAGCTATATTAGGACTTCTAATCTACTTCTTTTGCAAAGAAAAGATTTAACACTTATATTTAACTTCTTTACTTTCAGTTATTTCTTGCTTCAAATAAATGAAGACAGTGAAAATAGACAACTATACCTGTCTGGTAGGTTGCAACGCTTCGGAAAATTGGAAACTCCTCTCGGAATCCAATCAAAATTATTTATTTTTTCATTTGAGTTCGTTTCCTTCTTGTTACGTAGTTTTACAAACTGCTGATGAAGTAGACTTGGATATAGTTGAAAAAGTCGCGAGTCTCTGTGTACAAAATACAAGGTATCGGAATCTCAAAAGTATATACGTGGACTACACAACTGTAAAAAATGTTGCAAAAGGAGACATTGTGGGAGAAATATATTATCTCAGTCTACGAAAAGTTAAGAAAATTCGGATCGCAAACGGATGATCGTGGAAGTTGAAATCGGATTTTCAACTTTCTGTAAAAAAATAAATTTTCCAAAAATTTAGAATTTGGAAAAATCTTCAAAATCGGCAATTGTCAACTACACCTGCCGATTAGCATAGAGCCACGAATCATCTACAAAATTAAATTTCTTACTACAATAAGATTCCACACGACTTTTCACCAGCACCGCAATAAGAACTAAGTCTAGTATAAATAGGAGCATAGCAGATATCATTTATCTATTCCAAGTTCTTTTGCGCACATTTCCGCTTTTTTGCCACTTTCAACACACTCTCTATGTTGAATACATTGATCTGGTGATCCGAAAAATTTCTTATCTTGCGAAACCCATCCACATCGCCCCATATCTCTGCAATCTCCCCATTAGCAACACCCGTTTTCGCACGGTCTTGGAGGACTATATACAGGAGTATTATATACAGGGGTATTATATACAGGCGTATTATATACATATCCTGGATTCCACAATCTTCTTCCTCGCCATCCCGGTCCACGCCATCCCCATCCTGGTCCACGCCAACCTCCTCGCCAATCTTCCCTATATTTTTTTACAAGAACCGCAATCAAAATCGCGATTATAGCTAATTGTAAAATTATCAGTATCATTTATAATTGAAAATATTTCTCAAACACGAAATATTTTCATGTTGCAATACATCGGAGCTATCCTTTATCTTGCCGGTTCTATTGGAGTTCTGGTTATTACCGAGCCGTACAAGAACACATGTGGAGCTCTATGGAGCTATAACCTCGTATTTCTAATTGTTCTGTACTGTTGCGCTATCTTCAACATTCTAAGACGAGATCACTGGGAAAAAGCTTCTCATCGCGCTTTTCTTGGAGTACTCATACTTCTTCTAGTGTTCGGATACACTATTATCGGTACTATGTCTAGCACCTGTTTCGATTTCTACAGAGAAGTGGTACCATCTTTAATTGTAGTATTTACCTCATCGTTAGGGAGTCTAACGTTCTTCTTTATCCGATTTTTGCTAGGAAGAAGTTATGTGTGACAATACTTAATCTTATTTTTCCAATAAGATTAATTACACTAGAGGAGTATTTTCTGTATTTTCTTCGGGACGAAACTCACACAGATATGCTCCTGTTTCTGTGAAACAGAAAAGGGCAGTGTTAAACACTATAAACCCTATTACTATGTAATTCAGAACGAGCCAAGGTTTGAAAGAGGTGGTACTTGTCCATCTTGGAAGAGGTGGAATAAAGTACAGTGCGGTAATAACGTATATGATTATTATAATATTCATTGCGCAAACTCCTATTGGAAACGTATCATAAAATCGTGAAGGATACTTCATACCGTAGAAGAAACAGCAGAAAGAAATTATACATGATAAAATACTCAAAGCACTTTCTAGCAACACCAGATAAGTATCTTCTGTAGATATGCTCACAGTAGTAACTGTACTATTTTCAACGAACGTAATGTTAGCGTGATTAACTTCTGTAACAAGTTTTATTCCTAATACACCGATACTAAGAGTAACAGCAAACTGAAAGCATATAACCAGACCCACTGCACACCATGTAAATCGACTGAAACCCATTTTTTCTATATTTCCTTCAATTTAATTTTTTCATTTTTGGAACAAGAGACCGATATCACTCTTCAATTCTGGACGAATATCCACCCCAAATAATAGCTTCACCATCATGTGAACATACTCATCGTCAATCCACTTCGCAATGATAGCATCGTACCGTTCTCTATTCGCTTTTAGAGTTTCCAACAGCAGTTTCTTCTCATCTTTTGCAAACCGAATAGAATTTCCCACTCCAACCCCCTCAATGTCAAGATTATACACCTTATTCCCGACACGCAAGAAATTCCTCGTGGCAAAATCGCCAATTCTCAGTGCAGACCGTATAGTTATCTGAAGAAGGAAAGAAAAACGAGCTTCCTCACTCATCTCCGAACTTGTTCCAAATCCAAGTTCTCCATCCGCGAATAGCGTATCGTAATCAACAACACGAGTCTTCGTCCATACCTTGCTTTCTTTCTCAATACATGGGTACTCGCTCTTACCCATAACATCTTCCATTACTACAAAGTAGTAGGGTTTATTCTCCTGTATTTTTGTTCTACATCCTAGGGGTGTACTCGGATTATTAATCCCATTGAACATATCGGGTATTAGTAGTTTTACGTTAACATCAAATGTGGAAATTCCCTTCAACAATCGGAAAATTGACATTATCTTGAACGACATCATCGCATCTTCCTCACGAAGATACGGCCCCTTAACAACTACTGGCTGACCCATTCTATTCGTTGCGAAATACGTATCAGGTCGTGCCCCACTACATATTAATTGGGCTCGGGCTTTCAGAACAAACTCCTTACTCTCCAATCCGACTTTTCCAGATTCTATTTTCTTTCTTATGTAGTTTTCATACATATCCTTGTACAGCATTTTTTCACAACACACCAACGATCCTTCAATCGCGAAATCGGCAGAATTTCGTCCCATTCTCTTTCCCACTCTCGTATGCATATCGTACACGTAATCATCTATGTGTATAACTTGCTTGGATAATACCTTCTTGTAGTACCGTAGACTCGTTCCGCAAGGGCTGTCGCAAGAAAACTCAATTTCTCTAATCTTCTTTCTTCTTTTAGACATCGATACATACACCGCATGAACACAACAGAGAAACTGCTCTTTGACTTTCAGCGTTTTGTACCATTCCTCGCAAATCTCCACAATTTGCGAATTTCCGCACACTCGCTTCACAATATCGAAAACAAGAAATCCTGGACGAGTACTTCCACATCGTTTCTCAACCAGCTTCTCCTTTCCAAGAATAGAAAGAATCCAGAACATCGCATTCTTATCCGTATTCTCTATACACCACACGAGATTATTCACCTCCCTTCTCATACACTCATCTCGTCCCAACTCGTGCACATACACAGGAATCCCCTCTTTTCCAATTGCAGATGCTCGAAGATGAGAATAAGATCGAGAATGCTGACACAAACACATTATTTTGACAACTTGAATCAATTCTGGAGAAAACACTTTCGATTTTACCCATCGAGAAAGAAGATTATCCACGATCGGAAGAATATCAGGACACCCGAGACCTATATCTTCTAGCATAATTACTCTTACACGATTATAGAAGTTTGTGAAACACGATTTGCCTTCAGGAAAAAATCGGAACATGTCAAGTTCACAAGCCATATAACAAGCTTTTTTCACATTTCCACGACGAATATACTTTTGTAAAGCGGATTTTGCCACATCGAACGGATACCCGTTGAAAGTTGTCACAGATCTATAAGTTGTGGACATCTTATTTTTGTCCATTGGAATCTCCATACAATACTCTTTTTTTCGGGAAAAACTTCATTTTATTTTTAAAATGATTTTTAAAACACAACAAAGATTGAATTAAGAACATGGAAAAATCCGAATTCTTTTCTTATTCGTGGCACGTCGACGAAGATGAAATCAACTGTACTATCATTCGAATCTACGGATTGAATTCTAACAACGAAACAGTGTGTGTTATCGTTAAAGATTTTTTACCCTACGCATACATTGAACTTCCCGATGTTGTTGAGTGGGACGATTCCAAGGCTGGGCTAGTCGCTTCGAAACTTAACGGGATGTTACACGACAAGAAACCCGTAACTTACGAACTCTTCTTCAAGAAGCGACTTTACTACGCCAATCTCTCAGCAAATCGAAAGAGACGCCTTTACCCCTACCTTAAATGCTGTTTCAGTCATACAGGCGATATTAAGCAACTCGGATTCGTAATCAGAAAACCTATCAATATTCCAGGAATAGGTGCCATTCAACTCAAGTCTCATGAACACAATGCGAGCCCTATTCTTCAACTTACTTCACAAAAGAAGATTCCTACAGCTGGCTGGATTTCTTTCATGGGGAAACGTATAAAGCCTGAGAATCAGACCACATATTGTAAGTACGAGTATGTGGTAAAATCCTGTAACCTGGAAGAGAAAAAGTCTTCATCTATCGCAAGACCTCTCCTTATGGGGTACGATATCGAGGTAAATTCCTCAATTCCCTCTTCTATGCCCAACGCGAATAGACCTCCTGATAAGATCTTCCAAATCTCTTGTGTGTTTGCACGTCAAGGTTCCAAGCCCGACACATACGAGCGATACCTGCTCACTCTAGGAGAACCAGATCTGAACTTGTTAGATAATATTGAAGTGCTGATGTACGAAACTGAACACGATATTCTTCTCGGTTTTGTCGAACTACTTCAAGAAAAACAACCTAATATATGTATAGGATATAACATCTTCACTTTCGATATTCCGTATATGATTGACAGAGCGAAGATGGACTATTGTATTTACGATTTCGACAAACAATCTATGGTGAAAGGCGGTCATGCAAAAGAAAAAATTATTAAATGGTCTTCACAAGCCTACAAAAACCAGGAATTTCAGTTTCTCGATGCGGAAGGGCGGATCTTTGTAGATTTACTTCCACTCGTTCGTCGCGATTATAAGATGAGTAATTATCAGCTGAAAACTATCGCTTCCCACTTTCTTAAAGATATGACAAAGGATCCGCTCGACGCGAAAGCTATCTTTAAGTGCTACCGCTTAGGTATGAAAGGAGGAGAGAAAGGTGCTAAAGCACTCGGTATTGTAGGAAAGTACTGCGTTAAGGATAGTGAACTCGTAGTTCGACTTTTCGAGACTCTTACTACTTGGATTGCTTTGTGTGAAATGTCGAAAGTTACTAATGTCCCTATTTTTCAACTTTACACGCAAGGACAACAGCTGAAAGTATTTTCACAAGCCTATAAGAAGTGTACACACGAAAATACTGTTGTTGAAAATAACGCTTATGTAGCCAAAGATGGTGATCACTATGTGGGGGCTACAGTTTTCCCACCTATTCCAGGTGTTTACGATAAGGTGGTACCTTTTGATTTCTCTTCTCTTTATCCTACTACTATTATCGCATATAATATTAGTTGGGATACTCTGGTGACCGATGATAGCATTCCAGATGATCTATGTCACGTTATGACATGGCCGGAGTGTTACGGCTGTCCTCATGATCCGAAAGAGATTAGGAAAGCTGAACTCAATCTTGTTATAAAAGAGAAAGATGCCGAACTGAAAGAGCTACGGCGTCAACGAGATCTGAAGAAAAATAGTGCTTTGAAAGAAGAATTCAAGGCTAAAATCGCAAAGTTTATAAAAGATAATAAACCCCTTCGTGATGAGCGTTCGCAACTCAATAAAGGGAAACCGAAACATATCACGTGTTGTGTTCGCCATTATCGATGGCTGAAGAAACCTATGGGGGTACTTCCTGAAATTCTGACAAATCTTCTTGATACCCGTTCCGCCACAAAGAAAGAGATGAAAGGGGTGAAAGCGAAACTGAAAGAGCTAAAAGAAGATAGTGATGAGTACAGTGAGTTATCCACCTATTACGATGTTCTGGATCAGCGACAACTAGCTCTAAAAGTGTCAGCAAATTCCGGATACGGTTGTATGGGTGTAAAGAAAGGGTACCTACCTCTACTTCCTGGTGCGATGGCGACCACTTATATGGGTCGAAAAGCTATCGAAAAAGCGGCAGAATCCATTCAAAAAGATTGGAAGGGAGTTCTAGTTTATGGAGATACGGACTCAAACTACGTGAATTTCCCCCATCTTCAGACTGCACAAGAATGTTGGGATTATTCTATCGAGGTCGCAAAACAGGTGAGTAAACTATTTCCACCTCCGATGAGTCTAGCTTATGAAGAGAAGATTTATTGGCGCTTCTTCATTCTAACTAAGAAGCGCTATATGTCACTAGCTTGTGAACGTGATGGAGTTCTGAAAAAAGAAATTAATAAGAAAGGAGTACTCCTACAGAGACGTGACAACTGCGCTCTGGTGCGGAAAATCTATGGAGATGTCGTAATGGCTATCTTTAACAAGGAAAAGAAAGATACTGTCATAGACTACATAATTACAGAACTTAACAAGCTTTGTTCAGGATTCTATCCGATGAACGATTTCATCGTTACGAAGTCTGTAGGCGATGTAGGCGACGATCTCGAGGAACCTCGAGAGGGGAAAGATAAGAACGATAAACCCTGCTGGAAAATAGGAGATTACAAAATTAAACTTCTTCCTACAGACGAAAAGAAACGTGAACAACAGTTTAAACTTAAGAAATGTAATAATGTGCGGGATTACTATCTCCATTCTCTCCCCGCTCAAGTACAGTTATCCGAGAAGATGAAAGAACGGGGACAGCTAGTTGCTGCAGGTTCTCGCATCGAGTACGTTATCACCATGAACGGCGGACACCTCGCCAAGCAATACGAGAAAGTGGAAGATTCCAACTATTTCAGAAAGCACGGAAGTGTACTTGAATTAGACTATCTCTACTATCTTAAACAACTCGTGAATCCGGTAGATCAAATTCTAGATATAATTTATACGATACCGAGCGATGAAAAGTACAAGTTTGAGAAAGGTTTCATGATGAGACAATATAAATTTAGACTGTTACGAAGTAAGATGTTAACGGAACTGAGAGCTGTTTTCAAACCTATCATAAAAGTGAAATGAAATATTATTTATACGCTTTCCGTATGAATAAAATGATTGATAGATGTCTAGACCGGCTTTTTGACGTTTTCTTATTTATTATTACCTTAGGACTAATTAATGTATCAACAAACCGGTTCGATAAAGATGAAGAAATCAAAAAACTGCCAAAATTGCCAAAACCGAAAAATGGAATTAGAGTCAGTTCAAATATAGATTTATGAAGGTACTGGTAGAAATGGTGACGAATCACTATGTTGCGGTTCCGGAATTCAGAAAGAGATCAGGAAATAATCGTCGCAAAATTTCATCAAGCATTTATCCTTGCAAACCTCCCATTAGCGACTTTTTCGCCTTTCTTTTCAGCTTCGAAAAATCGTTTTTTCTATATCATTTTTCTTAATTTTTCTCAGATTCGCCAACTTTCTAAAAATAAAATTGATTTTTCATATCAGAAGCGAAACCGAAAAAATGTGCATCATTCAGGGCAAAAATGTTAACGTTGAGAGTACATCAATTCTTGTAGCTCCAATCGGAGATTCTGTCGGAGACCCTGTGGAAGGAGACAAACAACTTACCATCTATTCTAATAAGGTTCAGCTCAGCAATGGCGATAATAACGCTATGATTCTTCCGTTCCCCACATCTGAGAATGTGAGATTCGTGAATCTCAGTACAATGCCTGAGCTATTTTCCGACCTGCGATATCTTTTTCCGTACCCGCTAAGTAGAAGTATGGGTCTACAAATTCACGATGTGGGTTCTTATAGCGTTTCTATCGTTGAAGACCTCTCAAAATTCGCAGAATTACAGCAAGACGTATTCACAATCGACCCCGCAGTTCTCGCATATCTTGAGAGATTCTACAGCGAAGGATTTTCTTTTCTCGTCTGTAAACTGAAACCGCGCTCCGAATATCATCCTTTCGGATATGTTCACGATCGGCTGAAAAATGGCGAACTCTTTATCCCCACAAGACATTATCACGATGACGAAACGAAAGCAGACTGGAATCACGATATCTATACGTGGAATTGTAAAATCACACAGAAAGTCGGTGCATCTCTTTTGCCCTACGATAAGAAGACTCCTGATGTTGTTACTGAGCTATCTAAACTCTGTTCTCTCCCTACTCCGAGTGTTCTAGAACTCAGAGTGATTAAGCGGTATCACGAAAATCACGATTTGTATGCGAAATCAGTATAGAATAAATTTATTTTATTTTCATAACACAATTATGAAAATAATTAGGTTCACTATTGCTTCATCTTCTCAAGGAACTGCTCCAACTTTTCCCGTGGTAGAAACCCGGAGATATCCCAGATACTCAGTACCTTCGCTACCCGTTCCTTCCCAGAAAACTCGGAAATAGTATTATTAACTGTATCCTTAAACTCTTGAAGTTGTTCTGTAGAAGGAGTTCCAGTAAACTTTGGAAAACAGTTTTTGAAAGCACTTAACCAATGAACTTCCTGAAGAACACTCAAATCGTAAGTTTCACCCCAATTGGACATTTTGTATGTTAAAGAATAAGAAAAATAAAAATCATTTTTTTCCAACATATGTTCTAAACGTCACAGATATACGCTTCCCTCTCGGAATCGTTTCTTCTCCAATCTTGTCGCTTTTCCTCGCGGGTATTTGATGTGTGAACTTCCACCGAGCATCCCCCTCCATAATAACTTGTGTACGAGGCTGAACATATATATCTTCGGTATATTTCCTATCAGAAAAGGTTATTGTGGTAGCTGATAACAAACTAATACTCACTATCATATCTCCGAAATGAGTTTTGTGATCAGTATGTTTCCCGATTCCCTGTCCAGGCTCGTATTCGTTCACAATAACCTGATTAAATTCGGGATTAATAATTCTAATGTATTTCATAAATATCTCGGGTATAGGCTTCGTTAGCTTAACTTCATAAGGAGGAAAGTACCCGTACTCATATCCGTAGTGCTGAACACGTCTAGAAATGGTACTATTCCATTCTTGTGTATTTATAAATGAAATGAGTTCCTTCTCTTCATCTTCGGAAAGAAAATCTTCGATTATGGTTAATCCAGGTATCATTTGTGTTTTTTTGTTAGAAAAATAAATATTCAATTTATAACTATTTCCACAAAGCCATCATCGTATTTCTCAAGTCGAAAATCTACTTCGGAAAGGAATTTATTCTTTCTAAGATTTTCTTCCACTTTTTTACGAGGTATTTCCGAATATCTTCTTATTGGCAATGTTCCAGTCTCGAAAATTATTCTTAGCCCTGGAATACGCTTAATACGATGTTCGACAGGTTCATTATCATGCTCATCTCTAGATTTCTGATAATATTTACCATAGTATTCTTCCCCACCGATTATGTTGAACACATCGTCTATTCTCAGTTCCTTCAGATTTACAAGTCGTTCCATTCCCCTTAAGCATTCTGGAGATAGATTACTCTGTCGCGTAAGATCCAGAACTTCTACACATGTAGGTACCTGTTCCATAGTCAAGTCCCAAAATCTACTCCCATCCGCAATAAGAGTTTTCAGATTCTTAAATTTCAGTACATTACTGGGTATAGAATTAATAAAGTCGGTAGTGATTTTTAAGGTTTCTAGAGTATCGTAGCTGTTGAGTTCGTCAAAAAGCTCGTTGTAGTCGTCGAGAGAGCATCCATCAAATCCAGGAGCGGAATAGTAATCGAGATGTAACATTTATTAATTTATCTATTCTAATAAATGTCAATTTTTCACATTCAACTCAATAAAGGTAAGCCTAGTGTTGTAAAAGGTTACTTAGCATCATCTGTTGCCAATGCTGATTATAAGGAAAGTTGGAAAGAAAACGGAGCTAGTTATATTCATATAGTCACCAATCCTAACTTCTCACCAGAAGACCAAGCTTACTATGCTGGATATATCGAAGGGTTTTTAACATCTTACCTTCTTTCTTGGTGGCTGACGAACAATAGCGTATTGTGCTCAGGATCAGGGTGTGACAATCCCGATCCTAAAGAGACCACATTCGCTTTGAATAATCTTGATTGGTGTCAGCAACAGGTGAAAGACAATCAGGATGACACCTGGTGGTATCAGTGCGGATTAGTATTCCGTCAAATGCAAGGTCTTACGGACGGGTATATGGCATCAAATCCTACTGATCCGACAGACAAGAAAAAGAAACTTTCGGTAACCTGGGAGCAGATGTATTTGAATACCTTGGCTGCGGCAGATATGGATGACATGGCGTGTATCGCATGTAGCGATGATTCCACATGCTTTGAGAACTGTTCTTATGTCTATGCACCAAATCCCAATAATCTTCACGATCAGAATAATCCTAAAAAGCGGAAGAAACTGACGAAAAAACAACATCACCCTCCAATTTTATCTCATTGTAGCGCCGTGGTAAAATTAACTAAGGATAAATCAGACTTATTCGTAGGTCACGGAACGTGGGATGACCTTAATACCATGATTAAGCTATTCCGCTGTTATAATTTTCCGTTCAGACTGAATAAGAATTCGTCAGCTTTAGTTCCTGCTCCCATAGTAACTTTCTCCGGATATCCTGGGGTTCTCGTTTCTGGTGACGATTTCTACATCACGAGCCAAGGACTCGCCTTAATAAGTTCGGAAATCGGGCCCGCCCCAAATCCCGACATCTACGTAAACAAAGGATACACTCCCACGAATATCAGAATGTCGGCACTGCGAATAATAGTAGGACTACGCATATGTACCGATATTCCCAGTTTAGCTAATATTCTCTACATACAAGATAGCGGTACCGGAAATAATGATTGGCTCGTTGTAGATTATAAGAAATTTACTCCAGGAAGTTCTCTTCCACCTAACACAGTTTGGTATTTCGGTTCCTACCCGAAGATGATAAAGACATACGATGTTACCGACACAATAAATAAACAAGGTTATCTCGGATTGTACAACATACCTATGGATAGCGATCTCTACAATTTTGGAGGATGGCCCGGATCAAATGCCACAGATGCCATTAAACAAGGCGAAAAAAGTGGTGACTGGACTAAGCAGTCAGTTTTAGACCTTTATTCATATGATAAGAATCCGAGAGCTCTAATAGTACAAGCGAAGCACGACAGTGTAGCTACATTGGACGACTTTAAAGAACTCGTGCGATACAATGATTACACAGCAGATTGTACAAGTTGCTTCGCTGCGGGCCCAGGTGGAGCAAATCCGTGGAATGCGATGTTGAGCAGAGGCGACTTGGTAGATCCTAATACTAATTATCCTGCAGATCTTGCATACGGAAACTGTTTTGGAGGAATAGATACAAAAGTTGTAAATAGTTCTCTTGTAAAAAGTCTTAATTATTGGGTGATTATGGGACCGGTACATAACGATAACTTACCTGTATTTAAATTCTCCGATAATCCTGATGTATGTTCCACTACCGACTATCCCATATCGAAAGTAGTAGATAAGTGGGATTTCCCATGGGTGAAAACGGTATGGGCTGTCCCTTCTCCACCGCCTTACGTCCCTACTAAAACTACCACTAGCAAAACAGGAAAGGTGATAGTATTTTCTTCACTATCGTTATTAGCTATAATTTCTCTGGTTGTAATATATCTTAAGAAAGGAACGAAATGGCTTATCGGATTTCTGATATTCTTCATAGTTTTCTTCTCCATTTTACAGTATAAACTATTTAGATAAAAATTATAATTTACAGAATAAAGATGTCTAGTCCTAAACCTAAAAATCTCAGTTTGTACAATAGAATAAAAACACAAGCAAAAAAGAAATTCAAAGTATGGCCCAGTGCATATGCATCTGGTTGGGTAGTAAAAGAATACAAAAGAAGAGGAGGCACATATACCGGAAGAAAAAGATCCGATTCGGGATTGGCAAGATGGTTCTCAGAAAAATGGGTAAATGTTTGTACATCTCCAAGACGATCTTGTGGAAGACCCGGAAAATTAACACTTTCCGCGTGGAAAAAGAAATATCCGTATTGCCGTCCAAGCAGAAGAATATCTCCCAAAACACCAAGAACAGCTTCAGAACTTTCAAAAGCGGAACTTGCAAGAAGATGCAAAAAGAAACGTCGATCTCCGCTCAAAAAAGTAAGATAAAATTATATCCCGAAATATAAATGTATATAATTTTACTCGCAGTTATACTTACAATTTTTCTAATATTTATTCTCTCTCTTGGAAAATCTCCTTACATTCGCTCTCCCGGCATTCCCACCTCTCAACTCGCCCAACCTCACTCTTTCTATAAAAAGCACCGTCAGGGAACCCTTACATATCTCCAAGCTATATATCCTACCGCTAAACAAGACCTTGAGAAATTATCCGATCTCGACCTTGCGAGCTTTTACAACTCACTATGGTTCTATTTCAATTGTAGAGGTCGCTACACAGATAACGATCTCGGCTCTCTCACAGGGAAAAACGATGACACAAAATGGGATCCGCTCCCTTGTGCAAACCAATTTCCACTTCCGTACACTCCGCAAGGATGGCTTTACAATTTCTACACCTATCAGAAATATAATATTCCAGAAATCTATTCTAATTCTGATAGCTCTGTCGTATACCTCCAAGTGGAAAATGCCAGTTCCAACAGAGCAGGTATTATGGGTACCTATATTTCCCCTTCTATTCGCTCTTCCGGTATTATGTGGGTTATGCAGAGGTCTATTCAACGCGACATTTGGTACCCGAACGGCATTTTTAACAATAAACCTATTCAGCCCAACTATCCAGATAATTGGCAGATAATTGTAGGAAAGAAACCTGAATACAACTTCCCGAACGGATGGTACGGAAAACTTGGAGACAATCAATATATAGAAATTACTCATAGCCCTTCAAATACTGGAGATGCTCTTAATATGTCCCCTTTCTGGTGGTATAATGTAAGCGTCGGTTCTGGTCTATTTCTCAATCTCGGGAAAACTCTAGCTGTCAAAAACAAGGTAGCAGGTATATTTGAACAGGCTAAACTTCTCGCTAACACACCAAACGGGCGGAACTTGTTAACTTCCTGGTATAACACCACAGATCCTTATACTATAACATTCGGAATTATAGGACTATGCGGATATAATTCAGAAACAGGACAGCGATACTGCGACTTTTCTAAACAAGCTTGTGGAATAGCCTGTGAACCGAATCCGATCGGGTACGCAAAAGCTTCTAATACTACAATATCCAATTTTTACACAGAAACTATTAAGGCTCAGCAAACTATGCTAGGAATACCCGAATTTGTCCCTACTCAAGAAGGAATAAAATTAGCTATAGATCTTGCTAGAGATAATAAAAACTATTTTCTAGCTCACGTAGCTGAACAGCTCCTTTGCGATGAGACCAATTTCTTTTTCGGGGTGAATCTAGGGTTTGATACTATTCAGTTCTATGAAGATCCGAATGGAAACGATAACTACGTTTTTGAGCTAATAGATCTGCGAATTCCACAACAATACCTTTCTGGAGCTAGAAACAGAGAATATTCCGGGTTTATGAATATTGTTGACCCTAATGCTGTTCAGTGGTCTACATCGGCTGTAGGAAATTCTTACAAGGATTCTGTCATTGCTGAATACCTTCAGAACGCTTATAATAACAATTGGCTTTCTATAAGAAGTCCTTTCGATGTTTACAACGAGAAGAAAGTTCTGAAATGCTCGGGAACTGTTCTTTCACGAGTTTGTGGAGGTGGGTATGCAAAATCTATGTATTGTGATGAGCTCCCCCTTCTGAGCGCGTACAAGTGTTTATCGCTGGGGAATGAATTCGTCAATGATTCATGTGTGTTAACAGGAGCGAATCCTACTTGTTAAAAATGATTTTTTCTAATTTTGAGAATATAGAAAAAAATGTTACAGGAAAAGGGCGATATTTCGCAAAAGGGGCTACCGCAAGAGCGGATTATTGAACTTCTCTTCGAGCTGAATAAGAAGTTCGATACTCTACTGAAGACTTGTTGTAATTGCCCAACTATTCTTATTCATTCCACACAGAATAGATGTTGTGCTGGATGTAATGAGCTTATGTGCTCTTTTTGTATGGAATTCGGGGAGTGTGTAGGATGCGAAGAATTCCTGTGCGATTCTTGTAGAGAGAAGAAAAACTATACGAAATGTGAAAATTGTAAGGGGTCGTATTGTCGCAGATGCGCGGATGATGACCCGAATTTCTATTTCTACACAAATAGATGTACACATGTATAAAAATGATTTTTTTTAAACTGAATAACAGTTTAAAAATGTTGAGAATTGAAAAGGAACTGAATCTGCTTTTTGAGAAGTTTAGAAATAAATTCCAGACTCAAAAATACAAGGAAATACGTCTTACAGAATACGAGAAAGCTGTTGGGTTCAATGAACAGACGCGAAAGGGTTCTAAACCTTTTGCAAACACTCTTGGATGTTTTATTGAGAAACTATGGGAGCTATCTCCTCTAACTATTCGAAAATGTGAAAACAAAAGTGGAATTGACTACGAAAACAAGAATTACTATTTTCAGTTTAAAAGCCGACATGACACGATGAAGCAATCTCAAGCCTATTCTGAAATCTCCCCGATGCTATTACGAGCCATAAATGATAATAAATCGTTTCTCCTTGTCGTTTTAACAGATAAAAATAATCAGAATAGAAAGATACCGCTACATAAAGGTTTCGGTCTTTCAAAACTCCAAAAAATTAGCGGATACGACCCTACAAAACATCTATGGATATCTGGAGATTACACTTACAAATTTCTATTTCCTGGTATAGGAATAGAAGTTAAGAGCTATTTTCTCAAACTGCTATCTACTCTAAAACTTTCATAACACTTTCAGCGACAGCTTTTGCCAACAATACCGGAACTGCATTCCCTATCTGTTTATATTTCTGTAACTTTGTTCCGCAGAAAATGTAATCGTCCGGAAAAGATTGTATTCTAGCATATTCTGCGACATTGAGAGGTCTTGTTTCAATAGGATGGCATCGTTCCGTCTGTTTTTGGCAAGGAGATGTCGTTAGTGTGAGAGAAGCCTCATCCATAGAAAGACGTCGAGCTATGCCTCTCTTTCCTCCTCCGGAAAGAAAAGACTTTTTCATATACAATTTCTGAATATCTTCGGGAAGATCAACCCAACATCCTCCAGGTGGTACAAGATCCATTATCTTCCGCTTCTCCTCGTTATATACAACTCCTTCAGAATTAGGAACATCTTGTAGCACATCGCGTAGAACAGGCTTATAGTTATGTGGAACCGGAAATTCGTATTCACGATTTATGTCAGCTCTTACCCCTACAATAAATAGCCGTTTCCGTTTTTGAGCTACTCCGTAGTCGTTAGCGTTTAGTATCTTGTTATAGACTTTATATTTCTTTCCTGCATTCAGCTTCTCAAGAATAAATTTCAGTGTTTCCCCACCATTGTGCGTAGTTAGACCAACCACATTCTCTATAACAAACACCTTGGGTAAGAGCTTGAAAACAATATCGATAAAAGTTAAAATTAAATTACCCCTAGAATCGCCAAGTCCTCCTCGTTTCCCTGCTTGAGAAAAAGATTGACATGGAACTCCTCCAATAAGAACGTCAAAAATCGGATTTCCCAAATCCAGAGTTGTTATATCTTCTTGAATAATGGTAGCTTTACGATGATTTGCAGAGAGAGTTTCACAGCATACTTTATCTATTTCCACAAGAAGTTTAGCATTCATACCGGCTTTTTCAAATCCCGTTGACATACCCCCGGCACCTGCACAGACTTCTATAAAATTCATTTTCTTATAGTTATCCGAATTTTTTAAAAACAATTTTATAGTAACATTATCTTCCAAAAAAATGAATTTTATTCCGTGTAAAATTTTAAAGCTCAAATGAATACCCAAATTTGTTCAATAAATTGTATCCAAATACTTTTCGTAGCACACATAACACAACAGTGTACAGAACTGCCTTGCGACTACACATCTACATTAGAACGTGCACGCGACACATATATTAATTCCTATATAGATTGGTTTCAATATGAATCTACTATGAGAGATTATCATAGCATTTATATCTCTGATGAGTGGTTGTTTACACGCGAAAGAATAAAATATGGTATATCTCAAGCTATAGATAAGATGAGAAGAGAACGAAGGAAAAATCTAGACAAATACAGAGATAAGATGAGAGGAGAACAAAGATGGAGAAAAGATAATTCTGAAAATTCAGGAAATCCGAGAGAATAGAGCATGGATGTTTATATTTGCGGTAATATGCTGGTACGTGCTATTTATCTACTGTAATCGAAGAGTACGGAAACGCTATCGTCGCCTCGCTTCTACTTGTGCTACACAACATCTTGGTGAATGTACTATTTGTTTCGAGCCTATGGAAATTGGTTCGCAGGTTGTTATCCTGAGCTGTAAGCACTCTTACCATCCCGATTGTATACAACGCTGGGTAGCCATTAGACCGATATGCCCTAGCTGTAATGTGTACAGAGAAGAACTAGAATAAGAAATTTAAGATATAATATCTTAAATTAAATATGGGATCCTATTCGTCTAGAATTCGTGCCGAACGAGAATTTGCCTATCTCCTCGCGTTCCGTATCTCTAAGAACGAGACAACTGCCGAACGCGTGTGGAATTCAACTATTCCACTAGGAACCAGAAAACTACTATTTGAAGATACAGGAAAATATATAGGATATAAATTGTTATGTAGGTGTAACTATTCTTCATAAAATTTACCAAGATATAGAATATGTATCACGTTGACTTTCGACTTTCTCAACTACATATCCTAGTTCTCGTAACCAACTCACAATCTTGAAACTATCGTCATACGTATGAAATACGTGTATACAACTGCCACATCGCCCATACACAGCATTTCTAATAGCTCTCATAACTTCAAATTTAGTCATATTCAAACAACTATGTTCCAGAGCACTATATTCACTCTTAATATCTTCCAGCAATTGTCTAGAGCCTTTAGCCTCCAGAATAATACCATCTTCACGAAGCTTCTCTTCGTCTTTGGTAGTTTGCGATACTATGTAGAGAAGTTTCTTGGTATCCAGATATTGTACGTAATCCGGAAAAAATGATGTAATGCGTTCTAACTGATGTTTAAAGTCCACATGGGTTGCGCTCTTATTCGTTTTTGCGTAATCGATAAGGTAGTCATGCAATAGGTTTGTTATATCGTTACTACGTTCGGAATGTATATGTTCACTCTTGATAAGAGCAGTGATATCTGCGATTAGTTTCTCCATTCGTATTTTTCTCTCTAAAGAAGAGAGAAAAATCATTTTATTTTTTTACCAAGAAATTTTGGAGTGAATGTGTTTCCACGGTTCTACATGATATCCGAGTTTCTGAAGCCACGCAATAACCGGAGAATCGCCATAGACATTGCACACAACATTATCGTTCCCTTCTAGAATACTTTTCTTAATACTCGTCATGACGTCTAGTTTCTGACGTTCAAGACCGCTAAAATAGAGGTCATCATATTCTTCTCGAAAACTTTCGGTTAATTTTCTGGCACATTCTGCGTTTACGATAATTCCTTCGTTAAGGAGCTTCTCTTCGTTGCTAAGCTTTCCTTCACTAAGAAGCTGTTCCTGTACGTGGATAATAATTTCGTCATCATCAGCAATCAAGATATCGAAAACTCCAGAAATCAGCTCAAGGAAAATAGCCATATCGTGACGGTTAAATTCCGGATTCTTTTTAGCACAGGCAACGAGATGGCTAACTAGCAGAATTCTGATTTCAGCGATATATTCTTCAGGTGTTTGAGCTTTTGAGATGATAGTTCTAATAGTGGAAATGAGCTCTTCAGTAGTTCGTTCAGTCATTTTTATTTTTATAGTGTATAACAATATAAAATTTCATTTTATAAAAGTAATTTCAGATGACAAAAGTATTTATCATTGATGGTATTCAAGGGGTGTTTGACGAGAATAAGAATATATTATCTGTAGGAAAATTTAAAGTGGTAGTGAAGAAATATCTTGCTAAAAATTTTATACCTATCATATGGGATAAATTCTATTCTAACTGTTTTCACTTAGAAGTGTATGATACATACGCTCTGATTCGGTATGATCCGGATGTGGGGATTGGGTTTGAGCAGAAGATAGGATCACGTGTCGGAAAGGTGAAGTGGGATGCGAGTCATGATTGGATGTTGAGGGGGAAATAAGATATTCAGTTTGAAGCAGGAGGGGTCACTGTGCAATTCAAAGTGGGTCCACCAGTATCATCGACAGTTCTGAAAAATCCGGTTGGATCGTACATACTATTTTGACCTACTTCTTTATTAGCATAGTACTGTCCTTTACAATAGCCATAATCTGCCTTCAAATTTTCTGGAGACCCCAATTGATTTAATTTCCATACACAATAATTTATCCACTTTCCTTGTGGACCCGAAAAAACATCGAAAGCAAATTGTATAAGTTCCTGGGAGACATCCGCGACTGTATGAAGTTGTCTATTCAACATATTGAAATAAGCGGGAACACTATCACAAAGTTTATGCGCAAGACCTCCGGAAACGTCCGGGGCAATCCAGTAACACCTAGAGATGCCCGAATTTCCTATTCTGGAAAGACACATTTGACAGCTATTTAACTGCGTAAATAAAATCACGCCATCGGGCATCCCATATCCGAGCGTATCGCTCCTCTTCCTAAAATCTATAGGAGAGTCTTTCTCAAACTCGTAATTAGGACTCGTTTTATCGTAACACCCTCTAGCCAACCGATCTTCAAAGGCATCGAGAACTATCATTTCACCATGTCCATGGCTATCGAAACGAGGAACGAAATCGGTTACGGAGAGGATATCGGTAGGATTTCTCGTGAAAAATCGATTCCCTCCTCGTAAGAGCTCTATCCACGCCTCAGGATTGTTCTCGGTACCCGGAGGGGAGTAACACAATAGGTTTCCTATAGGCCAGTTCGTCATAGAAGCACTATCAAGTGCAGCGAGGATGGATGCCACGCCCCACTTATCCATCGGTTTCGGGTTCTTATTGTTAGTGTACCAGTTCTGTATTTTATCTCGCATAGCCTGAATATCTTTCGGGTCGGGAGGAGGGGGAGGAGAATCCTCGGAGAAAGATGCGAGGATCTTGTTTCTCACAGGATGATTAGTAATATTATACTGTAAACTGAAGTCGGCGTAGTTTTCCTTCCGGTAAGAGAGTATAATTATGAGGGAAAGAATAATAACTAGCACGACAACAAGAATAATAAGAATTTTCATTTATATAAGAGGAAATTATATTTCGCCTCTCATACTGATGTTCATAAGTTCACTCGTCATTCCCGGATTAATATTCGGAACGTTCGTCAAGATTATGTAAAGTTTTGCCAACGCAGATTCTGTAGTGATATCTCTTCCGCATATCACGCCAATATTTTCGAACGTCTTGTTTGTGACGTTGTCAGCAGTCTGTGAAACGTTTACAATTACGATTCCGGATTTGACAAGGTCTTCGAGAACCTTAACGAAAGCGGGATCGGTAGGTATGTATCCGTTATTGTAGGATTCTAGTACTATGGCAGAGACTTGTTTTTCTTTTACGGAACCGAGTAGCTGTTTGCTGTCAACTCCGGGGAAGAGTTTGAATATTATAACGTTCTTGTCAGGATTAACGTGAAGTAGTTTTAGGGGTTCTGTGGGTCTGGATAGAATTTTTTTAGAGTCTAATTTTACGCTGTCGTCTTCAATCTTCCCCAGATACGGATAGTTTGGAGATATGATGGCGTTCTTATTTTTCTTACTTCTACAGCCTCTAATAATACGTTCTCCATCACAGATAGCGACTTCAGGGATGTTACAGTTCTTAACGAAGGAGAGAGCAGGTGCGGAAGTGGAAGAGAATACGATGGGTTTGTTTAGATTCTCAAGCATGAAAGAAAGGGCAGAAGCGGTGTATGTTATGGTTTCTGGATTATGAAGAATGATGAAGGTATCGTAGTTATTATACATCTTAATGATAGCGGATGCGAGTTCGTTCCAAGCTTCTGGAGATATATCTGGAGAGGAGTTAAATTCTATAATATCGCAATTTTTAAGATTCTTCTTCTCGTGAGAAAAGTCGCCAACTAGGATAGCTAGGGTTCTGGGGGTTTTATCAACATCATATTGTTCTGCATCTCCCTTTCCGGATGAGGAAGATTTTCCGTACGCAATTACTAAAGTGGTGATGGATACTAGTAGTAAGGCGACTAGAATTATAATATATTTTTTCTCGTATTTGTTCAGCATTTATTAAACACATTTAAAATTAAAAGCGAAAAAGGAAAGATGAGTGACGTGATATGGATAGCTTCTTTCGATATTGGAAAGAAAAATTTTGCTTTCTGTATTGAAGAGATCGATCTGGAAAAATTCTCTGGGTTGTGCACACCTGCGAGAAGGTACAATGGTGATGGGACACCGACACAGGGAATGGAGAAAGTTCTGAAGTCTGTATATTCAAATGGGAGGATAATTCTACATAAGAATCTGGATTTGACAGGAGGGTGCGATCCGAAGGCGAAACTGGATCCGAAGACGTTTGTGAACATGGTGGAAGCGCTGGAGATGTACGTGAAGTACTGGGATATGTGTGATGTGTTTATAATAGAGGAGCAGATGTCTTTCGGAAAGAAAATGAATCGAATGGCTATGAAGCTTGGACAGCACTGTTATTCTTATTTTGTGTTTAAGTATAGGGGGAGTAAGTGTATTGTGGAATTTCCTGCGTATCATAAGACTGTGTGTTTAGGGGCTGAAAAAGTGGAGGGGAAGCCGTATAAGAATGGGAATGTTCGGTACAAGACTATGGAGAAGCCTCAGAGAAAGAAGTGGAGTGTGGAGAAGGCGATGGAGATTCTTGAGGGGAGGGGGGAGTTGGAAGTGTTGGAGGGGTTGACATCATTCAAGAAGCGGGACGATTTAGCGGATGTGCTAACACAGCTACAGGCGTATAAGGTTTTAACGTATGTTAAAAATTGAGATTCGAGAGAGTTTAAAAAATGAATTTTGTATATAAAAATATATAAAATTCGATGTGTATCGTGTGTAAGTGGAACTCCGGGGAGGAGAAAATTGATTTGAGTATAAAAAAACTAGATTGTTCTGATTGTACAGCTCTTACAAGTATACCTACATTACCAGAGCTGACATCTCTAGATTGCATAAATTGTAGAGCTCTTACAAGTATACCCGTGTTTCCTAATTTGGAATATCTAGATTGTGCTTGTACAGCTCTTACAGGTATCCCTATACTACCAAAACTAAAAAAATTGTTTTGTGAAGGGTGTAATAGTCTTACAAGTATACCTACATTACCAGAGCTGGCATCTCTAGATTGTATAAATTGTACAGCTCTTACAAGTATACCCGTGCTTCCTAATTTGGAATTTCTAGATTGTCACCATTGTAGAGCTCTTACAAGTATACCTGTTATGCCGAAGTTGGAAATACTAGATTGTGAAAATTGTACAAGTCTTACAACTATATCTGTTCTCCCTAATCTAGAAGAGTTAGATTGTTCAGGTTGTACAGGTCTTACAAGTATCCCTGTATTGCCGAAACTGAACATGTTATTTTGTGAGAATTGTACAATTCTTACAGCTATCTCTGCATTACCAGGATTATATGATTGTAAAGGTTGTAAGTGGTTTCAAGAATGTGACGATTTTGATAGAAACATTAAATCGCTCCGCTCCTGTCAATCTATCTTCAAGAGGAAGTTAACAGCTAGAAAACTTGAGAGAGTAATCCCTGTCATAACAGAGATCTATTATTCTCCAGGATGTAAAGGGGAGTATCTCGCGGGACGCGCCTTCTCAGCAAAACGAGAGCTTTTTAGCTAAGGAGAAAAGTTTCGTTAACAAAATAAAATGAAATTTATATCCTATTGGAATATAAATTCGATGTGTATCGTATGCAAGTGGAACTCCGGGGAGGAGAAGATGGATTTGGATATTGAGCAGTTGGATTGTAATGGTTGTACAGCTCTTACAAGTATACCTGTATTACCAAAGTTGGAACGATTATATTGTGAATCTTGTACAAGGCTTACAAGTATACCTGTATTACCAAAGGTGAGATATATATCCTGTACAAATTGTACAGCTCTTACAAATATACCTGTTATGCCAAAGTTGAAAACATTATTTTGTCAGTGTTGTACAACCCTTACATATATATCCGCATTACCGAAACTAGAATTGTTAAATTGTTATGAATGTAAAAGTCTTACAAGCTTTCCTGAATGTACAGCTTTGAGAGAACTATATTGTGCATATTGTACAGCTATTACAAGTATACCTCTTCTACCAGAGCTGAAAGAATTACATTGTGCCAATTGTACAGCTCTCGTAACTGTTCCACCATTTCCTATTTTGGAAAAATTACATTGTGCCAATTGTACAGCTCTTACAGCTATTCCTATACTACCAAAGCTGTTCTTGCTAGGTTGTCAGAATTGTACAGCTCTTACAAGTATACCTGTTATGGAAGAGTTGAAATATCTATTTTGTACAGGTACGAGTGTTACAGAGCTACCTATATTACCCAAGTTGGTACAGCTATTTTGTCAGTATTGTACAAGTTTTACAAGCATACCTCCAATGACAAACCTGGAACTGCTATATTGCGAGGGTTGTACAGCTCTTACAAGTTTACCTCTGTTACCGAAACTGACAGAACTAAGTTGTAGGGATTGTACAGATCTTACAACTGTTCCATTATTTCCTGCTCTAGAAAAATTATTTTGTGAAAATTGTACAAGTCTTACAGAAGTATTTGAATCACCAACATTGAAAGAGCTACATTGTAACGGGTGTAAATGGATTGTACAATGTAGCGATTATAATAGTAATATAAAATCGCTTCGCACTTGTCAAGCTATCGTTAAGCGGAAATTAATAGGAAGAAAATTGGATAAGTTAATACCTGTTATCACAGAGATTTATTACTCACCAGGGTGTAAAGGGGAAAGTATAGCCAGACAATCTTTTTCTAATCTCCTCCACAGTAGTTTCGAACAAGAGGAATGCTAGGGTTATAAACTCCGATTTTATTGGCTCTATCTAGTAACTCGTCAAATATACGGTGAAATTCGGGGGTATGTCCAACATCTTTCGTATTTATGGAATGGCTTACCTCGTGAAGAAGGACATAAATAAGATGATTTATAGGATAATAATCTCCATTTTCATCGTATAAACATAAGAATGTTTTATCCTTATTTATTGTGTAAGATTTATCACCTTTATACAGTTTCAAATTGTTAAAGATGGGATGTACGGGTTTAAGTACTTCTTTAAGAGTGTGTAACATGGGGTCATCTTGAAGGTGATATTCTTTGACCTGTTTATAGATTACCCATGAAAGCAATATAATCAATATTGTTGCTAGTATGTAAGCTATGTAATTGGTTATATTTTTGCCCATTTATATATAGAAAAATCCTGTAATATATAAATGAAATACTGTGACATTAAAAAGTTATCAGCAAGTAGTAGAGCCGAGAAATGGTGGGAGAATGTCGAAAAGAAAGAGACAAAGAAGTGGAAGACTTTACAGCACAATGGCGTTGTATTTCCCCCTCCCTACGAACCGCTCCCTTCTAATATTCGAGTTCTGTACAAAGGGAAGCCCGTTAAATTGGATTCCACATCAACAAAAAATATTTTTAATATAACTGCTGAGGAGGCTGCAGTTTTTTTTGCGATGAAGATGGAGCAAGATGACAGATTGGCGGAGAAGAATCCTGATAGAAAGAAGACTGTTAACGACAAGAAATTCACTTCAAATTTCTGGAGCGACTGGAAGAAAATTCTCGGTTCTGGTCATACTATACAAAATTTCAAGGATGTAGATTTCACACCTATTCAGAGATATATTTCTAAACGGTCAGAAGATAAGAAGAGTTCGAAAAAGACCCTTTCAAAAGAAGAGAAGCTCTCAGAAAAAGAGAAGAAAGAAGAGGTTAAGGATATTTACGGGTATGCTGTAGTAGATGGAATAAAGATTCCGCTAGGAAATTATATGGTACAGCCTCCTGGTCTCTATATAGGGCATGGAGAACACCCGTTACGAGGTAGACTGAAAGCTCGTATTCTTCCGAAAGATATTATTCTGAATGTGTCGAAAGCTAATGTGCCGAGATGTTTCATAGAAGGAGAGCCATGTAAATGGGGCGATGTGGTGGAAGACCACGATGTAACATGGATAGCGTCTTGGAGACATCCTATTACTGAGGAAATGAACTATGTGTGGCTGAAGAGAGAGGCAAGTGAGTGGGTGTGTGCTAGTGATATCGACAAGTTCGACAAGGCGAGAAAACTAGGAGAAAATATAAAGAAAGTAAGAAAGCAGTATACAAAGGATTTATCGAGTTCTAAAACTGAGGTGAGACAACTTGCTACTGCTGTATACTTGTTAGATGTTCTTGCTATACGTCCAGGTACAGAAAAAGATGAAGCGAAAGAAGCCGGTACGCTAGGGTTAACAACCTTGAAGTGTGGGAATATAAAATTTGAGGGGAATAGTGAAATAACAGTGGATTTTGTTGGCAAGTCTTCTATTCAGTTTACAAAGAGTTTCGTGGTTGAGGATATGGCTTACGAAAATTTGAAGCGACTTTGTAAAGCGAAAGGAGCTTCTGCCAAAATCTTTCCGAATGTGGATGCGACTACATTGAACGATTATTTGAAGACGCTGTTACCAGGTTTGACAGCAAAAGTATTTAGAACTTATAAGGCGTCAAGTATTCTTCAGAACGAGTTATCGAAATCGATACCAGATATAGATTCTCCAACTTATGAGAAAAAACTTATTTACGATAGGGTGAATATAGAGGTTGCTAAAGCTCTTAATCATAAAAAATTGGGTGGAAGTAGTGATAGAGTTGAAAAATTGAAGGAGAAAATAAAGGCTTTCAAGGCGAAGAAAAAGAGTAGTAGTACTCCTAAACAGAAGGCATCGGCTCAGAAGTCGATAGATTTGAATACTGCGAAATTGGAGGAAGCTCAATTTAACATAAGTACAAGTACTAGTAAGGTTAATTATCTGGATCCGCGCATTACTGTAGCGTGGTGTAAAAAGGGGGAAGTGCCTATAGAGAAAATATATAATAAGACACAGTTGTCGAAATTCGTGTGGGCGATGGAGACGCCTTCCGATTGGGAATTTTAAACTCGAAACCAGTTTAGTTTAAAATTGCTTACGCATCAACATATACAAACTCGTCTCCAAGATCGCTTTCCACTTGTATAATTATATCTGAATGTAGTTTAGGTAGATCTTTGTTCCCATCGTTTCTCATCCGTATATACGGTTCTTCCAACTCTGTCCCTTTGCGGAGCCCATTCAGAGCTCTTTCGGATCCAATTTCAATCCGAGTTTCTTGCGACACAGCTTCTTCGTTCTTCACGATAGTGTTTTTGGCGACAGCATTATTCACGGTAGTGTTCTTCACGACGGCTTTATTTGCATTTTGTACGCAAGTATCCTTTACGTACCTGTTCTCAGGTTTTCGAAGGATAAAGATCGATTTTGTCTGTTCATATACGAAAGACCAACAGTTGCCCATTTATTCAGATAATTTAACTTTTTAAAAGTTAAATTAGATTACTAGTAATAAATGGATCCTTGTGGAAAATACAGAAAAGTCAAAGATGAAACAAAGACTATTAAAAACATCGAAAAATTTTGTTCCTTACTTAGAGCTAATAAAGTTAAAGATAGCAAAGAAGCCTTTGTTAACCTACCGTTAGTAGTTCAGTGTATGTTCCTTCATCATGCATGGGGAATTCTGTCTAATAAATCTAAACATTCTGAAGATAGCTATCGTTCTGCTTTCTATCTGTTCAAGCTGTTTCGAGGGAAAGATATGAAAGAAATTGAAACATATCTAAAATATAATAAGCTACCCTCTTTAGAAAAATTGTACAAACTCGCACTTGAGTGGAATAGGGAAAATACAAGTAGCGGAAGCAAGTCTAGATCCAGAAAGGGAACAGCTTCTTCCACTTCGCGCTCATCCAAAAAATATGAAAAAGAACACCAGCGATACGAGGCGCCCAAGGATGAACTGGATCCACTATACGTATACTATACAAGCTTATATAGTGAAAATCCTGCTTCCAGACTCGCGATTACCTGGCTTACAGAACACGGAGTGCTAGAAGACGAGGATAGGAACAAGATAGTGAAATTGTATCTTAAACTTGTAGCTAAAGGAAAATTGATTAAATAAAATAAAATCTTCGAAAAAATGGAAATGGCAGAGACCAAGATTTACGAAATTACTGTGTACGGGCATACGTCGCACGTGCCGGTAGATGTACCAAACGTGAAAGATTTCCTGTACCCTATTAAATTCTATATTACTAGTTGTCTCGGGGAGTATAAGGTATACGTAAAGGTGGGGTCGTATACTGTGAACTGTGGATTTTTTGATTCGGATATTTTTGCTAAGAAGTACATTTCGGATTCTATGAAGATGGCAATGAAGGGGAAATTCGTGTACCGAATATGTCTAATGTGTGGTAAGAAGAATTATTATCCAAGTATTATTTGCGAGTTGTGTAAATCATTTAACTACAATAGGTGGAATGTTGAAGATACAGAAAATGAAAATGAAAAAAATTTCGAAAATCTACCTTCTTTTCTGAAAAATGGAGCGAAAAGCAGGATTGAATTGTCTATCTGCGATACTAAGCGAGAAAAATTCACGAGTGTTTGAAGAAGCTGTGTATAACAAGATACAAGATCCTGATACATATACTTGGTGTATCTATCAAATAATCGGGCTTCTTTCTGTAGGAGGTGAGAAGAAACAGGTGCTAAAAGAGATTAAGAAGGGGAAAGTAGGATGGAAAAGTCCATCGTACGATGCGATAGCAAGTAAGATTGAAGAATACGATGAATATCTTGTGAAGCCGTTTGAGGTTGTTGAAGGCGTAGTCGAATGTGGAAAGTGTCATAGTAAGAAAACTTGGTCTGTACAGAAGCAGGTGAAGTCTGGTGATGAGAACATGACGACGTTCTCGAGGTGTGTTATGTGTGGAAACCAATGGAGTTTCGGTTAAAAATAAAAATGAATTTATAATTATTTACTTAATCAGAGTAACTAATGCAAACGAAAGAAGAAATTGTTAACGATATTTGTGTTCTTATGAAGGATTACGAACTCCCCGATGGTCTTCCGCTAGGTAAGGATGCGCTTATCAGCGGTTCGTTCCTGTGGAATGTCCTTACTCGCGGTAGTTGGAAACCCCGAGATATTGATATCTTTTGCACTCTAGATGGCGCTATGAAAATTCGTTCTATGCTTATTGAAGCAGGTTTCAAGTTGAGAAGTATGCACGAATTCTTCTATATCGTTGGAGAGGAAGAGGCTAATCTTATTGAAGAATGGGCTCCGCCATCTGCTTCTGAATGTGTTAATACATGTGGACCGACACATCATTCATCTGCGCAAAAATTCTGTTACGATCACGGTCTTCCTTATCTTCCACGAGATGTTAAGTTCACTTTTTCGAAGCAGAAGAATATTCAGCTGATCTACAAGAAAGGAGTTCAGGATGCGAAAGAGCTCATTGTTGGGAAATTCGATTTCCCCACCCTGGAGAACTATTTCGATGGGCAGGATGTTGTTCTGAGTCCGGATGCTACACAAAATCTCTTTACGACTTCTATTCGAGAGAAATACTACAGTACAGATAAGGAACAAGTTACGTGGAACATTTGTCAACGCGTGTTGAAATATCTTCCATACGGCATGAGTTTCACTTCAGTTCCACCTTATGTTGAAAATCACGAGCAATACATTGCATACAAATACAAACCGGTTGCGAAGTAGAAAGAAAAAATGAATTTTAATATTAGTTATGTTGGTTTCATAACTAATGCAAACGAAAGAAGAAATTGTGAGTGATATTTACGGTCTTATGAAGGAATATGGACTCCCAGATCTTCCTTTGGGCAAAGATGCTGTCATCAGCGGTTCGTTCCTGTGGAATGTCCTGACTCACGGTAGTTGGAAACCTCGAGACGTTGATATTTTTTGTACTCTCGGTGGTGCCATGAAAATCCGTTCTATGCTTATTCAGGCAGGTTTTAAGTTGAGAAATCTACATGAATTCTTCTACATTGTTGGAGAAGAAGAACCCAATCTTATCGAAGAATGGGCACCACCGTCTGCTCCAGAATATTTTGATAAGAATAGATCGTTCCATTCGTCTCTACAGCATTTCTGTTATAATTTTAAAATTCCGTATCTTCCACGAGATGTAAAGTTCTCAACTTCTAAGCAGAAGAATATTCAGCTGATCTACAAGAAAGGAGTTCAGGATGCGAAAGAGCTCATCATCGGAAAATTCGATTTCCCCACCCTGGAGAACTATTTCGATGGGCAGGATGTTGTACTCAGTGCTCCCGCGAAGGAAGACCTGTTCATTACCTCTATTCGAGAGAAATACTACAATCTGGATAAGGAAGAGATAAAGTGGAGTATGCGTCAACGTGTTATAAAATATTTTCAGCACGGTATGAGATTCACGTCGGTTCCGTTGTACGTAGAGACCGATGATGAATATCTTTCGGTTATAAATGAACTACATGCGCATCGGTGTCATATTTCTCTGAAAGAGAGAGAATAAAGCAATTCAAAAAAATTTTTTTTGAATAGAATTTAGAAAATGTATACGTGTCCGTATTTGTAGAAAATGTATACGTGTCCGTATTTGTAGAGAATGTAAAGGAAATATAAAAATAGTTTTTGTGGAAGGAAAAACATCGGATGGTAGTATATAGATGTAAGAGAATCCACTAGAGAATATAAAGGGGGTACCGAGTCTATGTATTGAAAACACATAACAATAAATACCCCCGTAAATGGTGTTTGTTTCCACTGCGAAAGTAGTATCATCTGATACATAATTAAATTATACAGAATAAGGGGTATGGTGAACCAATCGGGAATAGTAGTTTTTCTTGTGAGGAGTAGTGTAACGAGGTGCCACCAGAAAAATCTTGTACACATTAGTGTAATAATATACTGGACTCGATCGGATATATATTGTGTATTGTAATACACAGTGGGAAAAGGGTAGTACTTGACAAATAGGAGGAAAATTGGTATTTTTGCGTAGGGAAATAGGATTCCGATTAGGGCTATTACGTAAAGATACATTGTTGCGCGAGCGTATAAAAATTTATTTTTTTCATTTTTATAGTCCGAAGTAGCCTTTCAAAGAGAGATAAATGGGATTTTCCGTCCACATGGTGTCTGCTGGTGCTTGTGTAAACCATAAATTAGCCATTGGAAGTCGTTGTAGCGCCATACTCACAGCGGTGGTAAACAGGTGTAGTATACCTTGCCAGAATATCCACACTGCTTGGTATACTGGGCTTACTATCTTTTCGAAGAACATTAGCTTCACAGATTCGAAAAGGTCGTGAGCTCCTGGAAGGTATTGAGGCACGACTTCTTTCGCAAAATTGACACCAGAGAAAGCATATTTCGTAACATATTCTCCACCATATTTAGAATAGAAGTAATTTACAGTTTCAAAATCTGTCATTCTGTAAATATGTATCGCTCCAGCTATTATTATTGTAACCCATATAGCACCCACGACAATATCTATCTTATTCGCTGAAAAATTATAAAAGGCGACTACTGGTTGAAATAGTATTCGTTGAACAGCTTTTCTGGTTATGGTTAGCGGTAGTTTAACAAGGGCGAAAGCAGTGCGTTTAATACCATCAGCGTATATTTTTCGAAAGAAATCTGGTATTTTTTCCCATGGTACATCTGTTATGGAAGAATCCTTGAGTTGTTTCTGAACGAGAAAGTCCAAATCTGCTTGTAGCTTTACATTTTGCCTATTTACCTCTTTAATTTCTGCTCTCAAAGCCATTCGTTCCGCTTCATCTTGTTCAATTCTCTGTTGAAGATGAGCTAACATAATATTATTTTGACTTTGCATTTCTAGCTGTCCTTTAGCTAATATTTTCATCATTTTGAAAATATCATCCGTATCTGTTCCTTCTGGAAGCTTTCTTATATGACCTTCCATAAGTCTTGTTCTGAGCATTTTTTGTGATTGTCGCTTCACCTGCTGAGACGAAAAATCTGTTTTCTCTTCAGGAGAATAATCGCCATCGTCCTCGTTCGCAGTACGAATATCTAGATCTACATCGCTGACAATGTCGTCCCTTTCAGCTTCGCTGACCCTATTCAAACCAAATACGGCTTCTTCTTCTCTACTTGCAAATGTTGGAATATTATATTTAGACTGAATTTCGGGGTCGTTATCCAACAATGTATCGATAAGGAAACGAACGTTCTTCTTAGCTTCTTTACTTCCACGAGCGTAGTCGCAATATTGTGTGAATAGGGTTTCGAGAAAATTTATTTCTGATGCATTTAGAGTGTGAACATTCTGATTAACCATCCAAGTTACGGAAGCGAAATCTAAATCTAGTTGCGAAATTGTCATTTTATATATGAAAATTTTATATTTCTTAAATGAGCAGGAGGTGAAAAATGAGAATTATATTATTATAATAAATGAAGATTCCTTCCTCACAGGAAAATCCTTTCGATGTCGCAAATATATGGCTTATGGATAAACTATGTCCCTCCTTCAAATCTATAGGGCTAACTGCTAACGATATTACAACTTTATCCTTAGTATTTGGGCTACTATCTTTATTTTTTCTGTGGAAGTACAACGTTGCGGGATTTGCTGTCACATACTATATTTCTTATATGTTTGACTGTATGGATGGTCACTATGCCAGAAAATATAATCTTGTATCTAAATTCGGGGACTATTACGATCACATAAAAGATGTACTTGTGGTAATAGGGTTATTCACTATTCTCATAATCAGGTATAAGGTGCCTTTGAAAGTTTCTATCATAGTGGCTGTTATCTTAATTATTTTCACGTTGTTAATGATAAGTCATTTAGGGTGTCAAGAGAAATTGTATCCACACGATGAGAGTCCAGCGTTGAGCAAATCGAAATTACTGTGTCCAGGAAATGCAAAAAATAATATAAAGTTCACAAGGTGGTTCGGGTGTGGAACGTGGACAATAGTCGCGATTCTAGCAGTTTTCTATATGAAGAGAAATAGGATATAGATTTTTATTCTCCAGTAAGAATAAATGGCAGGTACAAAATACAATATTAATCCGGTCAAAGCAACTTGCATGAAATACGCAGGGAGAGATCACGGCATTCAAGGTTTAAATGACACCTGTTTCGGTATATGCGCTTCCTTTAGTGGAACTTACGATACGTACGCTATGGATCCGTACTGTACGAGCTCTTGTACCGATTTTATAGAACAGCGAAAACGTGAGATTTTCGGAGTAGGAAGTTGCGACCATCAGGTTCCGTATCGCCCCGTAGCCTGGGATCAGGTTCCTAGATACGTTCCTAGACTTCTTCAACGAGGGCTATCTGTGGAAAATGCTCGTGCAACTTGTAAACAATACTGTGACAAGTCTTCAATGAATCTTACACAAGAATGTAAGGAAAAGTGCGATCTAGATGCGAATGCCGTGGAAGAATATAAGGCACCTCCTCCACGTCCGATTCAAGCGACTTCCGGGTCTTCAAAGTCAGATTCTAAAGGAAAAATTGCAATTTGGGTTATCATTGCTTTAGTGGCGGTGTTATGTTGTGTATTCATCGCAAAATCGGCAAAATCCGCGTAAGGGGCGCTCCGTAGGACGTCGCAAGGGCGTCGTGTTGACGTTCGCGAGTTTCCACGCGACACTTTGCGATTTTAGAATTTTCAAGATTCTATAAAAAATAATTTTCTAAAAATTTAGATTTTAGAAAAATTGGAAATCGGAGCGCGTCCCGGAAATCGAGTTACGTGAAATTCTGAAAATAATATTATCTGCTCTTTCTCGGTTTTCGCGAACTCTTACGCGGAGATTTGCAACGCTCTGCGAAGCCCTTGCGTGAGCCCTTGCGACCGCGTGTGGATTTTTTTCGCGAACTCTTACGCGGAGATTTGCGAACTCCACGTGAGCCCTTGCGAACTCCACGTGAGCCCTTGCGAACTCCACGTGAGCCCTTGCGAACTCCACGTGAGCCCTTGCGAACTCCACGTGAGCCCTTGCGAACTCCACGTGAGCCCTTGCGAACTCCACGTGAGCTCCGTCGACCAGAGAATAAAAATTCAGTAATGATATTCGGAATGTCCTCATTAACTTGTAGTGAATTGGAGATGATCCGTACCCGTTTCCTATTCCACGTGCTATACCACTGTTCTAATGTAGCTTTCAAAACGGCAAAATTCGGATGTAAAGGTCTTTTCAAGTTATCCTTAACCGAATTAAGAATATCGTTTTTAGAAAAGTCTAGATCAAATAGTAAAAAGGCGGTTTTCTTCATAGATGGTCGGAAGTTATAATTCAGTCTCTCTATCTTGCTAATTCCTTCCGAAAGCATTTTACAGTATGTTTCGAGTATACCGTGGCGACTCTCCTCATTTTCGGAAAGACGTCTTAGAGAGGAAAGGAGATGTTCGGATACTCTGTTATGTTCATTTAGAGAGATTTCAACGTCTTCGATAGCTATCTGCCCGTCACTGTATGCGCGACTTCCTCCTTTATTTTCTTCTATTTCGTAATAGTCATCGTAAGAGTCCATTTATTATTTATACATAAATTTCTTTTTGCAAAAAGATGTCAAAACGAAAACACGAAACAGATTCGGATTCCGATTTTGAACCTTCCGACTTTTTTGATATGGATACATGTGATAAAAAGACTCGTACAGAATATCTGAGACTAAAGAAAAAAATACAAGAGTCAGAACCCAATATCATTAATATTCTATCTCTAAATATACTTGATGAAGATAAGATTGAGCTTCTTCAGCTCTACGAAATTTACGGAAATATGGAAGATGAAGTTTCCATATCTAAACTCGACCTCAAGAAAACTATTCTGTCGAAGACTCAACAATCGCTAATAAAATATACTCAATACTCGAAATACTCTAAGAAAGAACATGATAAATTCCGAAAAGAAATTCAGCTTTTAGAACAATTTAACGAAGCTGAAGAACTCAAGTACGACATCATCAATCTTGAAACTAGTCCTGAAAATAAGAGAACAATATATAGTGAGTATAAAAGGATGACTTCTCTTCCTTTTACAGATGACGAGTTACCGAGACTGAAGAATTGGTTAAAGTGGTCGCTATCGATTCCGCACGATAGAATGAAGATATCTTCCCTTCAGAAAAAGGAGTTGTCGACTCTTATAAAACGTGTGAGTGACAGAATGGATGAGGAGCTCTACGGAATGGAAAAGGTGAAGGAGCAGATTCTTCTTTTTCTAAATTCTCGCATTGTAAATCCGAATATGCGAAAATGCTCCTTAGGTCTTTTGGGTCCACCAGGATGCGGAAAAACCACTATAGTAAGGATTCTAGCAGATATTCTTAACTATCCTCTAGAACAAATATCTCTAGGTGGAATACAATCTCCAGAATATCTGAAAGGACACCAATACACCTATATAGGCGCAGAACCAGGAGAAATCGTAAAATGTCTAGCTAGAATGAAGGTAAAGAATGGAATATTATTTTTCGACGAGTACGACAAGGTTGAAAATAAAGAAGTGTGCTCCGCGTTGCTTCATATTACAGATAGTTCTCAAAATAGTAGATTTCGGGATAACTACCTTGGTGGAATAAATATAGATTTATCAAATCTCTGGTTTTTCTATTCAATGAATAAGAAACCTGTAGATGATGCTCTAGCAGATCGAATATTCTATGTAGAGATAGAAGGGTATACACAGGGCGATAAATTTTTTATTGTAAACGATTATTTATTGAGGAAGCTTCATAAAAATATGAATTGGAAACCCAATAGTGTAACTATGGAAAAGGAGGCGGTTGAGTACCTTATAGACAAGGTATCTCCGCCTTCAAATCCTGGTATTAGAAATTTGGATCATTGTATAACAACGATAGGAAATAAGTTGAATTTTCTATACCACCATCAGAATGCAAAAGGTGAGTTGCAAAATTTTCGTAATATGTTTAATATTGGGGAAAAACTCAGTTTTCCGTTTGTGTTGAGAAAGGATGCGATAGATGGATTATTAGCTTAAGAGTTTTCGGATAATGAGAAAATGAAAAGAAAAATAGATCAGGATTTTATTAAGGATTGCGAACAGAAGTTTAACGACAGCCCCATCAACAAGTTAGCGCGGAATTCTATCAACGCAGTAGGCTCAAAATTGTCAACAACTAACTCAGATCAACTTAACAACGTTTCCCACATTTTCCTCAATTCGCTGAAGCGAAAAAATATCAGAGCTACAAATCAAGGTGCTTCAGGACGTTGCTGGATGTTTGCATCTCTCAACATCTTCAGACACTGTATTATAAATGCACTAGACTTGGATCAGTTTGAATTTTCTGAGGTATACTTATTCTTTTGGGATAAGCTTGAGAGGGCTAATTCTGTAATTCAATGGTTTATAAATAACCCAGAATATAATCCTGGAGACAAACCTTACGAGTATATGTTAGAAAATTATATGTCCGATGGAGGGTGGTGGAATACCTTTACAAATCTGGCTACGAAATACGGGCTGGTACCTGGTGATGCTATGCGAGAGACCTATCAAAGTGATGATTCCGATGAGATGAATAAGATTATCAGTGAAATACTTCATAATGCGATAAATCAAATAAGAAAAAATAAAAGTAAATTAGATCTTGAGAAATTCCGCGAAAAAGTCGTGAGAAGTGTGTACGATACGCTGGTGAAATTCTTGGGAGAACCTCCAAAGAATTTTTGTTGGTCTTATACTACTAGTGAAGGGGAAAATTCAATAATGTCTGGACTCAACCCGAAGAAGTTTTACGATATGGTGGTACCTGTTCAGAATATGAACGAGTTTGTTACGCTATCGAATATTCCTTATCTCAAATATTTCAAAAACTACCGTATTTCCGATACAAATAATGTTGTGGAAGGTGAGGAATGTAAGCTTCTTAATCTGCCCATAAACGAGCTTGCCAAATACGTTAAGAAATCTATTTCTGCGGGATTTTCTGTGTGGTTTGCTGGTGATGTGCGACAGAATTTTAATTGGTACCATTCATGTCTTGATGATAAACTACATGACGATAGCATATTCGGGGAGAGGGACAAGTTCGAAAAAGGGGAGCGGATATTGTTACACAATGTGGAAGGGACTCACGCGATGGCTATAACGGGATTTAACGAGGATGAGAAAGGGAGAGTAACGAACTGGCAAGTGGAGAATTCTTGGGGCTACTGTGATAATGAGATTCCTGGTTTGGATGGATTTCTTAATATGAGTAGCTCTTGGTTTGAGAAATATGTTATTCAGGTGGTAGTGCATAAAAATTTTCTGAGCAGAACTCTGAAGAAGCTGTTGAAAGAAGAACCAGAAGTTCTTGCCCCGTGGGATAATATGGCTCCAGCGTTGCGAGTGGGTGGAACAGGACGTCCAGAAGGGTATGCGAGAGCACTTGCGAAAGCACGTGAGACTAGAATACAACGTTCTTAAAACTTGAAAGTATCTACCGCTTTCTTAAACCCATAATCGCCATATGGAATATCTTTAATAGTAACTGAAGGTAAATCACAGTTGAAAAAATTCAGATTGCTTACGGAAGATTGATTAATTCTTGCGTAAATAGTGTATGAAACTCCTTGGAATTCCACATCGTTGGCATAGATAAAATATGGTGTTGAGAATTTTTTCAAGTACATGGGGAAATGGGGGCATTCAGATTTTAGCTTCTCTACAATGGAAGGGGGCTCCTTGTTTTCTATCTGCATTGGGGCAAAAAAACTACTAAAATTAGTGAAACTCATTTTATTTAAAATATTAATATTTTAAATCTACAAGTTCTCTAGCTCTTTCAAAATTGTGGGAAGTTGTTCGCACATATTCTTCTCGCAATTGGAATATCTCGAATACATAGTATCAACCAAATTCATATTGATTTTCGCTTTTTCTAAATAATCGAAAATAGATGAAGTATACATATCTTTAGAATATTTACGACTAAGTTCACGAGTTTTCATCATATACTCGAATATCAAATTTGGACAGCTCGAAAAATTCTTTTTCAGGCACGTATCAATAGCTTCTTCTTTTTCAAGCTGAGTGATTCGTCTGGATAACAAATCTTTAAAATAAGACATAGTTACTATATATATTTTTGCTTATAAATAATTAAAGAGAATGGAAAATAGATTCCCTATAAATAAATGAGTTACGATATTCCTGAAGCACCTCCTGTGCCTGTACAGAAAAATAAATCGTGTAAAATCGTTATTGTAGCTGGAAAAATAAACGAAGGCTATTGTATAATAGGTTCCGATATTATACAAGTAGATAAGGACGTATACCTGCTACCTGGTAGCAGAATCCATATAGATAGGCAAAACTATCAAGTATTTAAGCAATCTTCTATCAGAGCTTTCGTGGCTGTCCCTTCTCGTAGAAAATATAAAGGGAATGAAATCTATGTTCTACATCCTCTGAAAAAAGAGGATTACGATCGGTATGAAAATAAACAGATCTTACCTTCTGAGGTAGAAGTTAAATATGATAATAGTTCAGAATCTTTCAGTGGAACTTATGGAGATGTGGAACTTTATAAGACTGAGAAGATTGCAATAAAAAAATCGAAAAGAAAAGATACTCAATTGGATGTTCCTCAAGACATGGTGAAAGAAATAGGAATCTATCGACTTTTAGGGGAAATTTCTTGTCTTCCAAAACTATTTTTAATAGACCTTGAACCCGATATCAAACTACAATTTGAGCTGGGAGCGAAAACTCTCGAGAATGCTATGTCAAGACTTAATTATGAACAGGTAGTTATTATTCTATTTCGGCTAATAAAATGTATGAGGTCTTCCGCATCACAAGGGATTATACATTGCGATCTTAAGCCGGGTAACTGTATTATTTCCCAAGAAGGGACTGTACAAATTATAGATTGGGGATTAGCTGAAATAGACCAGAGTAAGGATCAACTAAGGCATAAGAGCTTAACGGTACAAACCCTATGGTATAGGGCACCGGAAATTCTAGTGTACCAACTTTTGGGAAGGAATCTTGCACGCTACTCGAACAAAATAGATATTTGGTCTCTTGCATGTATAGCTTTGGAGATGTTCCATAATTTTCCAGTCTTTCATGAGGATTCTGGCATTGATCAACTAAGACGATATCTTCGTACTCTCCTCTTTGTTCCTAGAGATACCGTTGATACATCCAGAAAAATGCTAAAACAAGCAGAGATGAAGGTTGCAGGTGATTCTCAGGCTTCTGTTATTAAACCCTATCTTCTTGGAGATCCGCGTTTTAAGAGCAGAAACGGAGGAACGATGCCTGACGATTTTGCAGACCTGATTTCCCACATGTTGGAATTCAATCCTGAACATAGATGGAGTTATGATCAGCTCATTCTTCATCCTGTTTTCCAAAATATAAGACGCGAAAAGATACCGAAGCTCCCTATATTCATAAATAATATGCCTATCATAAACGATATCGCACCTGCGTGGAATGCTTGTGAGCTGAATGAGAGAATGAGGAGAATTCTTTTCGGTTGGATAGAAGAAGTGTGTGTGAAATTTAAATTTTTCGATAATACTCTTTTTCTTGCTTACCAACTTGTTGATATGTTTATTTTAAAAATACAAGGTAATAGTGAAGTTAAAAATATGATGATAAAGCTGGTTAGAGGAAAAAAGATGACAGAAGTTTTACAAGGAATCGGATGTATGTGTGTACACATAGCCTCAAAAATATACGAACATGATACTGCTACAGTTAAAGAATATGCAAAAATGACTAATAATACATATACTTCTAGTACATTAGCACAGTTCGAACGTATAATATTAGAACAGCTTGATGGAAATATTATTATTCCTTCTCTATTTACTTATATTATTCACAAACGAAAAGAGACAGATGCTGACAGATATAAACTCAGAGAAATGTATCTAAAAACAGATATATATTCTAAGCCGTTCAAAAATATGGTATAGCTGATGAGTTCACCGACTTATAGCCCCACGGTTTCTGTTCAAAATCACTGAGAAGATGAAACGAAATTCGTGGACCAGAACATGAGAATCGCAGTCTAAGATTTTCTCCCCAATCTTCTATAGTACTATGTACTGTGAAATATTCTCTATCAATATCTTGTCTGTCGAGAACACAAAGACGCGCATGAATATTGGAAATAGTATCGTTAATTTCGTGTTTAAGATAGGGTTCGGATATCGGGGAAAAATCCACATGCTTCTCTATCCCATTCACAGTATAGTACACTCGTGCTTTGGAGAAGTGAAAATCTGCGTTGCTGATATGTGTGGATAAAATAAGATTTCTAACGAATCTTGAGCTCATTTTAAGATTTTCACAAATCTTAAAATACTATTATTCGATTCGCTTATGCCAAATCGATTCTGCGTCTTCAGTTGAGATTTCGTCAAATAACCTCTTCATCACTACTGTCAAGCTATCGCTTGTATTTTCCTCTTGAGAAAAGGATTTTTTAACTATGGGATCATCTCTAGTAAAATTAAATTTATCTAGTACAGAAGGCTGTATAGTACAATATTTACATACTATTGATCTTAGCGTGTTACAAAAGGTCTTATTTTTTGACAGCTGTATAATATTTATTAAAAGTTGTTCGCAGTCTTGTTGTGTTACAGGTGTTTTTTCAGCATAATCTTCTCTATAAATATTATCGCTAAAAATATCGAAATAGATTTTTCTGAATAGTAGTATACAATAGTTCTTTATCTGTTCGGAAATAAATCTACTAAATTCTTCTAGTCTACATTCCATTTTCCAACAACGTTTTCCATCTGGATCTATTTTTTCTAGTGAGTAGAAACTATAAGGATCTTCTCTATTTGATTTTTCTAAATGGAGATATACCAGATTAGGAAATCCGTACGGATTGTTCAGAATCCGCTTCATGGTCTCTCTCATCGTGGAAACACACAGACTATAGTTGGCGATTTTCGGAATCAACTCTGTTTGAGAAAAAGGAACATATCGCTTCGGATGATTCATATTCACCTTTAAGCATATCTTAAGCCTTTGAATATCATCAGAATCTAGTTCGGTGCTGAAATAGTTACCGTAAGATGCGAGTCGCTGATCTAGAGAAGATAAGGATAGTGATATTGTGGAAACTATTTTTTTCTGGTCGTATTTTTTCTTCGTCAAAATGACTTCTAACCGTGTGATATGTGTTTTTAGTAGCTTTGTGTAATCAGAAAGAGTTAGTTGTCCGAGGAGTTTCGAGCGTGTCTCTTTCATGTTTATGAGTGATTTTCTGTATACTCGGCTCTTATCTATTTCTTCAAACATTGTATCGATAAGTTCCGTTGTCTTTTTGTACGAGACATCCAGATTGTTTTCCTCAACAATTTCTTCTAGTGCTTCTTCTCCTTCTTTTATTTTCTGCTCTAGTTGAACGGGATTTTCATCTACTAGTTCCACATGTTGTTTCACGGTTCTAAAGTTTTTTCCGTGTTCTCCACCAGGTTTTTTCTTGGACGTGATGTTATAAGTTTTCACGTCCTTCGCATCCAGAAGATCATGTACAATCACCGGAATATTTCCGTTCGGGAAATTGCTGATATGAATCCCTTCTTCAGTTTCTTTATACAGGTCTTGAATGTTCAGAGTTGTGTTCTGGGTGATGATCTGTGAGAAAAGGTTAGATTTGAATTTTTCGATACGCAGAGAGAGTTTAAGTTTATTTATGATATCGTTTTTTGTTTTCAGGAGGGTCTGTAGGTCGTCGCATTTCTTTTTGAAGTTGTTCCGCTGTTCTTCTAGGTTAAGAACTTGGGAAGATAAGTCGGACATTTTCTTTTCTGGCGATATTTTGAGAAAGTTCAATTTGTAATTTTGAAACTTAGCGTGGAATACATGATGTGAATTTCCACAATCCGGATGGATCGCAGATGGCAGAACTTTCAATTCTAAAATTTTAGAAAAATAATTTTTACAAAAGTTTGAAAACTTCGAAAAAAAGAAAATGGCGATTGTGAATCGCGACGCGGAAAAAATATAACCCCCTCCCCTTGTATTTTTTCCGGGTTTCAGTTTTCAAGATGTGCGAAGGCGTTGTTTTTATTTTTCTAAAATTTGAAGAAGGTGAAAAACGATGAACGAACGCCGGGGGCGCTAACACGCAAGGATATACCCTTGTAAACCGTCCATTCGCGACTTTTTCACCTTCTTTTTCACCTTCGAAAATCCACTTTTTCCACCCCGTTTTCTATTTTTTGTCCGTATTTTTCCCGATTTTATATATACAGATTTTAAGCGATATTGACAGTGTTTAAATGTCTGTAAATAAATTTAGAGCACCAGAACCCGAAGTTGTAAAGGAGAAGAAAATCGAAATCGTGAAGGAGAAGAAATCGGAAATTAAGAGAATACCTAAATTCTCTAGTGTTATAGGAACTATAAACGAACTGATACCCTATCTTGGCATTATAAAATGTGAGCATTTTAGTGGTAGTACTTCTTCACAGCTATTTCTCTTCGCGCGATTTACCCATATACAAGAGACTTTGTTAGATATACAGAATTGTGTATCCGTAGGTAAGATATACAATAGTGATGCTAGAATACGCGAGCTGGATGGAGAAATTAGGAATATGAATGTTGATATGGTTCAGTTGAAATCTCAGCAAATTGTACCGGGAGCTAGTATAATCGAATGTAAATTGCTGTATGCGAGGTCGCTTAGTAATAGAATAGAGAGGCATATAGGAAAAGATCCTTATTTTAATAAGTTATCGGATTACCTATTGGCACTTTCTAATTTAAAATAACAAAATTACTAGGTAAAAATGAATGTTAACGAAGAGAAATCCCTTATAGCATTCAAAGCTATCTGTAATTTTATTGGTAACTTGGAATCTATCTACGGGAAGAAACACAAGCCCCTAAAACTATACAAACGTCTGATAAATTATACTCAAATCAGTCACGATCAGATAATTAAGAAACACCTAACAATTTTCTACGATTTTTGTGTAGCTAATAACGAAGCCTTAAATTCTTCGGATTCCACAAAGTTGATTGTGAAGAAGCTAGTATATTCTGAACGGGTTTACATAGACATGGATCTGATTTTTCGCATAGCAGATAAGGAGAACTCTGAAATAATATGGAAACACCTCTTAACTATAAGTGCGATTCTTTACCCTGTAGGGAAAGCCAAAGAAATATTGAAGAAATCGGAGGATTCCAAGGACGAAACAGACTTTCTCACGAATATTATAGATAAAGTTGAGAAAAACGTAAAGTCCGATTCTAACCCAATGGAAGCTGTCTCGTCTCTGATGCAATCTGGTCTAATTTCTGAAATGATGAGTGGAATCGGTTCTAAAAATCTCGACCTTGGAAAGCTACTTGGAGCTGTTCAGGGGATGGTAGCATCTCTAGGAAATCAAGTAGGAGATGATCCGGAGGCTAAACAAGCAATAGGGATGCTGAGTAATATGACATCGATGATGGGGAATGGAGGAGCTCCAGATATGTCTGGGATGATGCAAATGATGACCGGAATGATGGCGGGGATGAAACCGCCGACGTCGAAAATTGAAATTGTTCCTGAAGATAAAAAGAGCGAATAATAAAGATGTCTACAGAAAAAAAATTATCTGAGACGCCTTCGTATGAGAAGTTGTCTAGAAAATTATTTGTTGAAGAAGCGAAGTCGCTCGAGACGAAGTCCTTTTCGGACGATAACGCACCTACGCCTATCAGTACTAAATATATTCTTCCGAGCGCTCCGATAAAAAACACAATTCCACCAGTATTCTCACCAGATTATACAGGAAGGAAACTGTTGTTCGATGAGGAGAATAAGGAAGATGACAAAAGATAGAACAATAATATTATTATATTTTCAGAATTTAGAATTTAAAAACATGAAAACACAGAACGTGGAAAAATAAAATTGAAAAATATTTTTCTCACACAGATAAATTCGTGTAGTTCCGAGAACTCGCCTCCGAACCTAGTAAGACCCATTGGTTCGTTCAGCAACTCCTCAATTTCATGCTAGAACATAACCGTAATTAGAACACTTAGCTCGTCGAGGATCATGTGAGCTTAAATACTCTCGATGACGCCGGGAAGAAACTTGCGCTTAAGGCGTGAGAGACCGGGGGATTGCCTACCTGACTGGCTGACATCCGGAAAGACGGAGGTATCAATGATACCCAAACAAGACCATTGTTTGGGTATCCGTGGCGAAATTGGTAGACGCAGTACGCTTAAGACGTACCGCCGTAAGGCGTGGAGGTTCGAGTCCTCCCGGATACAAATTAGTCTAATATCTTCAAGATATTAGCCTCTCTAGCTCAGTTCGGATAGAGCGTCTGGCTTCTAACCAGAAGGTCTGGGGTTCAAATCCCCAGAGAGGCTTATTTTGCGTTGCGCAAACGTTGTGCTAATATCACCAAGATATTAGCACCATTAACATAGTGGTAGTGTGCACGCCTTCCAAGCGTGATATCCGGGTTCGATTCCCGGATGGTGCATGTAATCGCTAATATCGCCAAGATATTAGCGCCCACCATCGGTGTGGCACCGGTTCTTATAAAGCTGGTTGGACAGTTCAACTCTGTCTGGGCGTATGATTAATCGCTTATACAAACTCTGTATAAGCGCCCACCATTGGTGTGGCCCTGGTTCTTATAAAGCTGGTTGGGCAGTTCGATTCTGCCTGGGCGCATTTTTTGTATTAAAAATAAATAATTTTTCGTGAACATCCAGCAATTCCCTACTTACAAATGGTAAAAAAATGTTCACAGTAGTATAAATAAGGCTGTTATAATTTTGACAACCTATTTTTACGAGTGTATAAATCCAGTAGCTTTATCTTGGCAGACGTACTTGCTGTTAAAATGAAAAATTTGTATGCCGATACACATCCGTGTATCGATATTCTAATCTATAAATATATATCTATAACATAATATGAATCCTTACGTTTTCACAACAAACTGGTTCGAGTTTCAGAAACCGGTAATCGAAAAATATTTTTACTCTTCTACTTCCAAAATCTCCATTCTCGAAATAGGCTGTTTTGAAGGTAGAAGTACCACTTTCTATATCGATAACTATCTTTCTCATCCCGAAAGCTCTATTACCTGTATAGACCCCTTTCTTCCCGAAGATGCTACTACTCCTCTCACTTGCGATACATACAAAACCTTTCTTAATAATATTAGCGCCTCTCAACATCCTAATAAGGTTTCTTTACACAAAGAACTTTCAGAAAATATTCTCCCTCTTCTGAAAATACAAAATAAAAAATATAACTATATATCTATTGACGGTTCTCATCTCAAGGAAAAAGTTCTTATTGATACTATTTTCAGCTTTCTTCTCCTTGAAGATGGTGGAATTATATTTTTTGATGATTATGGAGCCGAAGACGTGAAAACCGCCGTGGATAGTTTTCTCACCTGTTATAGAGATTTTTTCACAATCCTCCATTCAGGATATCATCTTGTTCTTCAAAAAATAAAATGATTTTCAATGTTTATTTCAAGATAAAATAAACATGAGTTCTTTCAACATCGATACTATCGTTTACCATTCTCCATGTTCGGATGGTGTAACATCCGCTTGGGCTATCTGGCGATATTTTAAAGATGCCAAACTTATTCCTATTTCACACGGACAAAAACTATCACCAGACGATTATACAAATAAGACCGTCGCAGTAGTAGATTTCTGTTTCTCTAAAGATTACATTCTATCCATTGCAGACACCTGTAAAAAACTTATTATTCTAGATCATCACAAGTCAGCTGAACGAGATCTTGTTGGTCTCTCTCACAAGAATGTAGAGCTTATTTTCGATATGAACAGAAGTGGAGCTCAAATAGCTTGGGATTATATGGAATCGAAAAGGCAATCTCCAAGACCTTATCATTGGTTTGTGGAATCTGTAGCAGACCAAGACCTATGGCGCTGGTCTCTTCCTTGGAGTCGTGTTGTAAATAAAGCGACTTACGAACTAGGATTCCACGAATCGGTTCATACTGTTGATGCTTTAGTTTCCAGTGGTAAGTCGCATGATGATTTCACACAAGTCGGAAAGCTTCTTATGGAGAAGATGAATATTGATGTTGAGAAATATGCCAGAGAAGCCTTCATCTGCAAGATGCTTACACCAGTAGGTACTTTCACCGTTGCGCTATCTTCTCCACCAGATAAATACGTTTCCGAAGTAGGAGCTAAGATTGCGAATACAGCACCAGTAGATTTTGCAGTAATGTATAGCTACGATTTCGGAAAGGATACCTACAAGTTGAGTTTTCGAGCTTCTCCCGGCAAAGTAGACCTTAGCTATATAGCAAAAACTCTTCCTAATGGAGGAGGTCACGCTTCTTCAGCAGGAGCTGTAATTTACGGTCCACGATCTTCCCCTCCTGTGGAATTTGCAAATAAGAAAGGCGAGACGATGAACACGTATTTTATTTAATTATTTTATTTAGAATAAAATAAATGCCAGATTCTAACACTGTAGGAATGTATGTTTCCTATTCATTCGCATGTTTCTTTTTCCTACTAGCTATCTATGTGAAATTGGAGCAACAAATACCCTTCAGCGGAGAGCACATAAGCGAAGGTGAAGAAGATAAATTCTTCAAAGGATTTATGGTTCTCTCTTCTATTTCTATAATTATTTCCATGTGGATAGCTTTGAAGAAGAAAGATAACATAACTACAAAAGAAAAAATACAATCTAGTGTTGTAGCAGTTTCTGTTCTAGCTACATTAGTAGCTTCTTGGTCAGACTGCAATGTATTCGTTGTAGGAGCTACAACGTTGTGTGGAATTCTTTCAGTCTATTCTATAGATAATTGAGCATATTATTAGTATTTTTGTCTAATAATATTTTAAGCGACCATATCAGCCTTTATAGCTGAATGAGAGCTATAATTTTTTAGCTCTATATCTTCCGCCTGTAGCTTTTCCAGATCTTCTAAAGTGCGTAAAGACTTCTTCACCTCTATTTTCGGAAAACTGTACGGAATTCTAGCTATCTGAATCGCAACGGCTTCATAATGCTCCTTATATATGTGCACATCCCCTAGTCCCATATGAAGATGTCTAGGAGTCAGATCCGATATCTTCGCTATCAAAGTTAACAAAAGAGCAGAAGAAGCTATATTAAAGGGGGTTCCCAGAAATAGATCTTGGGAACGATTATAGCAATACATATCTAGAAAATTTTTGTCAACGTAAAACTGAACTACTATAGAATGGCAAGGAAATAATACTCCTTCAAATGCTTGATTCGGGTTGTAATCAGTCATCATTATCCGCCTCGAGGTAGGATCGGTTTTTATGGTATCGATAACATATTTTAGTTGGTCTTGTGAAGAATCACATTGTTCGGGTCTACCTGTCTTCTCATCGTATTTAGCCCCGAAAAATCGCCACTGATACCCGTACATCGGCCCCATTTCTCCTTCTTTCCTATCACACATACCTAGCGAATCGAGAAATTTTCGTTCGGTATTTTTTCTCCAGATATTTACGCCTACATCCTCCAATTTCTTAGTATCCGTATCTCCCCTTATAAAGAATAGCAGTTCCTCTATGATGCCACGTAAGAACATTTTCTTAGTTGTCAGGAGGGGGAATCCCGAACGCAAATCGAATTTCAGTTCCCTACCAAATAGCGATTTCGTTTCCCCATTTCTACAGAAGCGGACGGTACCTTCCTTAACCACATCTGTAAGGAGATTAAGATATGCCTGTTCATCTCCATCTTTTTTAAAGAGGTAATAGGTGAACTCATTGTAGTTTGTGGTATTTTGTAGAGTAAAAGATTTCAGGTAGTTATAGATTTCGTGCACAAATACATCACAAGGTGTATGATTCTTTATTACCGATACGTGTATAGTATCTAAATGTTCGAAACAGGTATCGAGAGCGAGTTTATAAATTTCCTTTCCACCTGCTATGAATACCTTCTTACTGGGCATAACAGCAGAAGCGAAATTTAGAGCATCCTTAAGGGAACTGAAAATAGGATAGCTATTGCTTGGACGTCGGGAGATACATAGAATAACTCTGCCAGGAAGTGGTGGAAGGGTCTCAATAGTTTTTCTTCCCATTATTAGAACAGAATCTGTTGTGAGTTTCTTAAATAGTTTCAAGTCTTCTTTGCAAAACCAGGGAATGATACCTTTACATCCTATCCCGTAGGATAGATTATGAGCAACTATCATATCGAACATTTTTAAAGTTAACCAATATCTTTTTAAAAAAACATTTTACGGAATAAATGGACGATTTTTTCGAAGAGGAAGAGCTATTTGAAGACGATTCTCCGAAATTTCAAGCTGAGGCTAAAGCATTTGAACGCGTTTCGGGAGGTGGTAAGCTATATGAGCTTTTATCTTCTCCGAATGCCATTCAAGATCAAGAAAAGAAGGGACGTGAAATAATATCGCCCGAAGACCGATTTCTCATAAATACAGATGCGCTATGTAGAAGAATGAATTCTGAAGGGATTACAAGAATATCTGAATCTGATATCAACATAATACTAGAAAAAACTACACTCATAGTGAATCTCAGGTATAAAAATTACGTAGCATATATACTTGGATATTTAGCCTCTTCTGGAGGTAAGAATATGAAAGTTGAAAATGTGAAGAACGTTATCGACCGAATACTTCCACACGTTTCTGAAGAAGGCGGAGTTCAGCCTGCCGATGTGGTTCGATACGCCCGTTTCTGGAACGGATTTTTGTGAACGAATCCGAAGTGAATCGCGGAAAAAATTAGAATTTTTGTATTGAAAAATCGGATTTTGAAAGGTGAAAATCATACTGAAAAAGTCGTGAATGAGAGGTTTACAAGGGGTAAAAATCCTTGCTAAATTTTCGCGACGATAACTTCTTGATTTCACAAACGTCTCAAAAAATGAAAATTTATATTAGAAAAAATATAAATCAAAATGTCACTAACACGCATTCTCCCACCCCAATCTCTACCCGTACTTATTACCAATAAAATAGCTCTCAATATAGCATTTTATCATGTGTCCAATGGATTTGTAGTAGTACAGCTACGATATCCTTCGCAACATATGTTGGAAGAGGAATGGAAGTTCCCGTGTATGGAACCGTTCGCACAGGTCAAAATGGAACCACACGTTATGCTCTTCTTTACGGAACAACTACCCAGCTTCTGGATTCACGACAAAGTCAACGTGGCAGACCAAGACATTTTCTTTCGTCGTACTCTGGATGAGGTAGCTTTGGACGATAACTGGAATCGTGTAGAACACTACGCGTCGATTCGAGGCGTCATATTACCTCATGACCTACGTTCACAGGTACAAGCGTTGATGATTGAACTTTCGTAAAAAAATGAAAATTTATATTTGAAAAAAATATAAATCAAATGGGATTCATGTGCGTTACAACCGGATATGCGATTGCAAAACATTCAGATATTCTTTCCTGTCTGAAGCTTTTGTGTAAGAAAATTACACACAGGGAGACAGGAAAGGTATTTGAACGACGCGATATCGAAAAGATGGTAGATAGCGAAAAATTTGACGAGGACATTTTCGAAGATGTACATAACTCTGAAGATGATCTTATGGCGAATTTCGACCTAGAGCTGTACGACGATATTGACATATCGGACGAAGGCGAATTCGTGTATACGGAAAATCGGCTTATTCGAATTGGCGATCCGAACACATGTTGGTATATGATCTACATTTCTTCTGTGGAATCCGATACAAAACCAGAATTCCTCTACGATCACGACATACAAGACCTCATAGACTGGAAAAAGAAGCTCGTACAAGAGGGTCGCCTCGACGCTCATGTCCGATTCGCCTCGCTTCAAAACTGCTGTAGCTAAAGATAAAATGAATTTTGTATAAATATAAAATACAAAATTGATGTGTATAGTCTGTACTGGTGAAATTAAGGATGGAATTTCTACACTAGACTGTTCAGGCTGTAAATATATTGTAAGCATCCCGAACATTCCCGGTTTGAAGGAATTGAACTGTAGTGGATGCACAGCTCTCCAATTCATTCACAACATTCCTAGTCTCGAGAAACTAAATTGTTCGGGGTGCAAATCGCTACGGGAGCTTCCCGATATTCGAGGACTAAAAGAATTGGATTGTAGGTATTGTACAGGTTTGCGATATTTCGTAATAATGCCTTCACTTACGAAATTGTATTATCAAGGATGTACATACAAGGTTAATTTACCTGTCTCGAAGGTTTTTTAGATATTTCCCCCAGTTTTCAGACATTGCTTTCAGCTTGGTCTCGTCCAGCTCCGGAGTTTCTGAAATGGTTCCTGGACAACATAGGGGACGTTTAAGTATAATTTTTCCTTTTGAGAATTCTATCCCTGTAATTTGTTGAATTCTATCGTCCTTATAAACAATATCTTTTGAAGTTATTGTTTTAAACATAATAGAAAGGAGAATAACAGAGAGTAAATATTTACATTGTTTCGTGGTAAGTGAATACTTTGTTTTCGCATCTATTACATATTTGACATACATAATGTCCTTTATATTTTTTCTTCTTATACTAGCCCAATCTTGTCTAGATTCTTTAATATTCTTTTCGAGTTCGTGGAAGTCGAGTCTCTTCTGTGCCTTCTCCTTGTGAGAAAGGATTCCTAACTTCTCAGTGAGTAGTTTATAAATATCTTCGTAAAGTACTTTCGGATCTTTTCGTTCAATCTTGTACGAGAATTCTTTATTTTTGTAGCTACAGGTGAGGAAATCTTTCGTAATATACGTTCCGTAAGGACATTTAGCATATGCTAAATCTTCAAAAACGTTTTCCCAGAAAACATCTTGTGCGTACTGTACACATTCTAAAAATATCGGGTATATTATTTCTCGCTTCACCGGCATAGTTTATTATAGGGGAACAAACTTTAGATAGAATTCTGAAAAGAATTAAAATTTGGATTTGTTGAACACAAATTCTGATGTGTATCGTATGTCAGTGGAATTCCGGAAAAGCTGTTTTTCATAGTGGAAACTGAACTGAAAAAATGAAATTTATATTATTTTTTAGATAAATTTGATGTGTATCGTATGTCAGTGGAATTCCGGAAAACTGAAAATCGACCTGAATATTGAAAAACTATATTGTTCAGGTTGTACAAAGCTTACAAGCATACCGTACCTTCCTAATTTGAAAGTTTTGTATTGTTGGGATTGTAAAGCTCTTACAAGCATACCTGAGCTCCCTAAATTATGCAAACTGGATTGTTCAGATTGTACAAAGGTTACAAGCATACCAAAACTACCAGAATTGAACATGCTAGATTGTTCAGGTTGTACAAGTCTTACAAGCATACCTCTATTTCCTAAGATGGATTTAGAATGTAAAAAGTGCAAATGGATAGATGAATGTAAAGATTTCAACGATAATATTGAAGCCCTTCGTAGATGCCAACATATTTTCAAGAGGAAGTTAAGGGCAAAAAAACTTTTTCGAGCGATTCCCACTATCATAGAGATTTATTATTCTCCAGGATGTAAAGGGGAATTTGACGCGAAACGAGCTTTTTCCAAAAAGATTTAAAAAAAAATGATTTTGTATTCTATTCTGAATACAAATCCGATGTGTGTAATCTGTAACTATATTACTACGGGCGATATCGACCCGAACGTCAAAAAAATCGATTGTAGAGGGTGTGCGAAAATCACGGTAATTCCGTGTATCCCTAATTTGATCAAACTGAATTGTTCATATTGTATGAATCTCAAGGAAATTTCCGTTTCGCCTAATCTCATGGAACTCGATTGTGGAAATTGTAAAAATCTCACTTCTATTCCGGTGTTTCCTACTTTGGAAACATTATTTTGTATGGGTTGTACAAGCCTTATAACAATTCCGTTTATACACACTCTAACAAATCTATATTGTATAGATTGTACAGCTCTTACAAGTATTCCTGTTCTTCCTAGACTGTATCTGCTACAAATCTGGGGCTGTAAAAATCTGGAAAGCATTCCTGTTCTTCACAGTCTAACACTTTTAAACGGTAAGGATTGTGCGAAACTGAAAATTATTCCTGAGCTTCCGAATCTGAAAGAGTTATATTGTGATTGTTGTGAGAACTTGACAACTATCTCTTCACTTCCTAAGTTGAAAGTACTTTACTGTGAAGATTGTAAAAATCTCGCAAGTATACCTCTTTTTCCTAGTCTAGAGAGTTTACATTGTGATGAGTGCACGAGTCTTACAACTATTCCTGTACTTCCGAAACTGACAGAACTATTTTGTAATAATTGTACAGCTCTTACAAGTATCCCAGTGCTTCCTAAACTAACGCATCTATTTTGTGGAGCTTGTACAAACCTTACAACAATTCCGATACTTCCTGAACTAGAGCGATTATGCTGTGAAGAGTGTACAATTCTCACAAGCGTACCGTGTTATAACGATATACCTGATGTACATAAGGTAGATTGTGAAGGTTGTAAATGGATATACTTGGAAGATGGTTTTGAAGAGAATATCCTGAGTCTAAAGCGATGTCAAGCGATATTTAAGAGGAAATTAACAGCTAGAAAACTAGAATCTATAATTCCTGCTATAACGGAACTCTATTATTCTCCAGGATGTAAAGGAGAGTTTCTCGCACGTAAACACTACTTAAGCAAGATTTGAATAAGATTTTGTAGTGATTTTCTCGGTGTGCTATCATCTTCTCGCTTAACGTAAAATAAAATATTTTTAGTTTGTTCATCAGGGTGAATTTCTAATAGCAAAGTAAAAAACCTATTCATATCTCTGATATAAATAATTTTTCTAGATGGTATCGTTAGCCCGAAATCTATTAGTTTCGCTATTTTTCCGAAGGATGGTATTCTAATATCGCCATAATTTATAATATCGCTATTGTAATTTGAAATTAACACATTCTGAGGTTTGAAATCCCCGTGAGCAAATCCTAGAGAAAGTAGAAAGTCGTACGCAAACAAACACTGTAAAATTAGCGATAAATATTCATTGTTACCAATCTTATTTTTCTTGAGAAAATCGTACATATTTTCTCCTTCTTTTTCTAATGCTATCCAGCTCTTATTTCCACACGTCCCTTTCGACAATGCTAAAATAAAATGTTCAGAAAAGTGATTTTGAACAGCCGGATTGATAAGCTTGTCGTATATTTCTAGCTCTTTAGAAAGTTCGTTCCAGTCATCTGTTTTCACCACAAAATCTTTATATACTAGTAACTGTCTTCCACCAACTTTATCCAAGTCTCTACATATCGCATCTTTACTGTCTGTGACAAGCTTCGTTATGTAGCTCTTTTTATCCAGAATATAAGCTTGTCGATCTATCTCTCCACTCCTATTTATAGACCATACAGAAATCTTGCTATATTTTTTTATATAATCCAAAGCTTGTTTCATCAATACAATATTCTGTTCAAGTTGGACACTATTTTTATCCTTAATATAGTCTAAGAAATTTTTCTTATTCAGACATACTAATTTTTTGTTGGATAACTCAAACATAATTATATCTGAATTTATAATATCGAAAGTTCTTATACACGTATTTACAAAACTATCCATTTATCTGAAAATTGAATTTTTTTCCAAAATAAGCACATTTTCTCGATGGCTCTAATTCCACTCAATCTTCCTCCGTCGAAATCCGAAAGTGTAAATGAGATTGTTGACAATATTTTTCTAGGAAACTACCATTCACGGTTGTTTGTGAAGGAACTGAAAATAAACCGAATCGTAGAAATTGGAACCGAAGAAGAACTGAAAAAATATGAGAAATACTACCCTACAAATCTAGAAAAACTTCCTATAGTACTAGAAGATTCCAGAAAATCTACTATCCTACCTCTATACGAATTTGTTATAGATTTTATTAAGAAAGACCGCGAATACGTACTAATTCATTGTTCAGCAGGGGTTAGTAGGTCTGTCAGCTTTGTGATAGCTTATTTGATGAAAGAAAAAGGAATGAAGCTTGACAAAGCTATCAGCTACATTTCTTCGAAACGGACAATTTATACTCGCCCTAATGTTGGGTTTATGCGAGAGCTACGAGGGCTATCGCAAGAATTAGAATCTCGCGAACTCGTATAACATAAATTGAAATTTATATTGAAGAGTAATATAAATTTTGATGTGTATTGTGTGTAGATGGAACTCTGGTGATGTGAAAATTGATTTGAGTATTGAGATATTAAATTGTTCGAGTTGTACAAGCCTTACAAGTATACCCGTGCTACCAAAGTTGAAAGAATTAAATTGTTATGGTTGTACATCTCTTACTGCTATTCCTGTATTACCAGTATTGAAAGACTTGTATTGTTCGTCTTGTACAAGTCTTACAAGTATACCTGTCATGGCGGAACTGCAATACATAAAATGTAACACTTGTACAAGTCTTATAAATATACCGCTATTACCGAAGTTGGAATACCTATCTTGTTGGGATTGTACAAGTCTTACAAGTATACCCGTGCTACCAAAATTGAGAGAACTACATTGTGGAGGCTGTACAGCTCTTACAAGTATACCTGTACTACTGGAGCTCAAAATTCTTTATTGCGTGAATTGTACATCTCTTATAGCTATCCCTATATTACCTACATTGAAAGAACTGGGTTGTAGATATTGTACAAGTCTTACAAGTATCCCTTTGCTTCCTAAACTAGAGATATTATATTGTTATAATTGTACAAGCCTTACAAGTATACCGCTATTACCAAAGCTAAAAGAACTAGATTGTTCGTCTTGTACAAGTCTTACAAGTATACCTGTCATGCCTAAACTGATAGTGATAAATTGTAATGGTTGCACACTTCTAACAGATGTACATAAACCGATAACACTATATTGTAGCGGTTGTAAATGGATAAGCCAATGCGAAGATTTCGAGAGTAATATCAGAATATTAAAGCATTGTCAAACCATCTTCAAGAGGAAATTAACAGCAAGAAAACTTAATCATATTATTCCTGCAATAACCGAGATCTACTACTCTCCAGGATGTAAAGGGGAATTTATCGCACATCGTGCATTTTTAAAAAAATTGTAAATTGAAAAATAAATTTTGTTACGTTTCATAACAAAATGTCTTGCCCAGAATGCCCCGATGTCGATTATGCCAAAACTAGCCCGTACGCTGTCACTCCTACTCGTGGAACCCCTCTTTCTATCGGTTACGATTTGACAGCGATTTCTGTCTTTAAAAAGCTAAGCAATCGCACTACTCTGTACGATACCGGAATCAAGGTGAATCCTCCTTGCGGATATTATGTAGAAATTCTTCCTCGAAGTTCCCTATCGAAAACCGGATATATGCTAAGTAACTCGGTAGGAGTAATTGATCCCGACTATACCGGAAATCTCCTCATCGCGTTAACCAAAGTTGACGATAGCCTCCCAGACTTGACTCTCCCTTTTACAAGGTGCCAGATGGTTCTTCGAAAAGCGGAATTCTTCAACTTTCACGAAGTAGAAGAAAGCTCTCTCTACAATCGAGAGCTTCGTGGATGCGACGTTCGCCAACGTGAACAGAAGAACGTTCGCGGAGATGGCGGATTTGGAAGTACCGATGCTCGGAAATCGGTTACCGACCCGGAGGTCATCGATCCTAGCTCTTCGAACGAGGAGAATCCTGATGCTCGTTCTAGTACACGTTGAGTCCGTTATTGTGCTCATCGAGAAAATGAACTATCCTTACCAGTTGTAAAGTTATATTACTGTTAACTCTTCTAAAAATATGTTCAGTAGCTATGAATGTAATATGGTCGCTCCAAGGAGAATTGGTATAGAAAACACCCCTAGATAGCTTCTTCCAAATCAGAGACACTTCTATTGTACTGTTTCCACGCGTAATGGAAACAGAGTTGTGAATGGCAATTTTCTCTTCATCACCCTCCTCAAGACCTGAAACAAGAACAAGATGCGAGATACTAGCAGGATGATTTTTGAGTGTTTTGACTAGAGAAATAACGGACATCTATTTATAATTTTTTCCAAAATTATAATTATTTATTATCTCTTAGTTCCATCAAGATTTTTCCAAGAACATTCTGTCCACCCGAGCCTTCACACGTCCCCCAGAAGCTATCAGAACCCGGAAAAGAAATATAACCTGTAGTTCTATTTAACAGCTCTCGCAAACGTGGGATACTAAATTTCTCACGTAAGATTTCTTTCATAGACTGTACTCTATCGAATCCTGTCTTAATCTTGTATTTTGTTGATTGTCCTAACTTCCACGCTTCAATACCTGAGGAAGCGTGTCTAATCTCTTCAATGTATTTTTCATCTGTAAATTTAGAAGCTTGGTAGGCATGTTCGGAAGTAGTCCACACCTTCCCTTTGTAGGTGAAAGGGGTATATTCAAAATTGTCAAATTCGTAAATAAGAACACCGTTGATCAAAGCTGGTCCACCCATTTATAAAAAAAATGATTTTTTTATAAATTTATTTCAGTTTTAGAAATGGAAGCCAAGGAATACATTCTTATCCAACTATCTGGAACTTCTATGAACGGGTTCCGAGTCTCCGTGGATCGCTCTTGGGCTCTGAAAGCTACCCAAGAAGAACTTATCGCTACTTTGAAGAACGAGATGGCTCTCGTTGGTCAAAGATACAACATTTTCGAGCTTATAGATGCTTCTCGATATGCAAAACTCCACATTCATGCCAAATACGGACTCGATTCACAGACAATCTATATCTGTTGCTGTTAGATTAAGATAAGTTAACGATACGTTCCGCAAAAATGATTTTTCTATTCTAATTAGAATAGAAAATATGATATCACCAGACTGTGAAATTTCTTTTAGATTCGGAGGCGATAATGTAACTATAACCGCATACATTGATAAACATGTTTATCTTATAGACTATATGTCTGTGGAAAGTCTACAAAATATCGAGAGGATAATAGGAACCGTGGAAAGAACACAGCCGAAATCTGATGGCGAGAAGTTACTAGATATTGTACAGTTTCAGATTAATTATTTAAGAAAGAGAAAATAAAGAATAATAAATTACATGTCTCAACTATATACAAGAAAAGGCGATTACGGATTGACCAGTTTGTATGATTCAAGGAACATCACAAAGACACACAAGGTTTTTGAGGTACTGGGCGACCTCGACGAGCTCTCTGCATGTATAGGAGTGACTTGTGTTCTTCTTGAAAATGCACCAAAGTGTATAGGACTCCTTCGTTGGATACAGAATATTCTCCTAGACATCGGGAGCGATTTCGCCTCTTCCAAGAGTACCGGAAATTCACCATCTCCCGAGGATGTTCAGAAACTCGAAGTTATTATCGATACTTTTGATGCTCAAACTCCGAAGCTTACCGAATTTATTCTTCCGGGTGTAGGGAAGAACGACGCTAATTTACATATGTGCAGAGCGATTTGTAGACGATTGGAGAGGCATATCTGGGTTCTGAATGAACAGGATGAGGAACTGAACGTAAACGACCAAATAGGAGTTTTTGTGAATAGACTATCCGATTTCTTTTTCGCGTTCGCACGCTTCTGTTCAGAAGGACGAGAATACACAAGAAGTCAGGCGAAAAAGATTGTTATTGATTCTGAGGGGAAATATTGTAAGTAAAACCCTAGTTTGATACAAACCCTAGTTTAAAAGAATTATAGCTGTTGGTAAAAATGTCGACTCGAAAAACATACTCTGTTGGCAAGATAAAACAGCTTGTAGACCTGAATGGAGACTCTATTAATTTCGATATCTCTTTTCGGGTAACATCTCGTAACAAAGAACACTTTGAACTTCTTGTTGTTGATCAAACCACCTTGGATAATAACCCGAATCTAGAATACAAAAAAGTAGTTGAAGGAACCATTTCTGGTAACATTCTTCAGGATAAAAATATATACCAAAATTATTTTCTCATACTAAAGGCAGAAAATCCTTGCGAATGCGATGTTGAAATTATTAAGAAAGAACTCCCGAAAACTGCCCAACCCCCTCCTACCCCTTCTTCTGTTATTCAGTCAGGGACTTCATCAGGGACTTCGTCAGCCTCTTCGTCAGGTGCTACTCCAGTATTGAAAAAATTAGATGACGATAAGCCCGGATTCAGCTGGATGAAGATACTTCTCATAGTCGGAGCACTAGTAGCTTTAGGAATTGGATTTTATCTCTATTCAAAGAAGGAATCTTCACAAGATTCAACCAATAAAAAAGAACCTAGAGAAGCAGGATTTAAGTTCTATTCTCCACCGAACTCACCTGGAGCTTCGCATGGAGCTTCCCGTGAAGCTTCTCCTCGGGCTAACCCTCACGGAGAGAGCGATATTTTAGCCAGACTTAAAAGATTAAATGTTAACTAAAAATAATGTCTAGACAACAAGATATGATTAATGATCTTATCGATGCCCTAGCTCCTACTCTTAGTCCTTCTTTTAGAAACGTTCTAGGAGGGAGTGGGCTCAGAATGAGGGGAGATTCTTCCACGACTAGGACAATAGCTACAAAGATCCCAGTGGATATTGTTAATGAAGAGAAGATTTTATTTATCTATGCAGAAATTCCGGGAGTAAACAAAGAGACTATAGATATCGATTTCTATAATAACAAATTAACTATTACAGCAGAAAAAATAAGACCACACGATAGTTCAGAAATATCCGAAATAAAATTTGGGAAATTTGAACGATCACTAACTCTTCCCATTTGTATAACAAAAAAGGAAGCTGTTAGTGTGACTATGAATAACGGAATTCTGAAAATAAAAATTAACAAGTTGCTCGAAGAGGAAAACAAGTTTTCTATGAAACCTGATGAAGAATAATTATATCTAAGACAGATATAATTCAAATTATATTTAATACAACTTCTCCTTTATAATTTTTTGGAAATAGGGACTGAAAAAGAATTTTCCGATTTTCGTTGGCTGAAGGTATCCGAGACGTTGTGTTCTAAGTCTATGATTATAAATATTTATAAGAATATCTAGAGCTATCCACGGTCTGTTAAGAATCTTGTTCATAACAACATCGTTATCTATCTCTTTCTCCTTCACATCGTAAATCGGAATACACGTGTTTGAGGCGTTACAATTTCCCGCCCCCGCACAGCTATTTCCGCTAGGATACCATTTGCTTATCATTGGAGAAGATGCAACTGTAGGATCGAACGGCTCATATACTCTCCTACAATTTCCACTCATACCTACAAGAAATCGTTCTGCTGCTGTATTTCTAAGCAGAAACTCCCCCTTGGAGAGACTATTTCCTATACCCGGGCCCCTACACGCCCCATTTGCTTCGTTACATGAAGAAACTGTGTTCGGATACATTGTGTTCCCGTCGTTAGAAGCGTATTCACAAGCACCGTCCCAGTTGTTAGCGCAGTACTCAGCCATAAATAACTGGCATTGAGAGCTATTTGGTCCCAATAATGATCCACCACCTCCTAGAGTGTGGTTAAAACCGGATTCAATACCCGATACGAGACAATAAGTTAGCGGATCGTTTTGTCCATTATCACCAGCAGATGGTCCGAAATTTGCGATCGCAGAATAATTGCAACTCATTTATTAAAAAGATACAAAAAAAGTTTATTTAGATAATTATACCACAGTCCAAAATGATCTGGATAGTCTCCGGGTTCATCAGGAAGAGTAGTTATCAGTGGAACTTCCAAATTATTTTCTAAAAGATTAACATCATGTTCATTTTCTAAAAGTGGAACTTTCAATTCGTTTTCCATATCTATTACTTCCTATTTTTCTAAAATAATATTTCTGAAATATTATTTCTTATTATTTTCTCTACTTTCGTGGACATGCCCCTCCTGCGCAATCCTTTTCGTTCATCAACACCTCTGAATCGATCGTACTGTAGCATACCCCTTCTAGATTTGTGATTGGTCTGCATTGCCGTACTAGCTCCTCGTATTCCGTCTTGTCAATCTGTTCCATTGGGGCTTGTAGAAATCCGTGATCACTATGAAGCAGGAAACTAACAGTCTTCACACTGTTATTGTAATTATTTTTTAACCACTCCTTAATAGCTGGAAGTTCGTGTTTCCGATAGTACACAGTTACAGATACACTATTATCTGACCATTCCGTTTGTACTTTCTTCACCCATTCTAGTTGGTCTATCGCTGTACAGTTTTCGGCTAGCACCGTACTCTCCGGAAGACGCATAGGGAACGTGATGATCTGAGTAGTATGATCCACACTTCCGTCAAAGTTCTTCACGTATTCCACAGGATATCCGTGCGAACGGGCAAGTGGAATTAGCTGAGACTCCGAAGCGATACGTACACGTCGCTTATAGTACCTAGCGAAACCTGGATGTACACCTGGAGTACAATTAGCTAGAATACTTAGAGT